AGTTTTGTTATTCCATAGGCACCCGTTGTTGCCGTTGGTATTGTTGACGTAGTTGCAGTTCCTGAAGATGGAGTTAATGTCGTCACCCAAGTATTATTATTAGAGCCATATGCTCCAGATAATGTATATGTTGTATTCGAGTTTGTTTGACAATAGATATCTGTTGCATTACCATCAATCGTAATTGTTGCAATTTTGGTTCCACTTGTTAATGAACGAGATATCGATGTATTGCCGGAATGCAATGCATGATATGTTGCATAAGAACCTTGGTTGTCCCCATTTGGTAATACGATGTTGATCGTATCAAATGGAACAGGATTGGAAGCATCCGTTACATCAATACCTGTTGAAATATAAGTTCCACCATAGTGTGCGGTATTTCCATTATCAGTATTATACTGCCCAATCCATAGATTGGCAGCGTTGTGAATAATCAATGGAGCTAAATGAGACTGTTTATCCAATCCATAGATACCAATACCGGTGTTATTAAATGCTAACCTACCGGAAATATTATCCGAACCTGATAACGGAATATAATCATGTGTATGATCAGAAGATGCGATACCTAATGAAGTAATATCAGATTTAGTTAAAGCTGCTCCCGCTGAAACATGGCCGTTTGTGTCGACAGTATACTTATAAAAGCCGGCAGTTGTCTTTGCGGTAAATCCAGATGGATGTGTATAAACCGTATCTTTCCCATAAATAGTAACATTACTTCCACCGAGTTTCAATGTACCAATTGTATATTGTCCAGATGTAGATGAAGTGACTGTTGCTGTATATGATGTGTTACCAGTATCATGGATTACGTAACTTATGTTTGTATTACTGCCAAGCCATCTTTTTAAATTTGAATCTGTATCACCTGTGAATCCAATATAACCCAAAATACCATTTGTATTTTTAAATGCAATAGATGCGCCATTTACGCTTCCTGAACGAGTAACAATGATTCCACCAAAGATTGTTCCACTTTGTGTCAATACACCGGTACTGGGATTAAATTGTAAATTGGCACTCTTTCTTGCAGTTGTGGTTTCTGTCGTATCATTTGCATTTCCGGATAATAATACACGATAAGTTGCAGCTCCCGTCGTATTTGTCTGCGTCACCTTCGTATCGGTGAATACAGCATCGCTTGGAACATTTTTCTCAACCGTATGTCCGTTTACTTTTGCGGCACTTCCATTATAGGTAGATCCATTTTCAGAAATGTAATATGTGGAACCACCAAAGTAGGTTTTACCAATGGATCCAGACTCTGTAAATTGAACATATAAATCTCCGGTATTACCATTTCCATCAGATCCATAAATTCCTCTGGTTATGAGTGGCTTACTTGCTGCAGTACCTTTAATCACTAACGGTCCTGTTAATGTTCCACCACTCAACGGAAGATAATCATGTGTATGTGTTGATAAAGAGAACGTTGATCCTTTCGTGACAGTCAATGCACCATTCTCGTCTGCCGTGATTGCTGTTACCGCATTGCCACTTCCACTAGTTGTTGCCGTTGTAATATGATCCGTATTTGTGTCTAAATCACCAATCAACTGGTAATAGGTTCCATCATACACGAACATGTATGTTCGATTTGCTGCTAATACGCCAGCGGATGATAAATTTGCATTTCTATATTTAATACTCTTAGCTCCGGTATTATTCACATTCAATGTCAAATTACCAACAGCACCAGTATTTGTTACCGTGAACCGAATAAGAACCCATGCGCCTGTTACCAAGTTGAATCCGGTACAATTCACTGTCTTGGATGTGGTAGATGCTGCTGTACTACATGTTGCATAATGAATGATATCTTGATCAAATGTGATACCATCCACTTTCTTTTTAGAAAATACAAGTGGTGTGAAATCTGTATACCATTTTTGGATTTTACCCATTTGCACAGCCATATCCTCTTTTGATGAAGATAGGTTTGCTCGAGTAGATTGAACTTTCAATGTCATATTTAACTTCACATCATTAAATGTTTTATTCGCCATACGTATTCCTCCTTATAAATCATAATAAACAAAATGAGACCGCCCCATTATAGGGGCGGTTGCATTATAATATATTAAGATTGTGCAATCACGTTTAGTGTCAGAATATCATCAGGAATGACTGGTTCGGAACTCCATGTCCCATCTCCACGCAAGTAATGTGTTGTCGCAGTCGTTGTTGTCAATGTGGTATCAGCCGGAACCAAACCATGTACAGCAGATGCAGATGCGGTTGGACCTGTATAATCTGCGATACTATCAACTGGAATCGTGATATTAGATAAGGATGTCCAAACTGCTGTGCCACTCGCACTATTCACAAGCAATTGACCAACTGTACCACCAGTTGGAATATGTTTGTTACCAGCAGTCGTTGGGTGTGTATATGCTGTCACAGTAGTAGATGCCGATCCATCATTGTAAGATACTGTTAATTTACCATTTGTGCTAGCAACAACGTCGGCAACGCCAACGAGTGTTGGTGAAGCTTTCGTAAGATTCACCCATGCCGACCCACTCCAACGATAGATATCATTTGTTCCTAGGTCTATATAAATCTTACCAGTCTCTCCAGTAATTTCTGTTGTCTTTTCAGAAGTTGTATAAAACTTATTTGTCGTAGCATCATAATATCCTTCGATAGCATCATCCACATAAGATGGAAGTTGTGAAGAAGGAATCAATCCATTTGAATCCAGTGTGACAATACTTCCAGCACCACCACTTGCACCCAAGTAAATACTAACAGTTTGTGCATTACCATTACTTGGTTTCACTGTAAATGTACCAACACCAGAAGTAGATGTCCCATTTGTAAAGGTATAAGTTGTATCTGTAAATACGGCATTTGTTGGAACATTTACGTTGACCGTATGTCCATTTACCGTAGAAGCATCACCACTCCACACAACTGGATGCCAGTTGTCATACCAGTTTTTGATCTTAGCTAGGGATACTGCAATGTCTTCTCCATTTGTTGCAGAATCATTTAAGTTTGCAGCATGTTTCGCATTGGTGTTTGACCATCCTGTTGCATTTCCATCATCTACGGTGTTCGTAACACTTGATGAAAATTTAATATTTAATTTTACTTGATTAAATGTCTTATTTGCCATATGTTAATCATCCTTTCAATTCATTTATTCGGTTACATTTAATATTAGTCGATGAATGTCTGCGATATTTAATACCCCATTTTCGTCAATCACAAGATCTTCCCCAACTTTCACACCTCCGAGTGTATCGGCTGATGCAATTGGTAACTCATAAGTATTGGAAATTACATATTTGTCAACATCTACTTCTGGTGAGATTTCCCCATACGTTAACAATCTTGAATCAAGTGAATCTGATGTTCCTTGATAAGCGATGAGTCTGAAATAACTGGCATTTGCAACGGGATTAACACCGTCTTCATTCGTCATCCATTCCGTATGACCAAGCATAGTTTGATTGTCATCATAGAAAAACATCTTCCAATACAAAGGAATTGTTTGTTGATATGTCAATGATACATTGATTGGTGTTTCATTTGGGATTGGAAGAAATCCATCTAAACGTATCACATTCTCAACAGTGTCATCTTCATATCCGGTCGTATCTGAAATACTGCCTTGTGACCATGTGAATAATGTTAAATCAGGTGAAGTGTTTACATAATCAATACTGATATCGTTTCCAGCAACATATGTCGTATCCGTGAATACTGCATCTGCTGGTACATCGGTTAATACTGTATGATTGTTCACGGTATCAGCATCGCCAGTCCATACAACTGGATGGAAATCAGTCTTCCATTTCTGTATTTTACCGAGAGAAATTTGTAAACTTTCTTTGGATACCAGATTATCAATATGATTATCATATTCATCAAATTTTACATTAATCCGCACGTCATTAATCGTCTTATTCGCCATTATTATCACCTTCTTGAAATAATAAAGTTAATCGAATGTCGGGGGCATTAGCCCCCGTGTTATTACTTACTTTGCGTTCTGTAATTTTGTTCCTGAATTAATGTATCTCGAATCATTCTTGATACAATCATGGCATCTTCCACAGCAGCACATGCACAAGGTCTCCAATCATCACCTGTTACCATCTTGATGTAATCCAGCATGTTGACACCGAACTGAAGCAAGTAATCTTGTGCAGCGCTATATGCTTCATCCAATTTTGTGATTGGATATGATGTTGGATTGATTAAATATTCACAACGTTCCATTTCTGCTTCTAAGAATAATTGCACAAATCTATCTGCATCTATGATGGATTGTTGTACGACTTGATTTGTTAATTCTTTAATATTGATTTCCACATTCAAATTTCGTCGATTCATTAGATTGACAGACAGCTGTGTTGTAAATGATTTGTAATCCATATACATTCCTCCATATATAAAGTTTGTTATAAAGTTCAATAAGACCGATTGATAATTTTCATACTTAAGGGAGATGATATTATGCTAGATGATACTTTAGTTGTAGAATCCATGTTAGATCAATTATACATGGAAAGTGGAGAAACACCTCCACCACAATCTCAAAATGTAAAAGTAGCATTAGACAGAATTCTATCAGTAGAACCAAAGGAGATTAATAAAACATTCTTGGAAAACTTATTCGCAGGACATCATGATCGTAAAACAAACACATTCACAGATCCATTATTCAAACCAACTGCAAAGATTTTATTAACACCTGATATCTATCGATACGTGAAGGAACCAACAGAAACCACTCTTGGGAGATTGGTATTGAATCGATACTTGTTGGAACAATGGGGAATCATCGAAATGATTGGATATTGGAATAAAGAGATCGATAGTAAGGGATTGAGTAGTTTAAATACGGAAGTCAACAACCTCGTGTTGGAAGATAAGATTGATTGTGATACCTTGGTTGAATATGTGGATGCTCGTGATAGATTGGGATTCTGGTGTTCCGGATTCCTTGCGGTATCTATCACACCAGCTTTGTTATTACCAATGGAGAATGTCAATAAACGTAAATTAGAATTGTTCGATGCACACAAAACAGAATTGGAATCTGATAATCCCGTTACACAGATTATGGTAAACAATGCCATTGAAAAAGAACTTGTCGATATTGTTCGTGAAAACCTGAAAGCAGATTCTGGTTATGACTTCTATCGAAGTGGTGATGCCAACTTGGATAACAACTATAAGACGATCAACGTTATGAGAGGTGCAGTATTTGATGAAGCGACCAAAAAATATCATGTCGTGAAATCATCACTGATGGAAGGAATCAAACCCCATGACATCACACCATTTGCAAACTCCGTTGTTGCTGCCGCATATCCTTCTGCAGTAGGTACCGCAGAAGCAGGATATATGTCAAAACAATTAATCGCCTTAACACAATCAGAACACATCAATCCAGATCCAAACTCTGATTGTGGAACAAATGCAACCATTCCATTCTTTGTAACGGATAGAAACAAACAATACATTGTGTTCCGTAATATTAAAGAAGGAAATAAGATTAAAGAATTAACATTACATGACTTGGGAGATTATGTTGGAAAAACGGTACAACTATATTCTCCACAATGTTGCTGTAATAAAACAATCTGTGCAAAATGTGCTGGCACACTGTTCTATCGTATGGGTGGCGGTGATGTTGTGAACATCGGTTGTTTAACCTCTATTATCACAAAAACCATTCTTGATAGAAAACTGAAATCAAAACATGACTTGTCTCAAAATGCTGGATTCATGGATCCAAAGCGTGCATTCTTGAATGCTCCAGACTTTGTTGATGTAACAGAAGATGGTCATCTTCGTACAAAAAAACGATTAAGATTGTTTGTCCCGAAATATACGGACGAAGTGACTGCATACTATATCGAAGCTCGTAGCATGCACTGTATCGGTGTTATGCCAGCTAAGTTTTATGATGATCATGGAAATGAAATCTTATCCACATTAATGTCCGTACCAACCATGATTGACTTGATACTGTATCAAGATATCCAAGAAGATATGGATAATTACATTATCGATTATGAAAGTGGATCTAATGTTTGTTCATTGGCATTTGCACAAAACATTGAAAATGTATGTGACTATTTGAATTTGATTTACTTCCATTCTAAATTACCACTAATACCATATCATCTATACACTGATATGGAATTCCGTAATCTGGAATTAAATAAAATGGACTTGGAAGGACCAAGTATCATCTATGAATTGTTAGCTCGTAGATTGTGTCGTGATGGAAATGAATCATTTGCACTCACATATGGAAAAAATCCAAACGTGGATCCATTGAGCTATACGAAACTTTCTTATCGTGAAGCCGTACAAAAGGCTGGTGCATTACAAGCGATGTTATTCGAAGATATCTCCAAAGGTATCAATGTTAACTTGGCAAATACATTAAATGGGATTGAACCAGAAGACACTCCATTTGATAAAATTATTCGTGCATAACATGTTTGTAATGCAAAAGTTTATCCATCATCCTGTCGTGCCCTTATTCCACTCGGGCATGACGCTTTTGCATACCTTTCTTCAAACTAACAAATGCATTAGATGCCGGCCCATATGGGCCGGCTCACTAATGTATGTGTTTATACGATAATCTCATTCAGAACCTTCATCTTATACATCTTGGCAATCTCTGCTTCGATAAGACAACCGCGAGCTTCTGTCCAAACACCCGTAAAATAGATGTAATCCGCTTTTGACATCATACTGATGGAATGACCAAGATACCACATCGCATTTGCATCTGCGGGAGCATCATCCACGAAATACTGGTCGAGAAATACAAGAATGGTATTCTTCTTTTTCTTGAAACAATCGTAGATATGTTTAATGGCTTCTTGGCGTTCGTCCAATACTTCTTCATCTGTTCTACCACTCATCGGTTGAGAGATGAAGATTTTAATGATTCTGGGAATGTCTGCCCATTCCCAATCACCATTCAATTTGTCTACATCTGGCATTTCCATACCAGTGTCCTGATGAAGGGTTTTGGCAATATGCATTAAGTGCCTGTCGCCAATACCAGAGATGGATGTGATGTTATGCTTGTTGTGATACTCAGCCACATCCCATGCTGTTCTCAAGCCAGCTTTCTTTAACGCTTTCTTGATTGAGTTCTTGAACCCGATATTGTCAATATGGGCTTCCTTTGGATTCAGTTTCATAATAAGTCCTCACTTTCTTGCAAATGAAATAATATCTTCAACACTATCACCTTTCATGACATGTGTTTGAAGTTCGGCAAATGTTAAACCATCCTTCACTTCATAATCCTCATCCAATTGAGATGGATGAAAAGAATCAGGATAGTGACATGTTAAGAATTCACACAATGTTTCTTTTATAACTCCTTTGATTTCCAAGTGAATATCACATCTGCCCGGACGAATAAATGCGGGGTCTAATGCTTCCACATGATTTGTAGTAAATACATAGATGACATTCGTCGGTGCCCCGATACCATCTAATGCATTCAGAATTGTTGCCATACCAACATTCTTTTTCTTCTTATCGTCATTCTCATTATCTGTTTTCTCTCTGGTAAGATTGAACAATCCAGAATCGATATCCTCGAACAACAATACACGATAGATTCTGTCGTCCATGGAATTTGTTCCCATATTATGTTCAATTACCTCTTTGATTTCGGAAATCGCATCACCATTTACCACAGTAAGTTCCGCACCAATGTGGTCCGCGATGGCTTGTGCAATGGACGTCTTACCCCCAGCCGGTCTGCCATATAATAACACACCAAAGTGATTGGGGATATTGTTCTTAATATAGAAATCTCGATTATTGACATATGCATCAATAGATTCTATTAAGAATTTCTTTTGGGTAGCTGGAATAAAGACATCGTCAAATGTGCGAAGTTTATGATTTACCCAATTGGATTCAGATTGATTATCAGCGATTGTGACAGTCTTGACATTATAATCACGATTGGTGAATTCTTCAACATACTTGTTTCGTGCAACCCGATACATTTCTTCAATGAATTTTCGCAATATCTGTTTGTTGCATTTGTTGTTAAATGTAATAAGATATGCACCATTGGGAGAACGATGTCCTCTTTCTTGTTCGGAAAACTTGTTAATCTTGATAAGAATGGGTGTTCCTTTATATACGATAAAGTCTACATAATTATCGGCGAATCCCCATCCGAGTGGTTCGAATTTGACGGGTTCGTTAACAAGATGAGATTCACCCGAACGAAATTCTACCGACTCAGGATAGTTCTTCATCATCTTATCTAATGCAGCTGCTATATCGTACATCGCATCACTGATGGAAACGGTGTAAAACAGTTTGGATTTGAGAATGCCCAATCCATTCTCAATTAACGGTTTGCATGCTTGAGAAGCGACTGCACTAACTACTCCAGTCAGTAACATCTTTTTCATACCCTCATACTTGTTCTCATTCTTGTTCATCTTTACATAACTCCTTTTCTTATATAATAATATTATATCTGGATTGACCTCCGGTCAATTTAATCATATACATGAATATTTAGAAAATAATAGACACTAAAGTCGTATACTATATTGAATTACCCGGGATCATCCCGGGTAATCCATTAACGCTATTACATCTCAACAAATGGTGAATAAGATTTCTTAATATTGGAATTCAGCATGGAACCAATATACTTGGTCATGATAAACATTCCTTTGTTGGAATCCTTGGCGATATCGCACACATCCAACCAGTTTTGTTGGTGTTTTTCCATTAACTCAATCAGATACTTGACATCGGTATTGTTATTCATCCCCAACAAGAATATGCCGGATGCAATACTATGCTCATCCGTGAAACTCTGAATCGGCTTTGTGGCATAGATAATTTGCGTCACCAATCCCGTAGGATTGTATTTTCTGATAGCATCCATATATGCAAAGTCAATGACATTTGGTTTTTCAAAATATCCATACTTTGTAATCTTCTGGAAAATGGATTGGTACATTTCTTGTTGTGGTGATTTCTCCATTAAGAATGTTTCCAGTAAAACCATGATATCATCAAGCTTTTTCGTCGAATCTGGGAGATGTCTTCGATATAACGGTGGGCATGCATCATAAAGATAATCGAATACCTCAGCCAATGTTACCGTCATTCGAAATGCATTAAAATCTTTCTTATCGTTCATCAATTTTTCATTAACGAAAATGGATTGATCCACATGGGGCATGTGGAGATAATTGTTTTCCCAGAATAATCGATAGAAACAATCAATCCATTTATCTGGTTTAATTAACACTTTGATTGCTGGTATGGAGTAAAGGGATTCTGAACGAATCCCTTTCTCCAATAATGTCACATATGGTTCTTCATTTATCAAACCAGATGCTTTTGTGATTGATACAATCTCCATATCTTATCACTTCTTTCTTTATAAGAGTTCTAACAAGTTCATCCCGTCTACTGAGATTTTTGCCAATCCATCAATATCCAACAAATCAATCAATAATCCTTTTGTCTTTTCAACTGTACTTGGAGGAATCAATGCTTGATGGGATTTGACATGAATCAACGGATATGCTTGCTTTAAATAGTCATGATAGTTTTCATTGATACATGGGAGAACGCTTTCAATTGACTTTGGGTCTTTGGTAATCTTATGCTGTTCGACCGCACGTAATAAGTCATTGGCAAAATTGGTAATGCCAAAAGATGTCATTCCCATAATACCTCTTTCCATATCACCGATGATGGCTTGTAACAGATTATAGAATACCTCATTCTGACAGAAGATGTCCATCACATCCAAGTCTATCTTGGAAATGGATTGACAAATCATCAATGGGTCGGATAACTGGGAATTTCCATGACGAGAGAATCGAGAATACATCACCTTTGTATTTGGTTGAAAGGTATAGGATGTGAATAGCTGATTTCCGGAAACAATCAATTTCGTTCTGTCTTCACTGAGAAGTGCAGGTACGATAAAAGAATCAACGAAGTTTGTCTTAATCAGATAAGAATTTGGAACATACTTCAATACAACTTCGACTTTCTTCATGGCTTCTGTCCAATAATATACGAACTGTTTGAATCTATCTTGTGCATATCTCGTTTGATAAGAATGGAGATATACACTAATGACCTCTTGTTCTGGTAAAGGCCTCATTTCAAATTCATTCCATAATAAGAAGATTCGTGTACCGTCATACTTTCGAGAGAAGTCTTTCCAGTGTTTCACCACACCAAGGACACATGAGACGATATCTTTTTCTGCATCATCCGAGAATGGTAAAGAATTCATAAACTTCGATGCGTTGGATAATACCGTCACAAGCGTGTTTAAATCAATATAGATATCAAGGCCGTTTGGGGAAGAGAAATCTTCCCCAAGTACGGCTGAAATGACACGATATTTCGCCTTGAAATACATGCCCGCTATCGGACCGATTGAATATGACATATTAACACCTCCTTATTACAGTAATGCTTCCCCAAACTGGTAATCGGAGAATGCACGAACACCAACACGATTTACTTCATTTCTAATATCAAAGATGCTAGAGAGTAACTGATTGCCGGCTCTTTCAAATGCCAATGATGTTGTCGCAGATTCTGCAGAACCCAATGCTGTCTTCAATGGGAGAATCTGATATGGTTCATCTGGATTCAACCAGTTTGGACGTTTGACTTTATCATTGACATCTCTGAGTAAATGTCCGATGATGATTTCTCCATGAACACTAAGAACGGGAATCAAATGGTCCAACAATCTCATGAGCACAACAACTGCATCTTCCACATGTTCGAGCTTGGAGGCATTGGATGTGAAGAATTTCATAATGTCCATATATTTTGCGATGATGGAAATATTGATTGGAGTGATATTACAAAGCTCTCCACCGTTCTCGATAATCTTAAATGAGGAAATCTTATAATATACCACATCATCGATTTCCACTTTCTTTGCTTTGGATACGACATCATCCGGAATTGCAATATCGGAGTAATGACTGATGACAACTTCTTCCATATCTTTTCCACAATACAATGACAGACTCTCAGAAGACGTATCATGATAATCTTCTTTGAGATAGATATCAAACTTCTTTTCATCTTTTGGATATACCGTTGACGAATTCAGTGTAAACCATTTGTCAAAGTTTTCAGAGAAGTCAATCTTCTCTGCATCTGTCTTCAATAGATGCTTTGCAGATAAGATATTCTGGGATACACGAGAAGTCATCAGTTCTGTCGTATAAATGAATCCACCTTCTAATTCTCCAACTTGTAATGCGATTGTACCATAACAAACATGACAACAATCCTCATTCAAATTACAAGTACAAGGAGAACGGAACCACAGCTTCTTACCAAATAAGGATTTGTCACCCTTGTGATATACTCGAAGAATGCCATCATTCTTGGTACGCTGATAGTATCGACCATTCATCATTCTGTCGGCAGATTCATCAATCGTAATCGGAATCAAATTACGAGAACCACAATCGTACACTGTCTTGGAGATAGTGCCGTATGTGAGAATCATCAGGTTTCTGTTGAAGTAACCTGCATCACCCATCCATCTATCATTCATTAAGTCTGGTACCTTTGCAGCAATCGCACCACCATAAAAGACTTCTAAGTCATGATAACCTGCTTTGAAGCCATTGCCATTCATGATAACTGGTACGATATCTTTACCATCCGGAATCTGGGAGAAGTTGATATACAATTCTTCCATCTGCTTTGGCTTTACAATATTTGCATACTTAGCATCCAAGAAGAAGGGATTGCCACGTTTCGTCATTTCTTGTTCCAGAATCTTATAACGACGCTTATTCTCTTCAACGATATCTGCTGTTTGCATCTCTGGACCATATTCCGTATTATTAATTTCAAATACGATTTCGGATTCCATATAATGGTCCAAGAACAAATTTTCTGCAGAGAAGATTTGCATATTGGCTTGACCAAATACCAGTGTCTGTTCTTTTAAGTCAAGTGCCATTTTTGCCATAACCTCTTGCACTTCCTGAATGGTATGACCCATTCCAAGGAGTGTTTCTACAATCTTATTCTGGATTTGTTCTCTGTCCTTTTGTGACATAAATTTGTGCAGAATGAAGTCATCCAGATTTACCCGATTCAGATATGGTAAAATCGTACGGATAAATGCCATAGAAATCATGAATCGATTTAATGGGATGGCATACGTCAAGGTGTCATCGATATTCACCTTAAACTTGATGGGAGTGTGTTGGAGTACATCGGATTCCATATCATCGGGTCTGATATGGTTTTCCCAACACAATACAGCGACATCTACCACACGTTCATACAGCTCGTCATACTGTTCATAGGTGTGATATCTGTCAAGAATAATCATGTCTCCCAAGAGCTCATAAATGGTATCAGGAGAAGTAATCTCCTGATACTTGCGGATGTCTGGAAAACGAGATTCGTTTACATCAGTTTTCGTGTTAAAGTTCATAACATATTTCCTCTCTTTCTTTATTTAAGAATCAATATCCGCTTGTGTCCACTTGAAGTTCATCAGTATCTCTTTTCTTGCAAGAACATTGTCTTTGGACTTACCTACGAGAGCACCCATCTTTTCATATGCGAGTGCATCTTCAATGGTAACACGCATAAGTCTGCGAGTACGAGGGTCCATGACAACTTCTCGTAATACTTCGGGGTCTGAGGAACCCAAGCCTTTATAACGGCCAGTGATTCTTGGATACATATCTTCAATCTCTTCAAAGAAGTGACTCAATTCAGATTGTCTTGAAAGATTCTTCTTGAGAGATTCATATTTGACAATTAAACCATATTTATCCTGAATTCTAATAATATCGGACAAATCATTTACAAGTTCATCATCAATCAATACATATTGGTCAATATAATCAATTACTGCAGTCACCTGATTGGTATCATGGTCGAATCCAATTTCTTTATATATCGGAGCGATGGACTTCAACCATTTGTCCACATTCTTAATGAAACCATTCGCAGTTTTATACTGGGCTAAACCATATGCAATATGCTCCAATAGATATCGATTGACACTACGTTTGATGGAGATTTCACGTAACGTATCTGCATAATTAAATGCTTCTGTCACAAAGTCTTTGATGGATGTGTGATTGTTTGGTTGCTGCATAAAACGAATCTGCAAATCACCAATTGACTGAATACAAGATTGAATGTATTCGGTCTGTGTCGCAACATACGAAATTGACTTCCCACGAGTCAACTGATACAACGGTGGTTCTGCAATATACAGCTTTCCAGCTCTGATGACTCCCGGTAAGAACCTGAGGAAGAATGTCATGTGTTCCACACGGATGTGATATCCATCAATATCTGCATCTGTTGCAATAATGATTTTATCAAACTTCAGTTTCTTAATATCAAAGGTTGGACCAACACCACATTCCAGAATTGGAATCAGATTCTTCCATGATTCAGAGTTGATGGTTTTGAGTGGGTCTCCCTCATATGGGTTGAGATTCTTACCACGGAACATGAGAATGCCTTGGAAGGGAAAACGTCCGCCATTCACACCACCAGCAGCAGAGTCTCCCTCGACAAGATAAAGCTCTTTGGGATGTTCTGTTTTGGCAGATGTGGGTGGAATATACTTCTCAGTCTGTTGCCATTTCTTCTTGACACGTGTGGCTTTTGATATATCACGTGCTTGTTCACCGGCCACCCTAGCTCGGTGGTTTCCCAAGATAACCTCAACCATACTTGCAACCGCTGGATTATTCTCAGACTTCAATTTCTCATAACAAGCTTTCTTAATATCCTCCTCAAGAAATTTCGGAAAACATTTGTGTTTTACTTGAGAGGAAAAGACATGTGCCAAATCGCATTCTGCTTTTACAACAATATGCAAATGTGCAAGCACATCTCGTTTCAAATCTTCTCCAGATAGTTTCTTATTACGCTTCACACATTCCTCTGTCATATAATTGATGAATGCCTTGAGAATACCATCGACATGGACACCATGCTCAATCGTGTTAATCATGTTCATCCATGATTGACGAATGTCATCTCCTTTGTACTTAGAAGGGTCAGAATACACGATTGCGTATTCGCATCTAAAGAATCTCTTATGATTCAAACCATTTGTTGTTTCAATTGTTGTCCCTTCGAATGATGATGAAAGAATATTGCTTAATCTCGCATCTTTCGGAATGTCTGTATCAAAGAATTCTCTCAACCACTTGTGATGGATTGTTGTAACTTTTCCATTCACGACATATGTGACTTTAATTTTTGGATGAAGGGTGTATTGCATTTCATCCAACCATGCCGTTACAAGATGAACCGGTATTTTATCATCACCCATCAATTTCTTTGAAGGTTTAAATGTGACATCCAATCCATGTTCCGACCCCGTATAATCTTCAAGAGTTCTTTCAACAAGTTCTGCATCATGATATTCCAGAGTCAATCTTTTCTTCTCGATGGGTCTGGTGGAAACAATCCGAAGATATGATGACAGTGCCAATAAACACGCAGTTCCCGCACCGTTGATGCCCCTCGTACTACCACCATCTCTTTCCATATTAGAACCGGCATTCAGAGTCTCAAATACTTCTTGCATAAGGTCTGTCGGAATACCCCTTCCATTGTCATAAACACGGATGGATTTATTTGTCAATTCAACCGTAAATGCATCACAAGGTGAATTCTCTTTCAATGCTTCATCGGAAGCATTATCGACGAGCTCCTTGCATAGATGAAAGATACCAGCTTCTCCTAATGATGAAATATACATCGAACTACGTTCACGTATCTTTTGGATATCATTATGGATAATCTTATACTTATCATCCTTGAACTGATTCTTCGTTGCCATAAATGAATCTTCCTTTCTTATTTAAGTAACCAACAGTCATTCTCTATTGGTCAATTTAATCATATACATATCGTAAGTATGAAATTGTAATTGTAATTTCATAATATAATAGTTATGTCTATTTAGGAATTATTCTGTATATGTTGATAATAATAATAAAAGTTAGAATATACATACTATTGACGGGATAATAACGACGGAGGAGTTATTATCCCAATATAATATACATTGTATACAATAAGGAATTAATAATAATATAAAAATAATGTACTATATAGATTATTTGATAAATAGATAAGATATATGGTTACATTTCTCGCGACGGAAAACCCTTTACTCTAGAAGAAAAAAAGAAAAGAAAGAAACGCCGGGTCATCCGGCGTTTTTCTTAATCTTTTCATATTCCTTCCACGACTGGTTGATTAGCCATGTCGTGAATCCAGGCTTTTCTGATTTCCCGTGGATAACATCTGTCATGGTCTTCCAATACGTGGATAACTTTAATACTTCATCAAGCGTGGTTGTGCGTCCGAGAGCACATGCATTCACCTGATTATCAAATGCATTATAGTATGCAACATCTCGAATGGCTGTTCCAGCCCGATGCATGTGGCCATGGATGTTCAGCTTTTCATCATTGCCGGCCATAGAGCAATGACTGAATAAGATATGATTCCATACGAAACATGTGGTTACTGAATCGAAAATAGTCTCATAGAAACCTGATCTACGTTCTTCCGGTAGATCATCATTTCCGATTCTATCGTTGTTCCCCAACACCAGAATCTTGTGTTTACAGTTAAACTGTTTGAAGATATTTCTGATATTGGTTTCTGCTTCTGTTCCTTCATATTCAGAGTCAGCGATATCACCGAGGAACAGGAATGTATCTCTTTCGGACAAGAGATATGTTGCCAATTTAATATTGGCTTTGGCATTGGGATTGATTGAAATCTCTCCCGTTTGTTTGTCATATTGATACAAATGCCAATCCGTACCAATGATAATTATGCCACCATTTTGAACTGTCTCATCCAGAATGTGGTTGATTTTCATATTTAACTCCGTCATATCATCAACTCCCTTCGTGTAACAGAGTATATATGAATTTTATTCATATTAATAATATATATACGAAGGATCGGTTTTCTATGTGTGGAATACAAGAAAAACATTCCCGGGCATATGCCCGGGTTGTTAACATTATTACTTTTTCGCATTCACGACATCATACTGCAACTGAACATAGGAATTCTCGAGGGGTTTACACTGTGTCAGTTTTAATATGCCGATGTCGGATAAATTGTGTATGCCGGAACCATCAATGAGTGTGGAAGTATTCTTTCCACCAACTAAACATGGGAACATGATAATGTTTACTTTGTCAATGAGATGATGTCTGAGGAATAATTCATTGAGTGTACCACCAGTCTGGATAGTGATTTCTTTGCATCCTAATTTCTTGAATTGAGCAAACATCCATTCTGGATTAAGTGTACCTGAGTAAGATAACATCTTGACATTCTTGAGTTCATTCTGTAAACGATATCCGGGGTGATCCGGATTCGAAGTAATAATGACTAATGCTTTTCCTTTCTGGGAGAAATGACGAACCGCTGTCTCTTTCAGATGGTGGTTGTCAATGACAGCAAATGTCACTGGAATTTTGTTTGGCTTCGGTTTAGGATTGTTTGCCCCAACTTTTGCCAATACTCTACCGGAATTCAGAGACCATAGTGCCGTTTCTTGTTCTTCTTCATAATACTGATGAAGTCCTGTGGCAGGGTCACCTGGAATGCGAGGGATGTCTTTATCGACATCCCATTTGTCCGAATCTCCTGTGGAAATCTTTCCATCAAGAGACATCAACAAGAATAATTCTGTGATTGGTCTATTCATATTGAATAACCTCCTTGGATATAATTTATTACAACTCCCATTTATCAGGTGAGTCCTGAATGAGAGCTGTAAATTCAGATATGATAAGCTGTTCTTCATGGAGTCCGAGTTGTCGTGCTACTTCCACGACCTTGCAGAATCTCGGTTTATATTCTGGATACTTCTTAATCATTTCCATGAGCGGATGGTTCATTTTGATGAGATAATATGCCACGTATATTCCATCCGATACCCAGTCTTTTTGGAAATCCATTACTGGATAATTATCATTGATAGTTTCAATATACAGTTCACATGACCGCAATATCCCCAGATTAATGACTGATTTCACCTTGGAATCATTTTTGAAATCCTGGTATGATAATGATTCAAGATATTTGCATCCATCTGTATCATCAATACCCATTCTGATTAGAATGAATATTAGATTGATATATCTCCAATCCTTTAATATTTCTTTGGATACCGGGGAGTTTGCTGCAACAAAAAGATGTGGCTCTTCAGTAATATCAATCGATGTTTCAAGATCACGGATCTCGATATCAATAGATTTCGGCATACCGAATTTTGCTTTCCATAAACCAAACACCCGCATATTGGAGATTCGATCCTCATCAAACATATCCGTCAGTTGTTGATAACTGTACATGCGGTTATTGTATGAGAAATCAACGACGATTCCTTTATTGTTACAACCGATATATTTAACGTCCTTGATGTCGAAGTACTTCTTAATCTTTTCGACTTCGTTATACTCGAGCCAATCTCCACATGATAAATAATTCATAATAAAAAATCCTTTCTTAATGTGTGTGGCTCTCCCCGAAGGGAGAGCTCTATTCTTATACGGATGATGGATGATTACAATTCCCATTTATCGGATGGGTTAGGAATGGTGCTGACAAACTCGGTAATGATGAGCTGGTCCTCATGCAAGCCAAGTTTGCAGGCATCCTCAGCCATCCACAATAGTCTCTGTTTGAAATATGGCGTGTGGAAATTGTTCATGAATGGAAGTGCCGACTTTATCAGTTCGGCACACTCTCTGATTCGTAGCTTGACCATCATTGGGGTATTTCCTCCTTTCACCGTATTTTCAATATCAATGTAACTGTGTTCATCCCTATTTGACAGAGCTGTCAACGTATCAAATACATCTATGAATTCTTTAGGGATGGTATTGCCATCACAGATGATTCGAAAACGACACAACTCATCATAATCATCCAATGCAAGTTCTAGTTTCAACATTTGACACTGGTACTGGGCTAAGTGTTCCCAGTTGAATTTGTCGGATTTTCGAATATTATTGAAGACAGCATGACATTCATCACCGACTCTGATCCTAAAAGGATACGCAAAAGTGATATTTGATTCCAAATCGAATGATTGGAATATCATTTCACCTTTAGAAGACCTCTTGTATTCAAATATCGTCTCTCCGTAATATTCAGAAATGGGTGGGGCGAAATGGAGATAAATTCGCATCTTAGATGCATCATAATATGGGTATGGGTAATCGTCATCATCTACCCATCTATCACTATCACTCCGGAAGAATGTTAACACCGAAATCCGATACTCATATACCGGATTTCCTGTCATAGAATCCTTGATGATAAATTTATCAGAACACTCTTCATCTTCCTTGTACTCACTATTATCACCAATTACCCCTTTCAAAGCTTCAATAAATTCATCGTAAGCTTTTTGACACGCTTCCGCAACTTCCTTTGCATGTTCGCGTTCATGGTTTTTCTTTTTGATGAATTCCTTTATTTCTTCATCGATATCGTCATATCGACTAGATAATTTTTTCATGATTTCTTTATTCATAATAATTTTCTCCTTAGAAATTGAATCAGTCATGAATCCGTCAAAAACAACTCCAGAATGGTATGATTCCAAACCAAAAGGATCCCGGGCATATGCCCGGAATTAATATTGATTACAGTTCCCATTTATTGGCCGGGTCCGGAATGGTTGTTGTGAATTCGGATATGATGAGCTGGTCCTCATGCATGCCGAGTTCTCTGGCACATTCAACGAGTTTGCAGAATTCCTCCTTGAACTCGGGATATTGCCGGACAAGGCCCATGATTGGATGATTCATCCTGATAAGTTCGGCAATCTTTCGAACGCCAATCTTGGATTTGAAGGTATCTGTCTCAACAATATAAGCATCCCAGAGATAACATTCAACGCTATACGAAATAACATAATTCTTTATGAATTTCTTGTACGGGAGATTTTTCATCTCATCGTAGTCATCAAGAGTTTCCCAACGCATCATCTCAAATATGAGATGAATGTGAGTCCAATCTTCCCAAGGAATATCGGTGTCATCGTTTGAAAAGTTCTTAAGATGTGATATATCGTGACCTGTCGAGACATCGATAATCTCAGAACGAAACATTCGACTGAGCCATTTGTCATCAGTGACATTAATCTCGTGATAATATCGGTAATTCCGTTTATTATACACGAAATCAATTGCGATATCCGCAAGGTTGATTTGACCGATATCACCAATAAATGTGCGTACATCGGTGACATTGAATCGTTCTGAGAACTTATCGATGACCTGATTGAAGAGAATGGCGGTATCTTCGTACTCGCTTTTCTTGTCATTGAAGATGGTCTCGAGATTTGTAATCGCATTTTTCAATGCGTCTTCTGATGTGAATTTTTTCATATACGTTTCCTCACTTTCTTAATGTGTCCCCCCCGGGATGTCCCGGGGGAAGATGTGTTTTCTTACGATACATGGACGGGATAAGCCCGTCCATTATCATTCATCATGATATCCTTATTTCAAGTAGCCGAATCCGTATCTGAATGCGACAAAGATATCACATACAAATCCGATGTAATCCGCCTCATAATCGAAGACGGAAGTACCCCCGAATTCTAACGGAATCGAAAGTGATGCGTGATAATCTTCCCGTTTACTGCGGGATGTCCGCACCTCTATAATTATATTGTGAATATTGTCATAATTGTCAACATCAACATCTTCATCTTCGTCCAATGCTTCGAAAAATGCTCTACATTGGACTGCGACCGGGCCTGGCTCCGCTGCTGATTTATAGCTGAAAAGCAGGTCTCCATCCTTTGTCAAGTCATAGACCTTAACTAAGCCGAGAGTTCTCAAAAGCTTTAAAGATTTTGCGAACTTTTCTTCAATATCAGTAACTTCTTTGTTGCTGAAATTAATTGTCGGGTTTTCTTTCACAAATTTTCTGATTGCGAGTTTTTCTAACATTGTAAATTCCTCCTTAAATCATTCATCAGTGTGTTGCGATTCTTCGTCTTCATCAAGGGCTTCTACGTAGAAGCCCTTAACGACTCCTTTCAGAGTCGTCATATGCAGTCTGTCATACCACGTGCATTTGGCAGTATCAACTGCCTTTGCTCCAGCATCCTCATTGAAGAATGTTGTGATGTGGGGTACGGTATATGCAAATACTGACCGCAGAACATCCGGGAGCTGCACACGTAATCCCGTGTTCATGACAACACCATCAACGATGTATGTGCCATCACCGTCGACAGTAATTTCGAATTCCTGACCTTCCGCAAAAGGTTCAGGAATCGACCCACCAGTCAAACCGAAGTACTGCATTGTGATATGCAGTTCTGTTTCGGTGAAAATACCGAGCTTTTCCATTTCTGTAGGACCGATGAACAGTCCCCAGTATTTCATCGTTTTCATTATACATTACCTCCTGCAGTCTATAAATATCTTGATCAGATCCAATAAAGAACCCCGGCATGTGCCGGGGTGGGTTTAAATTTAGAATTCCTCGTCATCAACGAAGAGCTCACCACTCTCCATCTGTTCGAGGAATTCATCTAAGTCCATTGTCTCAGGGTCCCAGCCCAGAGACAACGCCTCCTGAATTACGAAGTCCATCATAGTATCACCTCCTTCGTAAATTTACACCTGTCTCACGACAGTTAGTTTTCGGATATTCGAATGAAATCAGTAGTCCATTGGAACCACCTCCTTTCTTATACACAGTGCAGGCCCTGCGTTACCAACCCCTGTCACATCAGGCAAGCAATCACGGCTTGCAAATACTAATACCTACTCATCACAACCTACCAACAGATGTTGTGTAGGACGCATGCCGCCTTTTACATGACTTTCAATATGTTCTTCACTACCAACCCCTTCTCAGGTCGACGCCGGAACCCTCACAGGAATGTGAGTCCCATGGGATGATCCTCGTTATTTTGATCTCGATCATTTCTAGATTTCATTCACATCGAAATGTGATAATGATATTATGATCAGATCCTTTTTCACGAGACACGCTATTCTTTTAACGACATACAGCTCGGTCAATCCTCCTTAAAGATTGAAATGCCGGATCAGCATTTCACACGATTCTCTGGAGGATTCGTGATTTTTTCTCCATCTGGTTTTCCTTCCAGACCCAGACATCTCCATCATCTCAGGTGGAATCTGAGAATACGGAGTATGGAACGATACCTGGTATCGCTTGTTATCGATCTTGAAATCGAAATAAGCGATAATGGAATCGAAACCATTCTGGTCATCTTCAATATCGGACAAGTAATAATTGAAACCTGTCTGATGATTTCTGATGAGGTTGATTGCCGTCATGATATGCCACGTCTTGACGGTGTATTTGAAATGACGTGGCGCGCGGAATTTATGAGTCGACGGCGCTAACTCATAAATTCCTTTCCCCGCATCAGAGGCAATCTGTGCGGAGACAATGTGGATGGCAATCAGCCGTTCCACATCATCTTTTTGATTCCGCATAAGATCACCTCCTCTAGAAGCGGAAGAATGTCAAGTGGGCCCAGTCGTAAACCCACTTGGCTAATTTAACATACATTCCCGGATTCCACTCGGATACTAATTCGGAATCCGGGATTCCCATCAGCCTCCATGCCGAGGCCAATAGGACAAAGATATCATTATCTTGTATTCCGAGTGTGATCTCGGAATATGACGGTGAGTACCGGTAAGCAAGCATTACCTGAAGCTCCCGGCCAATTGCTTCAGGGTCATAAATGAAGTAGTCACGCTGGACATAATATGCCAGTGCGCGAAGTACCTCTTGCATTCTGGCATAAGCATCATTAGAATGCTCACGCATGAATTCATTATCAATAAACATTATTACACACCTCCTTACTATATAATAGCTCACTTTATTTTGTTTGGAAGTGGTATAAAGCGGGCAGCATCCGGATGCGTCCAGTCAACAAACCAGACATTACTGTATCCGGAATATAGTGGACTCAACGGAGCAATCCGTGAGTCGGGTGTTTTGGCGGTCGGTTTTTGAGTGTTACCGGCCGCTTTTTTATTGATAATGGAATTTTGATTGTTCATTATGAACAACTCCTTTCATATAATATGATTGATATATTTCTATATCATATAAATAATATACATATGAAAAATTAAAATAATAGAAAACCATACATGTAATTAGAGTTCATGATGTGTTGTCCAATTGACAATTCATGCATACTTTCCTTAACTGAACTAAATTAATTTGATTTAACAAAGTTCGGCACATGTGAATGTGTTCACATGTGCAAAAACAATCCTTTATATTTTTTCATTTTGGATGGGGCCATATGGCCCCATCACTCTTTTTATGTTTCAAACGTTTTCGTAACTTTATTATTTGAAAGGAGATTATTATGAATGAAGATTCAAGGATTATACGACATTGATCAAGCTATCAAGATCAATGATTTGAAAGAAGTCACATCCTCTCGTATCTATATTACTGAGAATACATTCCATCCACAAGGATTGTTTTCAGAAGAAATCTTTGGTCAAACCAATAGTGAACGAGAATACAGATGTGGATATATTAAACTTCCCATTCATATTTTCAATCCCAATGTTGCAAAAACCATCATTATGAGAAGTGGTGGTATCATCAAGAAAATGGCATATGCAGAAACACGTTGTTCTTTAACGGAAGATGGCATCTTAAAAGCAGATGAAGAAGGACCATATTGTGGATTGGTTGACTTGTATAATATCTGGGATAGAATCAATATACGAGAAACATTGAATACACGTTCTCAGGATAATATCGATATCTTAACTAAGATACCAAAGAAATTATTATTCAATGATAAAGTATTGGTAGCACCACCTGCGATGAGACCAGTCGGTGAAAGAAATGGTCGTCCGGTAAAGAGTGAATTAAATACAATCTATATGGGCATTATCGGTTTAAAGAGTGTCACATCACATACCACCACAAAGGATGTTTACCAAGTTTATTGCAAATTCCAAAACTTTGTAATTCAAATTTATGAATACATCAATAACTTGGTATCCTCTAAGACGGGATTCTTTCAACAACATATGATGTCCAAAACGACATCATTTGCCGCAAGAAATGTTATTTCCGCACCACATTACAACACGGACAATCCGGAGATTGGTATCTATCATACTGGATATCCCATGCATACGATTGTATCCATGTTTAACCCATTCATCAAATTCCAAATGAAACAATTCTTTTCTTTTTCTCATATTTCTCAGATACATCCGAATCCGGATGAAATTGATTCTGAAGTATTGGCAAATATCTATGATGACCAAACCATCGATACACTCATAAAGATCTATGAGAAGAACCCCGGTGCACGTTTCCGTATCATGTATTTGGATGCAGAAAATACCAAACCCATCATATTCGAAGGATTTGATGTGAAGAACAATCAACATGTCAGTCGTCCATTGACATTGACGGATGCAATTTTTATATGTTGCCGGAGAGGTGTCATTGATGCTGGAAAGATGGTGTATTGTTGTCGATATCCGATGGGTGACCACTATGGTGCTTTCTTCACATATCCGGTATTATTATCAACGACAACGACAACTGTGATGCAGTGGCAAGGAGATACTTACACATCATATCCCGTTGTGGATCCCAATTTGGATCACATGAAAGTGTCAACATTATTTGCAGATACCTTAACACCATCCAATGCACGTTTAAAAGCAATTGGTGGTGACTATGATGGGGATACGGTTAAGAGCACGGGTATCTGGTCGGATGAAGCAACGGCACAAGCGGACAAACTGATGCGATCTAAATTATATAATATCCGAATGGAATGTCGAACCATGTTTCCATGTACCATTGAATGTTTGAATGGTTTGTATGGATTGACGAAAATGGAAGAATAAGGAGATGATATTCATGAGATATACATTTGATGAACTAATTCAGGAACAGCAAGAAGAATATGAACTCGAAGTGCTGTATCAATTATCCAATTATCTCGTAAAAGAGGTAATCATGGAGCAATATGTGTTGGAAGGGGATACCACACCACCAGAAACAGCTGGAAATGAAAATCAGCAACCATCACAATCTGAACAACCATCATCCTCTACACCAACATCAGAACCACCTGCACCCACAAGTGGTGAACAGCAGCCACAGACAGGTGATGCACAACCACAACAGAATCCATCATTATTGGATAAAATCATCGGTGTCATCAAACGAATCTTTGGTGCGATCTTCGGTTTCTTTGGAAAGATCATTGGTTGGATCAAAGGTTTGTTCACAAGAGGAAAGAATGTGGAAACGCAAGATCCCACACCTGAGGATGAACAACAAGAAGCTACGGAAGAAACCCCACAACAATTTCCAACGGAGAATGCAAATGATCCAGAAGCAAATGCAGAAATAACGGAAAATGATATTGCACAAATATTCACACAAGATGAGAATGCAAATGCAGATGGTTCACAAACATCTCCCAATGAACAACAAAATCCAAACCAACTACCAACTCCAAATGATCAAAACAACAGTGGTGAGTTCAATCGTTCCACCCCATTAGACGTAGAATCTTTACGTGAAAGCACAGATCAATTAGATGCAGATGTTGCAAAAAAGAAAAGTACTGTTGGTGGATTATTGAATTCCTTGAAACAAACATTTGGTATTGGTTCGGATAATAATGGAGATGCACAAGCTGGGAATGATGCGAATCAGCCAAATAATCCCAATCAATCTGGTGGTGGTAATGCACAAAAGACCAGTCAGGAAATGCAATCCAAGTTGTCTCAAGTGGAACAGCAGTTCAGTCAACTTGAACAACAATTGAGTTCTGGCAATCTTTCTGAAGAAGATCAACAAGCTTTATCACAACAATTGAATGAACTTAGATCGGATTTGTCCAGTGTTAAGGAAATGACAAATGGTAAAGTTCCACAAAAGCTTCCCGCATTGGCTGCATTATCACCAACAGCTACTGTTAACTGGTATATGAAACATGATCCTGAGGGATTGGATTTATATATTCAAAGTTTGGATAAGCGTACTGAGATTCTGAAAAAGCAACAAGAATTTTCTGCATTGAAGAAATCAGCCGCACAAAAAAATCCAAATTTATTAGAGCCATTACGTGAATTGCAAAATAATTTGTTCGGTCAAGGTAGAATTAATCGTGCAAATACAAATGCACAAGTTGCAGAAGCAAAACAGAGAGCAGCAGAAGCAAAGTTGGCTCGAACTCAAGCGAATGCTAAAAGAAATAATATCAACAGCAGTTTCATTGGTCCTACTCCAGCAAATGGATTCCACCCTGTTGGCAGATTTCTTGACAGAATCTTAGGTAATGGGGTATATGCGAACACAGGAAGTAGTGGTGGATCAAAGGGAGATACCCATACTTACAATATTAATTATACAGGTTTACCTGGTGCAGCACCGCCTCCTAGTGCATCCCCTACACCCACACCTGGAAGTCCAACTCCAACCCCAACTCCTTCTGGATTGGATCCATCTGATCCCACAGTTGCCGCACTTATAAGTCAATTAAGTGATATTCAAACAAAAGTAACAGATGCAGAAACAAAGTTGTCTGACATTGAAACAAAGGTTGATGGTGTTGAATCGAAAGTGGACAGTGTTGAAACGAAGGTTGATAATGTTGACAAAGATCTCACCAAAGTTAACACAAAACAAAATCAGATATTGTCAAATGTAAAAACAAAATTTCAACAGTTGAGCTCCAGTATGGCTGGTGTTAGAAAAGATATAAAGGATGCTCGTAAATCAATTAGTGGTCAAATCCGCGATGTAGAAAGATCCACAAATGATAATATTGAAAATGCAGTTCATACATTAAATGCAAACGATGGAGCCCTTTCTTCTCAAATTGATAAAGCAAAGCAAGAAACATTAACTGCATTAAATGATGCAAAAGCAGAACTGGAACAGAAGTTTGCTGAAGATTTAAAAAATACAACAAATGAAATTAATGATAATACAATAAATACTGCTGATGCTTTGGCAACAAATATTAAAAACACGGAAACCAGAATCAATGGCAAGATTAATAATGTGAACACCAACGTGAATAACTTACAACAATCCTTGGATGACCACATGGGATATCGAGCTGGTGCTGAAGCAAACATACAGAATCAATTGAACGGCTTGCAACAATCCCAAACACAACAAGGTCAGAGGCTGGAAACCATCGCAAATGACCAACGTGAAAGCATGGGTGCAATGAAGCAACAATTAAATGGTTTACAGCAAGGACAGCAAGAATTGAATAATAAGATGGGTCAATTCAATGTAACCCAGCAGCAGATGTTGACGAATATCATAAGTGCAATCCAAAATGGACAAGCAAAAACAGAAGATCTTGTGAATCAGATCACACAATTGAATGACCAGGTAAAACAACTGACAGAGACTGTTCAACAAAATGCTTCATCAAAACAAGAATTAATTGATAAGCTCACAAGTCAAATGAATCAGGTTTCCGAAGATCAGAAAAAGGCATATGAAGATCAAATCAATCAACTAAAAGAAGAAGTGAAACAAATCGTTGATAATTCTAACTTCGCAAGTTCTATTGCAACCTTAACAAGATTTTCCGAGATCATCGAATTAGCGAAACAAGATGTGATGACAAATTCTGATGAAAACATGAAAAACGTACTTCAACAGATTGTGAACTCAACAGAATCGTTATCACAAAATATCAACAGTGAAACAATCACACAAGCCAATCGAGTGATTGATGAAATCAAGAATATGAATCAAAAGAATGAGCAACCGATTATCACACAAACAACAAATCCAAATTTTGATCCAAATAACACAAAGAAGCTGATTTACAAATCACAACTTCCTGTGAAGATCAAAAACAAGTTTAAGAATATTAAATTCAAACTTGTACAGAAACCCGATGATCCAACCACATATGACATCATAATCTATAAAGTGCTAGTACCATATGATGGATGCTTGAATAATGTGATTTCAGCATATGATATGTTTACACAATACGCAATGCAAGTTTGTCATACCGATATGAATGGAATCACACAAATGGGTAGTAATTATGCAACCAAATTTTCGAATATACCAACAAACGTTACAGAGTCTGCACAAATGAATGGGACACGATCATTGAATGATTTGCAACGAGATATCATTAAACTATTAACGTTACAGCAAGATCAGCCACCAAAATGGATGAAAATATCCGAGTTTAATGATATGGCAAATCGTTTGTCACAATTAGACCAGCAATCCAAGCAATTGCAAAATGCATTTTCACAAATTCTAAAAGGTTTGGAAATGGAAGTTGCTGAAGCAAAAAAGAATCGAAATAATGTGAATAAAACACAACAAAAATTAATCACATTCCAGAAGCGAGCAAATGATATGTTGGCAATGTTAGTTGGGGCACCTAGTGAAAATGAACAACCGTGGAGATCCATCAGATGGTATATCAATAACACTGTGATGATTGTGAACAAACAAAAAGCAGAACTTGATAAAATGGCAACGATGACATCTGAATATATCAAACAAAATTCTGCAGGTAATATTACGATGACAAATGGCGGAATGAATCAACCACCACAGACACCTCCCAAAACAATGACAAATGCGGGTTGAGCTCTTAGATAAAGAAGGTGATAACAATGGCGAAGTTCTGGATGGAAGATGATTCCATTAAGAGCTATGATCAATTGGTAAATGAATACAATGTGAGGAGGAACGATGACATGACAAACCGTTTAAAATTAATAAACACAAACATGTATGATTTGTTATTAAAAATCAATGATAAGATCAAAGATAAAGATGGAAAGTGTATCTTGGATATTATCGAAGAAAAAACAATTCCATGTGAGTTTGGGAGATCATGTAAGGATTGTATTCAAGATTATTTGAATCAAGAAAACTAGTCAACCTCTCGATACAAATTTATTACGAAAGGAATTGACACTTATGAGTTTATTTGATGCAATCGGTGAAATGGAACATTTAATTCCAGACATCGAATCACAACAACAGCAACAAATGTACACAAATCCACAATCATTTGCAAATGAATTTAATGCTTACCGAATGGAGCCCACATTATATCCAAATGCAACCCAGTATATCTCCCCATATGCATATGACAACTGGGGAGGTGTTACTGGGATTATTGCATCATTCGATGAGTCTTCTCGAGCACCCGCAACAATTATCGACAATAAGATTGATCCAAACAAAATCTATACGGCTGAGTTGGCTGCACTGCGTACATCAGCAGCTGATCAAGTTCGTATCACAAAGCTATTCGAAAAGAAATTGATGGAAGGTTTAAAAGACAAAGATAAGTTTGGATTAAATGAAAATGACATTGAAGCAATGCAGGCATTAACAGCCGCAAGATCTGCTGTTACTGGTATCAATAAAGAAATGATCAATATCAAGAAAAACATTTCTGAATTACGATTGAAACAGCAACAGCAACAGCTTGCACGTGGTGGTACTCCACAAGGTGGTGATCCTGGAGTATTACCAACAACTGGTTCTGATATCGGACATTCTGTATTGGATGATATCTTTGATAAATTACCAGCTGGGGTTCCCGTTAACTATAATGATTCTTATGATCCACAAACCATTGCTTCGGATATCGATCGTGCAGAAGATATTCTGAATGGGGCAGTTGGTTTAGGAAAGCTGGATAAGTATACACAATATGAAACGGAGAATCCAACAACAGTTGTGTTGATTGGAGATTCTGATGAAGATACGGAATTTGCAACATTTTCTGAATCTGGAGAATTATTGGACGATTATCCGAATCCTGTATCAGACATTACGGAAATCAATCGTGAAGCTGGTTATGCAAAAGATTCTTTAAATCGGACTTACGAGTTGAGAAAAAAATAAAAAAGCAGATGGCCGGCGGCATACCATCTGCTTTTTGTTATCATCCCGCATGCCGGCGGCATTGCATGCGGGATGATTTTCCATCACTCTCAGCGGACAGTAGCGCAGCTGCTGAGGATTGCAGCTGCGGCTTTTCCGATTCTGCGACAGTTGGCGGTTGTCGCAATAATGTGGTGATAGTGATGATGGTCGGTTGCGGCCTTACAGAGGCCGCGGAGTTCGTCACGGGGGAAGCTGCTGCAATGGAGGTACGGGTTCGCCTTGTCGAGCAGGCGTTGTCCCAGTGCTTCATAACAGCATCCCGAAATGGTTCCGCCGGCTGCTTTCAGGATGTATTCCTGGACCTCTGCAGAAAGATAAAATGTGTAACCATTAAGCGCGAATCTTCTGCCGGTAAATGTAAATCTGATAGTCATAGTAATCCTCCTTAGGATACCCTTTACTCAGGTGCGATCTTTATACAAGATCCAAGGTATATATGCATTCAACCTTGCTATGACAAACCTGAAGGGTTTAATATGATATCAAAGACTCTAATCTATATCAGTGATCATCTTCTAAGTCTGACTCGTTATGCCGTATTTGGCTTCTCATAATGATGAGTGTAGTCGTTAATACTGATGATATGATAAAGATTATTATCTTCTTTATCATATTAATTATATATATATCAAAAATTAAAAAAATAGAAAATATGTGAACGCCCCATATGGGGCGTTCCAAAGTAGTTGCACAGTACACACAAAATTATAATTGTTCAGGCTCTATACCCGATTCCGTAGATTCTGATACAACTATTCAAATTTATAGTAAAGGAGATTAGGCATATGATTGATTCAAGATTTGGATTGAAATATTCTTTTCCTCACAGTCTTGTTCATATTGTAGATAATTCAGCATACACTGGAACTCTCGGCGTTACTGAAACATACGATCCATCTCTACTGGCAACCATCGTTGTGACTGGTATGCCGATGGGTGTAGATAATCGTGTTGTAACAGTTACTCGTTCTGATGTACTGAATAAAGCATTTGGTGCAGAAACACTTACTGCAAGCGATATCGAAAAATATGGACAAAGCGTGGAATATCCCACCAGTCTGATTTCGCAGAATGTTCCTGTCAAGCTGCTCCGTATCACACCTCCTGATGCACAATATGGTGTTGTTGTACTGTATCTGTTTTGGAGAATCCTAGATACAGAAGAAAGAAGACTGGAAGTCAAGCTTGTACAAGCAGTAGAAACTGATCTTGCATCTGCTGGTATCAATCTTGCTGCATATAAGAATACAGAACGTCTTGCAAAAGCTACTTTCACAAGACTGAAAAGTGATACTGTTGAAGCTGGTGTTGAAACCGCAACAGATGCAAACTGGCACAGAGTTGTTCTCATGACATATGTGTCTGCTGGTAGAGGTTCTGCTTATAACAATTTCTCAGTATATATCAATAAACCAAGTTATGCTCAGAGAAAAAAATTTGCTAATGCAATCTACAACTTTGGTACTTTGGATAACAGATATTCTACTGCATTGGAAATTGAAAAGTTTACAGCTTCTCTTATCAATTATGAAACAAAACTGAGTGCATATGGTGTTACATCCAATATGGACACAGTTAATGTGCAGATGAATAAGAGACTGGAAGGCTCTTCTATCATGATTCCTTATGTGAATGAACAAGCCATCAAAGAAGTATTTGCAAAGTGGCAAGAAGTATTTAACTACAACAAAGAAAACCGCTCACCGGAATACACTGATCGTGAAGCTTCTTATGAATTCATTTACAATGATATGAATGTAAATAAGTTCGATATCATCTTTGGTAAATATCTTTACAATAATAATGGTATTGAGATTGATAATCTCGATATTCCGTTCTATACAGTGGACATGCTCAATTCTGACATTCCTCAACTGGATAAAACAAACATTATTGTTGAAGACTGTGAATCTGGTCGCAGAACTGATACCGAATCCAATCAGACTACTTCTAATGAAATTCTTGGTGCAATCTTTGATGAAAAGATTTATTCATATTGGAATGATCTGTATGGTAGAAATCAAGTTCTGAGCGGTTCCAACACTGGAAACATTTGGGAGAAAGGCAATGGTAGAAACACTGCATATGTAGCAGATGGTTCTGTTTTTGCAGAATTGAATGGAGACACTGTCGCAGAATATACCAAGACAATCAATGTTGAAGATATCTACAATGATGAAGGATCTCAAATTACGGATACTGCAAAAAGAGAACAGGTATGGCAGAAGGATAGAGAATCCATTAAGAAAATCAACAATGTGGTTCCTGGTCAAATGTATCTGGTAAATGCAGACACCACACAGCCTTCTATCAGTATTATTTCTTCCATTCAGCAGTTCACTGGCGCATGTATGTCTGTGAACATCCCGAAGTTGTATAACTTCAAATACACTACCAATAGTGAGACAAATGAAATCGAATATACGATCGATAACGTTTCACCATCCACTACAATCAAGAAGGTATTCAAATATACAGAAACTGTTATTGATGATCTTCCTGATACAACCACAATGATCAAGTTCCTGAATGACCAAATCGGAAATGCTTCTGGTTATACTGGAGACGTAGGCAATACCAGCTATGGTACAACAATTGCAGTTACTTATACTGAAAAGCTTTCTAATATTAAGAAATTTAAGTTGTATCGTATTACCGGTTATGATGCAAATGCAACAGGTGCACATATCACAAGCATTGTAGCATATCCGAATAACTATTATGCATGTTTGAACTATGAATCTTATTACAATAAATCTGCAATTAATGATATCATTGTTTTGAGATCTAAAGTGAAAGCAGCATTTACACTGACAACTGATGAAGAAATCGAAGCAGCTCTTCCTGGTGCATATTTCAAATATGGTACGATTGTAATCAATGATTTGGATGAAGCAATCAATCTGAACCCAATGGAGCTTGGTGAGTATACACAGTCTAATGTTGGAAAAGTTGGTATCTCCATCACTTCCAACAACCTGGTTGATATCATTGCATATTTCGAAGAAGATAAGGAATCTCATAAACTAACACCTGTTCTTTATGATGTAACAACATACAACCAATATCGTGGTTCTGCACTACCTCCGAGAATCAATATTACAACCAATATGGATTCTGAAGAATATGATTACATCTATCTTGGTGATACTGTAACTTCATCTGGCTATGATAGAAGTAGTTATACAAACAAAACATTGATCAATCTGATCGGAGTTCTTCCGTCTATCGACACATACATCAAGAGATACAGAATCTCCAGTATGTCTAATTCCACATTCAGACTTTCGGAAACAACTGCTGTGATTCCTGCAAATTATTACATTGCAAATTATGGTATTTCTCCAGAATCTGAACAGGGTGGCATGGCAGTTATTGGTGGTACTACTGGATTCTTTGATGATTATGAAAAGAGCGAGATCACTTCGATCGAATTCAAACTGAGATATTCTGATCTTCTGGTACAAGCATTCAAGGGTGAATTAGATCCTCGTATTCTTTCTCCTGCACGTGTACCTGCGAAGTTCTTGTTTGATGGTGGCTTCAATACTGTTCTTGGTATCAAAGCACTTCCATTCTCTGCACCGACAATTGAAGATTATGTCTATGCTTCCACTGTCTTTACTGATGAAGAAAAGGAAGAGTTTGCTGCAAATTCCAAGATGATTGCTGCATCCACTGTTTCTACCGATATCGATGTAAAGCAAGCAATGTATGATCTGATGATTCAGAGATGCTACATGGGTATTCCGGAAAGCAAGAGACCAATCGGTCCTGGCTCTGGTCTATCTCTCCATCTCGACTCTGGTTTCTGCGATATCGAAATGATCAAGAAGATGAATGAATCCTTCCGTTCCAGATTCACCAATCCGAATGCATCATGGGATATCGGTGGTTATACTTCCGCATTGAATGGTCAGACATATACCTACACCAAGAGATTGGTTGACCATATGTTTGATCATATCCAGAGATATACAATCAACAAACCATTCGTCAATACTTATACAACAATTGGACCGGATGAATACACCAGCTTCTTCCCGGATATCGATACAACAGATTGGGACTTGGAAGAACTTCTGTACACTTCTGGTGGTAATAGTTGGGTACTCGATGAAAGCAGAAGTCTGAAACGTAAGTCTCAGAGAACTCTCTACAGAGAAGAAACCGGCACATCCGATCTTCTTCAGGAAAGCAATATGAGAACACTGTCCAGACTCGTATATCTGCTCCAGAACAAGATTGACAGATGGCTGCTGGAATATGTCGATGATGGTATTCTTTCTTCCATGACAGAAACAGTTAACAATATCTTCTCCGGTTGGGCTGGCAACATGGTACAGTCTCTCGATATCCAATTTGAACGGGATATCAATACCGATGGTGGAGAAATTGTTGTATGCTATGTCAATGTCACATTCCGTGGTCTGTTACTCCGTGTTCCGATTATCGTGAACGTCAACAGACGTGAATCTTAATGAAAGGAGTGAACATCTATGGCAAATAGTGCAATTACCCTTCAAAGTGGTATTCGTGAATATAATGGTGATCTTACCCAGTATACTGGTATGCTGGGTGGTCTCACCCCTGACGTCCATACACTAAGAAGTTTGAACCCGGAAACCACGAACCGTGTTATTTGCGTTATGTATCGTGGTCCGTACTTCCTGATGAAGTATTTTAATGCCTTTAACTCCTATGGTCCTGACTCTCCATTCTGGACATACAAAAAAGTCATTGAATATTACAACATGGGAATCCAGTGTAATATCCAGGATCAACAGCTTGGTACTGTTCAGATCCAAGGTGGTTTCGCTGGTAGAACAATTCCGATTGCTACCACACAGAATGCACAACAAGGTCAATCTCTGACAATCACCGTTCCAGAACTGGTTGGTCGTCCGATTGCAACTGTGCATAATATGTGGGTAAATGGTATCGCCGACCAGATTACTGGTTTGACCACATACCATGGTCTCGTTGCAGGTTCTCAAGATGATAACAATGTTCTACAGCCTGTATTCTCCACCGGTCCTACCGGTTCTGGTGAAGGCACAGGTGAAGCTTTGGAACCATCTCCTGCATGGGAAGTTGCAGAATTCTTGATCATCGCTCTTGACAGATCTGGTGCTCGTGTAGAAGCTGCAATTGCTGCATTGGGTTGTCTCCCTGCTGCTCAGGTTGGTTCTGATATCTTTAACCATACAAATACAGGTCAGTCGGCACTTCAGCAAATCCAGCTGCAGTACAACTGCCAGTTTGTACAATCTACCTATATCAATGACCTTGCTGCTCGTTATGTAAACCAGTTTGCGATCTTCGGCAATAGCTTGAACTTCAATCCTGGTGCTGGCGATGCCTTCTTCAAGAATGCACAAGATCTTGCTAATCAGCAAATTGACACCAGAATGTTCAATGACGGTAATCGTCCTACTCTTGACGCTGTTCAGAGTGCTGCTGGTAACTATCCTGCATTCCGTGCTCAAGGTAACTTCGATCAGCGTGAAGGTCTTAAAGATGTTGCTGTTACACCGTATAAGCATACGCACATTTACAGTGGTAAGCAAATCGATCAGACAGAAGGTACTTGGACAAACATTTCTGATGGTTATACCGAAAGAATGAATGCAATTAACAATCCGACTTCCGTCTGATAAATCAATTAATATATAATAGAGGGGCCATATGGCCCCTCTATTATGTTAATACAAATATTTCTATGATGTCAAATTTCTCATAATACATACGCATGACAACATAATGCATTTGATTATGGTCGAAATATCCTATCCCGAATTGTTGTAACTTTTTATCTGCCTTTGTCACCATTTTCTTGGATACGATAACACCATTCTCAATCGTCGTTGGTTCTTTTGCTTTTCCAATAATGGTTCGTTCATATAATTTACATTCCGTCTGTAATGCAATATGAACCAATTCATCATCATGAATGGTATCAAGTTCATCAAAGTTAAAACCTTCCTCTTGTAAGGATTTCAATAATGCATCATCTTTAATGACAAATCGATATTTAAAGTTTTTGGGTTTGTGTGACAACACCAGTTCTGTCGGTGATTGTTTGTCTTTTGCCATTTTATCATCTCCTCCTTAATTAATCCATTATCCATTCGAAATCTCCATCGTTCAAATCTCCATAATAATTCTTCATGATAATCTGGACGAAGGATTCTACATATGCTTCTATTGTAATCGGTAACGGTGCATCCGGCATTATATCTCGTGAGATACTTTCCCATATTTTGGTAGCGTCTGTCACATCATTCGATGGACCATTTGCCTCTTCTTCCCTTAACAAATCCATTCCATTTTTCGATACAATCATCCATTCACAATCATCGACAGATTGGTCATTGGTTGCATTGAAATCTGCAATCTCTGTACATGGAATACTTTCCAAACTTTCTGTGATTAGTTTAATCACTTCAATATCTTGACGGAATATACATTCTCCCAGTATCAAAGTATCATTCAACCGTTGAGCTGTATAATTAACTGCCAAATCGATGAATCTTCTTGTTGAATAAATCTGATGAAGACTACCATCTTCATTGCTTTGCATCAAATATAATTCCAAGGTATGTTCTTCTAAATCATCTTCTTCTGCAACATCCGTTGGAACATTCTCAATGAAAGTCTGGTTTTCATCAAAATTGTGTTGTTTCAAAAACATATGAATCTCTTCCAGATTATTCGAATAGACACGTGAACATTGTAATTCTGGATTCGCCGTGTAATAATTACACAGATATGGCGCAAAACGAATTCGATACATGTCAATCACCAACTCCTCATTTCTTGTAATACCACGTTTACAACAAACGCAAATAATTGCATATTGTAAGTTTTATAATCTGAGACTCTACCAAAGGATGGATAATAATATGGGGGAAGTTTGTCTTGTAGATACTGTGTTTGAAACCTTGATAGATATTGCAATATGGAATCATCATAGTCTTCAATCATTTGGAATACTTTGATGAGATATTGGTTGATTCCCATTGTGTGTTCCATCAACATTTCTTTGTTGACATTCTTGTATGTGATATCTCCATCTCCATAAAACATCTCAATCTTGTTAAAACGTAAATAACTTGTCCATTGTCCTTTCTTTTTAAATTCTACTCCATCTGCAATGGATTGTACTTTCTTTTTAGAGTTAAACAAACATGCATCTGAATGCAATGATAAAACATTGGTTTCATCTAAACCATTATTACTTAAGAATGTTTTTCTAACATCAATAATACCTTGTAATAGCTTGTCAGAATAGATTTTATCATCTCTCTGGATGAGTCCAACTCTTTTTGTTCTTTCTTTCTTAGGTAACAGATTCAGCTGTTCAATTGTATCGTTATCCAACAGCTGAAATCTTTTTGAAACGGATAACGAAGCAGCGACCATATCATATTCCATGATGTTTCCATGAAACAAATATTGGATATTGTCATTGGTCCATAATAATTTTTCATGCATGTGTAAACACACCCTTTCATTTAATATCTTATCAATGATATGTATATTAAAAATTCTTTATAAAGGAGCGTTTTGAGTTATGGCAGATAATACTGGATTTATCGATCCACTGGCAAACATCATCAACAAAGCCAGAGACACATTCGGTGCACCTGAAGAAGAACCGACACAGTCTCAACAAGAACCGATGATGACTCCACAGGTTCACGTACCAGAACCCACCGTATCCAGAATCTCACCCCCGATTGAGGATGATGACGATGATGAATATGGTTTGAATGATTTTAAGAAAGAAATTGAAGAAGAAGGAAGAAATCTGGAAGCACAAAAGAGAGCTGAACAGCAAGCTATCTTGGAAGACAGACATGCAAACGACAAGCCGAAGACAGTAATGCCACCGCGTTCACTGGACCCTGCATTCCAAGAAGATGCAATTATGCATCAAGCAAATCATCTTGCTGTCGTAACAGGAATGATTGAACAAGTAAAGGCAAAATATCATCTGCACGGTGGTATCATTCCTGAAAGACTACAGCAGGTTGAAGGTGATCTTATGGGTATTTACTATAATACCGGTGATAAGATCACATCTGAATTTGAACAGATTATTCTTCGGAACTGGCAGCATATCGACCCAGAAAGTGGCAGTGTTTATACCGACCAGAATGCTGCGGCAGATGCTGCAAATGTTACAAGACCAACACCTCAGTATGAGAAACCAGCTACCATCAATATCAATGTTGCACCTGGTCAGCCTGTTACTGTCAACATTCCAGAAGAAGTTGCTCATGAACTTACCAGAACCAATGTTGTCAATGTACATGTTCGTGAAGTGACAGAAGAAGATATGAGAGCTGTGACTGTAATTGAGAATCCTCCCACAGATGCGAATATCATTCAGCCATATGAATCCAGTCTGTGTGATGTTCCTGTCACACTTCCTCTATCTGGATACAGATGCGTTGTTCGTCCTGTGAACTGGTTTGAAACAATTGATTTGGCTGCACCTTCTTCCAATTCTAAAGTAGATTTCCAGATGCAGAGATGGTCTATCATCTATCATCACATCAAGAATGTTTCCATTGGACCATTTGCAGACTTTGATGACTTCCTGAAGAAAACAAAGTTTGCGGATATGAGCTTTCTGGAATGGGCTGTATTAACAGCAACTGCTGATGAAGAAGAACCTCTTGACATCGTTTGTGGAAACCCCAAATGCCAACGCCGTCATACATTCAAATATTCTCCAAGAAATATCATTCATCTGAATGAAGAGAGACTTCCTAAGAACTATCGTCAGATTTATGATGCAGCACCTGGCGAACAAGCATTGAAATTGTTTACGGAAATCAATACAAAGAGAACCCGTTACAAGCTTCCGAATTCTGGTGTAATTGTGGAAATCAATGAACCAAGTGCATATGAATATATCACAAAGAAACTTCCATTGATGATTCAGAAATACACGGAAAAGAGACCGGATGATCCGGATATGAACAACTTCAATGAAGAAACATTACAAGGTGATCCTACATTGCTGAACTTCTCCAACAAGATGGCTTGTCTCATGAGAATTTCTGCAATCAATGTTCCCGACAAGACAAATCCGAATCGTGAATATCGTTTCACAAACTGGGATGATATCGAACGTCAGATTGATAATATCAACATTCTTCAGGATTCTATGCTGATTATGAAATTGGCATTGGATTCCCGTGAAATGGCAGAACCCGCAGAATTCTATATCTCAGGTGTTAAGTGTCCTTATTGTGGTTATGAAGCTAATCACATTCCGATTGATAACATCACCAATACCTTGCTTTTCCGCGTATCTCGGAGGTTGGGCGATATGGAAGTAAACTTAATCAAATTGGATTAGAAATCATTGAATACGGAGAGTTATTCAAGAACATAATTTCCGTTGACGTGCTTGCAAAAATGCCGCTTCGATTTTTGCATGTCCTTCGAGATATTCGATTGAAGCAACTTGAAGAAAAGAATAAGCGGTTAAGTCAACAGCAAGTAACTGCTCCGAATGCATTACAACCCACCGCTCCAATTGGTGGGTTGAGTTCGGACGCGTTGGAAGAACTTGTTGAAGAATTGACATAACCCGATCAACCAACCAAGGACGGTGAATTCCAAATGGAAACATACCCACAACAAACTACGTTGGATACTGTCGTATTGGTGTTAATTCAACAAAGTGGCATCACTTTTGTTGTTGAGAATTATTCCGAGATACGTGAAGATTATTATATACGAAAAGAAGAATCCAACGGTTCTTAGATAATCTATATAGAGGAGGAAGATTATTATGATGCTTATACCCATGGGGTTAGATAGACAGTGGACAAACATTTACAAACAACATCAGTATCTTGTGAATTCCTGTAATATCTACTTTAATACGATTAAACTCGTAAACAATAAACACAAACTGCTTGACCGATTTGGGTTTGTGGAATATTATAAAGACATCTTGGATGATATCGAACTAACATCTCATCCAATTGATTTATTCATTCCTAATGACAATATGGATGAAGAACTGGAAAATCAAGATGGACATGTGCCACAAATTGTTACGGTAAGTCATAACACACCGGAATATGAGCGAATCAAAAAGCGTATCAACTTGGATGATTTGTATGCTACTATTCCGGCAACGGATCCCGTTCATATTGAAATGAAAAAGAATCCTGGGAAATTGGATATTGTTGTAGATGACATCATGATCTACTGGTGTGTGTTTAAATTCATGCATATGATTGAAATGATTCATTTGAAAGAAGTCAGTGTCATGAAGCCAGTCATCGAATATACTGTTGAACATATTACACTGGACCAGTGGAAAGAATACATGGCATCTCGACGTGTCAATGAAAAGAAGATTGCAAAATGGATGGAAGATAATTTCTTTGGTCCAGATTATGAACACACTTGTGCATTTTATGCATCTGAAAGTGTGGACAATAAAGCAATTGTGATTAATGTCGATGAATTGTTACGTAAATTATGCACCAATATAGTTTTCAATTCTGACATATACATCATTATCGCGGTATACCTCATCCTGTCGTTTTCTATGGCGGATATCATGGAGGGGAACTTTGAAGGTTCGCCATGTGCAACTTACGTCAGAGATGTGATATCACAAATCCCAATTAATTAAATTCATTTATCAGGAGGAAAGTTTTATGAGTAAGAAAAAGCCCGAAACAACACCCATGGAACAGCCGAAAAAGAAAAAGAAGATTATGATGAATACCATGTCGGATATCAAGAATCGTGTAGACGGTTTGAACAAACTGTCGACAGTTGGTATCTCCGCCATGACATTCCCCGACAAAATCTCAACTGTTCGTTCTAATATGGCTGCACGCCACACTTCCCAATACGTTGTACCAACACATCCCGAATTCCCCAGGGTGTATACTGGTGCAGAAGACCCTTTTGGTATGCGTTCTTCGTGGAATGTGGTTTGTAAGAATGACTATGAACTTGTCCGCAAGTTCGTGAAATTCAAGAACGAACCAATCTCACCTGTTGTGTATGTTTTCCGTGATAAGGTCACTGGGAAATACAAATGTGAACAGGTAAATCTTGCGGAGAATCTGATTGAGAAGTATGGATTTCGCACGTATGACCGTGTCGTTGGTAATTACGACATTGGTGATACCTTACCAAAAGGCACACCCATCTCACAGTCATCCTCATATATCAATGGACATTATTGCTCTGGACGTAATCTGAGAATTGCATATACCGTATTGCCAGAGTTAACAGAGGATGCTCTCATCATTTCCAAGAGTGCTGCAAAAGCATTGGAATATGACATGGTGGATATCGTAACCGTAAATCTGAAGAAGGACTCTTATCTTATCAACAACTATGGTTCCTTACAACTGTACAAACCATTCCCGAATATCGGTGAGTTTATCAAGAACGATATCATTTGTTCGATTCGTGAAAACTCTTATCTGTCTTCTTCCGCAGAAGCACTGATACCTCATATCAACGATAAGAACTATTATTCCCGTGGACAGATTGTCGATATTGATATCTTCTCCAATGTCGAATTGGAGAATGACCAGATGAATTATTATCTGAAACAGTGTCAGGATTTCTATCAAGAAATCTATGCATTTATCTCCACAATTGTAACCGACCCGTATCAGGATGATATCTCACTGATTGATATGTATCATAAAGCAGAAAAGTATTTGGCAGATGCTGCTTGGATTACAAAGGAATATATTGTTGACACCCAGATTCGTTTCAAAGTATTAAAGCATGTTCCGATTCATGTTGGACAAAAGGTCGTTGGTCGTTTTGGTAACAAATCTGTTATCACAAAGATTGTTGATGATGAATGCATGCCTCGTACGGAAGATGGGAAACACATTGAGATGTTGGCAAATGGTTTGGCTGTGCCTAATAGAATCATTGCATTTGCCACATATGAAGCAACAATGACATTTATGCAAGAACGTATGTGGGAGCATATATTGAAACTCCATGCGAAGGGTGTGGAACCCCAAGACATTGTGATGTTGGTGGCTGAATTTGTTGGTACGTTTGAACCGGCAAATGGTGATGAACTGATTCGTTTGTATCGCGAGCATCCAGTGGAAGTATACAATGATATCATCAAGAATGGTATCTATATTCAGATTATGCCATTGAATGATGTTTGTGTTCGTGATGCTTTGGTTACTTGTTATAAGAAATGGCCGGATATCATGAAGAAACACAAGTTGTATACAAAGCTTCGTCATCGCTGGATTGAACTTCCTGGAGAGTATGCAATCGGATATCAATATACCTGGGTATTGAAACAGGAACCTTCCAAAGCAATGAGTGCAGTTGCGACTTCCAAGACAACATGGTATGACCAGCCTGTAAAGTCTCATCTGTTTGGTAAGAAATCTATGAGACATTATTCTGACAATCCGATTAAGTTTGGTGAATATGACACTTACAATTTCCTTGCAGGTGTTGGTATTCAAGCATTCTCCAAGATTACCACATACTTCCGTGGTTCTCAGTATGAAGAGAATTCCATTCTCATGTCTCATTTAAACGACATGGCAATCGACACAAGCAAGTATAATCAGTTCCCACAATTGGATAACTTGAAGAATGTCCTGAAGTTCATGGGTATTAAAATGGCTCCGGAAATGTTCTCATACAATACAGCCGGAAGATTCGATGAAATCTTCTCTGTCATGATGGCAAATATTCCAGTGGATATTTCCATTCCAGATTTACGTCATGTACTGATATTGAATTCCTACTATCTTCAGTATCAGGAAGAACGCAGAGGAGTAATCGATTTGAACGAATTCTTCCAATTTATCCTTGGAACCAAATTGTTTGAACATTACCCTATGGACTATGTGGACCACGTCTATCGAAAGTTCATTGAACTGATTCCCATACTCAACCAAATCAAAATATATTGCTAAAATATATCAGTAATTAACTGAACATGTGATGTATCGGGGGCATATGCCCCCGATAACATTATGAAAGGACTTGATCAATATGTCTAACGTCATTCGTATCGGCAATGGCTATTATGACCTTGGCACAAAGAATGCTTCTTTTTTGCAAACGTGTCAAGAATTAAGAGCTGTTGGTGTCAAGAATTGGTATTTTCCATTACGTGTTGTATATCCTCAATTGGGTGTGCAAGATATCGATCCGTATAAAAAAGACATCACTCCAGAAGAAATCGGAAAGATCACATTGGAATGTAAAGCAAATCCATGGTTCTTTTTTCGAGAAGTACAAAAAATTCCCGTTCGTGGTGTTGGTAAAATGCCAACGGATTTATCCAGAATGGCTGCGGCCATGGTATGGTGCTTCGACCATTCTATTGATTTCGAAGTATGTGTTCCTCGACAAAATCGAAAAACAACGTGGGTAACCTCTATCGTATCTTATATGTTTTTATTCGAATATCAGAATTGTGACATTCCATACTTACACTTGACAGAAACACGTTGTACTGATAACGCTGGTATCTTACGTGATTATATTGAAGCATTACCACCATATCTCAATCCATGGTATGGTAGAAAGCATCCACCTGGCACAAAGTCATTGAAATACGAGGAACATGGAACCAGTATCGCCATTGTATCTGTTGCGGATTCAGAAGACAAAGCGCGAGACAAACTGAGAGGATATACATTGTTTGGAGGGTTTGTAGACGAATGGGAATATCTTCCATATGTCGGAGCTGTTGTTTCTGGTGGTGCACCAGCTATGATCTCTGCCCGTGAAAATGCAAGAAAGATGGGTATTCGTTGTTGTATGATGTACGCATCGACACCTGGCAACTTGGAAACAACGACTGGTAGAGAAGCCATGAAGATTATTGAAGCAACACCACGGTTTTCCGAAAAGATGTATGATTTATCCGAACAGGAAATCAAAGAGATGTTTACGGGAATGGATTTAACAGAAACCGATGGTACAAAAACACCAATCACAAAAGTTTATATTGAATATGATTGGAAGCAATTACGTAAAACAGAAGCATGGGTAGCGGAACAATACCAAGCAGCGATGATTGCAAATGATATTTCCGAGTATCGTCGTGGTATCTTGTTAGAAAGATATCGTGGTTCTGACACGAGTATTTTCTTACAAGAAGACATTGATTATCTCATTGCAAATGTACGAAATCCAGATCATGAAATCATGTTATTAAACAAATATGTTTTGTATGTTTACAATCACACTGTACAGAAAGTAGATATCAAATCTGAATATCAATACTTCGATGTGGATGTCCCATACTTAGTGGGAATCGACGTTGCAGCTGGTACGGGTGGTGATAATACGGTATTGTTGATTGTTCATCCATATACTTTGGAGATTGCAGGAATTGTATGCTCCCCGTATTTGGGATGTAATTTGGATTTAATCCGAGTTGTTGCAACATTGGCAAAAATGTTACCAAGAGCTATTTTTTGTCCAGAAACCAATTCTGTTGGTAAAGCATTGATTGAATGGGTTGCGGAATCGGAATTGGAATATCGATTCTATCACGATCCTCAATTAGATATGACAAAGAATGCATTAGTAAAGACAGTAGATAATGAAATTAGAATGAAACAAAAAGCGCAGATCAAAAAATATATTGGTACAAACGTGACACAAAAAGTGCGTAATGATATGATGGCTTTGTTAAAACGATTTGTACATGATTATCGACACATGATCTATTGCAAGTTCTTAGTTCGAGATATTACCAACTTGACAATCTTAGGTGGTAAGATTCAAGCAGACAAGGGTGAACATGATGACGTTGTGATGGCATACTGTCATGTCTTATATGTGTTGACATACGGCTATGATTTAAGTAGATTCGGTATCTATAAAGAGTATCAAACATTTGAGAAAGCATATCAGATTACACAAGAATATGAAAAAGCTGTCCAAGAAGATGTCGTCAATAATGTTGTCTATTATGAAAATCCAGATGCATATGAGAATCAATTGTTACGTGATTTAGTTGATAAGAATGTGCAAGATAAACGTATGGGAATTGAAAAACCTGGCGGTGTCGATCCATATGGCTATCGCATGGATCAATATAATGCTCGATTACGAGCACAACAACAACCTGAAGAAGATCATTTAAGTTTTGCAGATATGTCATTCTTCCAAAGCATCAATCAATTTTATTAAACAAGAAAAAAGCGGAGGAGATCAATATACGATAATTCATATACTCATCTCCTCCGCCTTTCAGCGGAGAAAGTCTATCAGATGATGCCGGAGACCTTCGACGGGTCAAATGTTCCGTTATGGAACATATCAGAGTCACTGGTTCCGAAGTGATTCGGTTCACCATATTCATCTTCGAATTCCTCTTCGATTTCGAAGATGATGTGGTCCGGGAAATCCTCATCTGGATATGCCGTAAGCCAGATGATTGCTTCCCCTCCGCTCGTTTTGTAAGCCCAGTGTGCGGAAAAGCACTTGAGTTCGGATATTGTCACATCCGGTCCTTCACCACCCTGTGTGGAGAGACGTACTGTCTCTGGTCTGGTGGGGTCGAAGTACCAGGGACCATCATACCCACCTTTTAATGTACAATGGCTTCCGCCATCAAATACATCGAGGCCGGCATGCATCTGCTGCTCCATGAAGATGTTGAACATCTCCATTGCATAAATTGCTTTATGCAATTCATCAGAAGCAGTGCGATACTGCTGTTTGGCAACTTCTGCCATAACATCAACACGGTTGCCATCGTACTGTGTTACACCTGCACTGAGGTTGTCTTCATTGATTATTTTTGCCATAAATAGTTCCTCCTTTGGAATGTACGCTCGGTTTCTTAAGACATGAGCTGGTCTTATATAACGATGAGCAGTTTAATGACTTACTCAGGTCATATTGATGACTCAGAATTAGATTATGCATCCTTGTCTTCGCCATCATCGTCCCAATTCCCAGGACCTTCCGCGAGTCTCTCATCAATGATTCTGTGGATAAACTCCTCGAAGCTGGGCTGTTGCGCCTGACGAATAACATTGTCCAGTTTGTCGCACAAGGTGACAGTTCTGTCTTCCACTCTTCGCCAGGACATACCTGGGATGTGACTGTACAGAACAGCTATGATATCACAGTCAGCATCACCGTTGAAATCGGTGTTCACTGTTGTGACGCCATATGGTGTTTCCTCATCTGGATTTGGATTCTCAATGACAATGAACTGGTGAAAAACCAGTTTGTCATTCACATATCTGTTGATGATAATGGTTTTTATTCCAGTTTCATCATCATTGGAAAATCCGATTTCGGCTTGATGAATTTCATCGAACTCGCCGCCGTGATACAGAATGGCAAGTTCAGACTGACTGAGGACGCATGCCGGGTTTGCATAAGCAACCCGTTTCAGAATATCCTGTTGAAGTCCTTGAATAAATTCATATTGTTCATGTGTCATAAGATTACCTCCTTTTTAGAATCTGAACATATCGACCTATTGGGTTCTTATGACATGATATGTCAGATTTTTTATAAAAGAAATGAGCAGTTTTTATACAGCATGCTCAGGCTGTCCGGTCCTTATGCGAACTTAATCACACAAGGACCACCGGTTCTGGGGGTGATGCTGTTGAGTTTGTACTCAACATCACCACACAGGTTACCGGTGTGCAGTACGATATGTGTTCCCACAATATCGCAATCTGCACAATCCCATACATCAGCAACTGCTTTCGCAGCTGCTTTCAGTACGGAATCAACATTCTCACCATCAGCAACGATGGTAACCTCAATGTCACTGAGGTCATCGTTATCGATGACGGTGAGATGACAATTCCAGTCTTGTGTCATACCATTCACCTCCTTTCAAAAGATTACTGATGACATCTTGCCGGATGCATAATATAGATTTCTCTATATCATATTAATGATATCTATATGAAAAAATAAAATAATAGAAAATATAATGTGGGGCCATATGGCCCCACAATTGTAATGTTCCATATCTATCCAAAAAAGCGAGAGTACCAATGCCCGCGTGGTACTCAATATATTTAGTCAGGAGGACTCATCTCTTATGGCAAAGAAAGTGAAAGCCAGTTTGAATAGATTACACACTAGTATCTCAGTAGCATAAAAAATTTACATCAAAAATACAAGAAAAACACACCCTTCCATTCGGGGTGTGTTGTTTCTTTTAGATTCTGCAATCATCTTTGATGAGCTTTGTGACAAATGCCACGATTTCTTCATCAGAGGATGATGTAAATATTTCTTTTCTGTTCTTCTCTACGGAGAATATTTCATCTCCATTCACGTCAAATTGAGATTTGATGTGAATCAAAAATTCATTTCTGCTACAATTTCCATAATGTATGGAAAATGTTGCAACTGAATTTTTATTGATTGTGTCATTAATGACACTCTCAATTTTTTCGTATGTTTCTTCTTCCTCCCATTCGGCGTAATTGCCGTTGGGACAGAAGTGTTCGTAGTCTTCACTACGAACAAAGGTTTCTTCCCATTCGTCCCAACCTGCGTTGGTATCATGGGAACAGTATGTTTCACCTGTGAGGGGGTCTGTTGCCCGTTTTGGGCATTTCTCACACGTGCAGTGTTCAACTACACGCGTTGTGGTTACAACCTTTTCGGTGTAACCGTTCTTGACAGTCGGCGTGCCAACTGATGTATGGATTTTATATCCCGAAATTTGATAATTGAGATAATCATTTAATTGATATATTTTTACAAAATTCATACACATACATATTCTCCTTTCAAGAATATAATGCTCAACTTGGTGTGAGCTTACCAATAATCAGATTTATTTCTGATATCATATTAATTATATATAGATAGAAAGTTGAAATAATAGAAGAGGGCCCATATGGGCCCTCATTCATTAACACATAATCTTTGGTAGCATGTGCATCTTCGGAGAGGTGCCAGGAAAGTAAGGCATGTATTGTCGACGCTTCATTCCCCAGTTTTCAAATGCCCTTGCATATTTTACATGATCACAAATATCAATATAGAATGTTTGGAATCCACGATTACGCAAACGACCAACTATCTGCTCTAAGATAATCAAAGAAGACTTTTGATCAAAGTTAACAACCGCTCCTAAGTTAGAAATATCCACACCCGTGCCACAACTCATTGTTGTTGCTAAGATGATATCTTGATCAAACGCTTGTTGTCTTTCGGATAATTTCATACTACCATCGACAGATGCAATCTTAAATTGACGGAAGTATGGATCTTTCATCATTTCTTCTTTAATACGATCAATTGCATCGAGTAATGGTAATAACAATAATACTTTACCCTGTACTTTCAATTTCTCTGCAACTTTCACCATATGACATGCATTCCGATAAAAGGGAATGCCATGTTGATAATCCATTAACATACGATAATATGTTGCACTGATTAGTCCCTTTTTCCCATATCGAAAATGTTCCTCACATATTTCACGAGAAGCATTGTAGTAAATATCTTGAAGATACACATTGATGTATTCATCTTGATATTCCTCATATCGTTTATCACCGACGAATCGATCTGCATCTAATAATGCTCGATTGAGAACATCATCCTCTTGTTCATCTGATCTACCAAGTGTTGCGGACAGATAATAATTACGTTTGATATTGGCAATAGCATCAAATTTCAACACACCCTTCAAATGTAGATGTGCTTCGTCTGTAATACGAATACCATAGTTCGCTTGTTTCAATACATTCATGAGACCTTGCCAATCTTTACGTAATTCATTTTCAATTGCTGATATGGTGACAACACATACTTTCTTGTTCGGTCCATCATAAATACGTGTTGCAATATCATTTACATCAACACCCAAATCTGTAAAATTCTCAATCCATTGATTCTTCAATAATGCCGTGGGAGCAATAATCAATGGTTTCTTTCCAAGCTGACTGATAACGGATAATGCCATGAATGTCTTTCCGCTTCAGACTATATCATCATCCTCACATAGGATGCCCTCCGCTTCGGTTTCCCTACTCTCTTTCGAGATAGTCGTTGAACGTTCTCCTATTCGGAGCTTCGCTGCTGATTGCTCATTCTTAATAATGTTTAGGATTTAACCATACACCATCTCATTGTTTCTTTTTACTTTCGTCACATTCACACTCATTCCTGTTCGGAATCATGTTGTAGTACAATGAGCATTAGAGCGTCCCAGCAATTCAAAGGGTAATTTAACATACCGATTACTCGATACGGGTGCCAGAAAGCCAACACCGGGCTTCACTTCACATGTCATTTTGGAATATCCGGTTTCTACCATCATTTGGATACAGTCAACTTGTAATTGAGAACGAGGTTTTCGATTCATTGTAATTTGAATAGGAGCACCATCACGTGATGCCACTCTGGTCGCTTGTAATCTTAATTTATCAATTACCGGATCTTTGATTTTTAAGAATCCAGATGAAATATATAATACATCATGTTCATTTCCAAAGATTGGTCGACGATTGATGTCTGATCCAGAATAAATGAAATATTCACGTTGTGGATCTGGAAGGGAGAAGTATTGTAATGCTTTACGTTTCACTTCCAGAGTGGGTTGATGGATAATTGCTCCAGTTGCTGTCTTTTCAACAATCATGTTATCCTTAGCCATTAGAACATACCTCCATTCATATCATCTACTCCACCGCCGGCATCTCCTGCATCGGGAACAGAACTATCCAAGAGATTCTTATTTGGATCCACTTCGTTTAATTTATTCTGGTTTGCTTCATCACGTGCTTCTTTTGCCATATTCTCAAAGTCTTCCACATCAATTTCTGGAAGATACTTTTGAATCATTTTCTTCTTTAAAGCACGTGCAACTGGTGTGTCTCCTTCTTCTCCATCTCCTTCTTGTCTTTCTTCCTTTGTTAAAAAGGTTTTCATGACAAGTTGCCATACAGCATCAAATGTGGAAATCTTTTCCGATGTCACATTCAATGTTTTGGATGTTGACATATGGAAGGAGAATGTCATATCTTTTAATAACTCTGGTTCAATATCAGTTTCCCATTTCAGTATCTTACGATAGAATTTTGTAGTATCATGATTCAATTCAATCTTAACACCTGAGACAAAAGAATTGAATTTGGTATTTGCCAATTCTGTTTCCTTTGCAAATTCAATCTCCGATACAGCACCATTTGTCAATAACAAAGCTGGTACTGGAGTGGAGTTAATAGCTTCTGCTTTCAATTGTTCCATTAAGTCGGATGAAATGGGTGAGTCTGCAGCATCGATAGATGATACTTGGATTGGTGCTTCACCCGATGCACCCATTGGCATAATCAATTCTGAACCACCACTTACCTTTGTCATGGAAGAACGATAATTGAAAATATCATTGGCTGTGATTCTACGAGCGGCAAACTTACGAATGGTTTCTTGTACTAATTGACGATAATTCTTATCGATACCACTCATTCTCAAATTATAAACACGAATCTGTGAATTGTTAATCTGATACAGCACAGTGTACAGTTTCAAGAACATGTACATTCTTGCCGCAATCAATCCAGGTTCCATCATGGAATGTCCACATCCCATACCATCTTTGTTAATGGTAAACTGTGAAACATGTTCTGCTGGAATATAAATGAAACGTAACATCGCTTCATTAAATTTGTGAGATTGCAGAATCGCAACGATTTGTTCATGTAATGCCGTATTATCACGCATGAATTTCAAATCAAAGTTATTGATGATTTTAGTTGCCAATTTCTCACAGAACATCTGGTCCGGAGAGAATGTATCATAGCCAATCGATGGTGTTCTTAATGTATAACCACTCAATCCAGAATTACGTCTTTCACCACTCTTTTCCGTACGAGTCTGGTCAGACACATAGTAATATCCGATCACAGTTCTATCAATACGAATTGGAATCAATTTCGTTGCTGGTAAGATACGAATGTAACATCCTTTGATACGGGAAAAATGTTTGTCAAATGTGGTTGGTTCTGATTTCATCCCATCTTCTACCACTTCTTCAAAGAATGCTTTCACATCGGTGTCATTCTTTGTTTCACGATATTTTGCTTCATACACCGCTTTTAAATCATGAGCAGATTGTTCAATCACAGGTAATGCAATATCTTGTTCAATATAAGAAATATTATCTGCAATTTCTTTTAATTGTGCTTCATATTGTTCATCATATTCCTTTTGTGATTTCTTATCCTCTGTTCCATCTTCATGAAATGTATGACCATGATACATAGGATTGATATCCATGATTTCTTGTTCTGTGAAGACAGTATTGTTCTTATTTTTATACTTGTTGGATTCCTGGATGATGGTATCACTCAAAGAAACCTCAATGGTTTGTTCTCCATATCCATATCCTTTCATGGTAGATGATATTTCAAACATGTTAGATACGGATGATGATTTACGTTTATTTTCATCATTTAAACGGAATTGATATAAGTCAGAGAATACTTTTGCATACGGAATTGTGTATACATAGGACTCCCCATACAGCAATGTGTTAAACACAATATGATTTTTGATAATATGATTTAATTCCATTCGATCTTCTACTTCTTCTATTTTTGCAATATTAGAAGCTTTCTGTTGATCATTTAATGCCACACGATCAAATTGAATCACACGTGATAATTTACCATCAACGGTATCTGCTTCACATACTGCATCTCTGGTAACTTGAATGGCGTTATACCATTCTGGCAGTTGTGATATGATCATATCCAGATCTTGACGTAATGCAATATCCGCAATTGTATTTACCGGTAAGAATGCAGCATCTTTCAATTCTGACGGAAGTTCTTCAATATCAACTTCTTCTCCCTTGTTTGTATGGAACTTCAATTTTGCCATCTTTTCCACAAATGACAAATCTGTTGACAAATTATAAGATTTCAATATTCCAGTAATGGTATCTTCGATTTCATCTTTACGAGCTTCGATTTCATCTTTACCCAATACATCATTGACCAATCCGATCAATAAATCTTGATTGACTTCTGGCATTCTCATCACTCCTTTCGTTAATTATAAACTGCAACTAATCTTCCAGTTGTTGTTGTATCATTTGTAATATCTGCATTCATTCTGGAAGCATCGATATCTTGTAATTGCATAAATCTCAGATATGGTGAATATACTGCTGCTTTCTTGGTAACATGGTCAGCTTGTTTACCCAATACAATATAAGGTCTTCCAGTAAACATGCCAGCTGCTCCAATATATGCTGTACTGCGATGTTGTGCACCTGATGACACTGCATAATTTTCACGTAATAACCATGGTAAAGATTCTTTAATCGTGGTACTTCCCGGATTTCCCATTTCATCCACAACACCAGCATTGAAGTTAAATTCAATCAATGCACGGTTTGTCAATTCTTCTTTACCTTGATAATAGAATCTGGTAGCACATGTTTGTTCACCAGAAATTGCTTCATTCATGTTCTGTGTATTCAAAGATGGCTGTGCACTTACCGGATAGCAACCAATGTATTTACACCAATACAGAATCTTTGTACCTGTTTCATTTGTGACGATATCAAATATCGTGCAACAATAATCCAATGCACGATCATATGGATGCAAATGACGTTGTTTCAATATTGGAATTTTACCATTACCAGAATCGATAATATATCCGTTATCATCCGAATAAGATGTGAAATTATATGTGTTATTAGTTGCATAATCATTATAAGATGAAGCAAAATTCCCAAGATAAATGTTATGAATATATCGCATCCATAATCGCATGCATTCATATACTTCCAGATTCTTTGTATCTCGGAAATTTAATGATAATGAATTACCATAATCATTGGAAACCGCACCACCAGGAGTGACAGTTGCTTGGTTCGTTGCTTTTACCATAGATTGAATCTGATCAATTTCTGTACCTAATGCCGACATACCCATGATACGATTGGACAATAAATAATTGAAATTATCCTTGTAACGTGGAGAATCTTTGTGTGCGTCTCCACAAGTGACATAGGACGGCGATAGTAGATACAAGATATGTGGAATACGAGTCCATGAGGTATAAAAGACTTCATCATTATTACATTGCTCACTCAAAGCACCATCACGTGCTAGAATATAACACTCGGGACGTGTAATAAAGATATGTCGAAATCCTTTACGCCATTCCAAATCTGCAACTGGTGTTTTGGTTCGATTATAAGAAAACACATTGGCGTATTGTGCAATCCATGGTTGTTCCAATCGAATAAATGGATCGATTGGAGATAATGAACGAGCAGTTCCGTCTTCATTAAAAGACTTCTCATACTTATACAACCCATCTTCCACTGTTTGGATTTGTTTTCGTAAAGGTTCCGCTTCCGTATAAGCTGGTGTGGTAGAACCTTGGAAACGCCGATAACCATTCACGGGACCACTGGTTGATTGATAACCGAATGACGCATGTGTATTATCACCCGGCGTCATCGGGTCATAATGCCGATGATCTTCTCTTGTTTTTGCATTCGTTTTATAATTTCTTTCAAATGCAGTTGGATTTTTAATTCCAATTGTTGGTGTATTCGGTAATGCTTCACCATGTTCTCCACGAACTTCCAATCCTGTTGTTGGATCATGTTTTGTTAGATAATGATCTTTTGGAGTCAATGTCTTATTATATTCATAATCAGATGGAACAGGTGTTGGTCTCAGTACCGTTTCTCGCAAACGACCTTCTTGCAAATAAGATACGATATTACGAGTATCCACACTCTGTTGTTCAATCATGAAATCTGCTTCATCAGAAAATGTAGAGAGATGTGGATCCAATTTAGAAGAATCAACACTAACGTCAGATTGTGAAAATGTGACATTATTGTATGCGATTGGTGCTGGTTCCTCAGGTCTATCCATGGTCAATAATCGTGGATTATAGATATCAAATACAGCTTTTGTATATTCAGGAACCCACTCCTGAATGGGTGCTCCAAATTGATCATTATATGCTTCATCTGCCAAATGGATTAATGAACCAACACTTTCATCCACTGCTGTTGCAATGATTTCACCTGCATTGGACACATATGTGACAATGTCATTTGCTGTATCTATCGCAGTATCAATCACATCTCCAGCCAATCCTCCAGTGACAGTATCTGCTAACTGTACGACATTATTTGCAACTTTTCCCAAAACGTTACTGGCAGTATCAACAGACAGACTAAGAGATCGTCCAACGAAAGAATCTTTTGCAAGATCGACGGCTCTCTCTGCAGTTTCACCAACACTATGTGCAATTTCCAATGCATCTGACATTTTACCGCCAGTCACATCATCTGCCAAATGTGTAAATTCATCAATAATTTTTGACATATTATCACTTCCTTTCGAATATGAAATATGTTATACCATGGATACAAGTTGTGTGATACATTTCCTTGAAATTGTACCAACCAATTTATTCATGTTAAATGAGGTCAGCTTTGTTTTGTATGAAGAAGATGATATTAACAAGAAAAGATATGCCGGATTCTCCAATGCAAATACGATATAAACACCACAACATTGCACAAAGTGTTGTACATATACCGCATCCAAATTCCCATATCTAACGGGATTGATACGTTTGATCAATTCCAATAATTCCATAAAGTTTGGACCATCCAAAGCTTGTACTTCGGATACAACTTGTCTGGCAAGATCTGGATTAACAGTATCTTTTAACAAACGTTTGAAGTTGATGGATTCATAAGACATTGCTTCTCCATCAATAATCTTATAAAAGAATGCAATTGCATACATCATGGCTTTTGTTAAGTTTTCACCTTTCATATACATTCTCAATTCCAATGGACAAAGGACCATGAATTGGAAAATATCAGCCAGAATCAACATGACATTACGATTAGAAATAAATTGATCTGGTTTCTTGTTAATCTGTAATGCCAAATATCCTGCTTCCAACGTAGCCATTAAATTGATATACTCGTTCGTGGAATTCAAACGTGTCACTACTTGATTGGCAAAGATATAACATTTTTGGTTTCCTTCTTTACCAATGACAATGTATGGAAGTACGGGTGGAATTTTGGATTCCTCATGATTATAAATCACAATGATTTCTCCACGTTCCCATGCATCAATTGCTTTTTTTACAATTGCATCACCATTCAATCTCATCAAAGCAACAAGTTCTTTTAAATCATCTGGTGTTTGCACAAACTCGGAAGCACCTGCTAATTCTTCTCGTAATGCTTGCGTGATATTGGATGTTTGATCATATTTCGCATATAATGAAGACTGCGACAATTTAGGTAACGCAGCTTCTTGTACAAATTGAATCATAATAACAACTCCTTATTTGAATTTGGCTATATCAGCCGATAGATTACAAAAATGTCGGGGGTTAATTTAGGAGGTATTTCAATGGAAAAAACATATCAAACATTATATACAGTCAATCTTGTATTATCCGTACATGGAACTAATTATCAAATCAACCAATCTGAAATTGTATCGATTTCCTTTATGCATAATTATGATACACACATTTTTCCCATTATTCGAATTCGATTACAGTCTGATTTGGAATTGTTGCAAAATATCACAGAATATCCTGATGAGATTGAAATGGTTGGCAACTTATATGGGAATATCTACTTATTGGAAGATGACCAAACAAAACCAACGATTGTGAATGGAGCACACAATATCCAATTCAACATGAAAGTATATATTGAAAATAAGAATATGCCAACATCCACAATGGATCAATATCGCGATGGTGTTAAAATTACATCAGATCTGAATCAAACACCAAAAGTACCAATTGAATTATACGGGTATCATCAATCATTAGTTTACTATATGAGAAGACAAACACAATCCGTTTATAAAAATATGGGATTGGAGTCTATTATTAATGATTTATTCCAACGAGGAAATGTGATGTGTTATCATAAAGACCCGTTAAATCAACAAGCATGCTTCGATCAAGTATTGATTCCAAATCTAAATCTATTACAAACACTCGCATATTTCGATACTTATTATGGATTATATGAGAAAGGCGCACAGATCTATGGTGATATTGATCAATTATATCTGACGAATACGGATTCTAATTTATATCAAAACATCGTTCCAATCCGCGTACTCAGTTCCCTCAGTGATTCTGATATGGCTGGATTAAAAAAATATTCCAATAATGAATATTGGATGACGATCCTATTCAACAATATTTCAATCTTATCAGAATCCGATATTGAACGTTTGATGCAAGCTGAGAATATCGGTGCTGTAAATGTAAATACAAACGAAATTCAATCTGCTTCATTAAAAGAGTTATATCAATATAAAACAAACGAGATTTATGGTAATGAAAATATCCCAAACGTCTTACACAAACACATGAATCCTTTCATTGCAACATCCAATGCGGCAAGAATCAAAGAAAAAATAACCAAAGTAGATATGTCAATCATTGGTGCAGATATTGGTGATATGCACATTAATACCAGATATAATCTGATGTTTGATACAACAATCCGTGGTGCAAATATTGGTGGATTATATCGAGCAAGGTTTGTGAATCATGTATTAACCAATCAAGGTGATGATTTATATGTTGCACAATCTACCATGCAATTGTGTAAAAACTAAACAAGAAAAGCGGGGGCCGAAGCCCCCGTTGTCCATATCATTAATAACCACCATGGAACCCTGTAAGGTTCTTGTGCAGATTGCTTGTTGCATATTCTGAGCCGATATTCTCGAGAGAGTTATTGGACTTATCTTCCTTGCTGACAAACTGATTGAGTTCCTTGTGGAGCTTCGCAGCATCCGGAAGCAATTCCTTCAGTGCAATGCAACCCTGAATGGGACCAGCCAGCATACCTTTCAACATACCAAAGAACAGAAGCTGGTTTACTCTCTTTAAGCATCTGAAGTAATCTTCCACTGCTTCTTCTCCAAAGTCCTGACCAATTTCCTGACCACACACTGGGCAGATAAGTCTACCGTCATCCAGTGTCTTTGCACGAATGACAAAGTCATTACCATTAAATGTGATATGAACACAACGTCTCTTACGACGTTTGATATCCTGAGGTTCATTCTGTGTTGTGATAATCGGATTCTGCTGCTGTGCGATATCAATCTGAGTCATATCCATAATGATAGGCTTAATCAGTCTATCAACTTCGGGGGATACTTTATTTCCAAACATACTCATGATAAATTCCTCCTCTTAATTAGTTCAATTTAAGTGCTCTGACAACCTGATACAGCTGTGGATACTGTGGTCCACAATCCTTGAGCTGAATCAGATTCGTCTTTACAACGTCAGCCGGTGCAGATGTGTGATATACTTGTACGAGATAATTCAGACAAGCTGTTGGCGGTAATGCATCCAGTCTCGCATATACCCATTTTGTCAGAGTATCCAAGAACTTTGTCTGGTTTACACTCAGCTTTGCATATTCTGCTTTCTGTAAGTGTAACAATGCAGCAATCACATTACCAGGATTGGAATGAATTCTGGCATCATTTTCAAACAAGTCAGCAGTCAACGGTAAGTCTGTCTTGATGATGTCTTTCACGGTGAGTTCATTATTCATAGCCAGATAAGCAGCGATTGCTAAAGCATCACCTTTACCAATACCAATCACTTGATTCTTGACATATTCATACTTTGCAGACAGCAGCTGTAATGCTGCATCATACATAGATGCGACAATATTCTCATCAAGATGTGTTTTCTTCGGAGGTTCTGGTGCTTTCTCCTTATCTTTCTTTGTCTTCTCAACTTCCGGCTTGTCAGCCTCGTCCAGTTTTCTCATTTCCTGCACATACATTTCTGCCGCAGTAATCAGAATTGCACCAATGAATCCATTTGCTTCTGGATTGTTCTCCTGATGCAGCTGCTTCATCATAATTGCAATGAAACGAGGATTGCGAACATGATGTGCGAGACTGTGCATAAGACCTCTCGCTTTATCATCATCTTCTGGTGCAAAGTTGATATAACTTGCAACTCTTGTCAGTCTCTGTGCGATATCAGAATAGAATACATCACCAGCTGCATCGATGATGTGTACCCATTCTTCCGGTCTGACATTGTTCGGTGTATAACCCTGTCTTGCCAGATACTCATCGAGACTTAAGAGAATGACTTTATCATCATCTCTTACCTGATAGAATTCGGTTGGGGATGTGGTGTTGTACGCCTGCTGATATGCCGGTACAGGCATGGGCATATTTGCTTGAGGCATTGCGTACGGCTGTGAATTCATATACATAATGAATGTCCTCCTTGTTTTGATTTTGTATCTATAAGTGATGGTAGCATAGGAAATATACCCATGCTACCATACAATTATATTCGGAATTACTTGCTCCAATTAACGGTTGTCTTACCGTCTTTACTCTTTGTCGTAACCGGCTTTCTCTGTGTCAAGAACTTCGGACGAGCTGCTCTCTTCATACCATCACCAATGCCTTCAGCACCATTGAATTCGGTCTGAATCATTTTGAGTTCTGGTCTGGGGAGTCCTGCGATAATCACAGTGGCTTCTACTTCACCACCGTTGTCCACCTGTTCGATATGACGATATTCATCAAATACAGAATGAATTCTGCTTCTGACTTCATCAAACACCTGTTTGAAGTCTTCACCTGCAAACATGGATTTCAGACTATAAGCGGACATGAAGGTGTACTGTCTCGCTTCCTCATCTGTCCATGAAGGCTGGAAACCGGTGAACATCTTACGTGTAATCTGACGTGTCAGATTTGTAATATCATTTGCCTTTGCAGATACAGCCACGAATCTACCAGGTGTCCAGAGGATAGTATCAAGGTCAGAATCATCGATACTGTCGAGATTGGTCATTCCATATTTCTTGCCAAAGATGATTTCGATTAAATCAACAATCTCTTTGTTGATGGGTGCATAATTGGAATCACCAGCAACATTGCGGAATACGGCATATGTCTTGATATCTGCCTCTGCCAATTCCATAAACAAGTCATTGCTATTGAGATGATATGCTGTCGGGTCTTCCATGCTGGGGCAAACGATAATCGGAATTACCTGCGGAGGTACCATTTCATGTTCCATTGCATATTTTGCAAGTCCTTTACAGAACACCGGTGTGGAACCAGAACCTGTACCACCTGCTGCAGATGTGACAACAACAATGGGAGTTTTGGCATTCATACACTTTTCAAACAATTTGTCAAATGCATGATTCTCGAGATGCTCTTCAAACATCCAAGCACCACGTTCTCTGTTACGACCAGAACCCTGTTTTGCATCTGTAATAATCGGAATTGTCTTGATGCGATTGATGTTCTTCATCGCTGTTGCAGATACAACAGAATCGACGGAATACAAATCAACATCCGTCAAGGACTGTCTGGATGCAATCTCAGTCACAATGTTGGTCCCGGTATTACCAAGGCCTACGCAAATGTGGTTACCAAGGCTTGCTGCAAATGTGTTTTCCTGTGTGTTGTTCATAACTTCGTTACTCATGATAAATTTCTCCTTTTAATTAAATTACTTAAAATTGTTGATATGCGATTGAAATAGATTACATCACAATCATATGACATCACTCCTTTCACGTACAAAACGGTCGTGGGGCCGAAGCCCCACATACCTTTATTATTTATTTTCAATTTTCTGGAATACATCCTGGATTGCCTTCATCAATTCCTTCTTCATTCTGTCATAATCTTCGAGGTCATTGATAATGATTGCTGCACCAGTATGCTGATTTCCATCATCATGGACTACGATGTTGGATTTGATATAATCGGGATTTCCGACAAACTGGTTGTGGAATTTCTCTGCGAATTCCATCGTATTGAACTGATGCTTTGGAACCACAAGTTCAATCGATACGCTGATGTTCTTGTTCTTGTTATCTACAGTCTGTTCAATCATAATTTCTTCGCATCTCCTTTCATATCCTGTTTTACTTTTGCAGACGGCTGAAGTGTGATGATATCACCATTTGCCACACGGATGGTGAAGATGTTGTACATATTAACCGGCTCATGTGTATCCATTGCAATCTGTACACCTGCAACATACATCGCAGCCATCGTTGCAAATACAGTCGGAGGCACGACAACATCAATACCATAGGTTTCCTGCAGTTCTGCAAATACCTCATTTTCCAGTTTGGAAATTGTCTCTGTCAAATTCTCGGTTCTCCATGCATCATACTTCTTATTCAGTTCTTGTTTGTAGGAGGAACCAACTGTCTCCACATGCTGACGGTCACGGAATAATGGTAACCGCTTATGAATCAACTGTGGTACGATATTAGAATTCTTTTCTGTCTCAGAATATTCGGTCGTATACTCGACAGATACCCCACACACATCGACTGAGAATTCCGGAACTTTCTGGGATGCGACAAAGTCGATGACATGTCTCCATCCCAATCCGAATACGATAATAAGGTCAGTCGCTCTGTAATACTGGAGTTTGAATTCTTTCCAGAGAAGCTGTGACGCAATCTCAGGAATCTGTTTCTCCAATACGGGATTGCCAAGAGCACACCACTGACGAAGCTGATTCTCTCTCAGCATCGCATACTGCTCCTGTCTCTGTTCGGGTGTTGCTGCTTTGTTATCATTCATCATGATAGCATCTTTCCTTTCTGATATAGATTATTTAATATATAACAACGGATGAGTACCCGTCGTCTACATGATAAATATATGTATATCCAAAAATATTTTTATTGAATATACATTGTTAGAGTGTATTCAGAAAAATCATATATATGCCAAGGAGGAAAAATTATGAAAATTATGTATATTAAATTGGTAAACTTTGCAGATGTGTATGCCGCATCCGGTAAACACGAAATTGAATTTTGTTTTGACAAAATTGACAAACCCATTATCCAGATATATGGTAGAAACCGTTGCGGGAAAACCGTATTGATTCAGAAGCTGCATCCCTTCTCTTCCATCAATCTGACTGGGGATGAAAGAAGTGACACACCACAAATCCTCAAAGGTGAAGTGGGAGTCAAGAACATTGTATATGAAATGGATGGTACTGTATACAACATCACACATACGTACAATCCAAACAAGAATGGACACACTGTTGTTTCGTCGATTATGAAAGATGGAGAAGAATTAAATGCAAATGGTGGTGTGAATACATGCAATGCTTTGATTGAAAGGTTGTTTGGAATTAATCGATACACATTCCAGTTTGTGATTAATGGAACGCAATTAACATCATTTGCCAACATGAATTCCACACAAAGAAAGACATTAATGAACAAGGCAATGGGGATTGATATCTATGACAAGATACACAAACTTGCCACGGAAGATTATCGTTATACAAGCAAACTGATTACTTCATTAACAAGAACAAAAGAATTCCTGTTATCTAATTACGGTTCTTATGAAACATTGAGCACTGCATTAGAACAAACACGTTCACAACATTCTGGATTGGTGGATTCTATGAATGATATGAAAACCAGATTAGATAGATTAACTGGAATGATTTCGTCATTACGTCAACAAAACTTATCTGGGGAATTGATGGATTTGCAAAATAAGCTGGTAACATACAAAAATGTCGTGACAGAAATCGGTCAGTATGATGTCAATCTGTATGAAAGTTTGATGGAGGAACAATTGCGAATTACAGAAGCAATGAACAAAGCCAATAGTCAAAGCATGTTACTCATGAAAGATTTGGATATCGTATATGAAAGAAAACACAACATCGAAACAGAACAGCAATCCCGTAAACGAATTGTGAATGATTATCAAAACATGGTGGATTTACAAGAAAAGCTGACATCTGAAATCAAAGGATTGGAACTGAGTGATGTACAAATTCAATCATCAAGTGCTATTTTGTCACAGATGTTACACATTGCAAATGGTGTGAATGATACTTGCAAAGAAATCACATTATGTTTGAACGGGACACATTTAACAATGTTTTGTGATATGATTCTCCAAGGAATTGACATCTCTGCATTCTTGATTCAGGAAGGTAGTGTATTAATGGATTCTGAAAAGGAGAGAAGTACGATATCCAGAATTCGTCACATGTTAAGTACGATTGAGGGAGACTATGTTTCCAAAGAAGATTGTCGATATGAAAACTGCATGTATCGGAATGTGTTTGATAAGTTACAGCAGTACTTCCGCTCATATGAGTCTGTTAACGACGGTAAATTTACCCAGTATGATTTGGAGAATTTCGAACATGCATTAAAGAATTATCAAACGATGTGTCGGTTAATTCGGATTGAAATCGCTCCAGAAGTAAAAGCTTTGTTTCATTATGAAGCTATCATCACTCGATTAAAGAATGGCTTAACAGGTATCGATGTGGAAGAGATTAAACATTGGACAGAACTTGCAGTACAACAGGAGCATTATCTTCAATTGGTAAAACAATTGCATGATGTGGAAACCCGTATCAAAGATATTCAATATCTAATGAGTTCTGAAATGAAAGATGAGATTCCCGTGGATGTATTAAACAATCAAATTCTATCATTACAACAACAGATTGAAGATTGTAATAAACAAGTTTCTGAATACAAACAATTGTTATCTGAGATAGACCACAAGAAGATGCTATTATCTTCTATTAAGAATATCGACATTCAGGATGTACAATCTCGGTATGACAAATTGTTCAAACAACAATCTCAATTGACAAATGCAGAATTGGAATATGAGAATCTTAACACACAATATTTGCAAATCCAATCTCAAGTACAAATGGTTGCAAAACAATTGGAGAATTTGGAAAACGCAGATAAACAATATACCAGAACTGTTGATGAAATTGAGAATCATTTATTGATGGATGAACGGTATAAGATTATTGCAGAAGCCACCTCCTCCACTAAGGGTAAACCTGTCATTGCCATTCGTGATAAAATCCATGAAGCATTGGTGATTGCCAATCGATTGTTGAATGTCATTTATGATGGTGAAATTGAACTGTTGAAACCCATCATTGATGAAACCACATTCACATTACCATTCCGATGTGGAACAAACAAGTCTGACGATATCAGAACCGGCTCTCAATCAGAATCCACATTATTATCATTGGCATTATCATTGGCATTGGCTCACACACTGATTCCAAATCACTTTGTTGCTTTGGTGGATGAGTTAGATGCGTATATCGATGCAAATACTCGTGACATGTTTGTGTTGATGTTAAACGAGATGATGTCCACATTAAATTGTGAACAAATGTTCATGATATCCCACAGCATTCAACCGGGTCAATATTCACACATTGTTCACACAATCGATATTTCAAAATAATAAAGATAAACGGGGCCATATGGCCCCGTTCTATTATTCTTTCTTTTCATATAGATATGATTTATTTGATATAGAAATATATCAAATACATTTGAAAGGTTTGATGTCCATGATTGCATTCATCAAAATATATGAAAAGGAGGTGAATAATATGGACATGGTTGCTTATGCAAAGGCAGCAGTTGAAAAGAAGTCGCAGGAACTCAAAAATGTGACAACATCAACTGCTACCAATTCTGTGATAAGTCCGCTCGAACCAAAGTATTCCGGATACGGAAATGTTTGGTTTGTTGATTGGACTCATCCGGAGTCTAAAAACTTCACACCAATCCCATTGCACTAATGATGTGAAGTAATGAGACGTTCCATTCGCGTCTCTATTATATTGTGCAAGCAACTCCTTCCATTCGGGAGTTGTTTTTCTTGTATTGCCATCACGAATGCTCTTGATTGATGATGATTTTGTATGTTCCCGAAGAATCTGAAAGAAATTCGGCAATCAATTTTGTATTATCAGTTAATCCATCAAATGGTGTTTGGTCAATCCAGTATCCGTTATCAAACCATATCGGATATCCAAACTCTTTCAATTTTTTGTATGTGGTTTTAATTCGGAAGATCGCATCATCATAAAAGAACTTGGATACATCGTCTTTGATAATGACACGTGCATCTGCATAAGAAACATCATACAAGTGTAATGCATCTTTTGGTAAGATTCTAAGTGTGACATGATTGATTTCATCGAACAATGCCAGCATGTTGGGATTGCCACCATGATCGAATAATCCACCGAAGATATATTGGAATTCCTCTTTGGTAAATTCTACCATATAGGATTTGAAATAGGTAATGACTTCTTTTAAGATACGAATGTATTCTTTTTCACCAGTTGCTTCAAACTCCAATGCAGATAATGAAGAATTTGTTTGTATTTCCAATGCACGAATGATACTTCTCATCAGAATCAATAACTGATCTCCATCACCTTTCATTTGTTGTAATGCACGATAAATCTTTGGATTCTCTCGATACAATAGTGCTTCAAATGAAGTTGGTCCATATTGTGATCCAGAGACATCTAACAATATCTTATCTTGGATAATATCTTGATAATTTAAACGAATGGTATCATTGGTAATCTCAGCATTATCAAGTGTTCTATTCTTCCATTTAGAAACTGTAAGATTACATACTTTCACAAATTCTTGATTGTCGAATGGATATGGCAATGACAATACATTCTGATTTAATATATCATACACTGGGATCTGGTATATGGTATCTTGAAATGTAAATGTGATTTTGGATGCATCGGTTTCGTCACCATAGAAGAAATACTTCAATACATTTAATTCAGCCAATGTAATTCCATAAGATTGTACCAACAATTCATCTGTATCATAAGAGGTAGAATCACTCCAGTTACGAATGGGATCAACCAAGAATAACCAATTATATGCGTCTGTTACTTGACGGAATTCATGAATCGTAGAAGCTGTTCTTAATTTGGTTTCTAAATAAACAAATACATTCTTCACATTTGACATTAATACTTCGGCGATATTTGTGTCTTCTCGATCCATGATTCGGTCTAATATCGGCATGAGTCGATCAGGTTCCAGATATTCATATTTCGATAAAGCATTATATTTATCCGACTCTTGTGTCTTCAAATCAAAGTTGAAGGATGACAACTGATATGGTCCACCCAATTTCAATGGATTTGGTGTACCATCTGCTTGCAATCCATTGAATAACAAATCCAGACATGCAGCAACACCATTGATTGTACCATTTGGCAAATATAATCCACCACTCATATATCGACCACGAAAATCCGTATGATTCCAATTCATCATGATAATCAACAATAATACGGCTTCAAACAAACTAATGCTGGATTGTCCACCTAACGATTGAGAAATCGCCAATTGTGTATACATAGTTTCTTTCCGATGATCCAATAAGCCTCGTAATAGAATACAACACTGCCACCAGATATCATCCATATCCATTGTGGTGGATAACTGAATATATTTGGAATTGGATAAGGTGTAATTCATTTCTTGTATCATCTTTCTCACTTCTGCGGTATCCCACCAACGTGGATCTCCAGATGCAATCTCTTGCCATGGATATTCCTTGATAGAATTCTTAAACTGAAAATAAGAAACATTATCATCCGTTGTACCCATTCTACGGAATACAATATTTTGTTGGGGAATCAATTTACCTGTCTCTGGATCTTTTGTATATAATGGATAGCCATCTTTGAATGCTTGTTGCTTTACCATCACAAGTGTATAGATATCTGTGTTCTCATATCCGATTAAGTCTTTTACACGATAAACTGTATTTGTCCCTTTGTCCATTAATAACATACGAAATTTCTTTAAGAACTTAACTAAAGAACTCATCTCCATCAATACACTCGGCAATCCATATAATGTGAAATAATCATTGGCAATCTCATTTGTCATATAAATTAATTTCGTGGATTTCTTCATAAAGGCATTCATACATTGTCCGATTGTCATATAAATAACCAATAACCGAATAAAAGAATTATAATTCGGATAAATCTGTTGGAAGTCACCCCGCAGTGTTCCATAAACATAACGACACACCTTCTTGTATATCGTTACAAATTCATGTACAATATCTGCTGATACAGTAACATTACCGTATGTCTCATGGTATGTTTGTAATTTGGATGTGTTGATCAACAGAATATCTCCGTCTTTTGCAACACGAGAAACTTCCAATGGAACTGCATTGCTTCCAATATGTCTTAAATATTCTACATTCGGATATTGCTCCAACAAATCCTGATAGTATTTTGAATTCATAAACAGTTCTTGATATTTTTTTGGCATATCATGAATTGCTTGTCCTTTCGATAATGATGCATCTTGATCATATGTTTTGACAAAGTCGTCCGGAACTTGAATGATGGGATCCACATTCACCAATGGTTTTCCTGTCAAGTTCAAATAATATTTGTTTGGCTCTTGATATGCTCGAATACGGGAAACACGTGCACGTTTCAACAACAATTGTTTTGCTGGATACGGGATGAATTCAGGATGATCCAGATACTTAATGATCTCTTTATAATCGTATCCTAAATCAGCCAATGCATTTTTCAAAACATAGGAATTCCAATCATAAGATTCGAAAGCATCCTTTTCCAGAACTGCATTTACATACTTGGATCCATTTACTTTTGTTTCCATCGTTTCATATTTGCGAGCTTCTTCTTTGTTCATGAATTCCGTGTTGGTAATGATCAATTGTAATTTCAATAGATATTCCGACATTGGATTCTTTGAACTCTGTTCCAATCTAGACATGATATCACTTCCAAAATAAAAAAATATTGTGGGGGCATATGCCCCCACTACATGCAACATCAATAACCATTCAAGCGATTTATCTCCGCATCTAAAGATTCAAGATAAGCATTTGAAGTATGCATATTGGGAATCTTGGATTGTTCCGGCATCATATCCATTGTTTTCCCAATGATAATTTTCTTGATATGGTCTGTCGTGTAGTTACCCGGAGGTAACGGCTGGTCGGGAAACAACAATTCATACAGATGCATCAATTTCTGTGGACTCATAAAATTCACCATAGTCGTGATATTCTCCATATTACGAAATGAGATTCCTGCTTCGAATTCTTTCAACAATTGATAATCTCGTTGGTCACGTAATATCCGTTCGGCGAACTCTTTGTTTCCTTTGTAACGAGGATATCCAGGAACCCATTCTGGACGCATTTGTGCATCTACGAATTCAATATCCTCACCAAGATATTGCGATAAGAATTCACATATGGTATGACCAAATACACGAACATGTTCTTCTGTGTTAATAACCACAATCATCAATCCATTCCCACGTGGAGCATTCTGACTATTACCATAGAACCAGTCGTATACATTTCCAATGACATCTGGTCTCTTCAGATATTCTTGAAATATCTTCAGATTATCCATGTTGCTTAACTGACTAATTCGCTGGTTATTGTCAATCGTATTAATGATGGCGACGGAGGGGTCCAGCCACCCCTCCGACAGCACAACATGAAATTTGGTAATGCTTGGCATATTGATGACGGGTTTCTCTTTGATATAGGAGGAACCATCACTGTTATATACCACCTCTTTATTGAATTGCACTCTGTTTCCACCGGCCGATACATCAATGACATAATAATTTGCATTTGTCAATTGTTCGTAATCCATGAATTGTGCCAAACAATTGACAAAGCATCTTTTACTTGTGACAAACATAAATATCACTCTCCTTCTCGTGAATGATATATTTATCAATTTTTCTTATTTATTGTCCACAGGTATCCAAGCATGTTCCAAATAGCAGAAATCCAATGCGGTTCATCTTCCAATCCATTGATAAACTGACAAGTGTGACGACAACCAGAATCCCAGAAGGAAGACGCAGGAATACCCTTCTTCCAGTTATCAACTCCATATTTCTCAGCTCCCTTTTCATAATGGACAGCCAAGTCACGGAGCATCCATGCAAATGCATCTGCAGAGAACATCCCTTCACCATATTTCACAGCTGTGATATCAATGATAACTTCGATTGCATCTCTCTGGGATAATGCCACTAATACATCCATTTCTGTTGTGTAAGCTTCGTATAAATCATCATCCACAATTTTGTCAGTAACAAGCTTTACAGTCTCCCATGGAATCAAATCGAATTTGCCTTTACCAGTTTTGGTATAACGAATGGCACCACCTTCGAACTCGTGATACTCTCCATCCATCTTGATATAATTGTCACCACTTTCTTCCTGTTCCTGTGGTTCACCCTCATCGATATCTCCTTTCTGTTTTTTCATAATTATTTCATTCTCCATCTCATACATCTTTAAATCCTCATATAATTCAGGAAACATCCATACAGGTGCTCCAGACAACAAAGTGTCCAGTTCTTTTTTCAGTTGCTCCTTGGAATATGTGTAAACGTGCTCATTCATAATAATTTCCTCCTAAAATTAATTGTAGGGCTGGCAATGCCAGCCCATCGATATATTAATCATTGTTGTCTTCATACTGGGAAAGAGAATCGATATCTTCGGATTCATCATCCTCTTCATATTCCTCGGGTAATGATTCCAGATAATCTTGCACATATTTATTGAAGATGGTCGGACTTTCGTCAAAACGAATGTCACCAAGACGTTTGATAAAATATGCGGTTGTTTTCCCGGGTTCTTCTGACATCATCAGGTAGAATGGAAGCAATGGATTACAGTAATCCGGAAGTCCTTCTTCTTTTGCTCTCTTCATATCTTCATACACCTTGCGAGGAATATTCCATATAAACATCCGTGATGGAGATTCTATCATCGGAATGTCAGCGAAATATATGTCATGGAACTTCTTTAATTCCATAAACACTTCCATTGCTTCATCTTCATCCAATGCCATTTCTGGTTCCACATTAGATTCAAAACCATTGAGAATGATATCCAATGTTTTGGAAATCTTGGCTGAACGAATCGGGTCACTAACAGAAAGAATCTTACCAATCTTGGAAAGAATGGGATTCTCTGGTATCGTAGGTGTGGTTGTTGTAGGAGGAATGGGTTCGTTAACCTGAATACTCAGTGGGTGATTTTCATCCACAGAAGCGAGCACAATGTCTTCCGGTCTCATTTCCTTGAATTCCATATTGATACTACCGGTTACGGGAACATTGTTTCCTGTTGCAACAAGGGATTGCAAGTCGGATGCTACCGTTGTTTGTACCGGTGGTTGCTCAACCACCGGTTCCGGAATTCCTCTTAAATACTTTGAATAATGCATATGACATTCTCCTTTCATATATCATAATACGACGAAACTTGTCCAGTTGCCAACAGATGTTCTGCAACATCCATTGATACTTCATAGATATCCGGATAATCCGGATTCAAATTCTTCTGTCGATATTGGACACCACATGGATGCTTTTCAACCGCTTCTTTCATTTCCAATCCTTGGACATTTTGGAACATCTTTAATCTGTCTTCTTGTGTGATTGCCATTCTCAAATCCGTGTCACGATATGTTCTACCACATACACGACATTTATATTTGGAGAATGAATCATCCAAAACCATACCACGGTTTCCACAAATACAAGAGAAGATGTTCATACCAACCGGGAACAGATATGCATAATCGATACACACGGGTTTCCCTTGTGCATTCAATCCCCAGTTTGCATAGTTCTTATCAATGATTCCCACATCACCAATCAAGAACTGTTTACTCCAAGCTTCCAATATCTTTCTGATAGAATCACGATAAAGACACATTTCATAGAAGGTGGTAAACGCAGGACAATAGTCTGAAACCAACAGATGTCCGCCTGGTGATATTTCATTTGCCATCGCAACATGCGGTGCTAATTTATCAGCCATAACCCATTCTTGTTTGTTATCTGCAACACCTTCCATGTCTAATGCTATCTTAATCACATATCCATCATATCTAACGATATGCCTATTTGTTCCAGTTCCTACATTCTTAAAGTCTATATGGTATTCATTAAACAAGTCGATGATTTTGTCTCTTCTGGATGTTGGTAACATTCCATATTGAAATGAGACTTCACCGAGCTTTATCTTTAAATCCAACGGTAGACTGTTCAGTCTGGAACGGAACGTTCTCATTTCTTGTTCTGCCATGATAACTCCCTTTCTTCAAACAAATAAAATGCGGGAGCATATGCTCCCGCATTGAGTCATCAATATTTACCGTCCCAACTGTGTTCTGCCATCTGTCTCCATGTCATACCAGCTCCCTGCTGCTGAGGAGGCGGATTATATCCAGGCGTTGCCTGAGGGAAATTGTAGATATTCTGCTGCGGCTGAGTCTGCTGAGGAGATGTCCACTGCATTGGATTTGGTGCGGACTGTACATACGGCTGTGGTTGTGTGTACATATTATCCCACATATTCACGCCGGGCTTCTTTTCAAATGGATTCTGACCATAACCAGAATACTGATACATGGCAGATGCATCATTGTATCCAGGTGTATAATAACCACAATTCGGATACTGCTGCATCGGAGCCGTCATAGGCATTGCGGTAGGCTGTGTCGTTGTCTGCTGATTCTGTGCCCACGGATTATTGCCAACTGCCTGTGCAGCATTTGCATCAGCTCTTCTGGCATCATACATAAACTGATTGAATCCAGGTGTTCCATTATTCGGCGGATAGGAAGAGAAGGGTTGTACGCCCTGCTCCTGCACACTCAGCATCTGTCCAACACCTGTCGGAATCTGAGACTGCGGAGGTGCGGACTGCGGCTGGTTATAACCATACGGATTTGTGAATGTGCCATAATTCGGCTGAGGCTGACTCATACCGTCAGGTCTGCGTACATCTGTGGTACCATAACCCATACCACCATAATAGAACATACCGGGTGTGCCGTATGACTGCTGACCCTGGTATGTGTGGGTTGCAAAACTTCCAACGTTTGTCGGATAATCCGGATTTACATAGTTACTCATGATAAGTTCCTCCTTATGATTAATGAAAAATGGCTGAAATAAGTGTCGATAATGTCATCAACAGCTCATACAGGTTTGTCGGATAAAGCATACCGGGCTTCCATCTTGTACGGAAGCAAGCATACGTGTCATTGATACGGATGAGATGTCCATATCTAAACGGTGTGTTGGAAGGTGTTTCCAACATCTTCATATAACTTGGTCCGATATTCAGTTTTGAAAGTGTGGTCTCAACATTGTTAACAGGACAAATACCGGAGACATTAATCTCATAATCTTCTCCTGTTAATACAATACCAAGTCTCTGTTCCAATAACTGCAATACCTTGAACAGTCTGTCCAATTCATCTTTCAGATAGCGAACGGGTGATGGCATTGTAATCACCCAAATCCCATCCGGCATCTGGAAATGTGTCGCTCTCAAGATACAACCGCTACCTGCAAGAGGCATGGGAAGCTGCTGTCCATACGCATTCGGCGGTGGATTCAGGAACTGGTCAATCTGTCTAACCCTGGCTTCCTGCTGTCCATACATACGACCGGCTTGTGTATCACGGCATTTGATTTTGAACCCAACAAACGGTTGTGTCTGAATCGCAAATGCAGGATACGACTGCATGATGATTGTGGAATAATCCACGTTGGTGTCCGGACCTAACACCCGTGATTGAAGTTGTAAGATGCTCATAAAGCGAGCCCTCCTTAAAATAATATTTTTGAGAAGAGTATCCCATGGTATGGGTTCTTCTCAATTTAATTATACATATACCGAAAATAATTATTTTCAGATATTTGTAACAAAGTTTTGCATTTGTCTACCAAAGAAGATTGGAATGGACAAAGAGCAGTTTTCCATGATATCTGGCTTTAATGCAAAGGAATCTACCGATAAGAATGGATGACGAATGGCATTGATTTCTTGGTCTGATGAAGAACCTTGCTTGTCTCTTTGCTTACCTGCTTTAATCATCAGATACTTATTATCACCAGCATTCTCAATGTTGATTAAACCCAAGAAGTCACATACTTCAAGTACTTCAAATGCGGTACCAACTTGAGAACGTCCAAGCACTTCTGCTGACTTATCATAATTTCCATGAGAAGTCGCATCATCAACTGCTTGTGCAGCGACTCTATTGAGCTGGTGTCCTGTTACAATTGGGATATTAAATTGAACAGCAATCAATTTGAATTCATTCATAATCGCATGCAATTCACTCTTTTCAGATGATGTTGCAGCTGCATCTGTACGAGCACTTCTGATTCGCTTGATATAATCGAAGTACAATGCCACAACTTCCGTGTTTTCTGTATTAAATGAACGAATGATATTCGCAATATCTGCAGTGGACTTCTCTCGATATCCATAATACAGCAAGACACTTCTGATTCCCTTTTCCGTTAAGGTACTATTAATCATCTCACAAATTTCATCAACAGAGAAATTATTCATATCAGCCATAGGAAACAACAGACTCCACAATCTTCGAACTGTCTGTTCCATGGTATTTTCCATTGAGATATAAATGGAGATTGGTGTCTTTCCATGTGTGACATTCTTTAGATGTTCATTATATCGACACGTGTCCACATGAGATTGTAACAGAATGCCCGATTTGTAGTTACCAGGCAATCCCGCATACACATACAAACATCCAGACAAATATCCGGGTGATAAGATTTGGTTTAAAGCTCGAATGGATGTGATGATACATTTATCAGCTGAACGTGCATCCAATGTGGATGCAATTACTGTTTTCATGGCATCCTTGTCATTTGTATCAAACGTATGTTGTGTGGCTGTCACATTGGCAATATTGTATGCGTTCATGATATCATTGGACATCTTGTACAATGTGTCAACCGTTTCTTTGATAGGTGCTTCATCATCATCCAACATATCCATTGCTTGAATGAAAGAATTCTTCACCTTTAATATCTTTGCATACTTGACATAGTCAGCTAAAATAACACACAGACTTGTGACTTCAGATTGTCCTTTGATACTGGGATTCTCACGTAAGAATTTAATATTCTCAATAATCTCTTCGTCTTCCCCTTCATCTTTCATAATCTCCAAGATAAGTGAAACACTATTCACATTTCTCTCATAGAAAGATAGTAATCGATGTGCTGATAAACAATGCACTGACTTTGATGGATATTCCGAAATGACTCTTGAGAATAACACTTGATTCTGAGAGCTCTTTAAATCTGCTTTATCAGATGCTAAGATAGAACAGATGTGTTTATAAATATTTGACTTCAATTGCTTCATGGCTTTTCATCTCCAATTCGTATTCTAAACTTTCGTCAAAAAGTTAGTTGAATTAATGTTGGGCGGGATAACCCGCCCATTCACATTAATCATATACATATTAATCGCCGTTAAATTGAAAATGACCTTCGTCACCCTGAGGACGCATGAGATGTGCATCAAAGATAAGTGCACGAGCAGAAAGGATATACTTGACGATGGAAATAGATGCCACAATAATTTCCATGTCATACTGCGCTGATGTCGGAAGTGTTCTCATATCTGTAAATTCATCATTGATGATATCATAAGAAGATTCTCCTTCAATCATCTTTTCATAAAAAGAATTTCTCTTTGCATTCCATTCTACCATCTCTACATCGGTTGGTTTATTGTGTTTCGAATACCAGATATCATCTGCGAGTTCTTTAATACTTCCAGCAATTGCATCGAGAATCTTATATGTCAATGGAATTTTGTGGTCTTCTTCATCATTCAATCTGATGATACGCTGATATCCGTACCAAAGCATGTTTGGAACCACACCGTATTCCAATGCGGATTTTGCAATGGCGATACAGTCATCCAGTTTATCAGATAACAGTTTCTGTTCCAGTGTGGATTCCGCACGTACTGTGATAATAGAATCCTTGGACTTCATCTGCAATGCTTTGATACGGTCACTCAACAATGTTCTTTTTGCATAACTCTTTTCATTGGCATATTTAATTTGGAGCACATCCACATATTCCTCGGGAGATTCTACTCCATAGAATGCCAGACAATTGTAATTATAAACGGATAGTTCTACTTCGGAAAGTTCATCCTTCTTGATTTGCAAATCGTGAATGGTATGTGATTTTGTTTTCAACACAGCAGCCAAGTCATGAATTTCATCTTGGAAATATCCAGAGTCTACTTCCACGAGATAAATCGGAACACTTGCTTTTACCATTGCACGTTTACCACAATAACGAACCCACATATTATTCATGAAGGATGCAGAGAAAGTGCGGGCAATAATCATGATGTTTTCATCATTTCCTTCACCAATTCCTGCCATCAGATTTGTCCATTCAGATTCACCAAATGTGTGGTCGTATAATACAACTTTCATCTTGGTTTTATTCTCAATAGACAATGCGAATGTTTCATCCATGTTAATGCGGATACGATAATCGCCAGGTAATGTTTGTACCTTGTATGTGGTAGAAGATGATTCATACATCTTTTCAGAATCCACGATGACATTATTCATGGAAACAATTGGTGTACGAGGGTCATTGATATCTTGACAAACTGGACAAAGTGCATCTACCAAATAATCCACGAGCTCCCCATCATAGTTTGCAGCCACCATCAGCAATGCATATAAAGAACCTTCCGTGAGAGGTTTGATGGGTCCATCTTTACCCTTGTCAACAGCAAGTTTGGTAGAAGAAAAAAGATTTTCTTCAATCAGGTCAAGAATGTCTTTTATATTTCTTTTATCTTCTGATGTCTGTACCAGTACATTCAACTTATTGAAAATCTTTTCAGCCAACAAAATGCAAGAGGTTGTGCCATCGCCGACATTATTGTTGACTCTTTCAATGATATTCTTGATGGCGAGATATACCATCTTCTTGTACTGGTGAGAGAAACCAAGTGCATTATAAATGTTATAACCATCTTTCGTTGCAGTCGTTTCATTGTTTTCAGAAATCATGATACTGGAACCATATGGTCCATAGGTTTCTTTGAGAACATACACAATGGTTTTGAATGTGTCTGTCACGAGCTTTTTGAATGCTTGTTCCGTAATAACATTCACATGGTTATCGTGACTAAAGGAAGTATAATCATACACCATTTTACCTTGACCCATCATTTCTGCTTCATTAATTGTAATACTCATGATTCATTTACCTCCGTTATCAGATTTAATTTCATTGAAGATTCTCACTTCAAAAGCGGGTGTACCTTTAGGAACTTTCGTTCGTTTTTTTCTATCTCGGATAATATCTACTCCGAATATGATTTGGAAGAAATCATATTGTACAACAGATATCATGGCTGTGATATCAGAATATAATACCTTTGCCAAATGATCTCGAGCTTTATAATATTTCACATTCACATCTTCATATTCATCTCTGATTTCTGCATATTCTTCTTCATATTCAGCATCTTCATTATGTTCATCCATTCTGGATTGAACAGTGAGATGTTGTAAGATATACTGTTGTAATTGTGAAGCATGCTGTCGAAGTTGACTCATTCGTGTCGATACAGATAACGATGTGATTGGAATAGAATATTGATTTGCCATATATAATAAAATCAATTTGCAACATGTCTCCGTTCGTTCAAAAATCATTTGTAATACGACTTCTTCATTATCATCATGCTTTCCAATGATTCTCGCAGTAAAGTCACCATATTCCACAAGTCGATTGTATAATTCAACTGTGGTTTTCTGATATGTGTCGAGTTCTTGATAGTCTGCTTTTGAACAACGAACAATATCGAATCCAAATAGTTTCATTCACTCACTCCTTTCACACCACATAGTGTCAAGTTAACAGAATTCTTCATGACTGAATATAATTCTCGTTTAGACACATCTCCAATACAAACAAACACCGTATTGAAATATCGATGATATTTGGCATCTGCCACAGATAATATATTCGCCGGTTTTACTTTAATACGATAATCCCATTCATTTGGATAAGTTCCAATATGGTCATAGATTACATCACATCTTATCGTATATTTGGAATGGTGAATCTGAAATTGTTGTGGTATCTGTGATAAAGAATTTGTACGACCCATAATCAGCAATGCATTCTTGGTAATATGTTGCAATTGATGATTCTTTTCTTCCATGATATTGTAAATTCTGTCATCTGTTACAAAAAATTTCTGACCTTTACGAAAGGCTTGTTTTCGTTGTTGATCTTGTACTGCTTGTACCAAATCCAGATGATTGGAGATATACGTTCTACCATCCAATTTACCAATGCCTTTACGAGTGACTCTTCCACTATTTACCGTGCCAGGAGCTTTTTTGTCAATCGCATAAGTTGGCACACCCCATAACTTACGAGCCATTCCAATAATGGGTGATTGTTTTTCCAAACAATTGACAATCGTTGGTGCATCCATAAATGGTTCACCACCCACATCAAATGGATCTCCGATCAATACAGATTTCCATTTACATACATCTACAATCATTCGCAACATTTCTGGTTCAATTAAATGTGCATTGTTGATAATGACCAATTGAAATCGACGGATGAATTCTTGATCAACTGCTTTGATTTTCGGTTGGTTCTCTTCCCATAAACGAGGAGCAAATGGATCATATGGCTTTACATTCTCCACAAACATGTCGATGAACAATTGTTGATATGGGATGTAATTCGGAATTGGTTTCTTGGGAATATAACAAAAGTCCCCACATCCTTCGACAATGAGGATGCTTTCAAAAGAAACCATATCTGTTGCAACATCCAATATATGGGACAAAGGATGTGATCCCACAATACCACCAATTGTCAACGTTGGATATGCTCCATGATCAAAAAAACGATTTGTCAAGTCAATCAATTCATTTAATTCAATCACATTCATGTTATCACATCCTTTCATGTGATATTGGTTAAATAAAGCAGAATGGTGGGGCAAATGCCCCACCATTGCTTTCATGGGTTTATTTATCAGAGAGCATAAATCTGGTCAACACTCAAATCTTCGGTCACGCTATTATTTGTCAATACACGTTCTACCAGCAGACGGAACTGTTCTTCCTTTGTACCATAGATTCTACGAATATACAGTGTACCATCAATCTTACCGGTTTCTGCATTCGTCAATCCATCGAAGACAATCTTTTCAGGAGCCAGATAGAGTCTATAATAATCCTTGCCAGTATTGTTGTCACGAACATAGTTAATCTGAGACCAGTTTACCAGTTCATCCAGCTTATCACCAACAACGCCGAGGTCATTCAGATGCTTCAGCTTGTCATAGTTCTGTGCCATATAAATCTGCTTCATGTTAGCCGGATACATAAATGGCTTGAGAGAATCCATGACATTCTTGTTGAGATTTCTTTCAGCAGAATATTCACGAAGTACTCTTCCAACATAGTCATTACGATGTTCAGACACTTCGATATCCTTAGGAGAGAGAACAACTCTCATACGAAGATAGCTGCTGTATGCGGAGATGCCAGTCCATCTCTTCCATGCAGTTGCAATCTTGAATCCGAGGATTTCATCTTCCAGATACTTCTGGATGTCTCCAACGGAGATTTCATAAAATTTGTTGGGAAGCGGCTGCCAGCCTGCTTTGTTGTTTTCTCTTGGCATTACGATACTCATAGTAATTTCCTCCTTGATTAATATTCATTGGTTGCGTTTTGTATCATAAGGTAAATGGTCAGAACTTTAATAATGGCCATCTCCGATGATGTTAATAATCCAAATTCCAATCCATACAGATTCTTTGATAATGCTTGAGAGATGGATTCGTTCACCTCACCATGATACACTTCGTCCATGATACGACGAACTTCGTTCATGTCATCAAACTTGTTCTGAATGAATGAGATTTTGATAGTATCTGCTCTCTGCACCTTGAGACGGATGAGATTCACCAAAGTATGGATGGGTTCCACGAATTCACGTGGAACCTCATCAGTACAGGTAATCTCAATCAGTTCAGGATTTGCAAATCTATCACAAAATTCCTGGAATGTCATAATGATACCTCACTTTCCATATGCGGGATTATAGAATCCAAAATATTGTGTGTCCTGAGAGATGGGCTGTGGTGCTCCACCAAACATCGAGCCATACGGAGTTGCATATGATGTTTCGTCATATCCAAATCCATAATCCTGACGGGGTGCTTGCATAGCAGGTTGTGGATTGATGAATCCATTCTGATACCCGGGACTCGGCTGATATGTCTGTTGGAAATAATCAGCACGACGAGGTTCATTCATCGGCTGTTGCGTACCAACAGTACTCTGGAACGTATTCATGGTTTGCTGATAAGCATCTTGCGTCTGCTGTGCTCCAGCTACCATACCATCAAAGATGGCGTTTACATTGTCGGAAGATAATGCGTGCATATCCATAATAAGACCTCCATTAATATTGATAATTTTGATTTCGAAAGAACATCATTCTTTGTCGGACTTCGTATCCGTATGTCATATCGGTTTTTCATATTTATCACCACACGTCTAATGTGTTCCCGACATAATTATCAGGAACCTTTGGTCGATTGTCACAATGTGAGATAAATGACTGCAAACCATTCTGGTCGACATTAAAAGCATTCGACGATTCCCATGATAATTGGGATTGATACATATTTCCGCTACCAGGCATCACAAGTGGTGTCTGTGGCTGTGGCTGTTGTACAAATTGTTCAGGCTGGCAGAACTTCACACTCGGAGGCGGTGGTGGTATCGGAGCGACATACGGTTGAGGCTGTGGTTGTGGCATGGGAATTGGTTTTGGAACCAAGGCAAGTTGATATGGGGATGGTGCTGGAGGTGGAGTTTGGACAGCGACTCCATCTGCAGGCGTCTCCCACATCGGTTCCGCATAATATTGAAGATTTGGTAATGGTGGTGGAACCCGAGGTTGATATCCATACGAGATGGGTTGGACAGGTTGAGGTTGATAACCATAATCTGGTCTTCTGGGAACATACATTTGTTGCGGCTGACTCAAACGTTTCTGAATGGCTTGTGTGACCATATTCGCAATCATTTGTGACAACTGTTGTTTCTGATATTCCTGAAGAATCTGATTCACCAAATCTGGTTGCACCATAATTGGTTGTGGTGGTTGTGCCATGGGAGCAATGAATGGTTGTTGTATCATCATTCCCATCGGTGGATATCCATATTTCCGAGCATCTTTCATCATGTCTTTGTACATGAGATATTCCGGTGGATATCGTGATTGTTTATCATCTCGAATCATCTTTGCTACGGCCATACCACTTCCCGCAAGCGCTGTTAATCCCGAGATGATACTCGCAATAGGCATATTGCATTTCTCCTTTCATATGACATTTTATACAAGACCTAAGGTGTCTGTACATAATAACTTTATATATCCATAAATATAAAATATTATGAATTCTCTATTAATGTTATTATTACAATTTGACCTTCGGTCAAATTAAGTATATACATGCCAAAAAAGAAAAAAGTTAAAAGAAAAAAGAGATCTTGGATCTCCTTTTGAATAGTTCTTTTTGTTATCCAGGTCATATTCAGGACCTGGATTGTGAGCAGTTCTTTTTTGGCTAGGTGTCATACTCAGGACACCGGCAGTTCTTTTCTAATGACGGTCATGCCGAGGACCTCAATTTGGTGGGCGGTTTTTATAACAGCATGCCTAGGCTGTATACGCGTATTTATTATCCTTCCCCCACGTACGGGGCGTCCTTATCCAAGATAGATTGGAGTTAGATCATTCGTAAACAAATGTTACGTTGACTTTGACTCCCTTTCTATCCATGAATTTGACGTTGAGGTATGACGGGATGAATCTGTCACATTCAAATTCCTGTCTGCCCTCTTCGTCATATTCACGTCTGTCTTCAATTGTCAGATTGTGTCTGCGGGCGAACCCGAGCACATCGTCTTCAACTGAATCAAGACTGGAACCAAGAACGAAATTCTTTTTCATGTAATCACCTCCTTTCTAAGATGATTTACACGGGAAGGGCTGTCTCACGACAGTCCGAGTATGGATGTCGGATCAGCTATCGGCGGCCTCAACTATTGCTGAGGGTTCACCTACACAGTGATCCTTTCTTTGAGTAGTTTTACAACCTACTCAGGTTGATTGATCAGAGATTGAACACCTCCTTCAACAAAGCCTTGTCGGCGTCTGTGAGGGTATCGTTGTCCATATCGATGTGCGGATTGGTTACCGCATCATCGATATGGTCGTACTCCACCTGACCTATGGAGACCATGCCTGGGAGGTAATCGGCAGTTTCTTTGTGATTGTACTTGACTAGGGTGATTGTGTAGCTATCGAAAGGCATTGCGAAGATGTCATTATCGGATAATCTGTCAATCAGTGTGAATAATGTCATAAGAATTTCTCCTTTGTGGGCGAGGTTCACTAATCCTCGGACGTCCCACTTTGTATTGTTGCCAGTGACTCCAGCGTTATTTTACTTCTCGGCTGGTATGAGAAGGATCGCTTTCTTTTAGGATGTAAGCTTCATCCGATATCTCCATCATCCTCAATTGCTTTCGATCCCTTCGCATTAGATCTACTAACAAATGAATTTGATATTCATTGATATCATATTAATTATATATATTTCAAAAATTAAAATAATAGAAAAATAAAATATTGATGGATATCATGTATTCCCCGAAGGGATAGAGACAGGAGCATATTACAGCTCCCATCTCTTTCTCCGATCTTCCTCAGTTTCCTGCGGGACACAGTGATTGAGGAAGATTTGAAGTTCGTGATTTCCCTTCCGATTGCAATCTCTGATTGCGGAAAGGATATCTTCTCTTTTAAACTTCTTTTTGAACTCGTCATAGTCATGCATGTTGTTCATTAACTCTGCATTTGCGAGGAGTTCAATTTGATAGATGACATCTGTCACATGCCATTTGTTATCTGTATCCGTATGCTCGTTGATGAGTTGTCTTCTCTGTTCTTCTGTAATCATCGAGAACAGAGTGGTCATGCCATCCCACGGGATGTTTGAGTACAGCATGTACTTCTCAACGATATCAGAGAAACTGATCTCACCAACAATGTACTGGACCACAGGGCATCTGATTGTTTCATGTACCCATGTTGAGAGCACCATGCCATTTCTTGCATGGAAAAGATTTTCGAACCCCTTTGTTTGCTCAAATTGAACAACTGGTTTCTCTCTTTTCACACCATCTTCAATCGGGAAAATTGAAATACTTGATTTTGTCCATGTATCATTTCCCTTATGAAGAACATCAATGGCAAACCCGGTTTTGACATCCGCATGCTCTGGCATGATAGCGTCTACCCAATATTTCATACCATTATGAACATGGCTGAGCTTGTTGTAATGGTGTGCGGCATGCTTTTCGTAATCGATGCCGTACACAAGCTCCACATTCTCATTGGAGATATTGCACAACCTGTTCAATGTGTCATAACGGATGTCGTCATTAATGTTTGTCACAAATTCGAAATTTCCAGTTCTAACTTTCATATTGAAAGCCTCCTTATAAATAAATTTATTTTGATATATTTCTATATCATATTAATGATATCTATATGAAAAGAGAGAATAATAGAATACCCGCCTTTCGGCGGGTTATCATATAAGGCTTTTCCATCGCGACTTTTGTAACTGTTTTCTTCTGTATACAAATGGAATTCTATATAGTATATCTAAACTATAACTATTATTAATTCCTTATTGTATACAATGTATATTATATAAGGATAATAACTCCTCCGTCGTTATTATCCCGTCAATAGTATGTATATTCTAACTTTTATTATTATTATGATAAAATCCATATATAGACGCTTAAATAATCTTATACGTATAGAAAGGAGTAATGAGATATGTCATTCTTTTTACCTGGATTAGGACAAGCGAAATCAAAAGAATCATTTGTTCAAAATAATCCAATAGAACCAAACTATTCTCCACGTTTATTTGGATCACCTCCACAATTATCCGATTTATGTGATATGAGAATTGATTCATCAATGGATGGTCAGAATGAAGGAGCTACCGGAGATTGGTATCGAAATAATGTATTAAAACCAGCACAAGTTGCCAATTTCTTTGTTGGTAGAGCTTTATTTACAGGCGGTTATAATTCCATTGCAGATATCATTCGTCAATTCAAAACATACCAAGTGGCATTGGATCGATATGATGTTTTTAACACATCAGGTGATGCAGTTGCTCCAGCAGGTGCACCATCCAAAATAGCCACTGCAGAAATGGACACCTTGATCGAACAAGCATTGGCTGCTGAAAAGATTCCATTAGAAACCACTTCAGAAACAACCACGGAAGAAGCAACAGAAACCACATCAGATAGTGGTGAAGTCACCGCAACAGGTGTTGGTGCTGTACAAGATGCATTAGCTGGTGTGGCTTCCACAGCACAAAGCATCACAAATACAGAAGAAGACAACGGTGTTGGAGGTTCCAATCGTATTACTTATGTTGACCAAGCAGAATTATCCAGTCGATATGGCGATTATGGTGATTATGGAAATGATTTGGCATCGGATATCAAATCACTTGCATGGGATAAAATTACCCGTGGTGCAGATGAATTCATGGAAAACTTCGATTCTCGATTGGTTGGTCTCGGTGTTCCATTGATTCATTCTTTATCCGTAAATCAACCATTTTACACCTTTGAAGCAGACTGGCAGACGTACATCAATAATGTAAAAATGATGATTAATGCAGCTGTCGTGATGCTTGGATTACAGAGTGCACGTGTTCGTATCGGCAACCAATTATATCCAATCGGCATGCATGTTCGATATGAATCTGGTGCAGATGATGTGTGGACAAATTATCGTTATATCACATCCGATATGGACGGTAAGGGTGTTGGAACTGCAACCAATATTGATAATATGGCCGGAGAAACAAATCAATATGTTTCCTTTATGATTGATACTGTAACAGAATCAGAATCATACACAAACAATGTTGGTGAATCACAGATCTATTCCAGCGTCATGAAACAAGGATCGGCAATTGGTGCTGAGTTGGCATTTATTACAAACTCATCCGCAAATGTTATTGATGACCAAGTTGTGTCATTAGCCGGTTCTGCAATTAATGCAGCAGAAGGAGTCATGCAAGCATTGACATTTGGTGTTGGTCGATTCACGGCTTCTGCATTTTCAAGTATGGCTCGTTCTTATTTGGGCGACCATACCATCTATCCACAGATTTTCACCGAAGCTTCGGCTACATCCGGCATGTCCGTTTCCGTAAAACTTCGTGCTTCACGTGGTGATCCGTATACTTATCTTACAGAGGTACTTGTTCCCTTGTTTCACATCTTGGGAATGTGTCTACCAAAGATGTCAGAGCACTCCGCTGCAGCATATCAATATCCGCCACTCATTCAATGCAGCATCCCAGGTGTGTGGGGAACGAGATTGGGAATGATCACATCTGTTAGTGTACAAAAAAATCCGGAAGGAAATGCATTAAGTGTGAATGGATATCCTTTGTCAATTAATGTTACAATGCAAATTACAGACTTATGTCATACGATGGTAACAACACCAATGAACAAACCGGCATATTTCTTGAATAACCAAACCATGTTTGATTACATTGCACAATGTACAGGTGTTGATAAATACCGTTCTAATTCTGCAGCTCGTTTAGTGACCAGATTGGCATTGGCTGCATCCTATTATGAAAATATATTCTATAACATGGGTGAATCCATGACAAACGCATTCCATACAATTGTCAATCGACATACTAGAATTTCACAACAATAACACAAGAAAAACAACTCCCGAATGGAAGGAGTTGTTCTCTATTTTCAGAAATCACAATTACTCGGGATTGGAACTTCGTCCAAGAATCTTTTGTAATTGGCTTTCTGATGTTTCAATCTAAATGCATATTTAGATGATTCCTTGTGACGCCGCATCATATGATAGATGTACGTCTTACAAATATCACCAAAGTATGCATTGATGCCTTCCTCGTTTCCGAGTTCGGCCTTAAGATTTTTGATGGCATAGAGATCGGCTTCCTGTTCATTTTCTGTGTGAAGAACGATGTGGCCGATCTCATGCCATATCACTGCCCACGCCTCATGAAGACGCAGACCAAGATCGTTCAAACCGTCCTGGTTAAGGACGATTAAACGATCCTCGATGTTTGCAGCAGCGACCTGGTGATTCTGGTCGTGTTGCACATCGATACCTGCTGCACGCAGGTCTTTACGTTTTGCAATCATTATGGTAATTCCATATTGATTACAAACATTTACCATATTCGAGCTCATGGATTTTGAGCTCAGGTTATGATAACCTAATTGTTTCAGCTGATAAATTGTCATATGAAATCCTCCTTTCAAATTATTATTTTATTTTTCATATGATATTATCATATTAATTATATATAGATATAAGATCAAAAAAATAACACGGGGCCATATGGCCCCGTACATATTAAAACATGTTCATCATCAACAATCCGAAAGTAATCGGGTCAAATGTGGATAACATCTTTGAGATAACCATAGCATCTTCTAATGGAATGCGACAGCTACCATGTATGGTATTCACTAAGATAGCCGGAAATGTTTCATTTACATCATTTGACCATGTACACGGGAGAATGGTCATTCCATTAATATGCATTGCTTTTTCAGTTGAGAATCGTTCTAAAACCCGGGAATCAATCTCAAATTCATTGGATGACAAATCGGGAAACAATTCTAACACATGTTCTTGAATCAATCTGACACTCTTTTCCAATAACATGACAAATTGCCAATAATCTTTGCTAACAATGAATATACGATTAGGGGAGCCATATGGCTCCCCAATTGTTAACGAGAAAGAAGGTTCAATATACATGTTATTCTTGAATTCACGAATGGTACTAAATTTGCCATCGGTTTTCTTTTGGAATTGATACTCCACTTTGATTTGTTTATTGACAGAACAACGATACATCGTGTGAGTTATCTTATCCATTATACTGCCTCCTTTGGTTTGATATGATAATCCATATCCATATATACCGACATCACCATCTTATCCAGAATCTGGTTATATTCCGCAATATTGTTTGCATCAAATCTGAGGGCTCTGTTGGGGAATTCCTTCTCAATGAACTTGTATAAATCAAACTTAATATTCGGATACTTATTAACGTTCACATCTGAGAATACGGATACATCGGCATATGGTGAGATTGTACCAGACTGACCAACATCTTTCGAGGATTCGATGAAGTCAACCTTTCCAATCATGGATGGGTTCATTTGTTTGTGGATGAAACCAATCTTATGCCTATCTAAACGGCCAAGCGAATTTGGACCCTTCCTTGTATATGATAACAAGTGAGGGTAATCTAAATCATTGGCAAAGTCGATGGAATGAACCGTGCCAAGTTCATACATCTTTCTCAAGATGCAATCAGGTGAGAACTTGAAACAACCTTCGATATCAGACATCATCGCCAATGCACCATAACGGAACATCTGTTTCAGTTTATCAGATACCATTGCTGTGATAATTGTACTGATAACCTCATTTCTTCTGAGACGCTTATTCTCAAATGAGAAGAAGTTCATATCATCAAATTCTGTTTGGAGTACATATTTCAACAATGAAATCATGATACGTTTATCAATCTCAGGAATGGGTAATACCTGAGCACTGATAGTATCCAACATTCTTGCCACATGCATCTGATGACAAGCACCACGATGTTCCACCATTCCATCATAATAACTTAACTGATATACCCACCATTGTGGATTTCTCAGTTCATCGATATTATTTGGATGATATGACTGGATGAGCTGGATTGCCATCACCAAAATGGTTCTGACATATTCGAACTTATTCAAGCCTTTCTTGTATGCCTTGATATAGATGTCGACATCTTCCAAAGGTTTGAAGTATTCGAAGTCATTTTTATCTTCATAGACATGGTCGCAGAACTGTAAGATTGGGAAGACCTCCAAATAACTCAGTACCGCCGGCACATGCATGAAACAAGACAGAATCGGTTCCATCGTAGTGAAGATTTTCACCATACCAACCTTGGCTGTAACAATCATTCCATCCATGGATACGGCTGTTGCATCTTCATAGCGAATGACAACCGGCAGTAGAGACTTGATGGTGAAGGTATTTTTTCCACCAGGATACAATAATTTGTCTACAAGCTGATATTCGGAATAACGAAGATTGTCCAAATAATATCTACCTTTTTCATCAGCAATCGGAATGTGAAGTGTGTTGTGAATGACTTGTGATACAAGATTCTTATTCTTGTCACGTGCTTCCACATACACATCAAAATCCAATACACCAATACGGTTGTCGGAGATATTCTTTGTCTTCAGCTTTGTTCCTGTTTCACGACGTTTGGTTTGAATATCCCCTGACAAGGGATGGGGATTCCAATGCCAATTTCCAATTGCAACGAATGGTGCATTATCCGCACCTTCGATTGGATACAGTCGCAGTTGATTGATGATTTGTAAACCACTAATGGCTTTAATAACAAAGTCCACAAGAGGTCTGTCTTCACCCATGTCAACCGTGATGTGTTCCAGCGGGTTTTCCATGTTCGAGATACAATAATCGAGCATAATTTTTTCCTCCTTATAAATAGTAGAATAAATTAACGAAGTATCGTCTGGTACATCGTCATGTCAATTATATGTTTATCAAAATAAGAAATAAGGTGATCGTATGAATGTGATTCGTCAAACTCCAAATGTTACTCCAGACTCCATGAGGCAAAAGTTACATATGGATGAGAGACTGTTTAATGGGTATACACCAAAGTCATTTGGATATACCGCAACAAATCAAACACAATACTCCAGTAACATACAAAACTGGGGTTCTGAATTACTATTAGAAACAAGGAAGTTGAAATTAGATCGCCCACCTCTGGGCGATATTCAGTTACTTTCTACGAGTGAAGATGCTTTTAAACAATTTTTTGAATTAAAGTATTCGGACAACAGAGACAGTTATGAACAAGAATGTTGTGTCATGGCGATACTAAAAAAAGGGGTTCTTCATAATCGCAAAGTGTATCTCACATTTACGAATGTCAAGAAAGTGATACTACCACGAGCCTTGTCGGATTCTGAAAATAAAGTATATCCACATGTTGTATGGAAGACAACATCCCCTCCATTCTTACATGTACAAGCATACGAAGGATCAGAGGACTATGACGTTTTTCCATTGGTTGCATATCATACTGCATCTGAAAGTCCAACATCCACCACATATTGGTTTGAGAATACAACACCATTTGGCACAGATGCAACATTGGAAGAAATGTTAATTGCATCAGATACTTCGACAATATCAACTGAAGGTGAGTTACAAACTGTTACGTTTGAAACATGGATGGAAGAATTGCCGTTTATCTGGATGACGTTTGACAATTTAAGATCGTTACCAACAATTGGATTCAATGGTAATACCGGAAATCAAGATTGGCCCATATTGACAGCTGGTACAGATGGACATGGAACACATTATCTATTTCCATATGCTTATGGAGAAGACAATACTCCGGCATCTGGTGTATCTACCAACACACGTTGGTTAATCCGTGTACATCCACGTTATGTATTCAATATTGGAACTAAAAATGATATCGAGTCCAATCAAACACAAGAGATTGATTATATCGAATTTGTTGGTTATGAAAATGATGATCCATTTGGAGTAGATAATCATCGTGGTGTTGTGAAAGTAACATTTGACAACAACCATGTCAGACTTCGATTTGTAGAAGATGGTATATGGGGATTTTCACATTGGCAATTCCGGAAACCTGTCGATGGTGACTGGGATTATGATGGTACCAGATACCAGAATCCCATCTATGGATATATGGAATATGGATATACAAATACTTCTCCATTGCTGAATCCCATTTTTAAAATAATACCACAAATGGATGTATTGACGGATGATGATGTATCACGACATAATGTTGCCATTGGTATCCATTCAGATACCTCATCGGAATATTCCCAACATGCTGTCATCAAAAAGAATGGAACAATTTTTAATTTGGGAGACTTCGATGGTTTACCTCCATATTATGCTTACAAATTACCGAGGGACGTATCCAGATCTCATACGGAGATGTACGCCATTAAAGATAGAACAGATGTCAATCAGAATATTGCGATGAACAATTATGTTGCAGCCATGCTGATCGATAGTGCAATTCCACAAACCAAAATGAATGACATTGTAGAAGATGCAGAATCAGCCATTGTTTTTGATTACGCAAACATGAGAACATACAAGACGATTGAAGATAAGATTCTAACCGCAAATAATATCGCATCTGATATTGGATACATCAACCGTGACACATTTATTGATATCAACAAGAAGGGATATCAAGACAGTCAGAAATTTATCTATCATGGAAATCGTATATTCTCATTAGGTGTGATGGGATTGGATCCAGAATTAGAAACCGGTAGAGTTTATTATCTCAGCAATGATGGAGCTTCTTATGAAAACAATGAAATTGCAATTGCGAGCAAACCAAAACGAACGGTTGCACGTATTTGTGATATCCCAACCGATATGGGACAGCTCATCAGCATCAAGGGTATTGCACCAACTTTAACAATTGATGAATATTACACCAGATCCGAGCAAGCATATACCTTGTTGGATCGTGAACGTGTATGGCAAATCATCAATAATGGTGTGATTGTTCATGATGAAAATGGCAGATATATCTTTGGTGCGGAAGAATTATTGGATGATACATTATCCTACGAATACATGCGGGAGACATATTTTGCACCATCCATTTTAAATCCGACGATTACAATGACAGATGGGCTTCATGCAAAGAATGAAGCATTGGATGGTGACTATTATTGGACGATTGCCAGTGGCGGTGTTGATTATCGTGTTGGAGATACCGTGCAAGGGTATATTGCCGGACACATCATGAAAGGTGTTGTGGCAACGGTAGATGGAACAGGCAGTGTGACAGAGGTTGTAGCGTATAATCCAGATGCCCCAGATTTACAAATTCCCGTTATGAATTTTTATGCCAGAGATTCCTACATCGATTGTTTCACAATTAAAAAGGCACAATATGCATCCAAGAGTCAAGGTTTGCGATTACATCTCCATTTAGCTGATCATGTTTGGCCATATGATTCTCCTGTATTAATGGAGCAATATATCCGATATTCTCATATTCCGAATCTATTCACATTTCAATTTGATATGTTAGGAAATATTTGGTTATACGAATATCAATATCATGAAGATGAAAAAGCAGCCATTGCATTGATGGTAGAAGATTTGGACTTGGGACAACATGATGATGAAACTGATGAAGCGTATGATACAAGAATCCAATCTTTATGGGATTCCCGTGATGATTGGCGTGAGAAGTATTTGGCCTTGACAGGACTATCATGGGTTTCGGTTTGTCAAATGACAGGTGATACGATTACTGACAATCCATATGATGATATGGATACCAGAAAGAATCGTGGTTTATTCAGTATTATGATGCAAAAATTTCAATGGGACATTTCGAAATATACATTCGGTTCTTCTTATCAATATCTATGGGCTGTATCTAATATCACAACTGTTGCAAGAAGCGAAATCATCGATGAAACATTAGATATGATGATGAACAATTATCCAAGTGAAGCAAAAGCATTATATGAAAATGCAGTGATGGAATATATCGATCATCATGCCATCTTGTATGAAGGAAGTTATATCACATATAAAGAAGTCGGTGATGAAGAACATCGCAACATTTCCATTTACCAAATCTATCCCAATATCAATAACAATCGTGAATTCAAATTACCTGTTGCACATAAAGCAAAGCTTCATAGTAGAGGTGGATTATCCAATCAATTGATATTTGCAAATACTGGTAAAATACGAAATCACAAAAACATGCAACCGATTGTTTATGTATTCAATCCAAAGTCCACAACATATGAGAATACGATGGAAGTGACATATAATATATCACAAACCACAGATCATTATCAGGTATTATATGTAGACTTTCCACAAATATCCGCTGGGTTACAGTTATGGACAGAAATTAGCGGTAGTGTGATATTGGATGTGGATGTTTGGAAGTATATTGGTTATGAAGAATGCACGATAGACCAACCAAAACACCCATATCACCCCAATGTAGATGATGACAAATTACCATTACAAAAATTGGGTAATGCGGATGATGTTGTGCTACGAACACAAAACCGCCGTTATCAACCATTAACGGAACAGCCAACAGGTGCGATGCACAATATCTCCATTCGTCAATATCCTTCAGCATATCGAACTGGTCGAGGTGGCGTGTATGATTCTGAATTACTATTCTTTTTCAAGTTGCCAGATGATGCAACTTTACAAGGATTTCATATGAAGGATGATGTGACGATGGAAGATATTTCCAAATATTGCATCTTATTACATCGGAAGAGGCTATATTATTATAACGAATCCATTGATCGATGGAAATTAGTATCAGGAAAGGAGACTGATGAAGATGATTCATAAGATTCATTGGTATCTAGGTTATAACAGTTTGGCGTTAATTACAGAGCAAGAACGCAAACATTGGTTATTAAAAACAGATAAAAAGAAGACATTAATTGATCCCGTCACGCGGGATCAATATATTGGTCAAATTGATAACAAGGGTTCCGACATTATTGTGGAATCAGAAAAACAGGAAAAGGTATATGGTGATTTGAATTCCATTTCTTTGACAAATCATTTGGAATATATTTTTTCATTAGAACCATCAGCATTCACATATTGTTGTGACGTGGCTGGATTTTGTTTTGTACGTATCACATCTATTAATTATCCGACAAATATAAATGCCGATGATTTTTCAGAAGATGATACCTTGACAGATGATTTACCGAAAACGAAACATTATCGCATTCGATTTGAAGATTGTGAAACCGTTATTCTTCCATTTGCCGGTAGTACTTCAACAGATGATGTGTTTGCCACAAAATGGCTCCGTACAAAAAAAGCATATGTAGAATTATTGAATGAAGACACACAGACTTATTCTGAATCGATTCAGATTGGTATGGAAGATGGAACCACAACTTCCATGATCGCGACGGGAAATGTGTATTACTATTATCCATTGGCATCCGCATTACAAACACTTCCATTGGAGTATGAAGGAAATGGATCTTATCATACACTTGGTGTGACGGATAATCAATTTATTGGATATCCATTATTCTGGTTTGATGCCAATTCCACATTGCTTTCACAAGGTCCAAGAATTCTTAATGCAAAATTCAGAAGTGTAAATGGAACACAATTAATGTGTTTCGGAAACGAAGGAACTTCTGATGTATATTCCGCAAGAGTATACGTTGGTGCCGATGGTAATCAAGATGCAACACCAGAAGACGGACCAACTTCTGAATCGTATTTCATCGTCACAATTAGCTCTGGTACATTTAATCATACCAATGCAGACTTTTCCAAGTCTTTGAATTTTACGGTTAAGATCGATGATTATGACTATCTCATTTCTACCGCACATAGTGTATTAACCATGCATCCAAATGAAGAATGGGAATATGTGGATGAGGGAACATATCGAATCAAAATGAGTGTTTTCGATCAAAACTGCATGGCTTTGGGAAATAATCCATTAATTCCAATATTGGACATTCAATATTATTCTGACACTGTGCAGAATGTACACATCACAAAAGATATCGGTTATACCGGTATTCAAATGAGTTCTGGAAATCCCTATTCGGACACTTATCAATATTATCCATATCTATTGAACACTTGGGATGGTTTACCACAATGGCTAAATGATATGGATGAAAATCGTATTCGTGAATTTATGGCAGTTTATGCATTGCATAATGCACCTAATTACGATCCACTGGTTCCTGGCTCACGTCAAACAGCAGCGCTATTATTCGACCTTGGTAAAAATCCCGATATTCAATATGATTTCTACACCGAATGTATATCCAATATGGAAGTGCCTATGGATGCAGAATATCAGGGTATTCCGTTGGGCGTTGTATTTTTAGAATATGTCAGAAGAAATTTCAATACGTATGCAAGCACCAGACAAGAAAAAGGTCTGGAAGCATATAAAGAAGCACATCCACAAGAATCAGGAGAAACAAAGTCTGCATATATTGCGAGAATGAAATTAGAATGGATGAGATTAACCACCGATGAACGTGAATTGTATATGCCAAAAACATATGGTGAAACAATGATTGATAGCTTCTTATATTCCTATCCATTTGCAAAATATCAGAATAATACGGAATTGATAGCGAACATGAATATTGTTGGTGAATATACCGATCCAACAACTGGTACAACAATAGAATTCGATATTGACAACCCCATTACAGATGAAGACATTTATGTTTATGAATGCAAGAAACGTTTGACATATGCGTATGAATATTGGATTGAATATGATGGTTATGGTGGGAACATGTACCGTTCTATTGATTGTAAATTTGGTGTTATCGTTCAAGATAGTGGTGACCCGGAGCTGTATCCAGATTCACCATTAACATGTATCGATGACCAAGACCGTACCATTTGCCGTATCTATTCACCAAGTATCTATAAAGACAAAGGAATTGATGCATCTGGACGTGTTCGATTCTTTAGGTTACTGGATTTTGCACCATATCAAGATTTGACAATCAATGATGTCCCCGAACAAGGATATTGGCATATTGTCAAAACAATTTATGATGCGGATTATGGTTCTGGACATACGCCAGGCGAATCAATTGATACTGGGTTGCAATTTGATTTATATCCTTTATCTGAAATATCGGATGTTGGTCGTGTCTATTATCTCAGCAATGATGACGCAGAATATGAAAATAATCGCACTTCCAAATATCCAAAGCCAGACAGAACCGTTGCTCGTATCTGTGATATTCCTACATCGATTGTACAATTAACTGGCATCTCTGGTATTGCACCAGTGTCTGTTGTTGATCCAAACTATGTCAGAACAGATGTGAATTTCTCAACGGAAGATAAAGATCGCTTATATAACAAAATGGGAAGTCATTGGGTTCGTCCCACAATTACAGAAACTTTGACATTTGATGAAGTAATGAGAAAAGCATTTGCTTTGTTTAAATTAGATAACCCGCAAGATGAAAATACATCCGATGAAGAATATGAATTGCAAATCAACCAAGCATGGGAAGATGAAGAAACAAAAGCCACATACTTCAAAAAGGCGATCGAAAGTTATCAAAAGAATTTCACAATCATGTCGATGACGGCATATGATGATGCCAAGAAGTCTGGAAGCGTATCATATACACGTAAAGGATATGTATTCGAAAATCTATCTGAATTGAACAGTTTTGATTTATCGGACAAGATGTATCATCAATTACTGAATTTGGAAAATAGAATCGATCCAAGTTTGGTAGAAGCCGGTGAAATCACAGCAGCTGGTACCGGATATCAATTTGGCGATGTCGGTTATATCTATATTGGTGGATTCGCATTCCAATATAATGTAACAGACATTACAAGTGGTGGAGGAGTCAAAGAATTCACAATTTCTGCAATGAAGGTTGGTTCTATGGATGAGTCGACATATGATCCCATTTCGATTTCCAACTTCGATTTGCATACAGACAGTGATGGTGTGATTATCAGTGAATACACAAAATCTTATGGTACTTCACCAGCAATTGGAAATGGTACTGGATTTAAATGTACATTACATTTGAAGAATCTGATGGATTATATTCCAACATATGGCGATTTATTTACAGACTTATTTGCATTGGTGAAATTGGATGATGGTTTGTGGTTATATTTGTATGATACTGATGAAGAGAAATGGGTTTCTGATACACAGCTTGCCGAATTCCAAGGAGGCACATCTGATCAATATCATCAGACCACATATGATGCTGTCACATCCATGATGCTTCCTCGTCGGATATCTGTGATGAGTATTTTATATGAAGATCACAATCTTCCAGTTTGGTTGGATACCTTATCCACACCATCATTTGTGCATATCATCGATACAAAATCAACACCAATTGAAGTGGATGATATTGGATCAACCACTAACAAATTACATGAGATTGATTTGTGTAAATTCCGTTCTCATAGTAAATTAGGAGCTGGGAATGGTATGCTTCGTTACAACGTTGAAAAACGTGAAACTGAGACAACAACTATGAATGGAGAAGAAGTAACAAAGCCAATTGAAAGAATCACGGATAATGTTTGGGAAGTATTGAAAGATAATGATGTTTTGCAATCTGATTGTTATTTGGCATTTAAATGGACAGAACCAAAGAATGTGACAAATACAGAATTTGAATGCTTGATCATTGCACGTGGATTCAATAATTTAGTTGCTGGAGATGATTGGTCATTACTACCTCAGAATTCGTTAAAGTATGAAAAGTATACTAATTCCAATGCCAATACTACAATTGTTTGGGATGTTCCGAATGTAGGACCTATGATGTGGGTATTCGATCCAACATCTACATTCCATGAGAAGTACCATATCGACCAAGAAAGACAATCTTTCTATATCGAACGTATTCAGAATGATTGGGCTGATATCGACATCTATTCCGACAACCGTGCTGAGACACCTTCTTTGTTTACAAAAAATACACTTGGTGAATTGATATTGGATTATGATATCTATACAAACTCCATCTATCATGAGGAAGACACTTCTGGTGAACATGTATATTTGGATGAAGACTTCAAACTGATACTCAGTCGAGGTACATTAAAGGATGAAATCGATGTATTACCAACTGGCAACTGGACCTGTGTATTCCCACGAGTACATGGTTTCATCTTTGAGAATGATGAAACAAATACACGTCATATCCCCATTCAAATGCAGTTGATCCATTCCACAAGCATTAGCACAATTGACCGAATCTACAATGAAGAGACGGGGTATGATGAATCTGCTCGTACAATCATTATGGAAGATCGTGCAGATACGGGAATCAAATTCCATGCATTCAATTCTGAAACATCTACATGGGATACGATAAAATGAAAAAACAATAAAAAACATTTTTGCTGTTAGCATGAACCCGCAACCGTGTCTCCCCCGCATATGCGGGGGAGTTGTTGTGGTGACGGCAGATGCAGGATTCAGGCAGGCAGATTATCATGTAGATATGGAAATCATTTCTTCTTTCCGAATTTCTGCATGAAAGCGTTGGCCTTTCTCATATTGGCCTCAACATTATCCAGGCGCTTATCCTGGATTTTGTTGTGGGCCTTGAGCTTTTCAATCTCAGCCTTTTGGGCAGCCTGTTCAGCTTTCAGCTTCTGCATCTCGGCCTTTGCTGCATCGAGCTCAGCCTGCTGGGCTTTGGCGCGAGCTTCAGCATTGGCTGCTCTGTGCTGAAGGCCACGAATGGCCTCAGCATTCTGATGAATGCCTTCGGCACATTCTCCGATGGCTTCACCCACCATCTTGTTAAAGGCCACCTGGCCTTTGTGGCGGGCGTCAGCAAGGTGCTGATTTGCTGCGATGTTTGCAGCGTTCGCCTGTGCCTGCTGCTGAGCTCTCAGTGCCTGCACATATGCGTGAGCACCGAGATACATAGCAGCCTCTGCGGACGGCTGTACCTGTACATGGCTCTGTGCCTGGGGAACCTGCGGTGTGGGTACGGGGGTCTGAGTCTGTACCGGAACAGGTGCAGCAGTTGTGGGGGTTGTCGGCACTGTTTTAATGGAGATAGGAGCAACCTCCTGTTCCTTCACAGTGGTATTGTTGTAACCGCCACACAGACCGTTCTGGATAGAATCCAGAATCAGGTTTCCGCCAAAAATATTTCTTGCCATAGTAAAATCCTCCTTAGAGTTATTTCAATTATATCAAGCCTGATCAATGAGGTATTTCACGCCTCTCGATCAACAGTGACTAGCTGCCTATGGCGAGCTTGAGTATAACTGGATAATGATAGATACAATCTATCCCCATATCTTTCGACGGCCTGTACGCACAGGAATCCCGTTAGGTCACTAGCATATAGCTAGTCCCAAGTTTGGGATGTTATGTCATCTCGATATAGTAGATAAATTATTATCTTCTTTATCATATTAATTATATATATTTCAAATATTGAAATAATAGAATATTTTTATCATATTTTATAATAAAAACTGTTACTACATATTGACGGAATGATAAGGCGAAGCCATATAATATTATAATATACATTGTATACAATAGGGATTTTACAGTAATAGATATAGTAGTATTAGTATCAGTCATATTGTACACAAAAGAAAACAGTTACAAAAGTCGCGATGGAAAAGCCTTTGTGTAGAATAAAGAAATAATTGTATGTGTTGGATAACATATAGGTAGAGTACAATGTATTCACCAACTGCATTGTTACTTGCGTACTTGGCATAGGTACGACCTCCATTAAATAGTATCACCGATGAGTTATTCCTCGCTTTCCTCATCGGTGATATAAAAAAGACATCCTTTCATTATTTATTGATAGATACGACAGAGTATGTAGGCCGGGCTAAGCCCGGCCGTTGTACTCTAACTTTATAAGCTTTATAACTCCCAACCTTCCATTGTATCAAGAGACTTATAGTCTCCTTTGTGGTAATGATTTAATAAAGCTACCACTTCATGTTTTCCAGTTTTATTAAACAATTGAATCATCTTTGAACGTGTATCCAATGGAATCTGACGTAATAATTCCAACTTATCACATTCTTTCAAGATATCAATGAGGGTAACTGTATAATTGAAATCATAATCCAACGGTTTACGTTTGAACATGGAATTGATACAGTCTCTAGTATAGTCTTCCATATTATCAACCAAATGTTCTACTTCAGTAATATAATCACCCATCAATCTTTGATGAAGGATGGCGTATTCTGAATTTAGAATCATTTTAATCACCGTATTCCAAACTTGTATATTTGTCTCGGTGGTGATAGAATATTTGTCTTCCACTTCCCAGATTGGTTTATCACCTTTAAGGAAATTCCATACTGATTTAATTAAATCTAATACGATTGGTATATTTCGAACACGATGGTTAGGGCCATATAATTTCCAATCCAAATCATTAATGAATTTAGGAACTGTGGCGGGATATAATGAACAACTTAATGTGATATCATCACTATAGATGATGAATCTGAATTCGTTGATATTAAAGCTGTCAGAATCCAAATCACAGTTATCGATGTTGATATAGATGTCACATCCTAATGCATCCTTTTTATCAAAACGAATCGGCGCCTTTGGATGTTCTAAACGAGATGGAAAAACACAATAGACGTAATTGTCGGGGAAGTTACACAGAGCTTCTACTTCTCCATCAATTGGTTCGGAAAATATTGGGTTTGTTATTAAAGACGCTTTTTTGTCATCTACATTTCCATTTCCTTGATAATAAACACGTACTGGTGACCCATCCTTTATGTCACTAATTGTAGTTTCTACTAAATAATCTTCTATTTTTTCCATAATGAATCCTCCTATAATAAATTAATTAATTATAAACTCTATCTGTTATTATTTATTGATAGATACGACAGAGTATGTAGGCCGGGCTTAGCCCGGCCATTGTGCTCTACTTTTATAACTCCCACCCCTCCATTGTATCAAGTGACCTATAGTCACCTTTGTGGTAGTGGTTTAATAAAGCCACTAATTCATGTTTTCCAGCTTTGTTAAATAATTGAATCATCTTTGACCGCGTTTCCAATGGAATCTGGCGTAATAATTCCAACTTGTTACATTCGGTCAAGATATCAAAGAAATCTGACATGAATACAAATGCATCCTGAAAATACGAATACGGGTAATTATGCATGGGTATGGCAATGGTATTGCCACCGGCCAATGATTTAATATCTTTCTCATTTTCTTCCATCCTATGAAAGTAATTTTCTGCTTCGGCAATATAATCATTCATCAAAGATTGATGAAGCATTGTATATTCCGAATTCAAAATCATTGTGACTACCATTTTCCAAGCTTGCTCATCTGTATCGTTGCTCATGAAAGATTTGTCGAATTTCCAGATTGGTTTATCACCTTTAAGGAAATTCCATGCTGATTCAATCAGTTTGAACACGATTGGTATCCTCCGAACATGACAGTTATGACCATATAATCCATACAAATCATCAGTGAGCGGGTCACTAATACCATATATCCACAAATTACGCATATTTTCTATAGGATTATCAGACACTACAGGACCTTCGATAGGATGCAATGAACCACTTAATGTGATACCATCACTGTGGATACCGAAGCCAATTTTGTTGATATTAAATCTGTCAGAATCCAAATCACAGTTATCGATGTTGATATAGATGTCATATCCTATTGCATCCTTTTTATCAAAACGAATTGGTACCGTTGGATGTACCACCGGAGTAGGTGAAAACACATAAGCACCATAAGTGCTGTTGTTGACAACCGGTGCTTCTACCTCTCCATCAATCGGTCTGGAAAATACTGGTTGTGTCATTAAAGACCATTCTTTGTCATCCGCATATCCTTTCCCTTGATAATACATGCGAATCAGTCTTCCATCCTTCATGTCACCAATCGTCGTTTCTACTAAATAATCTTCTATTTTTTCCATAATGAATCCTCCTATAATTAATTAATTATAAACTCCATCTGTCATCATTGGGAATGTCTTCAATTTTAACCGGATTAGAGAAGTGTATCAATTGTGCCACGATATCCGGTTTATTTTCATTGAGGAAATGCTCAATGAGTTTTGCTCTCATGGAAGTTGAGATGCATTTGTAAATCTCATACTCTTGTGTCGATGTATGAATTGTTTCACAAATGGCAATGCATAACCGCACATATTTCTCTTGTAAATATTTCTCCTTTGGTTCCAATGACAATGCAATCAACATATTCTCAATCTGACTGGCTAGATTTGGATTCTTTGCGATTCCAATCAGAATTGCTTTGAAAATGTTGAACATATCAGAGAAACCAAGCCGATAGTTTTCAAGTACCATCCAATTGAAATTAATGATTTGATTTACTATATCTAAGATTGGATAAATCATTGTATCCAATAAATTGGTATCATTGAAAATCTCAATATCAGCTAAAGCCTGTCTTTCCATCTGAACCTCTATATCATATTTTGGATTATTGATATGATGGATTGATAAATCAAATCTTGTGAGTTGATATACTGAGTAATCGGCATCGTAATCAAGAAGATGATGGTAAATACTGAATATAGGACGTTGTCTCGGTATACAATCGATGATTGCGGTCACTGCAACACTTGGATATTTATGACATCCAACATGTGTATCGTTTCTAACAAATCTAATCTCTGGGGTGCCTGTTTCTAGTTTTGCATTCAGGAAATCATCCAATGTTAATTCCACGAAAGCACCACCATTTATACTCATTTCTATTTTCATAATACCAAATCCTTTCCGGGATTTCTGTAATCCCCTTTGTGGTAATGGTTTAACGCTGCGACAATTGCATGTTTCCCAGCTTCATTAAACCTTGCAATCAGATGTGTTCTCAGAGTCAATGGTATTATACGTAATACCTCTCCCCGGTTTTGATTCACGAGTTCATATATAAGCATGAACAATGTCGTCTGGGAGAATGCCACTTGTGATATATCGTTTCTTTTCTCAGTTAGTTCACAATAACGACTGAGAAGTGTCTCTGCCAACCAAGGTGTTGATTCCGATGATGCAATACCTCTAATAATCATTTCGCAGTCACACAATTGATTCAATGCTGGTTCAGTGTATACAAGTTCTGTGAACTCACCACACAGTATATGATAACATTTACCAATTACACTGATCAAAGGAAAATATTGAAGTTTAACCTTCGAAGAGAACCAATCGATTATCCTACTATGGCGACTAAACACTTCATTATCATCATGCGTCCCATAATAATGATTTGTGATTTTTATACCATGTCTCATCATCGAGACATCGATTTTATCAATCACTATTTCTGCATCATCATCCAATTTATGCTGGTTTTCCAAGTCATCATCAATTTCATGGTACGTGATGGTGATGTCACATTCCATCACATCATCCGCACGATAATGATAGGTCTCTTTTGTCCTTACTGGAAACCAAGTTCCATATGATGCATCCAGTTTCGGAACCGAATTACGTTCCAATGAGCCGGTATATGGTTCATCGAATAACAAACCACCCTGATGTGTCAGTCTTGGTTCTTGATAGTATGCCTTAAAAGACACTCCTGACGGAAAGTCTTTCACTTTCATATCACTGATAATTTTCATAACAATTTCCTCCTTGATTAAAGTTCCCACATGGACATGTCATTTAAATCATGATACCGTCCATCTGTATAATGATTGAGTTCGGAAACAATCTCATGCTGGTTTCCTTTATTGAAATGCGGTACCAGTATTGTTCGAACTTCCATGGGAATGTTTCGGAATAATTCTGGTTTACCACATTCATGGATAGCACTCACCATTGGTGCAACGACTGCTTCAATGGGTCTGTTATTAAATGAATCATTCGTTTGACAATATTCAATGACTTGTGTTAATTGATTTATTGCAATTCTCTCATTAGATTTAACAATACTCATATAACACTTCTTTGCAATCGGAAAGATTGTAAATGCTGAATGAATAGCAGCGAAGATTCCTGCAGGGTTTGAAATGCTGTAAAGCCAAGAGCAGTCTCCAATCAGTGATAAATGCATGAGAGTTGCAATTTTCCAAAAAGAATACATGATATTGTTCATTGTAAGTTCTCCATCAAATGTCAACGGACCATTTCTTCTTTGTGGTGGCAACAAATGTTTCGCAGATAACACACTCTGTATTCCAGATATCCCATATATACTGTTCATGAGTATTTTATTTCGAGCTTGGACTGATAAGAAATCATCCATATCCCATCTCATTTCTATTTCCTCTTCCCCGATACTGAATACGGCATAAAAATCTCGAATGAGAAAATGCGTCTCCATCTTAGCTTCTTCATCTGAATGATAAGATGTCTTGGTGTAATTGATGGTCAGTTGAATCTTCATTGGTACCCCTTCAAACACCCCCATCTTTTCTGTAAAGATATCATAATCTTTCCCGACACGACAATGGTATACTTTGAATGGAACACCACTTTCAATGTCCTTAAGTTTAACTTCAGCGAATCTGACATTTTTCAGCATAATTAAAAACCTCCTAAGAAAATATTTTTGACTGTTGATGATCAAAACGGTTGTTTAACCAACCGAGGTGTGGATCTCAGTTGGTTGATAGACATGACCATCGTGATGTCTATCATATTAATGATATATATATGAAATGAGGTTTTAATATGAATATTACAGTGAAAGGTGGAGCGATGTCTCCTGAAGAAAAGAAGATCTACGTGGATTATTTAAAAGAGAAATTTCCAAATGTAGAATTTACTGATATCGAACTTACAATTGAAAAGAATGAGGATAGTACTGAAGATGTTTCTATGAAATATGAATACAAGAACAAAGATGAGACAAACGTTCCATTTATTAAAATAGCGCGCATAACCGGTTACCTAACTTCAAGTGTGGATCGTTGGAACAATGCGAAGAGATCTGAACTTGCAGATCGTGTAAAACACGGAATCTGTCCGGGAGATGATACAAATGAATGATGCAGAGTTCTTAAGTAAAGCAGAATCTATTGTGAAAAAATATGTGTTGGATCATTTGGATAAAAGTGATCCAGATGTCAATTTCTCAGTGTATATCGTTTGGCATTGTTTTATTCTCGGTAATATGAAAGCACTATTGTCTACGACATTGCCAGATGGTATGTATTATGAATGCACATATGATAAGGATAACAATTGCATCTATTTTGATGCATATAAAAAATTTGAAAATAAAGCAATTGAGATTGGTTAATGATAAAAAAATATACGGGGGCACATGCCCCCGTTATCACTCATAATTTTGTTACTCTAACAATTTCGGTTTTGTCTTCTTTAACACCATAATCAGAGTCTAAAGTGTTCTGGTAGATTTCTATCTTCTTGAATAATCTTCGGATGTTCTTATCGATACGGATACGGTTTAAATCCACATCTGCATCTTTGAATATCTTGATACATACAGAGTCACCAAACACACCCATGTTCAACATATGCTGGATACCCACTTGATAATCTTTTCCCAATACAGCAATGTGAAATGCATTGGATGTCGGGTAATGATAATACAATCCAATCACATCCATGATACCTTCGGCGATACATACATTAATCGTTTTATACAAGTCGATTGGTTCTTTCATCGTATACAAACCTCTACCAACACAATTCTTTGTTTGATATCGAAACCATCGCATCTTGTCGTTCTTATCATAGGCTCTTCCAACAATATTCCCGTTTGTTAATTTAAACCAGCATCTTTGTTTCAAATAATAATCACTCTGAATCTCAGGTTCTAAATACTCTTTGACATATTGAAATGGATTGCCCATATATTGAAACATCTGCAATTGTTCCAAGGTAACTCGTTCTCCAATTCTATCATAGATGTATTGATAAACCATTTCAAAGTTATCATTCTCATTACAAGAGACGGTATTCACAATTGTGGATACATTAGCAATGTCCAATTTCTTACGATATGTTTGTTTTGGTATTTTAATATCCAATCCAAAATAATCCAACCATTCTTTGTTGATGATTCCACTTTCATTACATTTGAAACAATGATACAATACCGGTGTATCATCACTTAATGTGATTCTCACATACATGTGAGATTTTTCATCTCCACAAAATGGACAAGTTTTACACCGATATTGATTTGGATCACTCGGGGTTTGCTTGAATAATCCAGTATTCAATAATTCTTCCTTGAATTTTGTTAATGCATCATGATCCATCTCACTCACCTACCTCACTTTCAAATTTTGTATGTTACCGATGAGAGCAGCTACTGAAAATCATAATCACTGTCCAAGCCATTGCTGCAATCCATAATGATGTTCTTAGAACATCATGAAATCCATCATAAAGTTTTCGTTTCTTGTCTGATAATGTATTGAAATCCACATTTCTCAAGAATAGCATATGAATCAATAACATAATCATGTCTGTTAAAAATGATGATAACATTGTCATGACAATAAACGAAATAAACCAACCGATGATACCTAGACTGATCAAATAATCCATAAATAATCCTCCTTTCTTAATTTCCGAATTCGAATACATTAAGAAGTATCACAACCAATATGACACTTGCAATCATATCCCATGTGCATTCATGTATTGTTTGTCTTGTTTCAAACCAATTCTTTTGTTTATTTGTCATATTATGATAATAAGATGCACCCCATTTGTCATGTGCTCGTTCCAGCAACCATTTCGAAATCCACGAATTAATTCCATAACATGTCAGGATGTCTATCACCACATACACAACAACAAATAACACATACTTCATACCTTATACATATCCTTTCATTATATAATATTATTATACATTGATTGACCTCCGGTCAATTTAATAATATACATGTTCAAAAATGAAATAATAGTTTCACTTATCCAGTACTAATGTAATTGTCTTCATCTTCCATCATTTGTTTTCTCACCTCCATTCTTCGTTCTTCCACATGTTTCTTCACATGTTCCGCAATCGCATCCATGTATGCTTGAATCTGTTTATGAAAATCATCTTTCAATTCTTCTTCCTCCATAAACCCAGTCTCAAATACATAATAAAATCGATCAACATCTTTGTCATAATCATACTGATGTAATGTCAATTCCATATTGAATTCATATACACACTCAGCTGGTAATTGTGATTTGATCATTAATCCTCGAGAAGACCCAAACCCAACTTTGATGGTATATGGAGAAAAGTCATTAATCTGATCCATTTCCCAAAGATTGTAATGGTTGTTATTGATGTGAACATATAATGGAATTACATAACAATCTTCATCTTTATCCTTGATCATTTGAATGATGGCTTCCTCATTTGTCATATCAAACATAATTCATTTCTCCTTTATATATAATATTAAAGTGTACATCGAAGATGTATTGTCGAATTGTTCATGGAAAGTGAGGTGTTATCAATGATTATTCAAGGAGATAATCGTGAACAAGAAATCAAAGGATTGGACGAAGTAGAATTACAACATTTGGGAAAACAGCTTCTTGATTATGTGACAACATATCGAAAGATGATAAGAATTACTACTTCGGATGTGGAACATAAGTTGAACATTCTATTTGATATCGGAACCAAGATTGTGAATCAACAGTATGAATCATTATTTAATGATCCATCTGTTGTCATTCCCAATGTTGAATGCATTCCGTTATCCAGTTACCAAACACAGCTTGGTGAACAGTACAATTGTTTCCGTTGATGTAAATAACCCCGGCATATGCCGGGGTTAACGCATTTGTAAATTTTTTATACGAAAGGAGCAATCGATATGATTGATTTTGGAGATACACTCAAACTGCTCGACGAAGAGCCAGTACAAGAACAAAAAGTTCGATACAAAGGCGATTCTCATATCTACCAAGAAGCTAAGAAAGCAAAAGCTGATGTAGATGATGAAGAATCCAATACGTCCGAAAAGTATGATGATAAGTATGATCTTGATAATGACCAAGGTGCAACTATTGAACCTGCCGACGTAGATGTTGATGATGATTTCGATTATGGTTCTTCTGATGAAAACGATGAGGATTCTGATGATAAGGACGATAAAAAGGATGATAAGAAGAAATCCAAAAAGAAATCATCTAAGAAGAAAGATACCAAAGATGATGACACCGATAAAAATGACACATCAGATGATAATGATGAAGAAATCGATGTCGAAGAAGAAGGTTTTAAAGAAGGTATCAAAGAAACAGGTCATCAAGTCGTCAAAGGTCTTAAGAGAGGTTTCCATGAACTAGGTAGTGGTATCAAAGATAGATTTGATGATGCCGCAGATGACCTTGATAAAATCAAGAACGCTGGCAGTTTTGGTGGTGCTGTAAAAGAAACTCTAAATACAATCCCCCGTGCTTACAAACATGACTATGATATGGAAGATAAATGGGCGCGAGATGCAGCACAATCCAGAATGGATGCCCGTAATGCCATCTTCGATGCTTTTGAATCCAAGAATAAGGTTGATAAAGCTGCACGTACCGTAAAACGTAAAGCCGGTGAAGCTGTTCGAGATGCTGGAAATAAAATCGGTGATAAGATATCAGAATCCTATCGTTATCAGGAAGCGGCTGCACTCATTAAGAAGACCGCAAAACAAGACATTGATGAAGCAATGGAATCCCGCCTTGGTGAGAACAACTACTACACATTCATTGCTAATTCTTCCAAAGATCTTGAGCATCTGTATAAGACACTAATGAAGAGAGCATCGAAAGAAGCCATCTTGGAAGAAATGACAAATATCTTCAATGAATTGAAAGAACGTCGTGAATCCTATTATTCCAGTAAACATGATGATGCGCATGATCCCAAGCGTTCTTATCAAGGTCTTAAGAGAGTTATCGATCAGGATATTGAGAATATCGAAAAGAATATTGAAATCTTATCAGACCCCAAAAATGAAAAACCAAGTAAATCTTTAATGAAGAAGACAATCAAGATGATTAATAATTTGCAACAAGATATGATCACAGAATGTGAACGTTCTCAACCAATGGTGATTCGTCATGTCCGTGATATTGCAAAGAAGCTTTGGTTGTTTGAATATGATATCGATGAAGCCGATGGTAATGTCACAATGGAATCTGGAGAAGATGCCATGTTTGCAAAAGTTGGTGAAATGCTTGTTCATTATCGTAAACAAAAGGAACTCCAAGATCTTGCGGAGAAGAACGGTGTGGAAATCAATGGCATGAGATTAACAGATGATACCATCATGAACATTGTAACATCATGCGTTGCTTTAATGCTGGCTAAGGAAGAGGGAGATCCACGTTATCATCAACTCGTTGATCAAGGTATGAGAAAACGTTCTCTCAAGGTCGATATCATCAATTCTTATAAGTCCAGAGCAAATGATTTGATCAATCGATATGACCATGGTCCAATCGTTGGTGCTGAACCATATAGAAGAGACATTGAAGTCATTTCTGATGAAGATGAACCAGAGTATGAAGAAGAATTCTATCTGGATGAAAATGGTGAAATGCAATCCTCCTATTACCAAGAATCCGATGAAGATGATTCCGATGCCAATCTTGATGAAGATGATGAAGCAAATGATCCCGAAAAGGATACAGATAACAAATCCAAAGACGAAGATAATTCTGAAGATGACGATAAAGACAAAGACACAGACGATGACGAAGAAGACATTGACGATGAAGACAATGATGATGAAGATGATGATGAAGAAGATTCCGAAAATGATGACGATGAAGATGATGAATTGGAAGAAGAATTCTACATCGATCCAGAGACTGGTGAATTGAAATCTTCATGGTATGCTGAAATGGATGAATCATATGATGGCGCTGGTGTAGTCAGTAATAGCAAACGGAAAGACCAAGACGAACTGATTGAATGGGAAGTAAAACCTGGTAAGGAAGTTGAGGATATCGAATTTGGTGCAACACGTACAAAGACACAAAAGAAACTGGAAAAGGATTTTGGTCAGCCAAAAAAATCCACAGTAGAAATGGATGATTATGGAAAGTTTATCGTATATTATGAAAGCGATAAAGTGGCTCGTGTTACCATCATCAAGGACATCCAAATTGAACTTGATCGATCCATTGTGTTCCCTGGGAAGATTGATAATCTGAGAAAGAAAGCACTTGACATCAAACCAGAAGGTGATGACAAGCTTGTTTCTAAGATCATGTCAATTGAAGTAGTATTGAATTCTGATGATACGATCAATTCCATTACTTTTGCACGTCGTCAATATTATTCCGATAAATCATTCCAAAAGTTTGATAAAGTTTCTTGGCACACTGATCAAGGAATGGATGAGAAGAATGTCATTAAGAGATTCAAAGAAGTTTACAAATTCCTTGATAAACATTCTTTATTAACACCTGCTGGAAAAGATGAAATGAAACATATCGGATCTGATTCTGTATTGACAACAAATGAAGTGACAGAACGTGGTGCACAGTTCCTTCGCATCTATTATGATAAGTGCATGCAATATGATTACCATACCATCCGTGATCAATTGGAGCAGTGCTGGAGACAATTCATTTCTCAATCTTATTCCAAGGGAGAATAAGATACCTATAGTATATATTATATCAACTCAATGTTAATTTACACAGACTATTGGGGATCAGGGGGCTCTTCCTCAAAATGCTCTGTTGTGAAAATCCAATTACGAAAGGACTTTACTAATTATGAAGTTTACAGATTTGATGCTTGATTATGCAACTGGCGACTCCTGTCCTCAGGATGCATATATTCAAGAAGCAATGGGTCAGATTAATGTAGCTGGCGCAATCTATAATGCATCAGTAAATATCATGGATCTGGACAAGAACGATATTTCTTATATTCAGGAAGCCGCAACAGAAGCAGGTCTGCCAACTGATCGTAGAGAAGCTCTGGGTGTTGCTCAGGAAGCATTCTCCCGTTCTTCTAATGGATTCCTCAATCTGATGGAAATGGCTACATCCAAAGTTGCAACTGCTGCTGACAAGAGCTGGAAAGCCATTTGTGGTGCTGCCAAGATTACCGGTGTTCCGGATGGTTTGAAAGAAAATGATTTTGATGAATTTGCAGAAGTAACTGCTAAGAAAATTGCACAGAGAGCAAAGAATGACAGAACTGCAATCAGCCGTGGTTTCAAGGATGGTACATCTCTTCGTACAAATGCTGGTCTTTATATGAGATCCATTCAGGACATGCTTCCTGCATTCGGTCTTAAGACAAATATGTCCGGTTCCTTTGTTGCTGAATATGCAGTCACATCCGAATCCGATTATTCTGAAGGCGATCTGAACAAGTTTGTCATCAGCATGGAATATGCAACTGCTGCACTTGCTGATCAGACTGTAATGGAATCCGCAAACCCATGTGTTGCCGATATTGCTGACTATATCAGAACTGCATACACACTGAAGACCTTCTGTGAATCTGTAACAAATGCACTGGAATCTGATTCTACTAAGAAGAGTGCTGGTGCATATGCTGCACAGTATGTTGGTAATGGTGCTCTGTCTCAGGCTGCTATGGAACAGATGAAGAGATCTGCTCGTAGATTCGCAGCTACCACAGATGTACTTGCGAAGTCTCTAAACGACTCCGGTTATGCAATTGGCGAAACCATTAATGGCGGCGTTGCTCCTCTTCCCCAGAAGAAAGAAGCATATTAATGCTGTTACAGTATTATCCAATTACTTATAACATCCCACATACATCCACTTGTCAAATCACATCTACTGGTACATTTTCGGACGGTGATACCATTACAGTCACTTCTCCAGTATTTTCTTCTATCGATTTTACATCGAACCAATTTCAACTATCGTCAGGATTTGAAGTAAGATTAAGAACAACTGAACCAATCGTGATTCAAGAACAGTTACAAGCGACATTGGTGTGTGATGACAACGATCCATTCAATATGTATGTGCGATTATAAATGGAGGTGTTTCCATGACATCGGATGAAAAGACCTCGATTCCCTCATTATTGAGCTATATTAACTCCGATCTATACACAATCGGAAATATCTCAGAAAGTGCAACATTGACTGTGCCGCAAACAGAACCGATGGTGAATAACTATCAACCTCCTAACAAATGGGAGATCATCACTAAGTATTTACCATTAGATTTTTATGAATTATTAAACTCCTATAATGTTGGAGGAAACTTGTATCGGTACGAGGATTTCGATGCCAAATACAAATACAATCCGAAGTTATATTCTTATGACAAATATGGAATCACCAACATGTGGAGACTGATCATGATATTGAACAAATGTCCATCCATCTTAGAATTCGATTTTAAACGAATTCGTTATTATGATATAACGACATTAACCAATATTATGTCTATTCTGATTTCGCGTGCACAGCATTCTGCTTAATATGAGCCAGAATTATAATGATGCTCGGTTAAATGATCAGAACCGAAACAATTTTAATGAGGGATTGACTGATCAAAACATTTATCGACCTGGGATGCATTATGAATATAATAGTTTAAATCCTTCTGATCCAAGATTAAAACATGGATATGCGTTGTCGTTAGCATGCCAAAGTGGTACTGACATGGTACATACCATTGGTAATGTGACGGCAATCATACTTCAATTCATGGTAGATCAATTTCCAAATGGAACATTTGAAACGGTTATGCCTTCTACAAAGATCGCACATCGACAATTGCGTCACACTCCGAAACAGATACGGACAATGCCATATCCAATGTGTATTGTGAATCCACGTGTTTCTTTATCCGGACTCGATGATCGATTAGCTGCAGGATCTTTTGGTACAACACTTTGGCAAACTACATCGAGTAGATTCCGGAATCGGTCTGAGATGGAGTTATTACTTTTCTCCAAATCAGATGGAATTGAATGGCGTGGTAAACTCAATCGTGTTGTTGTCAATTTTGATTTTGTACTATCTTTCCAGAGTGCAACAGAACAATTGAAATGGGCTTCTTATTTGATTAACCGCATACCTACGGATGGACATTTTTTTGATATTGATACTGCTTTGGAGTTGGCAATCCCAGATGGATTCTTAGAAGAAACTGCTCGATATGCAAAGATGCCTGTGAAAGATGAGCATGGAAGCGTTGCACGTTTCTTAGATTATCTGAATATGAATTCTATTTTCCCCATTTCATATCGATTCTCTTCTGGAAGACATCAGGATGCATTCTATACCTACTACATGACATCGTTATTATGTAAGATTTCAGACCTAAACTATACCCAGGTGACGAAACAAAATAACTTAGTGGAAAGCGATTGCCCCATTACTTTCACATTGAGATGTGAGTTTAACACGATTGGTATGTTTGACTTATCCGTTCCAAATCCAGGACCATATCGGGTGTTACAACCAAGACCGTGTTCAATCTCGATACCAATCTTCTCGGATACATTTAACGAGAGAGATTTTCCATTGCCATATGGATGGAAAATCCATTCTCGCCCAATCATTAAATTGGACTGGAATGAACGAGAAATCGAATTCGGTTCGGTATTGGGGTTAACATTGGAACGAATGATCGACTATCATTTGGAAAATCACATCGATCCAAAGTTATTTATCTCCGTAATGCTACGTGAAAATCATTCACTGATTACGGAAGGATATGACATTGATTGGGTACATCGTAAAATCATTTTCACAACAGTAAATTACACATCGACATATCGATTGATTATTTCTGTAAACCAGTTATATATCAATGACTATCTGAAGATGTTGTATGATAAATCAGATAATGCATTATCTAATCTATAGAAAAGGAGTAAAAGATTATGTTTGAACAGGATTTCGAATACGGATTCTCTCTTGATGGTGCTGCACCTTATCAGGAAAGCTATGATGCTGGTTCCTCTGGTTACAAGGACCTCTTTGATTCTAAATTCAATTCATTTAATCCGGAATCTATCATCTCTGGTGGTAACGGTGCTCTCAAGTCTTATGACGGCATCCCGGATATTGAATTGGAAGAAAGATCTGACACAACTTACGGCTATACAAAGCATACAGAAGCAACAACACCGAAGATTGGCCGTTGGTTCTAATCACAAACGAGTGAAAACATATGGGAATATGCGGGGGCTCATGCCCCCGTAGTTCCTGTGTAAACAAACTATTATTTTCTAAATATTCATGTATAGTATTAAATTGACCGGAGGTCAATGTGTATATAGTATAATATATAAGAAGAGGTGATAGATGTGGGTTCATTAAAGGAAACAAAGAAACTGTGTGAAGAGTTGTATAAACATCTCGACAAGCATTTTGAGTATGGTATTGCGAAAGACGGAAAACTGAAGACACATGTATCCAACAAAGACATTGCGAAATATTATCGATTCCAATCTCCTGATGAGTTTGAACAAAATGGTGGTGGAATTTGTTTTGATTATGTCGAATATGAAGAGGCATGGTTGAAAGAACGCGATGTCTCATGTCGTAAATTCTATTTAATTACCGAAACACCTCCTGATTATGATACACACACTTTTGTTGTCATCGAAACAGAAGGGAAGTTTATTTGGGTAGAATCTTCCATGAAGAATTCTCAAGGTGTTCATATTTTTTCTAAATTGAGAGATTTATTAAAGATGGCAGCATGGGGATGTTTTCGAGGTTCTAGAAACAAAGAACATTTGAATGGAGTGAAATACTCTGTCTTTGAATACACAAATAGCCATCCAAAATATGGTTGTGAAATTGGTGAATATATGGATTGGATGATTGAACATGGAAAGTGGGTGTTTGATGATATGACGAAAAAAGAACAACCCCAAATTGTGGAAGAATCTGATGTGTTGGATTTCAATTATGATTATGAAATTGAATATTTATTGGAATCTTATTTTATGGAATCTGGGAAAGTAAAACAAACTAATGTTCCACATAATGGATATGATAATGGTGTGAATCAAGTATCTACGTGGGATCGTATCAAGAATTGGATCTCCAGAATGATCAATCAAATTTCTGCTAATTATCAGAATAAACAAGTGCAACAATTGACACAACGAGCTTTACAATTAAATTATTCAAAAATTGCATTGGATAAAATAAATTTTGAGTCCATAATGATTTCATTACAACAAGCTCCTCATGTTGAAAATGCCGATAGATATTCAAAATTTGACCCATCGAAAGGTGCAGAATATCAAAAGTTGATTGAACAAGATCAACAGGTTCTTGCAAAATACAAACAATTGGAAGCGGTTTCAACACAAAATAGACCAAGGGATGTATATTCCAAACAACAAATTGATCAGGTGATTCAACAATATACAAAAATGATTGGGCCATGCTATAAGGCACTTACGTCAACAAATCAATTTATCAAGGATCAACAGCAACAATTGAATCCAAATGTACAACAATCTCCTGCATTTCAACAGTATGTGAGATATATTACAATTGAATTACAATTGCAATTAAAAGGTTCCACGTTGTATATTAATCTTTTAAAAGATATTATCAATACAGCAAGCACTTCTCCAACAAGGCCAATGAAAGAATCTTTTTTGGAGAGTGATTTCGATGATGTATATCAAGAAGCAGCTGCATTTTCACGTAGAGGTGTCAGCGGTTGGAGACATACGGATGCAACATATGAGGAAAAGAAGAACTTTGAACGTGCCATGAGCTTCAATTCGGAGATCGTATATCTTCGGAAAGAAATGAATCATATGACAAAACGTGAAATCGTGCAAAGATTGGCTTCTTTGTATAATAAATTAGCAGAGATCTATGATAACATTGAAGAAGACTATACCGAGGTACCAATCAAAACTTCTCGCTTGGGATTTGCTCGTAAACCAGAAAAACGTAGTATGTCTCACCGTCAATACATCGATCGATTGATTTATGAAATTCGAGATAATATTATTGACTTAAATCGAAATTTCAATCGTGGTGGTGTGAAAATTGTCATTCAGAAAATGATGGATGTGTGGGAATATGAGAAACGTGAATTACACATTAATGATCATATTGGTGATAAGTTAGTTGGTAATTTGACAGAAAAGGCATCTCATAAGATATTGGATAAGATCATGGATTCTTATGTGGACAAGTTCTATGATAATGAATCAGCAGATGATGTATATCAAGAGGAAGTACAAACTCCTCCTGATCGAACAAAAGTGATCCAAGATTATCAAAAGGATATCAATAAAGCAGTTGTAGATTATCAGAAGTTGTGGGAAAAAACATTAATGACATTGCATCAGATGAAAAAAGTAGGTGGAGAACCGTTCCAAAAGATGTATGATCAACTACATGATCGGCGTGATCAATTCATTGATGATTTGAAACAAACGCTACCGCCTGGTCATTTGGAAAAGAATAAAGAACCATCATGGATTAAGAATATTCGTACAAATACAAATATGAGATTCAAGTTGGTAAAAACGGCAATCGATGCATTTGATTCTAGTCCAGGAATGGTGAAATTAGTCCCTTTGTATCAAGCATTCCGTATGTTGTTTATATCGATGATTGAGGTTTGTGATTTTGTGCCTGGTGTTAGTATCAAAGTGAAGCTACCATATATTCCGAAGATTAACATTCATCTTGCATCAATGACAGAACCGATTACATCATGGGATCAAGTGTATCAAGAAGCAAAGTTATCTACCGATGACAGAAATGATTTGGATGATTCTCAATTTGGGATTCCTGAATTAAGGAAGTATCCTTTGACGGATGAGAAACATGTCTTACAAGCCGTTCGTTTTTTTAATAAAGCACCCGATGAATACAAAGAAGAATTGGCAAAGAACATTGTGAAACGTGTAAAGGAATTGGGTATGGATTGGGAGAACTGGGAATCATTGAAACCATACTTGGATAAAAAAGTACAAGAAGCATATCATCCGATACAAACGACACATCCAAATGCAACAAATCATGATAAGATCTATGAAGTGAAAGATCTGAAATATGACAAAGTTTATTTTGGAACACCGAATGAATATAAAGATGGGATTGATTGTGATCGTCCATTGTTTGTAACCCCATTCAAATCATTGGCATGTATTTTTGCAGTGTCTAAGAATAAAGAAGAATTGGGAATTCCTCATGGAAGATTTAACTATCATTATGACGAATGGGCTCATCCTAAAAATGAATATATTGATGAGATTCACATGCAAGTGGAAGGGTTGAATGATGAAACCGAACACACAAAGGATATGAGCGGATATGTATATGAAGTCGATATTTCGGATTTAAAAGATCATATCGGAAAATATGATTGGATGTCTCCTCATAGAGAATATCTAATATATGACATCGATCATATCGATTGGTCTAATCAAAAGAAAGTCGATGTAAAAGTACATTGGACTGGACAGCATTCAGATGATCCAAAATATCATCCTTATCAAGAAGCAGATTATCATGATAAATGTATATCATATGCAATGGGTGTTGATGATTCTATTTACGATCTGAAAGATAAAGGATTTGAAATTGAAGAAGATGATGGAAATTATTGTGTCACATTTGATTGGTCTAAACGTAAAATATGGGAGAAATATATCGAATCACATATTCAAGACACGTATTGGAATGAGTACATTCGTTTGTCTGATATTACGATTCATTTCATGATAAATGAAAATGGAAAGATTCAGCACGTAATTAATCACAATTATGAAGAAGATGATGAGCTATTATCAACATGCAATCGTCTTTGTGAAGGGTCTTTTAAAACGATCAAAAGTTTAATCTTCTCCAATGATTTCTATAAAAAAGAATTGAAGAATCGGAAAATTGTTCAAGAAGCGGTAGACATCAACTCTCTCAGACAGCAATGTCAAGAAGTATTCCAACAAGCTTCTCAGATACATTATGGATGCTTAGATGAGAATGGGGAACGTATTACAGCATCTCCATTCAAAGATTCTTGGAAGATGATTTCCACATACCATTCTCAGTCCATTCAATCAATGGAACAATCCAAACTTGGTGTATGTTTCGAGCATTCTTTCTATGTTGCGAAGCTGTTGAAGGATCGAGGATTGCCATGTCAAACCTTCTTCTTGAATTGTAATATTGACCACACCCAACCACCCGAAGAAGATGAAGATACAAGTATCCAACAAGAATCCGAGTCTATTGCAGTTGAACAGCACAACAATAATGACATGTCATTTTGGCATCAGTTTACCATTGTTCCAAATGATACAGATTCCATTGTATTGATTGAAACATCATTGACCCATGAGAAGAATGGTGTCTTCTTAGTTGAGAATATGGATGATGTTGTATCTCATCTGATTCAAACATTTGATTTACATTTATCACAAGAGGATTTACAGCTTATGAAACAAGATCTCATTGATGTGTCTTCCTTTGAACCACGTGATGGAGATACGTATGTTGGATACATCAATCAAGTATATCTCAATGGCAAGTTTATTAAGAATGAAATCCGTATTAATCATCAAACAAAGACAATGAAAACATATTGGCAATATTTGTCAGATCATAAATATTTATCTGATGATGGCATGAAGATCAATGAGCAGATCCAACAAATGGATGATAATACCGCATTTGATATCATTAATCTATTAAATGCAACACAACTGTTTACGCAAGAAGGATTACAATTCCATCAATCATTTTTCGATAATGATAAGATCCACATGTCCGTATCGGAAATGGAATCTGCACTCAAAGGATTTGTACAAGAATCTTATATGGGAACAAATCATAATACCTTGAAAGAGAAGTATCACTATATTCCATTAACAGAACAATCCGTCAAAAAATACAAAGATCAAGGTGTGTTTAAACATGGATTGCGACGTGTTCGTGTGAATGATAATACAAAAGGTGCAATTTATATTGATGAAAATCATATTGTCGTAGCATATGTTGCAGTTGAGAAGAAGATTAATGGACAACGTTGGATTACCGCATTGGAAGTATCAGAGGAATATCAGGGACATGATTATGGCGTGGATCTTTTACAGATTGCCGTAGATGACTTTGGTGCAACCTACTTGTCCGTAAACAAAAAGAACAAACGAGCATTCCACATGTACAAGAAATATGGTTGGAATGTATGTGATGAGGATGATCATGTGTTCTTTATGAAATTAACCGAAAGGACTGATGAATGATGGATAGATCCATTGAAACATTTGCACGTAGACAGAGAGAAGAACAATTCGAAACTCAGAGAAAGAAACCAAATCGTTTAATTCCGTCTGGTTCTGCACGTGGTCTGGATGCTTTCTTTGAAGCCATGAACGATAGCTATTATCAGGAAGATGGAGAAGAAGACTCCGAAGAAGATGTTGACTCTGATACGGAAGTGAATGATGAAACATCTGACAATGCATCATTAGATGACAACATGAATGATACCACAGATACAACAGATGATATGCAAGGTGAAGATACCGATAACAAAGCTCCTGTGGAAACTGATGGAATTAATGGTACAATTCCGGAAGAAACTGAAGATGAAGATACCGAAACTCCAACAGACACTCCAATCGAAGATGATAATGAAGATGATATGAGCACATTCGGCCAACATGGCGGCGATGATCTCCCCAACAATCAATATGATCCAGCTGAAGTTGCCAAAGTCATGGAGTTTGTTGCAGATGAAGCAAAGGCTTTATCAGATTATTTGGAAGCTGCCAAGACATCCAAAGTGGATATTCTTCAGCGTTTGTATTCAGATATTGCAGATGAAGAAAGATATCATATGGAACAGCTCTTGTTTGCAAAAGCAGAAATCACTGGCGAAGAATATAAACCCAAGGATCCAGATATCCGTAAGGAATATGAAGAATTATTGGCCATGGGCATGGATGAAGGTTCTGCCATGGCAACAGCAGTTGACAAATTCAATCTGCATGTTACTTCTATTTCAAAAGATGATGCTGGTAATGTTGAAGTGGAGAATAAAGAAATCCAAGAAGCTGTGGAAGAAATGGAACGTGGATTCTTGTATATGGAAACCGTACAGTTTGTATTGGAATATTCCACGGATGATTATATTACCGAAGGTGTCATGAAACTAGCACAGCCACAGATCTTCCAAGAAGAAATTGCAACAACTGCAGACCGTGTATACTCCAGAAAGATGTCCGGCTTCCATTTGATTGTCGGTGCATTTGCAGGTATCATCAAACTCATTCGAAAAGTAACAAATCTGATTCGTTCTATTGTTGAAAAAACAAACCACCGTATTTATGCATTGGCAAAGTTTGTTAAGAACAGAGGAATTGGTGCATTATTCAAGAATGGTGTTATGTTATACTTGTGGAATGATCGTACTTCTTCTATGGAAATTGAACCATTAATGTATTTCGCAAATATGGCATTCTGGTTAACACAAGAGGTTGTTAAGTTGTCTGAAATCAGAAATGGAAGATATGCAAATGTAATTGGTTCTGTTGGACAAATATTCCAAGCTCATGATCCAAAATATCAACAGAAACCTCCGGCATTGACTTGTTTGAAACGGTTACAACAATTGGATTTGATGAAAACCAAAGTTGTTGTGACACAACAGAATGCTGCCGGTGTTGCGAACTTATTCTTTGATTCCTTCCCAGCAGATGAACAACAGTTGCGTCATTTTGGAAATGGTATTGAGAATGCTGCAAAAACTCCACAAGGTATCGATATCTCCGGTTTCAAAAACTATTTCTGTATATTAGATATCATTTCACAGACTGTTGCATTTTGGACAGATATTACAAATAACTTTGTTGGTGAATTGGAAGGATTGGAGAATGACAACAACTCCATTTATCGCACGAAAATAAAGGTATATAATAATTGCATTGAATACATGAAAGTCGTAACGAAATCTTATTCGACACTTGCAAAGGTAGTTGCTGCTGATATTGGAACATTGAATCAATTGGTTCAAGTGATACAAAATGCATAATTCATAGATATATCATTTCCATGAATGAGGAGAACAATACTCCAAAACACATTCAGAAGGAGATGATATGTTATGTATATTTATACAGATGCAACAGCCATGGATAACATGTATGGTGAGACAACAACACCCGCACATTTATGTGAGGGCAATCCTGACTTTGCTTCCATATTAGAAGATATGCTTGTAAAGGGTGCACTTCCATTCAATACACACCAAGTATATCCGACCGTATGGAAAGCAGACAGAGAACAACTTCAAAGAGAACAGACTGGAACACCACAACAGTCTGGCGTGGTAAACCCATGGTTGAGTGGTGGTCAGAAATGGTAACTAACAATCCCCGGCATATGCCGGGGATTTCCATTTTTCTATTTTTTTAATTTTTCATATAGATATTATTTGTATGATATAGAAATATATCAAATTGCTAGTATTAATGATCACACCTATCTTTATAGGAAGTCAAATACGACATAACGGATCAAACTTAGAAAGCAATCACTGAATATTTCTGTTCGTTATTTTAGGTCTACCCGAGACCATAAGTCGGTACACCTGCAAAGGTGGAAAGGAGCCTTATGGCTACTTATAATCTTTTTAATTTTACATCCGCAGTAAAATCCGTTACAGTACATTCCGGCATGTTTCATGCCGATGATGTTGCAGTCGCAGCACTGCTGCGTCTGCAGTTTCCGGATGTACTCATCATTCGTAATAACAACCCGGATGTGAAAGCTGCAGATGTGCAGCACATCATCGCTGATGTCGGCCGTCAGCATGATGGGGTGGCCTTATTTGACCACCACCAGTATCGTCCTATCAAGGACGAAGAGGTGGTGCAGGAGGATGGCAGTATCCTCCTGAAGAGAGGCACACCTCACGATGAAGTCCACGCTGCCGTGGGCCTCTTGTGGGAGGCGTGGGGAAGAAAGGATGAGTTCCCCACGTTGAGTAGTATCATCCATTCCATCGACCTCCATGATACGGGGGTCGTTTGGACGCCGGCATGGACGACGGTCCGTGACTTCTATCCCACTTGGGATTCTGACGAGAATCCCAACGATGCATTTATGAGAGCGGTGGACTGGCTAACACCTGCTCTCGTGAATGCCATTGAAAAAGACCTGTCTGCTGCAAAGGCAGCAAGCTGGCTGGCAGAACATGCACAGGTACTGAATGATTCCATCCTTGTGATGGATAAGTTTGTACCTTGGCAGGCGTATGCCAAGGAACATGGTCTGAAAATGGCCGTGTTCCCGGGTCGCGACCCGGGCAGCTACAACATCCAGGTCGTAGACCCCGCCTGGAAACTTCCGGCGAAATGGCTTGACCAGAAGCCGGATGGCGTCACGTTTGTGACAAACTGGCTGAGCATAGCGGCTTGTGCCACCAAGCAAGATGCAATCAGAGTGGCGTCTGAATGCGTCGAAGCTGCTCTTGCAGCTACAGCAGCCGAATGAGATTATCCACATGAGGACTGTCGGGAGACAGGCCTTCTCACCTTATTGAAAGGAGGTGATATAATGATCAGTCTGAATCATTCTCAGATAGAGGCATGCCAGAAAGCTTCTGAGCTTTTCTGGTGGGCTTATGCTTATGATTATGATTACCATGATTACGACGATGACATGATGGCATTGTCGAATGAGTATCATGAGGATGCACTTGCAGTTCTTAAATCTGCAGGTGTTGACTTTGATACCTATAAGGCTTGGGCTAATGCCTGAGTCTTATCATGGTTTTCATGATAGCATGGACACCCTGCACGCGGGGGAAGGATAGTAAATACACGTGCAATATAAAAACAACTCTTCCAAGAGTTGTTTTTTTTGTATATTTTTTATTTCAAATCATAGTACTATAATAATACATTTGTGAAGCAGATGTTAGAGATACTTCTTTGGTTCGAATCCGAAATTAATTGTGATTTTTCATTAGTTAATGCATATTTGGTTGTGCAATGCTCTAACAAACATTCTCACAAATGCACCAACGTTTGTGAAGCAGCAATCAGAGTTACTTCTTAAAATAATAAGATCTATAGGTTCGAATCCTATATGGTATCATTTTGGTATCATTGGCAGAAATGGAAATGCATTTCTCTGGTTTATACCCTCACAAATGTTTGTTGCCCATATGGTGAAATTGGCATACACACAGGCTTCAAGTACCTGTGCCGAAAGGCTTGAGGGTTCGACTCCCTCTATGGGCATTTAGTCTATGATGCGGCTGACAGAGTTACTTCCGATGTTAACGGCGTAGTCACTGGTTCGAGCCCAGTATGTCACCATCAGATGGTGACATTAGCTCAGTCGGTAGAGCACGTATTATACTCTGTCAAATACTCTCATAGACATTTTCGAGTGCTAGCGTAATGGTTATCGCACCGAGTTTGGGTCTCGGGGACTCCCAGTTCAATTCTGGGGCATTCGACCAGTAGACTGAAGCAGAAAAACAGTTACTTCTACAGATCAGAATAACCTATCAAGTTATTCGAAACAGGGTTGCGACCACGATACCTGTATAACAATTAAGCGGGCATTTAATCTGTTTTTGATATACTCAGTCTACCACCAGTAATTTAGGTTGCTTGATGCAGCGATACGGTTACTTCATAAAGAACATATTTTTGTTAAGATTTTATCTCAATAGATTTGTCGATCATGCGCATTGGAACGACATCCTTTCACAGTGTTTTATCGGTTATGACTTACTCAAAACCGATACCCCGTATCTGATATTCTCAAGCAATCTAAATTTATATGAATCAATTTCTTTTTTAACAACGAAGGAGGAAAATTGTATGAGCAGATTAAGCAGAGAGATTAAGAATCTCAAAGAGTACAACAAATACCATGCAAACACAGTTATCAATTTCGAAGGTGGTGAATCCTTCACTATCAATCCATTAATGAGATTGACAATGATTGCTGCATCTTCATTCTTTGGTGAAGCATCTTTTTATCGTTCTAACATTAAGGATGGTAAATTTGGTGTCGATACCAGCTGGTATGGTACAACAGATACACTCGGCAACGACAGACTCTTCAAAGAGTTTGATGGTAAAACAACTACTGAAGTATTTGAAGAAGCCATCGATGCTGCATTGGATTATGATTTCGAAGAAACATTGAAAATGGCGGTTACACTTCGTCATGATTATTACATGCGATTGAATCCACAGATTATCATGGTTCGTGCATCCATTCATCCAAAACGTCAGGAATGGACAAAAGCAAATCCTGGTAAGTTTGCAGAATATCAGAAAAAAGTACTTGCACGTCCAGATGAGCCTATGTCTCAGCTGGCATACTACCTTTGGTTGAATGATGGTAATAAGAATAAGATTCCGTCTATTTTGAAACGTTCACTTGCATCAAAGCTCAGTGATTTAACAAGATTTGACGTTAATAAATATAAGAACGCAGAAATCGGTATGATTAATGCCGTTCGTCTCACCCATGCACATTCCGACGTTCTTGATGAACTCATGAAGACTGGTACGATCGAAGCAGAAGATAATGAAGTGACATGGGAACAGAAGAGAAGTGCTGGTATGTCATGGGAAGAAATCTACAAAACAACTTCACTTGGACATATGGCTCTTCTCCGTAATATCCGCAACTTCTTTTCTGAAGTAACCTATGATGCTTTATGTAGAGCATATCTGCTGAGATTGAAGAAAGGTGTTAAAACCGGTAAGCAGTTCCCATACAGATATTATGCTGCATACAAGCAGTTGGAGAATGCAGAAATCAATTATAAGGGTTGGGTATTAGATGCACTCGAAGAATGTATTGATATCTCTATTAAAGAAATGCCCAAGCTTCCTGGTAAGACTGTTATCTTATCCGATAACAGTGGTTCTGCATGGAATGCCTTCACATCAGAATACGGTACTACTCAAATTGCTGAGATTGATAACTTGAGTGCAGTCATTGCTGGTATGTGTTCCGAAGAAGCACAAATCGTCAAGTTTGGTACGACATGTAAATGGTTTGAAGTATCCAAACGAAATGGTGCATTGACCCAAGCAAACAAAATCAATGGTGGTCAATACACAGATGTTGGTAGTTCTACAGAACCTGGTGTGGATGAATTCTTCCAAGAGATTCTGAATAAGAAAATCAAGTATGATAACATTATCATCTATTCTGACTTACAAGTTGGACACTTGACTCTTGAACGACGTCTTCATCCTTGGGCATATGGTGGTATCAGCAGACATAGTTTGAATATGAATGTATATCAAGCACTTGAGAAATATCGTCGAGAAGTAAATCCAAAGGTAAACTTCTTTTCCATTCAGACAGCTGGATATGACAATGTATTGGTTCCTGAAATGGCTTACCGTTGTGCATTCCTGAGTGGATGGACAGGTAAAGAGACACAATTCATGGAACGATATATCCATATCTGGGATGAACTTGAGCAGAAAAAGTGAGGGTGCATTCATATGGAAAACGTTACTGCTATCAAATTGACAAAGTTGGATGTTGATGATAAATTAAATTATTATTGTACACTCGTGGAGCTTGAGAAGTTCATTGGGACTTCTCAGCTCTGTCTCAGTGCATATCATGATGCAATGATGTTCAGACGTATGATGGAAATTAAGTCTGAAGCCAGGTATCTTGTAGAACGACACATGTATGACGGTGACAAATCTCCTCTTGGAAAAGGATTAAGATACTACCTCCCTGAATGTGACCTGTATCTTGAGTTTATCATCTACGACACCGGGATACTCCATATCGAATGCCTGAAAGATATTGAATATGAAGATATCAAGGATGATATAGAAGCATCTGTGAGAATGTTCAAGATTGAAATCGACCCATTTGGTTTAACAAGTTACATTTCTGAACCTGAATCCAAGGAGAATTCTGACATTCAGAAACTCCTTTACTGGATTGAAAAAGGTTTTGGTAAAATCTACACGGATGATGACATTAAAGCATTCTTTCATAAAAAGGAAGAATAATTAACAAATAAATACCAGTGATTAGATGCGATGCAGTAATTAGAGTTACTCCTTAAACTATTCAATGTTTATGCTGATATTATTCAGAACTCTGATTGTTATTCTCGCCTTTAACAAAAATAAATATGTTGTGATGCGGAAACACGAGTTACTTCAAAGATCAATCGTATATCGATACCATGTACCGAGAGCAGCATTTTGCAGCTAATACAACTCGTACGCACAATACTCTGTTGATTATTCTCACAACATTTGAAATGAATTATTGGATTTGGTGATGCAGGTGTTCAGTTACTTCAGCTTTGCTATTTCCGGCATCTCGGCATTGTGCCCGAATGTTGGACGGACCTCGGGGATTAAAGCCACCCCACCTGAACACGTGACTCTCACCAATCCTTCTCGTTGTTATGAAACATTATGATGATGCAGACGCTGGAGTTACTTCGTCAAACTCATAATTTGAAATGAAATCATATACTCCCGCCATAATTCTCATCTAAGATGTTTCATTTAATTGGGCCTTTCATCCAACGGCTAGGATCAAGTGCTCATAACGCTTTCACGAGGGGTCGGCACCCTCAAGGCCCATTGTGCTGATGTGGCGGAACAGGTAGACGCTCGGGACTTAGGATCCCGTGCAGCGATGCGTGGGGTTTCGAATACCTCCATCAGCACCACTTGTCATTTTTTGTCCTCCAAGAAAAGATGACTTAGATTTATATTTTTACTTCAGCGAGAAGTTTTTTTCATTTTTCTTCTCGCTGTAATGCAGATGTCGTATAGCGGTAGTACACTAGCCTTCCACGCTGGGAGTGTGGGTCCGACACCCATCATCTGCTCCATCTGACCAACGGTATAAAACCAAACATTTCCTTGTGTTACGTGATTACATTTGTGATACCAACGGTCAGTTTAATGCTGGTTTGTTTTCTTTCTTTGAACCAGCACTTTTTCTATGTTACCGAATCTGAAAACATAATTCATATGATGTGTCACAATCGGACTGAAATATGCGCCATGACTGGCCGCAGAATAGGCGGTATCAGTTGTTGTACAGATGGCTAGGATGAATCGGACCATACTGTGACAAGTGTGGAATACCACCAGACCTCGGGTGTGACCGAGTGGTTCTGGTTGAACTGCTGGGAGTAGTGAAATAATCCGTAGGTATGTGATGACTCGATTGGATGTAGACGCGACTTGATCAACCGCTGATAGCTACATCTGCGAGATGGTGTTAACTGGGTAGCACGAACATCATAATTTTCTTTACATGCAAACATGAGAATCAACACCATATACGTAGCTCGAAAGGGACGACGTGAACAGAGGTCCTCCGGTAGGTGTAAATCGTATATGTTGTTGGAACATGTTTGTTTTCTTTTTTTTTAGATTGGACTGTAGCCAAGTAGGAAGGCAGTAGGTTTTGGCCCTACGATCGCATGTGCAATTCATGTCAGTCCAACCACTTAAGATGACCAACTTTCTGCTTGTCATTTTTTAAGAACTCCTAAATTTTATTGCATAACGAAGGTGGGGGCATATGCCCCCACCATAGTTGTGTACTTATCAAACTATTATTTCATTTTTGAACATGTATATTATTAAATTGACCGGAGGTCAATCAATGTATAATAATATTATATAATGAAAGGAGTTATGTAAGGTATGAAGTTATTAAACATCATCAAAGAATGGGATTTTTGTAGTAAGGGGAAGAATACTTCAATGCATCGTTCCCTTCCACCATTCTCAGAAGCATCATTTGTTGAAATAAAGATGCAGGATTATCATGACGCTGAGCAGAATGCATATGATGTGACACTCACAATTTTGTTGAAAGATGAGAGTGGTTCTGAGATTTATGCAATTATCGGTGCAATTGTCAATGATGATTTCATCTATTGTATCAGCAGTGATAATCCCAATGATAGGAAGATTGCATTGGATTCTTTGTTCTGGGCAATTATTGTTGCAGACCAGACATTATATCTTCAGGATGAGTCGAAACATTATCCACAAAAATTCTCTTATTATGCACCACATGAGATGTAATGATGTATTCTCATTTGTGATAAACCAAAATCAAACAATTTTAAGGAGGAAATTATTATGGTTACGAAAGAACAATTGGACACTTATATCAAAGCTTACGCAGAGGGTCACCCATTAATGGATGATGATTCTTATGATGCCCTTGTGGAAGAATATGTCAAGGAACATGGTGAGGAAGCTCGTCCATTCATGAGAGTGAAGAAACCTGATGGAATTGCGGATACACCTAATCAGACTCTGTCGAAGGTATATGGTGTCACAACACCGATGAGACCTAATCAGAAGACATATGCAGATTGGGTAAATAATCTCAAAAATAATCTCTGGTTTGCACATGATATCAAAGTCACTGTAATGCCCAAGTATGACGGTTGCAGTGTCAGCTTGGATATGGAGTCTGGAAAGTACTTTACCAGAGGAGACTATGATAATGGTGAAAGTATGGATGTGACAGAATTATTCAAGGAAACTTATATTGAATACTGGAATCTGATGCCAAACAAACACATGTCTGACGACCTTGTTGCTGTTAAGTTTGAAGCAATCATGGCGGAAGAAATATTCAAAGAGATGGAATTCAACAAGATGTATGTAAATGCAAGAGCAGCAACAAGTGCCATCATTATGTCTCGTGGCAAAGAAGTTGCTCAGTATATCAATTTGATTCCTTTACGTTTCTACTTCAAAGATGGAAGTATCATGATTCCTCATAATCTGGAATGGGAATCTATGAAGACAGCAATCGATGATTATGAGGGTATTCAAGGATTCATTGACACACATTTGGAGAATGGTGCAACTGCAGAGTGTGGTATCTATTTAGATGCCGATGATAAACCATTTCATTATGCGATTGATGGTGTTGTGGTATCCGTTAATGACATAACAGAAATTGCCATTAAGATTCTCAATAATGTGAAAGAAACCAAGATTAAAGCCATTGAATGGCAAATGGGTAAGACAGGAAAGATTACTCCGGTTGGTATCTTAGAACCAGTCACATTCGATAATGGCGTGACAGTTGACCATGTTGGGTTATCCACATTTGAGAGAGTGCATGACTTGAATCTCCATTTTGATGAGACAGTAAGAGTCATGCACAATATCGTCCCATATCTGTTGGATGGTAAAGGTGATGGTGGTATGAGAATTCCCACACCATATGGATGCCCTGTATGTGGGCATCCACTTGATATGAGAAACCTGAAAACCGTTCGTTGTACAAATCCCGAATGCCAGAGTAAGAAGCTTGGTGATATCATCCGTTATTGTGAAACTATGAAGATGATGGGTGTTTCTAAAGGTATTTTGACAAAGCTGTATGACCTCGGATATGTGAAATCCATTCCTGATTTGTACAAGATTGATGGCAATGCGCTAGCATTAGAAAAAGGCTTTGCGGAGACATCAGTATCTAGCATCTTGAGTTCCATTCGAAGTGCATCTATGCGCGTACCTGTAGAAAGATGGTTTGGTGCATTACCATGCTTGAATGTCTCTCAGAAAACATGGAAAACAATATTTGATACCAGACTTAAACAGGATGAAGGATTTGTCAATGTACTTGTGAATGAAATCAATATGGGAAATAGTGAATCCTTCTTACAAGCATTAATTCAACCTATCCCTGATATCGGTCCAGCAACATGGGCATCAATTGCTGAGTGTTTCCGTAATAACTGGAAAGACATTCGAGACACACTTGGACACGTTCAATTATTGGTGGATTTGACAAAATCTGAAGATAGCAAAGGATTGGTATGCTTGTCTGGCACTCGTGATGAAATCGTAAAATGTGCATTGGAAAAGGCTGGGTATGATGTGACAGATAGCTGGTCATCTAAAGTGGATATCTTAATCATTCCCGATGGGGATTATCGTTCATCCAAAGTGGATAAAGCAATCAAGCATGATGTTCCGATATTTACAGTAGAAGATGCATTGGTAAACATTATCAACATGGGAACCATCTGTTGATGCATTTCATATCCCCCGCATATGCGGGGGATTCTTTTTTGCATTTATCTACATTCTTATATCACAAAAAATTACAAAATAAGAAAGGTGATGGTATTTTATGCCAAGACATAGTGATGAAACCCGCAAAGCAATGGCTGAAAAACGTACCGAACGACGTGAAGAGAAACGTCGTATCAAAGAAGAAAAGATGTTACAACGTTTGAAAGATGCAGAACAGCATCCTGACCAAAGTCATATTGCAAAACTCATTGATGAGACACGTGAACGTGGAAATACCGTTTGGTTATGTACAGACTGGCATCTTTGGAAACGTATTTCCAAGAATCAGCCAGCTTGTAACAAACGCAAAGACTTCAGCCAAGTCATCAAAGCTGTTGAATCAATCGTAAAGTTGAATGACCTATTAATCAATCTTGGTGATTTGGTCGATGGTGAATTTCAAGATAAAGATTCTTTGAGAAATCAAATGAGAGAAATCGTATGCAAGAAAGTATTGGTTCGTGGCAACAATGATTTGTTTGACCAGGAGTTTTACCGGTCATGTGGTTTCTTATACATCGTGGATTCTTTTAAATGGCATGACATTCTGTTTTCACACATGCCACAAGAACATGATTGTGAATTGAATGTGCACGGACATATTCATAGTAAACCTCCTACGAAAGTTGGAATTGGCGTTAATTTAGAAGGTAATTCAAGACAACCCCAATATTGGGTCCATTACAATAATCATATTGATGTTGCATGGTTGGGTGGTCGTATTAAACCTGTAGAATTATCAGAAGTGATTAAAGCACAACCAGAATTCTCCAAACACATTAAGGAGTGTCCTGAACACTTTGGAGAACAAGAGTTGTTGGATAAAAACATGCCATTATTTATGAGGGTAATGGAAGAAGGTTCTTCCTTTGTTCATGACCCATTCTACGATTAAGGAGTATACGTTATATGAACAACAGAGTGAATAGTTACAAAGACCTCGCCATAGATGCTTGGTATATCATTAAAATTGATGAGGATGGATATCCCGTGATGGGAAAGTATGTTGGTAACCGTGGGGGATTTCTCAAATTTCTTCGGGATGATTTTATGAATAGCATATTTAGTTTACCGGAAGAATGGTTTGATCATATGATCATTGAAAAGTTTAGTTAAGGAGTGAATGATACATGACTGATGATTGGACGAGAATTGATGAATGGATTAGAGACAGCTTATTTATGGAAAGCATATGGCAAGAAATGATGTCAAGTTATAAACCAGCAATGCTTGAAGAAGCATGTCATTTCTGTGATATGTCATTGAACGAGAGAGTGAAACCACTTACATCGAAAGAACGAGCAATTCGTAAATTTGGATGGAAGTTTGATACAGATTCATTGTTATGGGCATCAGGTGTGAGGGGAGCTTTGAAAGATTGTATGACTCGTCAATTCTTGGATGATGTGAGAGAATGTGAACATCTATATGGTGAATACAAACACTATGATGATTTGATATGGGGATGGAGTGGTAATCAATGAGATTCTTTTAAGAGGGTGATAGTATGAATCGTAGAATCAAGAACAAACGTCAGAAGAGATTGCAGGGTTGTTCATACTCTGAAACAAGAAAATGGATTCGTATCATGGAACCAATATTCCGGAAGTATTTCGAATATTGTGTCAATTATCATATTTCCAACAATTACCTAGCCCAGTATATCAATGATGATTTGATACGTGCTGATGTTCCATTCAGAGTGTATACAGACCCATGGGATATCGATGGTCATTTTATCATTATTCCACGACAAAAAATCTCTGATACAATGACAAAACTTGAGACTGACTATAGTATGAATGATGTGATATATGGTCATGATTCGCTTCATGAGGAGGAGGATGACGTGTGATATTCTTTATGTCAGATATTCATTTGGGTGTGAAACTTCCATTCGAAGATTTTATGAACTCATTGGAATATGCTTTCAAACTCATTAAAGAACATGAAGAACCATGTGATTGTATTGTGATAGCAGGCGACTTATTTGATAGACATCTCAATATCGAAGAGAATTGTCAAGCTGCTCGATTCTTAACTAGATTGGTATTGAATGAATGTGGACGGGGAAATATGAAACATGTCCCCGTTCATATCATTGAAGGAACCTTCTCCCATGATAGAAAACAAATGAAAATCTTCAAACAGTTCTTGGACCATTTTCCGGAAGCATCCGTATTCTATACGGATACTTGGTGTACTGCGGAATGGACAAATGGAATGAAGGTCTTATATTTACCACAAGAATATGGAAATGTGGATTATTCCGAACTATCCAATGGAAACCAAATGTTCGATTTGATTGTTGGGCACGGACCAATGTCATCCAAACAAAAAGAAGTGGTAACTGCTCATGGTACTGAATATATGCATTCCGTGGAATGGTTATCACAACATTCCAAGTTATGTGTATTTGGTCATTATCATGAATACACCGACTTTGGTGAGAATGTATACTATACTGGTTCTTTATTACGATTCCGATACGGAGAAGATGTTCCCAAAGTATTCTTCATGTGTGATAAAGACTTTAAAGTCACAACAATTAAGAATCCATTTGCAAAAGAATTCAAAACCATTGAGATTCACAATCCAGAAGAACTGCGTGATGCATTATCCAATAACATCGAAACGCCACATCGGTTTGTGATTCATTCTGACAACACGGATTTACAAACATATCATGAAATCATGAACATCAACAAACAGAATACAAACTTATCATACAAGATGGTGACAGAAGAACCTGTGGAAGAATCTGATAAACTAGAATTACCAGAAACAACATCCACAATTGTAGAACCAATCGAAGGTCTACTGGATTTTATAAACGAAAAGTACAATGTAGATGTTGAGAAAGAGGTAAGAGAGTATGAGGATAAAATCAAGAAAGAAACGAAATGAGATTCCATTTGACCAGATATCTAAAGAGATACCTTACCATTTTAAATTGATTAGACAGGTTGATTATGAATTTGATGGGTATCTCGTTGAATTTACAGGAACTAAAGGAACTAGTGCTCATTTTATGGACTTAAACGAGATACCATTCGGGTATTATTTGTGGCAGGGATCACATTGGATTTTGAAAGCATACCCACTTGAAAGGATTGATAATAATGAAGCTGATCAAGAAAGTAAGTAGATTGTCAAATGAAGCTTTTGACAATAACCAAAAGTTGCCATTTTTTGAAATTGGATATTATGATACAGCAAAAGAATTTTTCATTGATGGGAAACCAAATCTTTTAACAACCAACAACAAGGATTTCATGAATACTTCACATGGAACTCTTGTTAACAGGAAAGGTCAAATGTATCTCGGTCACGGTTATATTCAATTGACGACAGATGGTTATTACGTTATATATCGTAATGATTTATCAAAGGATGAGTGTGTTAAATTTTTCATACATCCGGAAGATGTAAAACATTATCTGTGGAGAGAAATTGTGATTACCAATAAAGGAAGGATGAGAAGATGAGAGTATGAGGATAAAATCAAGAAAGAAAACCGAAGCAAAAAGAATCTCACTTGATGACATCTTGCCAGATGAGCCATATCATTTTAAATTTTATTGGCTTGATGAATCTAATTGCCCGTTTCTCTGGCATGACTTTGATGGTTATTTAAACAATTATGCACGCATCGATACTAAATGGCATTTTAATTTCACTGATATAAATGGTGAACATCGTGGATATGTATGGGATGATGGATGTTTCATACTGACAGTACATCCACTCGAAAGGAATGATAACAATGAAGCTGTATCAGAATAATGAAACGAAAGAACTCGTGGTGATTCGTGAACAAACAGAGGACAATGTGAAGGTGAAACATCTTCACGCTCCCGTTTGGGAAACGTTAACACTTGAACAGTTCAATGAACAATATCACGTGGTGGAACAGGAAGATGATATGGAATGATTAATGCACTATTTGTTTGCTGGGCAATCAGTGCATGCATTACGATTGCTTGTCATATCTATGAGATATATGAATACAAAAAACATGAAAAACATAATGAAGAAAGGAAGCATGAAATATGACAGTTGGTATTGTTATCATAATAATCATTTGTGCAACGTTATTAATCGACAGAATAGTTTCTAATATTTGCAGAACGATTATTGTTGTAAATACTGCAAAATATAATTATAAGGAGGAACATGATGAAAATGAAAAAGTTAACCTTAAGAAAGATTAGTCTCACAGACTATTACACTGGTCAAGCGAAAGCGATGGCAATTACAACGATTCTCATTCTGGCATGGAATGGAATCATGTGGGTTGTTGATAAGACATCTCACAAGAAATCATATCTTGAAATAGATGGTGAAGAATCAAGGGTATTATAACTGAGGAGGAATTTATTATGAATAAACAATGGTCAGGTGAATTCGTATGTGGTAAAAAGTACACCATCACATATGAAGATGACGACAAAAATATTGTAAAAAAACATAATCTCAGGTTCGTCATTGAGAGGTTTCCTTCATGCGGTAATAAGAGTCTCCTGTTCAGTGACGATGGTAAACTCCTTTGTATCGCTCCATATTCGTTGATGGATGTTGTTGAGCTGGATTCTGATGAATCTGATAATGAGAAGAAGATTCAGCTTTTAGTAGATGATAAAGATGTGCCATACAGATGGAAACCTAATTTCCGAGAGATAATTGGTGCCGATGATTATCATCCATTCTGCATGCTCCGTATTGATGAAATTTTGTACCCCGCAATCTATATCCGGTATGATGAAGAAAGCGCTGCTCATGTGTTTGAATACGTCCGCGATGGAGTTGCCCACATGTATGGTGTTACGAAGGACAAACTCTGGAATCAGGAATGTTATATCATCAACTTCAAGTCAGGAAAAGAAATTCATCGTACGTCTTTGATTGAACTGGGGAAACAATGGAATCTTGATGTATTGAAAATTGGAAATCCATATCGCCTTGTGAAAGATGGTAAGACTACATTTGCTTTACTGTCACAGATTACCGAAACCTGTCTGGTATTTGTCACTGCAGAACGTGATGCATCCAATTCTAATGACCCGAAATATCCAGACAATTGTTATGTAGAGATTCTGGTTCGTCCTGGATTTGAATATGCTGATTATGATGTATATCGCATGGAGTGATTCAGATGAAAAGACCCGATAATGATTTCTATTTGCTTCTTGCAATAGTAATTGTGTTCATAATGTTTATAATATTCATGTTTGGAGATGGGGCAATCGTTGTTGGTTGTCCTGCTCCATCACATTAAGGAGGAAATTAATATGACTAATTATGGAAGAAAGCTTGAAAAAGAATATCGTGATGGGATGGTTGTTGGAGCCATTTATAATTTCATTGGCAAAGGTACTGGTGGATGGAGATACAGATATACGTTGATTGGATTTGAAGGGTGTGGCGAAGACCTCTTATTGATTTTTAAATCTGCCGAGAATGGCACGGTGTTTCGTATTATGGCAAATGATATTGGTGCTGCCAGTCTCATTTCCAAACCTATTGAAGAGGAAAAGGATAAAACTGATATGAAGTTTCTTGATGAATTTGATGAAATATTTGATAAAAAATTGCGTGAAAGAATTAATCGGGCTTATTCTTTATTATCTCCTGACACAGTTCCCAAGCCAATGCAACTTGTAAAGAAAATCGAAGGATATAAATTCGATGAAAAAGCATTTTATCGTGCGACAAATGGTGTTCGTCATTTCTTAATAAAAAATTCCGATAATGAGAGGTATGAAGCACTTTATTATGGACCAACACTTGATAGAGCTGGTATGCATATTGCGTTTGCAAGGACTGTGGGATTTACTGATGTTTCTTGCGAAAGTGCGAAGTTATATCATGACAAAATCGTATGCGATCCTGTCGAGACAAATTTCAAATTGTTCAAAGGTGATAGTGCATGCACTCATGAGGAAATCAAGATAGACGACATCTTCAAGAAAGAAGAAAAACTGGAATGGGATATTGACAAACTGAAGGTTGGTAAAGCATATCGTATTCAAGATAGTGATGGTAATGAGACCGATGGTATTTATAGGTCATTATATGGACCAGTAATACCTATACCTGGTAAATCATCAATTTTATTTGCAGTTATATCTGATAAAAATTCTGCTGGTACCTATCAGGTATATCAGGATGAATTGGCCAGTGGTAAGATTAAGATTTATGAGCTCACATGTAGAGGTGAAGGTGAGAATGGATAAAATGAAAAAGATTGAGATATTTCAGAGTCCCATACTGAAAAGAGTATGGGACTGTAATAGAATTGCACAAGAATTGACTGGTGGGAAGTTCTGTTATATCACTAGAAATCCAGTGTATTCATTTACAAATGGAACAAGACATCTTGCCATTTTGGATGAAGTGACAGAAGATGGTAAATTATTGAAATTCCGAGTTGTATCATTACAGTTTGATCGGAATACAAGTAGTGAGTTGGATGATACATTAGTTGAATACAGTATGTCTATTGAGCATCTTGATAACTTAAAAGTCGAAATAATTCTTGAAAAACTTGAAGATGACAGCTTAATCTGGTTGGAAAATTTAACATACATGGAAGTTGAGTATCCTTGGAATGCTCATTTGGAAATTGATCAATCATATCACATTTACGATTCCAAAACAAAAGAATGGAAATATTATATTCGTCTCAATAATATAACTGATGATTATCTTGAATTCTATTATTATATTAGGGAAAATGGTATATCAAGTGTGGATTCAATAAAGATTGATAAAACAAATGTTGACAGGTATGAAGTATATGCGTGTGAAAAGGAGGATGATGATGAGTAATAATATCAAGGATAGTATGATTGTCGGAGCTGTTTATGGATACCAAACAAAAGATGGAACATGTGCAGATGGTATCTATGAAGGATGTGATGGCAAAGATGAAAATCTGATGCTGCATTTTAGAGATGCTGATAATGGGACAAAACAATCCGTATTGGTAAAAGATATTGACAACATGTATCGTGGCTCTGGTTGGAAAATATGGAAAATTTAATATGAAGGGAGATATCAATATGAATGTAATCATATTCAATCCAAATGTATTTTGTATCGGAGAAAGCTACTCGGTTTCTTCCAGATATGAACATACATTTATTGGAAAATGCGTTGAGGTGAAAGACAATCTTATTGTGTTCGAAACACCATATGGGAAGATTTCCATCACACCCGGAATGGTTGTGTCAGATGATTATCGTTTTGAACGAATCAATATTGCAAAGAAATATACCGAGATGCAAACAGCATGTCAGAAGTCTGTAACAAATGATGTACTCGAAGAACAAGGTTTGTTAGGATATCATGAAGCTGTTGTGAAGGGAGAAGTTCCAAATGATGATGAATAAAAATGTTGTGGAAGAACTGATAGATGTTTCTGGGGAATTAGAAGCCCAGCATAATATGTATCGAGGGTTTGATAAACTGAATGAGGAACGTCCAAAAGTGAAACAGAATTTACTTAGGCAAGCACTCTCTTTTCCGATGTTTGTAAATGCTGTTTCTCCATACATGGATGGGTTGGTGAGTAGCAATGCCTCGGAAGAGAAGTAATGTAAAACACCACCATTGGAAATATGTTCCGGAAGAATATAAGCATAAGAAGGAACGTATTTCACGTTTTATCATTTTACTGTTGTTGGGATCTACCATTATCCCAGCAACTATCTATTCCATTATAAAATGCTTTTTAGATAAATAACGAGGAGGAATATCTATGTCGAATTACTTCATAGCCAAGACGGTTTATCAGTATGATTTGGACAAACTGCATGTTGGAGATTATGTAGAGTTTACCATCAAAGATACTCATTGTGATTGTGGTGACGTTGTTGATTGTACTATCACAAACAGAGGTATCATTGTAGAATTAACACCCGAATATCTTGAAATATTAATGTCTGTAAAAACCGCAATTACTCATTCTAATAATAAATTTTTTGATAAACGCCATCTTTCCGATAATAACGATGAAGCATTATCATGGTATCGTTATATTCACTTATTTGACACTTATGACACGACCGCTTGGGGAGATGTGTTTTCTGTGTCAATTCATATGAATTCTACTACGAAATTGGGTTTTGATGTAAAGGTGTTATCTCATGATAATACAACAGTTGTTCCAATCGATGGAGCAGTAACCGATTATTATGCATTCAAATAACAAGGAGGGACTTATCATGGATGATAAATATACAAAAGAATGTAAGTTGTTCAATGTTGATTGTTTTCGTGTTGGTGCCCCATACTTTGTGCATGATTACCACCATACGTATTATGGACTTTTGACAGAAGCGAGACCTACACATTTAACATTTTATTGTACCAGGGCGTATCAAACCTCTGAACTCAAAAATTTTAAAAAAGCTAACAACTGGGAATTATGTATCAATTATAATGAGATGGATGAATATGAATTGGAATTGCTCGAATCAAAACAAGATTGTTATGCAGTCTCGTTTACTAAAGAACAGGAGGGGTCATCAGATGAATAATTTATTAACACCCATTCAGAAGTTCGGTTTTAATACCTATGATTTAAAACCTGGCATGGTTGTGAAGTTCTCTATTCTTGAACAGATTGGAAATAATTCCATGTCTGCTCGAATAGAAAACTACGGTATCATTGATTCGGTCGAGTATGATAGACTTGGCATCATTGCAAATGCTTCACATGGTAGAATCATTGATGACAAGGGTGTTTCTGACGGCCATGTTGATGGAAAAAGATACCGGAATGCATTCGTGCCATTTGCAAATGATAAGGTTAGCAACCATTGGTTTTGTAGAGAGATTGGTACAGATTCCATCTTGGTTGTATTTGGAATTCAAGATGCAGAAAGACTTTCATTAGAATTATCTTTCTTAGATGAGTATGCTAAGTATCCAATGGATGGTAACATTCAAATGTATCATTGGAGGTAATATTATGATGGAGGAAGATAAGAATTGGTTCACAAAACAGGTTACCATGTTCAACGAAGACGCATTCAAACTTGGACATGCATATCATTTATGGTTTAAAAACGGAGATGAGATGCATCAGTATAATGGTATCTTATGTTCTAAAGGACAGGAAGAGTTGTACTTCAAAGTCGCTTGTACAGATACCATCGACCTTGATAACCACAAGCAGTGTGATATCAGAGAACTCAATATCAAGTATCATGATATTGACAAATGGGACTTTGTATTGTTGACACCAAGTTGGAATAATGATATTTTAGCATAAGAATTGGGGTGATTACAAATGGATGCTAAGTTCATTAATAAGGAAGAGATGAATGTATTCAATCCAGAAGCATTCACCATTGGAAACGGATACTGTGTTCGTCATGTTGGTAGTGATGAAAAGATATTTGGTATTCTTAAAAACTGTACCAAATTTAGATTGGTATTCATGACATTGAGAAAGAATGATGATTACAAGCGTAAACTTGTAAGACTGAATGAATCAACACATTCCATGTTTATTGAAACAATCCATGCAGAAGATATGGACAAGTATATCATCGAAGAATGTTGTCAAGATTAATTCTATATCAATTTAGGAGTTGATGACGAATGAGAGCAATGAGTAAAGCAACACAAAAACAGTTGTTATTAAACCATTATAATGACTTACGGGAACAAGTTGTGAAAGAAGTGAGTGTGGAAGTGATGCAACAGACGGTGTGTCTGTTGCTGTATTCCATGTCATTAGAAGAAGATAATAAGTACTCGGATGATGAACTCCGTAAAATATATGATAGCTTCATTTCGTTAATTCATCTGGAGCCAGGATTTGCATTTGGTAAATCATTACACTCTGTTGATATCATGAAACACATACAGGATAAATTGGGTATCGATTTGAACCAGATAGATACACCATTTACACAAATTTGATATTAAAGGAGTTAGATGCATTATGGCAACAAAGAAACAAGCCGTTCTTGAAGCGGAGATGACTGATAAGGATTATATGGAAATTCTTTCCATGGGTGATGCCGCAGAGGTATTCACAAAGAATAATCTAATTGACTTCTCATACCCAACTGGAATTTCTGTAATTGATTATTCACTTGGATATGAAGTCAATGTAAAAGATGACTCTGGTAGATTGATTATGAAACGAACATGTCTTGGTATTCAAGCTGGTTCATTCAATGTAATTACTGGAGCGACGCAGTCATTTAAAACCACCTTAGGCATGCAGATGTGTGCAAATATTGCATATGCCAATAATGGTAATGTGATACATCTGGATGCAGAAAATAGATTAGTCGTACAACGACTGAAGAACTTAACACAATTGCCAGACTCTTGGTTTGATGGAGACCATCCTAGATATGCATTACGTGCTGGAGCGATTGGTTATGACACACTCCAGAATTATGTCACTGCTATCTATGAATCCAAGATGAAATTCAAGAATCTGTTATTAAAAGATACAGGTTGCGTGGATGAACACAACCAACCCATTTGGCTTATGCCTCCGACTGTCATGTTCCTCGATTCTTTGTCTGATGTCATCTCTAAAGAATATGATATTCAGAATTCCAAAGAATGGGATAAACAAAAAGAAATGAGAGGAAATACAGATGGTATGCAGAATGCAAAAACATTAAAAGGTGTCATCTCTGACATTCTTCCTATGTTAAAGGAAGCAAACATTATCTTCATCACCATCGCTCATGAAAATGCTAATGTATCCATGAATGCATTTGCAACACCGAAGAAACAATTCCAATATGGTGACCACAATATCAAAATCAGTGGTGGTAAGAGTGTTGAATACAATGCTTCTTCTGTCATGGGATTTACTGGTGAAATCAAGGATGAGTCCAGATATACCGAACAGCAAGATGGCTTTGTTGGCAATACTGTACTCTATGAACCTATCAAATTATCTACCAATCAAAGTGGTAATAAGAAGACAGGATTGGGATTCCGCATTGTTGTGGACAAGACCAAGAATGGTTGTGACAATTTGAGAACACTGGTATTATTCCTGAATGATAGAGGTAGATTAAAGGGTAATAAAGCAGGTTTCAAAGTACTGGATAAACAGGGTAATGAAATCTCTGAGAAGTTTACATGGAAAAAAATCTATGAAGACTTCGAATCCAATCCAGCAACATACAAAACTTTCCTGCAGGCAGCGATGGAAGAATTGGATACACTGGTTTCTCCTGCATTGGATGTGGCTGGTAAGATTAAACCATTCTCTATTATGGATGAATTGAATTCTCTGTCTGCATAAACAATACAAGAAAAATCCCCCGTGTATACACGGGGGATCATCATTTACTGATTCGGAATTCCAATCCAAACCAATGGTTTGAAATTGGTCGACAATAGTTTATTGAGGAATGATAAATTAATTCTCTCGATAACATATGGATAATCATTGGATGTGGTTGTTTTCTCATTTTCGGTTTCGAGTTTCCCACTCCAGTTGATTTGACAATTTGTGTTCATATGATGTTCACCCCCTTTCACATAAATTTTATTGATACAATCATATGAACCACCTCCTGTGAGAAGAATTTATATAGAGATGCCCGCCATATGGCGGGCAATTCTCACTTATGATTTTTGTCTATTGACACGCCAACAATTTTACGCTGTCTTGCTTCGATGTCATCACTGAGCTTTTTCATCTTCGCAAGAGGACCTCTCCACTGTGGAGCAACCCATGTTCCGTTCTTTTTCATATATCCACGAACATGCCACAGCTGACAGTGACGTTCATATTTCTTTCCTTTACCCGGCTTAGAATGGTATAACGCCTTCTCCAGCGTTTTCCCATCCAGTTTCAGATAACGGATATTCTTTAATGGCGCTTTGTATTTTGTTGGTTCATGTGCATATTCTTCCATCATCTTTTTACCAACATCAACAATTGATGTGATGGTTAACGGATGTAAATATGCAAGCATGATAGAATACCACACGGCAGTATAATACACCAAGATTCTCTCAGCCATGAATGCCATTATTTTTCCTGGAAAATTACCTTTGATTGCGAATTCATCATTGTAAAATATGCAATCTGGTTCATTTTTGCGAATCAAGATTTCAGTACCCATAGTGAAGTCATAATTCTTTCCATTACTATTAATGCCAGTTATTGATAAATGAACATCACAAAATGCAACTTGTTGCTCCTCTGATTCCATGATATGTTTCATATAATCAGGGCGCATGATAAATCTTGCTTTTGCGACTTTAGCTCGGTTATCATTCATGACATATCCGTATGCATCACCTGTGGCACAATCCAGATATATCGGAAATTCTATTTCAACATCCTCTAGCGCAATTGTTCCACCGAGTACAATATCGGTTGGAACATCAAGTCCTTCGAACTCGTCACTTCTTATAATGTCTGGATTGAGATTGGTGTTCCACAAGTTGCCAAGCATTTCAATCGTTTGCTTATCAATTTCAATATGATTTGGAGAATTTCTTGAATTACGTTTGAAAAATTGATTGCGATATTTTGATTTACGAAATCTTGCAGAAGCAGCTTCCATGCGAGCTCGGAATTCGGCCTCATCTTGTTCTTTCTTTGCTTTTCTGATATGGTCTGCGAATTCTTCTGCCATTGCACACTGTTCGGGAGTGTATCCCATTAATGCGTATGGTAATGTCGTTCCATTTGTTGTCTTACTGGCAATTTCACAGATTTTATCAAGATTACCTGTGAGCATGTCGGCATATTTTCCCCTGTTATAGTATTCTTCTTTTCCCATAATAAATTACTTCCTTTCTTCTTTTTGGGAATTTTATTTTAATCCGGGAGCATATAAAACTCCCGGATTATTTACAATTTATTTTGCGATACGACTCAGTGCTGTTGAACGGGTCTTCTCATAGTTGACAGGTTCAGCACTGCAGATGATGTGCTCTTCCTTGTCGCCATTCTGTCTGACCTCGAGTCTAACTTCGTAGTCGACAATATTGCGGAAACCATACGCATGACTCGTTTCATCTTCATGAGAAATGATTGCTACCGTACAGCCGGCGAACTCTTTCTCACAAAGTTTGATGACTTTTTCTTCCGTACAGAGTTCGTCATCTGCTAACCATCTTGTGCGCTTATCCAATGCGGAAGTTACTTCGTCCATCATGATAAGGTCGGATGTATTTCTGATGCGATGGAGAGGGTCCGGTCCATAATTGCGGACATGCAAGAATGCTCTCATTAGAGAGATTCTACTAGATTCACCACCAGACGGCGTCACATCTACACCAATAATGGAGTCTAATCCTTTGGGCAAATTAGCAAGCCAATCACCCATACCCATCTCCGTTAAGAGATATACAATATCTCCATCAGGCACATACGGATTACCCAATGTGATATTATCTCTTAAAGAGACAAGATTAATCAGACAAGCCTGCTGATGTACATAGAATGTGCGGAAATCAGGCTGTCTGTCTGTCACCATCTCACCAGCAAAGTATTTGAATACCGATGACTTTCCCGTCCCTGACGCAGATGTGAATCTATACTTCTTTCCCTTGCGAATCACAAGGTTGTTGAAGATAAATGGCTTTTTCTTATTCTCGTCAGACTCATAATAGAATCTAACGTTTTGCAAAATCAATTTATCTGGGAATGCGGGTTTATCAGAATAAGCCTTGTCATCTCCTTTGAGCTCGGCCATTGAATTGAGTTCACCATCCAGCTCACTCTTTTCTTCAGCCATTCCTCTTAGCAGATACATCATTTGATATATACTGCCGAGATTGAAGCCCATGAATGTTGCCAAGGTCACGTCACCCATTTTGATGGCATTCCCCATGCACACGATTTCAGGGATTGTGCTTAACAACTCTACTCCGAAATTGTACAGTTGCTTTGCACAGTTTTGCATTGCAGGAGTTGCTTCATCCTGCACATCTTTCAACTTCTTTTGCGCCCATGCTTCTGCATTCATGTATTTAAGCATGGGGACTGACATAAACAATGCTGTTGATACTCCTCTTACCTCATTGCTCATTACAGATTTCTTCGAATCAAAATGGAACAAGAAGTCAGAATAGAGATTGAGGATGATTACCAACCCCATTACGAGCACCATGATGATAGCAGCATACAAAGATATCTTTGCAATGTGATATACCACAATTGCAAAAGGTATTACCGCTTTCACTAAATTGATGATATATGACTTGATGTCGGCTTTCATGACAGCAACACTGTTCACTAACCCACTGATGCGTTCTGGCGACAGCTTATTGATGTCTGATATCTTCGAATGCAAGGCAAGGTCGAAGACCTTGTTGAATTCGGAATTTATCGCATTCAATCTTGCAGCCTTTGCGAAGCTGTTAAGACCATAGATGCCGATTGCTGACAGCAGACATACCAGCATCAGCTTGTTCATGAACGCATCCATATTTTCCGTTAATGATGCATAAACAGCTGCGTTCATCTTATCAGTATACCCTCTAAAGAGAGCAAACCCAATACTGATGAGATACAATATTGGGATTGACACGGAGAGGAGTTTCTTAGACACCCTGTATCCCAGTGTCTTTTTTACATCTTCCTTGTTGATTTCGATTTTCTTCTTGCTCATGATAATTTCTCCTTTCAAATTAAAGCAGTAGGCTCCCCGAAGGGAGCCCTTTTTTGTTTATGAGATTGCGATTACGGTGAGTGGCGGTTCCATACCAGGAACTGTCACCTGAACAGCGGCTTCCCACTCTGATTCATGAATGACTGTGAGTCTGAAACCGTTTTCAATCATCTCGAGTGCACGAATCGGATGCATTTCAAGTTCATCATCCAGCAGCCATGTGAGCATTTTGTCATAAAGCTCGCTTGCGTCATATTTGCTGCGGTCAATATAACGCGTTTGCTTCTTAATGGGCTTCATGTCTTCGTCGAATCCGTCTTCCCATTTGAGGATTGTAACCTCTTCTGGTATGGATTTCAGCATCTCCATCAACTCTTCCATTATTGATTCACCTCCTCTGTGTAATACTGAATCCATGCATTCAGGAATTCCGCTCTGGTTTCCGGATTATTATATCCAGCGCCTTTACATCTGTGCCATTCCTGAAAGAATTCCGGTGAAATCATACAATGAACTGTCACTTCACTGTATGCATCGAGCGGTCTCTCTTTCATCTTCATGAGACTTTTATCCCAATTCTGGATAACCATATCTACATTGTAGAATGGTCTGTAATCCCAGAGACGAAGTTCATCATCATCAAGATGAACACCATGCTCCCAATGCTGTGTATCTGTCACTACACAGCGGACAATAGTGGCGGAATCAACTGGGAAATATTGTCCGTCATACCCAGTGATTTGTAAACGAATGCCTTTGTTTTCTGCCATGATTCATTTCCTCCTTTTATTTTATATGGCTTTGATACAAAGAAATCATCATGCTGTCACCATGACAATTTATACTTCACCCATATAATTCTTTGAATTATATGGGTTGACAAATAGACTTTCATCTATTGTCATATTAATGATATCTATATGAAAATTATAAAAAATAGAAATCCCCCGCATATGCGGGGGATAATGTCATATCATTCACTCATTCTGCCAGCGCTAATCGCATACCATTCTCTCAAGGAGATGTCGAATTCGCCAGTGACATAGTTGGTCATGCAAGAATAATGGAATGGCATAAAGCATTCTTTACCATAATCATCTACGATGAATACATCAAGCTGGTCACCATCAAAGTCAGCATTTAATCCAGCTAAGCATTCAATGGTAATGCTCATGGTATCATCATTATCATCCAACTTATATCTTCTGATTTTGCATAAGCAGATGGATGCAAGATTGTTTGTCGGTTCTCTCAGAATTACACACCAAGCACCTTTTCCAATAATCTCATCCATACAAGCCACAACCTCTGGCGCTGTTGTATACGTTTTCACATATAAGCATGCTTGTTCCAATGTCATGTTCAAACGATTCTTCAACATGTGTGCAATCTTGAACTGATATACGATAACCAACATGTTATACGGAAGGTCAACTTCATCAATATTCAAAGATGGGTCTAATGTGATAACTGCTCTGGAAGAGAATTGAAACGGTCCACCAACAATCTCACTACGGATAAACCCGGTCTTCTTATCCATTTCACTTTCGACCAGATAATCAACGGCTTCCAACCAATTGTTTTGCATACAATTAAGCGTATGCATAATCTGTAAATCCATCGTCATGAACTTTAACTGACAATTCAGTGAAACAATCTTTGCCAACCATCTATTGATAGTGGGATAGAACTTACTCTCAGATGTGGTATTGGTTGGTCTGAAGGCTGTACTATAGATTGGAATCTTACTGGTGAAGACATCATTCTTATTCTCCAACAGTCTAAGGATGTCATCGTGATGTGGCTTTGAATCACATGCTGTCAAGACTTCTTCGAAACGTTGATAGAATGCGTCATGTCCAATTCCTTTGAACTGATGTTTATTTTGCGGAATCTTTCTGATGATATTTGCAATATCATTGGTTGCCACACGACCACGTTTCTTGGTCTTTTGTTTCTTCTCAAACTCGACATCATTCTCATTATATTTGACATCATTATCTGCCTTATAATTACCGAGAATGAAGTTAATCATATTTTGTCCAATAGCTCGTTTTAGCAGGTGATAATAAGCTGGTGCAATTACACGATGTGGATAGATATCCACCCATCCAGTATAACGGAAGTTCAGAGAATGCAATGCAATCTCTGAACCACATAACGGACACTTTTGACCAACGATATCTTGACCAGTAAAAGCACCACAGTCACAACGAAATTCGTTATCTGTAAACTTGGATGAATTCACCAACATGCTCGGGTCAGTTGGTGAATACACATCCTCGTTTTCAATACGAAATCCATTATGGGTAATCATGTCCACATAGTATTCGGCTTCCAGACTCATACGTTTCAAAATCATATTAAATCCTCCTCACTTTCTTATGATAGAAACGACTCAAACAATGACACAATCATTTCCAGTAACATGACTGTCATATTACCAGAATCATATACCAATGGTGTATTCAGTAATGAAGGGTCATTGTGATTGACAATGGTATAGTTGGACAAGACACACTGAATAATCTTTTCCACATAGGTGTTGACATTCTTCTCGGACAGCAAATAATCTCTCAGATTGTTTAACTTCACATATTTCTTGACACCATTCAGGTCCTTCGCAGTCAAGGTTTTTGTGGAAGTGTTTGTTACTTTACCCATGAGAATGTTAATCAATGGATGATGAATTGTATCTTCTTCGCTTAAACCATAGATGTTCATGACCATATTGCGAACATATAGGAGTATGATATACTTCTGCTTCATGGTTAGTGTATCGATGTTTAAGGAAGAATGAAACTTATTATACAACACGGTCTGTACCAAAATGGTTGACAAATCATTCATTTGTACCAAATTCTCCAGATACCAATCGACACTAGAGATGTCGATTTCCAGAATGATTTGACCAATGATGATATTCAGGTCTTTGTGCATGCAACAGAATTCTCCGGGATTGAAAGACCTTAATACAGAAATGGGAGCATTTGCTCCAACATTATCTGCTAACAATTGAGAGATGTCTCCATCTACATTTACCAACGAATACCGCAATTGCATCTTGCGAGTATTGTTGGTATAATTGGCAACGATGGCTTTGATTAACCCAACACAACTGTATGATGGTCTCTTTTGTACAGGGTCCCATTCTGATGCAAATGTGAGCTTAATCAAACCATCACAAATCAATGCTTTTCGCATCAGATGTTGTGTGGTTGTTGGAGCAGTTACACCATCAATTGCTCTCATCTCATAAATGGCTTGATTGGATGTGATGGTCTGTAATACTCTTGTATTGGCATAGTTATACAGTAAGAGATACATGTTGGGATTTGTTTTGTTCATGATATGCGTGAATGCACGAGCAAACAACTCATACAAATCCTTTGGTACATTACCAGTTGACAGAATAAAGTGTTCCACATAGATATGCATAATCTTAATCATGAAGCTGACCTTATACATGTCATACGTGAATTCAACCGGGAATAATCCAACAACATCATCTCCGACATTATTTTCCTCCACCATTTTGTTAATCTTTTCAATTGTTCTATCAGGAAAGAGTGTATCATAGATATCCTCATAGAATTCATCGAACGTATTAATGGTATAAGTCTGGGAATCTGTTTTGTATTTTGCAATCAACATGCTTGTGAGCAAATCATTATCTTCATCATATAATGCGGTGAAGAAGTTAATTTGTTCACAAATCAAATTCTGAATGATAGGTCTTTTAGAACGAAGCTGGAATATTTGAATTGCCGGGTCATCAATGACATCAGGGAATAATGCTTCGAAGTTCACAATGATTTGTGCTCCAGAATAACGAATAATCACGTCTTCTGGTATCGGTTCCCAGTTAATGAATCTGGTCTTCTTGTACACTCTACCATCAGCACCTTTGGGGAATCCATTATACGGATATTCAGTTCCATGACGTAGATTGTACGTATATGTGGCTTCAGGGTCATATAAATAGAAAAGGGCTTTCTCGATTGCGTCGGGTTTCTTCGTGCTCATGTCATTTTTCTCCTCTCATATATTTAATCTCGATTGACGTTTGTGAGTCCTCCAGATAAGATACCAGTAAAGAAAACAAGCTTGTTTTGTTTACGCAGTGTCTCATCCACTCCTGTTAATAGTATATCTTTGACGTAAAGAAATTCATCGATAATTGTTAATACAAATGGAGCTTTTACCTCCGTACATAATTGAATGGAGTCTGGATTAGATGTGATAAACGTGCAATTGGGATTATGATTTAAGATATCTACAATATTCTCACTCTCATGTTTTAAACATGGAATATTGAAAGATGGCAAGTAAGATGTAATGGCATCAGACGGATGATTGGAATAAATCATCAGGTTCGATACACCTTGTTTGGCAGATTCTTGAAAGACTTTATATGCATAAATCATGTTTGGTTTTAACATGATTCGTGATTCCATTAATTCATAAACATTCAATTCAAAATCAAATGTTTCTTTAATCCATGCATTGATGTTATAATGTTCACGATTAAAATAGCTCAAAAGGATGTCCTCGTGGGACATCCTTTCAAACTTATCATTGATTTTGTTGTCTTTCAAGTATTCGACGATGTTGTATCCCATTAATGAGATGACATCTTCATATTGTATGATGAGTCCTGCCCGACCCATATTTGTCAAATCAACCATTAGAACGGGCTATCATCAGCATCGGAAGCAGCATCATTGCCAGTGAAAGCAACTCCAAATTCTTCCATATCCACACTGCCGAATGCAATCTTCTTATCAACAATCTTCAATTTATCCATGAGGATAGACCATGACGGATGATAGTTTTTATCCCCAGCAGGAATCGATTTCAGTGTGATAGTACGATTGCCAGTTTTCTGGTTTTCGATTGTAATGGTATACTGTGTGCCAGCACCTTTGAATGTAATCTTGGAACGACCACAATCAATTGCAAAGTTGCAGGTTTCAGGTGTGGTATCATTCATTGCCATCATCAGTGCACGCAGATTTTCCCCATTCAGATAAACAGTAGGAAGTTCACCACTCATCTTCTGTTCATATACGTTTGCTTTTGTGGATGGGTCTTTTCCAACTGCTGCAGTAATTCTAAGAGTTGCATAAGTGCCACCCTTATCAGAATTCCAAGTACCAACAGTCAGACGACCATCATCACCATATAAGTCCCTACCAACCTTGAAGTTTACTTTCTTCTTCGGTTCACCATTGTTGTTGTTCTGGTTATTAAAACCACCGTTGTTATTCATGAATGCCATAATAATTTCTCCTTTCGGCATATAAAATAGTATTTTCTTGTATGATTCAGAAATAACATATATTGTTTCTGAATTTCATAATTAATCTTCGTCATCCTCGTGAAGTTGGATGATATCGTTGACGGTAAAATGCATATTCGGTAAATCATTTTTCACAATACCAAAGGTATCGTGTAGAAAATCATCATTACTATATTCATATTCATCAAACCATTCCTTTTGAATCAGCCATTCTATCGAATGCTCTGATAATGCTTTGACCAAATCGAATAAAGCATCAATGTGCTTTTCCAAAGTGGTAAATCGACGAATGATGGTTGGTTCAATATTGAGCTTTTGTTTGATAGAATCGATGATATCAATCAAACTGCTCAAGATATTAGATGTGACAATCTTTTTGATTTCCGGAGCACTCGGTAAATCATCTGGAACCTCATGCTTCCTGTCTTCAATATCATCTACCATTTCTGATAGTTTATCCAATACAATGGATACATTGTTTCTCCATTGGACTGGAGCAATGAATATCCCATCGTCTTTCAATTGACGAAGATAGAAATCGAAGTCATATTCGATACCTGAATATTGCTCCAGCCAGGCAGTAATATCTTCCCACATATCATATCACCTCCTTTCAAAACTTTTATATTATAGGAATATCATACGACTCGGAATCATGCCACCCCGAGTATCGTTGATAACAACATCAAACAACCCGAGCAACTGTTTGAATGGAGATAATAACTTATCCACACAATAGTCTTCATCAATTGCTGGTTGTAACCAATCGGGAATCTCGTGATACGTTTCTGGAATTGACAATACTGGTTCTGTCTTATGCTTGGGATTATCAATACTTGCCAATTGTGCAATCCTTGCTAATTCGGGAATGTGGCTATTTTCTTCCAATAGCTTCCATGATAACGGAATAACGGTGACTCTATCCATCGGTAGGATTTCTTCCTCCGGGAACATGGTATTCCATATAAGCATTCCTTTCATGTGAGCTGGCAATGATTTATAAGCATTAATTGTCTTGACACTTTGGGCTTTGTGATAATGAGCATCCGTTTTCACAACTGCTTTCAATTTATCTCGTAAAGCATAATATTCATCCAATAGTGCAGATACGTTAATCTTATCCGCAGTTAACACATATTGGTCATGCAAACGTAACATAATTGGTTCTAAGAATTCTGCTGAGTCACGTTTCTTAAATGATAATCCAGTGACTGCTGTTTCATGGATATTACGTGGATTCCCTTCTTGTACAAAGCATGATGCAGAGTACATCTTCTTGGCAAACAATGACATTGCCAAGAATGCAAATTCATTCTTGAATACAAACTTTCTGCGATAATATTCATCCTGAATGCCACGATACATGACAATGTTTTCTGTCATCTGTGGAATAACGGCTTCAATGAATAAACGGAAGCCGAATGCAGATGCAATCAAACAAGAATCACGGTAAGATGATACATGTGCTTGAAACTCATCCAGATAGGATGCAAAGTGTACCATCAATGAGTCAGTATCTGTGACACATACAACATCACGGTGCATATTCCATGCACGAGTTTCGCAATCATTGGGAATGAATGGGTACACACAATTGTCCAATACAAACTGCTTACAATATTCCAAATCACTTAAGATTTCTTTTGGAGGCTTTACGCCATATCCAGATTCATCAATATTCTCTTGTGTGATGTTGTCTACATGCAAACGATGGCTCTTGAGATATGCCATAATAGAACCAACTCTACCATGTAGATATGCTTTTAGAACATGACGCAGATTATTTGCCAACATCAATTTTGTCTTCTGGGGATTGGTTAATGTCGCAACATACATTTTCAAATATTTGATATCTTGCAAGCTGATATTTGTTGTCATATCAATTAAATGACCAACAACTTCTTCATCCTTGTAAGAGTCTAGCACCATTAGTTGTCGATTTGAAGTATTTGTTGTTAACACTTTTCTGATGAAATCGTACAATTCATTGATTCCATTTAACTTTGCCCAACTGTCCTTGTTCCCAGATAAGAGCTCCAGACAACAAATTAACGTGGTTGTCATATTCTTGGCAGAACCCGTTGTAGCCGGTGGAATATACATGCTGTAAAAAGGTGAGAGTGGAGTACCACTTCCGCCATAGTCGGAATTCATGATTACCTTAATCTGTCCTTGTGCACAGTTTAAGTTTAGATACATGATACTTCCTTTTGGATGTTTGTACATCTCTCTCTTGGTATCTTTTCTGTCCTTCTGTAATGTTTCCAAGAACAATACAGTTGGTGATAGATATTCAGAGTGCTGTTTGAAGAATGTCCCATTTGATGAAATAATTGGTTTTCTTTCATCCATCCAATCAAATACATTTGTCATTGTGGTATCGAATGTTTCATGCCGAATATTATTGTCCATTTGAACTGGAATATCCTGGAAATGATTCTCAACCATATTTGACACGAGCTGTCTCAAACGAAGTGGGTCAACATTTGGATGTGTTTGTTGATACATCTCAACAATCATGGTTTCATATTGATTGACTATACCCATATGCCTAATCTCCTTTCAGTGAGGTGATCTTATGCCTTCTCAGGATTATAATGAATTGGAGAATCGTCCCGAAATTAATGGTGTAACATTAGAAGGTGACATGGAACTCGAAGACATTGGTATCGTCGAGTTAACACCTGAAATGGTTGCTGAATTATATCGGGAGACTTTCGGATTCATATTATAATAACATCGAGCCCCACGTATCTCGGTGTTCAACATAACAATATCTATATTTCAAATTGAAAATACAAGGAGTGATATATCATGCTTAACTTCCTAAGGCAAGAGATTGCCAAAAAAGAACAGGAAAGACAGAAAGCTTTCCATGCACAGGAAGATGCCCCCATTCAAGAAATGGATGAGGCCATTCTAGAATGTGCACATTTATTCAGTGAAATGGAAGAGTTAACAATTGTTGGTACAAATGCACAACGTGAACGTCCCGTAATCGACATTCCTATCGAGGATGATATCGAATTAGATCTGGTGGAAATGGATGTCAAGACCGGAAGAATTGTCGATATCCCTATGGATGTGCAAACCAGTGAAGCATTTGAACAAGAAAGAACCTATGATGACTTCTATCAAGAAGCAATGGCAAGAACGCCCATGTTCAACAGAGAAAGTCAGCAGTCCTATTTGAAACGTGTACAAGAAGTTGCAATGAAAGCATATGAAAAATATCATGCTTATATTGTACAAGAAGGATTGTTCGGAAATGATATGATGAGTGTTTCTGATGAACGTGTTCCTTCTAATGTCATGGTGGATCTTGGACCTCTTCATGAAGGTGGTTCTTCCAGACACTATGTTGCAAAACTTCCCGTTTATTTTGAAACCACACCAGATCACAAGATTTCAATGAATCAAATCCATGCACTCAGTGTCGCATCCAATTTGGAAGCTTTTGAACATATGGGTGAAGCACTCAGAGGATTGTTGATTCGTGATGGTTATCGCCGTGAACTATATCGTTCTGAGATTTGGGATATTGCAACTCCCAAAAGAGTAATTGTTCCAGCTGTCATGGATAAATTCGTTGTTGGTATTGAATTTGAAGTAGAAGGTATGCATCAGCCATATCCGGTCATGTGGAGTGTCGAAACCAGATTAGTTCGTCAATCCAAGGGTGGTAAGATTGAAAATAAGGAAGAACTCATGAAGAAGCTTGAAGGTTCTGAAAACAATACTTATCCGAATATCAAGGTTGCTAATAAAGACTTTAATGCCATGAATCTTGTTTGTAAAAAGGATTTCAAAGCCAAAGAAGAGAAAGCAATTAAAGAAGCATTTGATTTTACACCTAATCGTTGGCTTGGAAACTCTGCATTCTTCCAAGAAGCAATCGATTTCGGTGGTGGTGATCCTGCTGGAGATCCTCCTCCTCTTGGTGGTGATCCCAATGCAGCAGCTGGTGGTACAGACCCGGCCGCAGCTCCAGCCGGTGCTGATCCAATGGGTGGTACAGATCCAACTGCAGGTGCTGCTCCTGATCCGAATGCTGGAGCGGATCCCAATGCAGCCGGTGGAACATCTCCGGATGCATCGACAGCAACAACAAATGATATTTCACAACAGATTGCAGATAATGTTGCAAATGCAACAGCAGCAAACCAAGCTGCAGCCAGTCAGACAGATGTGATGAATCAAAATCCCACATTTGATCAGAATGTGGATGATACATTTGCTGGATTGGATGATGCAATGGGTGGAACAGATAATCCAGATATGGGAAATATGGACACACCAACATCTGATGCAAGTGGAATGGATCTTGGTAATACAGCTGATACAAGTACAACTCCCATAGATCCAACAGACCCAGCATCTTCCTTGGATGATATCGAAACCGATATTGATGATACTTCTTCCACATCTTCTTCAGATACAGATGGAAATACGGAAATGGGCAATATGGATATTGATAATATGTCCATGGATGATATGATTCAACAAGGTATTGAAAAGATTAAGACAATGCCAATGGGTCAGTTAAAAGAATTTCTGAATGATGGTAGTGGTGCTATTGGCACAACACCAACCGATAGTGGTGATGATCTGAGTGCTTTGGAATCTGCCGTAATGAGCGTAGATACAGATATTGAACCAGTTCTGGAATCCGTAACAGATGTGAAGAAACAGATTAATATTTGTGTCAGAAAAGTACTTGGTGATTTGAATGACAATAAAAAGAATCTAGCAGAGATTTTTGGTGCTACGAAAAAAGATGCAAAGCATTTGAATAAATCTATCGCAATGGCTGTAAAGTCCGCAGATGTTGATGATAAAGCCAAAAAAGAATTGGAGAATTTAAATCATGCATTGAATGAAATGGTATTGAAGTTAAATGACACTCCAATGAAAGAAGAAATTGAAGGAATTAAGGAAGCAATTCGAAACTTTACAAATGCAACAAGACGTGTTTCTAAAGTAATTCCTCTTGGAAGTCCTGTCATGGAACACGCAACTACTGAAGGAGGTGAATGATAATGCCTGATATCAAAGATTTGTTGGATGATATTATTAAGACAACTGATAAATCATTCGAAGATAAACACAAAGCACCCGAAGATGCATCTGAACATGAGAAGTTTGATAAAGTGAATTTTCGTGAGAAACTATCCCTCTATGTATTGAAGGATTTGATTTCCGCCATGATGCATGATGATACAAAAGATTTGGATGGTATGATTGACCAAACCATTATGCGACATATCAATACCAATTATGGTGGTTCTTGTTATGGTTACTTGAAATCCTCATGTGATAAACTGAAATCTCCGTTGATTGGAGATATCATCATGGAAATCAATAACAGATGTGATGAAGCAGAAGAAGAAGTTACACTGAATAAGAATCCCGATAAAGTTGTAAAGGAAGCTGCTTTGAAGACAAAGGAATTGTTGGATGGTTGTGAAAACTATGATGAATTCCGTCAACGTCTCATGAATAAGGTTTCTAAAGACATTGTGGATGATGTCACAAATGTTGTTGTGAATGGTAATGAAGCTCCCGTCTTTGATGACTTGGATGCATCTTTAAATAAGAAATCCAAGGAGAAAAAAGATAAAGACGAAAAGGAAGAGGAGAATGAGGAAGAAAAAGCCGAAGAAGATACACTCCCTGAAACACAGGATCAACAACCCGATCAAGCTTCTGAAACACCAAATGAAGAAGTCAAGAGTGAGTCTGTCATCCTGAAAATGAGTGAAGCAATCATTACCGAGTCCTACGTCAAGGAACATAGAAAAATGTCAACCGAAGAAGGACTGAACCGTGCTATTATCGAATATTGCATCGTGCAAATGGATGGTTTATTTAAACAGAATCCAAAGCAAGATGGTTTCGATAGATATTTGAAATGGTAAAAAAGAAAAAAATGATTTAATATTGAAATCAACTATCAGCAGAATCCCCCGGCATATGCCGGGGGATATTGTTCAGTCTTCTTCAGCCATTTCGGTAAGGGCATCGAACAGCCCTACCTTTTCATCAGCTGACATCTGATCCCATATGCGTTCCGGGTATGGGAGGTCAAGTCCAGCTGATTCAGCATCAGCATTGGCTTCGTCCATATAGGACTCCACCTTCTGTTGATACTGAGAAAACCACTTGTCGTGGTTATTTTCAAGCTCAAGGGCTTCGGCATCTCTGCCCTCATCTTCGAGCTCATCTACCTTCGCCATGATGGCGAAGGATTTCAACAGCACTGATTTTGCATTTTCTTCACCCAGTGCAGCGGTGAAGAGCTTCAGTTGTTTCTCCATGCATTTTTGCGCATGGAGATCCCCGAGCATATGCTCGGGGAGTTTGATTTCGAAATTTTCTTTCATGATAAGTTCCTCCTCTTATTTCAAGTTAGCATTAAATTTCATGAGTGCCATAAAATCGACACCCTTGAAATTCTTCATATACGCGGGACTTGTGCTAATTATTTTTACCAGCATTGTCCGATCATTATCAAAACAGCCTTTGTTAATAAGGTCGGAATTGATAGGATTATATTTTTTTGCCATCTTTTTGAGTTCATCCATTGAAAGATTATTTAATTTCGTGAAATGTGTCATAAGTATTCCTCCTTTAAGAGTGACTCCTTCGATCCGACTACAGTTGACTAGACTGCCTCATGACTGTCGGAGGAGTATAAATTAATAATTAATATGATATATTTCTATATCATATTAATTATATATAGATATAAAATTGAAATAATAGAATTTTTATTTTTATGAAAACATATATAATTAACACGTAGAAAGGAGGACGTAAATATGTCCAATATGTCAATTGAAGAAGCAAAAGCTTTAATGAAACCCGAAGCAATGCAACACCTGAAACAAGTCATCTCCACACAGGAGAAGATTGATATGTCCAAGAAGGTGAACGGTGACCCAATCATGGTTGCCTTATGCAGAGCTATCAACGAGAACATCATCAATATCGATTCCTTGTCCACTCCAATCGTGAAGATGTTGAACTCGTCCACCAACACGGTATCTCAGTCCAAGCTTGGAGAGATACTCACACAGATTCGCAAAACACAGCCAAAGATGGTTTGTCGCATCAAGTTGTGTAAAGCGGATTTATCGGAGATTGTCAACAGCTGGGTGTTCACATCCGTTGAAGATTGCAAGTTCAATGAGATGTTTGAATTCGTGGTTACGACATTCGACATTACACCACAAATGGTTCGTGAACGTATGTCCAAATTGCTGAAACCTACAATAGCAAATAACATTGGACAATTCGTGGTCAAGTATGAAATGTCCACACATAAAGACGAACTTGTGGTATCTATCACAACGATTGCCAGATTGGCAAATATCGTTGACCACACAATCAAAGTGGAATTCAAAGAAGAATAATGTACGGGGGCATATGCCCCCGTACCATCTTCATTTATTATGTTATTCCATCCCAAGAAATTTCTTGTATGCAATCACAAATTCATCCAATGAATCTTCATCAAATGCAGTTAACATATCCAAATCATCATTCGTAATGGGATGATGTTTAAAATGATAACAGTGTGCCTTTTTTAAGATACGTTCATTTTGTTCCTTTGACAGTCTGGGATTAAACAACACATGGTTTGGTTCAAACTGCCCACCGAATACATCTTCCATTGTGACAAATGTTAGTTTGTCTTTATAAGATGGAATATTTTTACTAAACTCACCGGGAGTTTCTGTTTCTGTATTAAATGCTTTATTTGGTACAACGGGGAATGAGTATGTGGATTTTTTCCATATATTTCGAACAGGTTTATTGGTGAAGATTGACATCTTTTTTCATCTCCTTTCTATTACAATCACGATGGTCGACTGATTTGTAACCCTTTGCATCCGGATATGGGATTCGTTCACGAGGATTACAATCTTCACAACGTTCGCCTGGGTCTAAAGAAGCTCCACAGGTAGGGCATGTCCAATAATACGTTCTTTTCATAACAAATTTTCCTTTCTTATCTTAAATAAATTTATAAGGAGTGATATATCATGGCTGTAGATTTCAATTCCAGACCAAGTTATTTACCCACACAACAAAGATTCCGGTTACCATCGGACAATTCAGATATTTCCATTTTTTTGTTGTCTGACTCATATGAGTATGACTTAGAAATGATTAAAATGTTCCCACAACCAAAGATGAACTATAAGAATTTGTTGATACCATGTCGTTTTGTTGACACAATTGGTGGTAGACCTGTTCGTTATATTCTAACACAAAATGAATATAATAAAAAGATTGTCTATGCACAAAACCAGAAGATGATACCAAATCTCATTGCAATTAGGTTTCCTTATGAGAAAACATATAAAGAGAATTTGTATATTCCATTATCAGAGTTAATGAGTAAGATATCTCCATCATTAAAACAAATGGCACCAAATGTAATTCAAGATCAAATCTTTATGTTATTTGGTTTGATGGCAAATAAACTAAATTTCTCCAAAAAGAAAGTATTGTGGATTGATACACGCAGATTCCGTATCTATAAGAATCCAACAATGGAGACATTCAGAACAGACTTGGTGAATGCATTATTAACAGCATATGCACTTTCTCCAAAGGAGAAAATTAAAAAGGCATCATGGACCATTATTTTCCATTCTAGTGATGAAGATTATAAATTTGATTTGTCTGCATGGGAAGACCGTGATCGCATGCGTCTTCGTCAAATGTTAAATAAGATCGGTGTGGAATTTGTTGGTACTCCCGGTGTGTCTTCTCCAGAGTCCAGACAAGCGGCTGCTTCGTTAGATGAAATCAAACAAGATGCAGAAGAAGCAAAAGAAGCGGATAAAGAGAAAGATCGTATGATGGATCAATTGGATGAGGAAGAATCCATCGAAGAAAAACCAAAGGATGATGGTATCCGCATCAATCAATTAGATGAGAACTTACAAAGATTACAAGATACACATCGAAATTCCATTCGTGATATTCGTTCTACGATTAACAATCTCTTTGATCAATATGGGAATGATGAACAACCACAAGCCCAAGATGACTTTGTAAAACGAAATAAACAGCAATTATATGATGCAAAAGCATTTGCCATTAATGCCGATTTACAACAACGCATCAATCCCAATCAACAAATCAATCCACAACAAACACAAAAGCTTCGTGATGATTTGTCACAGCTTGGTGATTCTCCCGTAGAAAAGGAATTAATCAATCAAGCGGCACAGAAAATTGACGCGGCTCCAGCGAATAACAAAGATGTGATGAATACCACCACCAGTCCCCGTGAAGAGAAATTACGTCAAGAAATGGGTAATCTGAAATTGAATAATGTCACATTCAATAAGTTGGTGCAAGTGGATGATGTACCAAAACCCGCACCGTATCGTCCATTAAAAACAACCACAACGAGTGTTGCAAAACGTGGTACACAATTTTCACGTGTTACCAAGGAATATGAATCCAAGTTGATGGATCGTGATATTGTTGCCACACTCATGGGATTGTCTAAACCAGCCGATGGTTTCTTTGTCACAAATGTGGATATCCAAGATAAATCCAATGCAGTTTCCATGATCAATGACTGGAAGATTACATTAAAAAGCAAAGAAAGTGGATTGCAGAATATCATTCATATCTTCATTCCTAAGATGTTTAATGGTCGTTTCTTTGTGAATGGCACATGGTATACCATTGACAAACAAGACTTTCCGATCCCAGTATTAAAGATTAATCCGAAGACTGCCATTATTACAAGCAATTACAATAAGATTACATTGGCTCGATATGATACCAAATCATTGGTTGACTTAACGGCTTTACGTAAATTGGCAGAAAAACAATTGAAGCCGGATGGCACGAACAAGTATGTGAAATTAGGTTCCAACATCAATTCCAATATGAAATATGTATCCACCATCGAATATGATGAGTTTGCAAAAATGTGGTATTCTTTCACCATTCCAGAAGCAAATGCAGAATTCTGTTTCAATAGAAATGATTGTTTGAAGAAATGGCAATTCGTTACTGTAAATCAAGATGAATTCTGTTGTGGTATGATTGGACAGACTCCAGTTGTTGTTAATACAGAAACTTCCAAGACCAGACAAGACAAAACAATCGTACAAACAATCGTTGATTTATTGCCAGATGCATTACAATCCGAATTCTACAAAACAAAGCCAGGTAAGACAAGTATGTATGCTACCATTAAGATTGGTGGTACAGTCCCAATGGGTGTTGCAATTGCTGCGTGGGAAGGTATCTCTTCATTATTAAAACAATCTGGTGTGGAATATCGGATTGTCGAACCACGATTCAAGGATCCCAATTACATTGTATATCCATTCAAAGATAAATCTATCGCCATTCGAAATACCATTTATGGACAATTGGTATTCAATGGATTCTATCGTTTAAATACCAAAGCATATAACTTTGCCGATTTTGATATTCCAATCATGGAATCGAATTCGATTTATGTCGATTTATTCAACCAACATTTCTTCTCTCAATATTCACAATTAACAACGTTCATTACGTATTATAATTTCTTCATGGATGCAATCACTGCAGATGTTTGTCATCATTATAATATGCCGGATACATTGTGTGGATTATTATTGTATGCAACACATCTATTATGCGATAATACTTACACGAGCGAATTTAATTCCTCATTATATCGCATTCGTTGTTCGGAAATTATTCCTGCAATGATACATTATCATTTGGCGGTAGAAATGTCTAAGTACAACAATAAGGTTGGTTCTCGTTCACGTAAATCCAAATTTCAATTCAATCCAAACTGTATCATTGGAGAATTAACCAATTTGGAAACATGCAACCAAATTTCTGCATTGAATCCGGTAATCGAACTGCATGCTCGTGAAGTTATTTCCACAAAAGGATTCCGTGGTATTAACAACACACGTTCTTACAGTAAAGCGAGAAGAAGTTATAATGACTCCATGATTGGTAAGATTGCCATGGCTTCACCAAACTCTGCTAATGTTGGTATGCAACGACAATTAACCGCTGACCCTAAGATTGAATCTGTTCGTGGTTATACGTCCACAAATTCTGTAGAAGATACGGAATTTGATGATTTACAATTATCTTCCTTTTCTGAATTATTAACACCTGGAACAGTATCTCGAGATGATGCGATTCGTATTGCCATGGCTTGTTCACAGTCTGGGCATATCGTATCCACAGCTGGTGCCGAACCAGCACTAATTTCAAATGGGGTTGATGAAATTACACCTGCATATTTAACAGAGGAATTCTCAGTCATGGCAGAAGATGATGGTAAAGTATTGGAGATTGCAGATGGATACATGATCGTCCAATATAAGAACCAAGAGAAACAAGCAGTTCCTGTGGGAGACAAGATGGGATTCAACTCTGGTTCTGGCTTCTATGTGAATAACAAACTGGTTCCAAATTTCCAACCCGGTGAATCATTTAAAAAGAATGACATTCTGGCATATCATGAAAAATACTTTACAAAAGATTCCATGGGACAAGTTCGTATGAATGTTGGTCCAATTGGTAAAGTCGCATTCTATGGTAACTATTTCACATATGAAGATGCCGGTGCGATGACAACAAGACTGTCCAAAAAAATGTCAACAACTGTTATCATGAAAGAAATCATCAAATTAGATGCGACAGAAGATGTGGATAAGATTGTACAAGTCGGTGATGAAATTGAAGTCGGAGATCCATTATTAACATTTGGCTTGGGTAATGTCGGTGATAAATCTGTCGACAACTTCTTGAAAGCATTTGGAGCAACTGCAGAAGATGATTCCTTTAAACGAATCAAAAAAGCAGAGAACGCAGGTAAGGTTGTAGATGTGCGTATCTACACAAATAAGAGTTTGGATAAATTATCTCCATCTCTGTTTAAAATTGTATCTGAACACTTTAAACAAAATCGTGCAAAGCGTAAGATCTTGGATAAGTATGATGGCACAAGTACTGTTTACAAATTGGGAACGCTGTATGATCGTCCAACTGAACCATTGAAAACACCTTCCATCAAGGGTATCTATTGCGATGTCTTAGTGGAGATCTATATCTCACATGATGATGAAGTATCTGTTGGAGATAAGATCGCAGACTATTCCGCATGTAAACAAGTTATCTCAGAAATCATTCCTGATGGATTGGAACCATATTCTGAATTCCGTCCGGACGAACCAATCGACTTGTTCCAGGCACCAACGTCCGTGTTAAAACGTATGGTACCATCACTTGTGGTAAATGCTGCTGGTAACAAATGTTTGATTGAGCTCAAAAGGACTTGTAAGAAAATATGGGAAGAATAATAGAAATGGGGGCTAATAGCCCCCATTCACGAATCTGTAACTTTTATTGTAGGAGATGATTAAACTTGTTGATTATGTTATTTATGTTACAATGTAGAATATATAATTATTATGCACATATAATTCACATGATAAAATAAATAAAGAAGGTGAATTATATGTCAACAATCTATGTCAGTAGGAAGTTTCAAATATTTCCAAACGAACAACAAAAGAAGATTATCAATGATACATTCGGATGTTGTAGATTTATGTGGAATAAACTTCTCGAGAAACTTTCACAAACATTCTTCGATAAAGAAGTATCAGCTACAATAGTTAACTGCTGTGATATCATATCAGAACATCCATTCTTGAATAAATCTAATAAGGACCTCATCATTGACAGACATGCTATGAATAATGAAAAGATGTTTCTTAAACAAGCATACAATCGTATGTGGGACATCTATCGAAAGAATAAAAACATTTGGAAATTTAGAAAGGATGGTAAACCAGTCGGATTTCCCAGATTTAAGAAAAAAACAAGTAAACAAAGTTATGTTGACTATCATGGTGAGAATATTCGCATAAACTGGGATAATAAATCAATAAAGATTCCAGTTATAGGCTGGACTAAATTCTCTCATAGAGAAAAACAACATCCCGAACATTGGATACTTGGGCATATCACTATTTCTAAATCTTCCTCTTGTAAATATTATATTTCAATATGTTATCATTATGAAGATGATAGAGAAGGGATATCTGGTAAATGCTTCATCTTAAATCCAAATAATGAATTAAATATACTTGGTTTAGATTATTCATCTAAATCATTATATGTTGATTCCAATGGCAATTCTGCTGGGTATCCCAGATACTACAGAAAAGCAGAAAAACGTTTAAGAATACTTAATAAGAAATTAAGTAGACAAACTCTTCATGGAAAAAATTGGGATAAAACTAGAGTTAAATCATCTAAACTTCATGAGCATATTTCCAATCAAAGATATGACTTCTTACACAAACTGAGTAGTTCAATAACCAAGAACTACGATGTGATTGGCGTTGAAGATATCAATATGCAAAATATTGGAAGATCTCTCAAGTTAGGCAAATCGACATATGATAATGCATTTGGAATATTCAGAACCATGTTAGAATATAAGCAATTGCGACAACCATTCCATATTGTCATTAGAGCAGATATGTGGTTTTGTTCATCTAAAATGTGTCATAGATGTGGATATGTTAAGAAAGATTTACAACTCAAAGACAGAGTTTATCAATGTCCTTCATGTGGATTAACAATTGATAGAGACTGGAATGCTGCTATCAATCTACGTAATGAAGCATTAAGACAAGTGAATTCTTGGAGTATAAGAAAATTCACAATCAAGGACATTCAAGTGTCGTAAAATAATATAGAAAGTAGGTTATCCTGACTTACTTGATTTGTGAATATAAACAGCCCAGACGACACTGGGTATGAGCTTACTGTCTGAATACAATAGTATTCTTGGGTAAGAAACAATATGTCAGATGATGATATGAAAATAAATTACAACGACTGGTTTTATGAGTTTCACAAATACTTTACAGCATATGATACCAGTTGGGTAGATATCGGAAATCGTTATAAACGTTTACAAGAAACCCATTCTGAATTATTACAACAACAACCATTTGGAATTATGGGTAACAAATATGGATTTGAAAAACTAATGGAGTTATTGTCCAAATCCAATTATAGTTTTAAAGATGTGGATGATGCTATGGTAAAAACGTATGAACAAACATTACGTAGAGCCATGGGTAAGATGTTGGTGAATACACACGCTGTATTGTATCATGCTGATAATCTGAGTGATAAAAGCATTCATATGGAACGTGGATCTTCTTATTATATTGCAGATGTTCCATATGATCAATTACACTTTGGAGAACGTGATGAATTCATTCGTCAAAAGTTAAACAAGATGCATGATTCTGTAAATCGGCAATACATTCACGTGTCGGAATTCACTACGAATGCATATACGAAACTATTGGATTTCTCACTGCTGTGTACCATCAATGGCAAAATCTGTAATGAATTCTATGTGGGATTCAATGATTATGGATTCCGTTTTAAGTTTGCATATGGTGGTTTGGGCAATGCGGAAGTCATCATTTATAAACTCGATCAAACAGATGTGACAGTAATGCAACTTTCCCCATCTGACATTAACGGAACTTATCTCAAGTTTGACACCGGTAAAATATCTGATGTATCCCAGAACTGCATTGTTGATATTTATATGGATGATTATGTCAAGCAAGTACAAGTTGTTCCAAACTTTGGTACAATTGATGAGAAAGGTGTGTTATGTATTCCTCATTTACAGATTGCTGTATTACAAATGTTGGAACGTTATCAACCCACCAGCTTGACAATGATGATTTATCACACAAAATTCTTACATGAAATCAATGGCATTTTTCCCGCATTAAATTATATGAATTTCACACACAATCGTCCTGTTTATACGGATCTAAATAATCCTGTTGTGAATTTGGATGGAAATCCCATCGTTGCTTCCACACAGGATGACACACCCTTCTATGATCCACCCATCTGTACACCTCCAATCTGTATTGATCGAACATATGATTTACAGTTTGATGTATTGGTAAAATGTGTCAATCTGTATCAGTATATGGAAACACACCGTCAAACTATTTCCAAAATAACAGAAGCATTGTTGATGAAGAGTTTTAAAACATATGAACAGTTCAAAACGAAAGTGATTACACCATTACGGAATATATACCGGTCTTTATATCCATATTATACGGCATATGTGAAAGGTGCATTATTGACAAATCTGGTTTCTTCGGAATTGGTATCGGAATTCTCGGATTTCATGGAATCCATTGATCAATTAACATTCTATTCAGAGGATGATTGGGATAATAAATACGATTATCGAGAGTTGATTCATCCTGCATTCTATGAAGAAGCATACCAGGCATTTGTGGAAAGATTGTCAGATCCATATCGTGGTTGCAAATCATTACAAGTATTCAATAACATGCAAGCTGATATTGATAATTTCTTATTAGAGCAGACATCTCCAAATCGATTCAATCGACCAATCACAGAACAGTGTTTTATTTCATTGGCATATTCCAAAGATGACCAAGCATGGGTATTTGCATATCCCAATATCAAACGTTTCAAAGGAATCGAGAATACCTTCTATATCAATAATAATCTATATGAAGATGACATGTTCAAATTCTTCGTGTTATATACTGATACCTTCTATCCAAGTGCACAAGAAATTGATGATACATTTACATTGACAGATGTATTGGATTATGATACCTTTATCACAGAGACAGAACGTTATCTTGGCTTTATCAGATATTGGGATGTCGAAAATCAATTGATGAAATTGTCGAAGATCTTATATGGAACATATTCGGATGAAACAGTTGTGCAAGTCATGTCTGACATGTTACGTGGTAAGATTGATACGAAGGATTTGGTTCACACGGACTGGTCTCAGATACAATATGATCGTGCGAATATCACATCCGACCAGATTCATCAGTATACAGAATCTTCCGAAAGAGCACCGTTTGCATTGAACTATCTGTTCTACACACTTTCTATATTGAATGATGGTGATGATAATTCACAAGCGATGTTCTATCATATTTTAACAAATGACAAGTTTGATGAAAGATATTTGGATTATAATATTGCAAAAGCATTTGAAAATCAACCAATGATTCCCGTGAACTTTTCTCAATTCTATACCTCATTTGCAGTTAATACAACAACATCCAATATATTGAATGACGGGAACTCCCATTTGTATTATGGGATTCCAGGTATTTTTAAAGGAACCACACGTTTGGACAATGATGCATATGCTTACACATTTGGAGATTATGGACAAACAGACACAAAGTATATGTTAATTGACAACATGGCAATTGATCAAGAACATTGGTTGATGGGGACTTCAATTGGATTGCAAGTATATTATTACGACATGCAATTGGCTAAGTTGTGTACAAAATATTTGAATTGTGTTCGTGATCTCATCAGTTATTTGGAAACGAATTACAAGACTGGTGTAAACCACACATTTGTCATAGAATCTTCCAAAGAAGCATTGGAAAAGATTTATGATGAATTGGTGAAATTCCGAACTACCGCATCGGATAAACCACATCATTACACAGAGCTTACATTAAATCATTTGATTGATCATGAGCCATTTTTGAAACATGGAACTACGAATGGTATTTTGGACAAGTTGTTGAATATGTATTTACAATTGCAATCTGATAATAAATGGGATTTTGGTACAACAAGGATATGGACAAATCCGCTTTCCATTACACGTGACACATATCAAAACTTGTATCGGAGTATTGATTGGTGGTTGAAGTGTTTGAAGCATATGTATTATCGATATGGATTTAAAACAAATACCATTCGTCGTGTTCGGAATCTGTATTTATATTTCAAGAAATTCCACAAGCAACAAAACATTTATCAATTCAAACAATTACATTTGTATCTTGATCACGGGTATTTTTACAATCATGATTCCATTGCAAATGCCGTTTCTGATTTGGATGACACGGATAAATCACCGGCACGTACAACATTTAAAAATCAACCATCCACAATGTATAAAAACTTGGATGATTTCCGTGATGGATTATTAAATAATATAAACGATTTTGATGTTTATCAAGATATCTTAACATCCATTGAAGATGCAAAAAATAATTACATTGCAAACATGGAAGAATATGTAAATGATGCCATGGAAAATTATGTATTCGACATGTATGTGATTGATGAAATTCAAGAATATGACAGTACCGTACCAGATGATCGAGATATCACAGTCTCACCATGGAATGAACAACCTTCATACATGATGGTCACGTTAACGAGTTCTCCAGATGATAATCATCTGTATCCACCATTGTACAAGCCAACCATGTCAAGTACAAAGAATTTATATTTTAATGTCGCATCCCAATATGTTGATGGGAAATACGTTGTGAAAAGACATGGTGGAATCCGTAAGAATTGTGAATATGTATTCTTTAATGGAAATACATTGGAAGATTTGACATTCTCATTCTATCGAAAAGATGGAACCATGATTGCAGATCGTTCTGGTCGTATCACATTCCGTAGAATCAGTAATTCTGCACAATTATTACAATCGATGGAGATGTTGTATCATACCACAAATACACATGTGGATTTGCAAAACATCCATGAAGATATGCATGTGAATGAAGATGGATGTACAGTTGTATCCAAAGTAAATGGTTCTAATTATGAGATGTTATATGGTAATCGGTATCAACAATTACAGCATACTTCAGAAATGATTCTACAAAAGAGAACCATGTTACCGGGATCCATTGATCGCATCTATTTATCAAATCAAGATATCAATCGATTCATTCTCAGTGATGTTGGCAGCTGTCCAACAACAGAATTATTTTTCAAACCATCACAAATTATACATCCGGAGATCACGATCACGAATAATGCAACAACTGGTCAAGATATAGAATCTATTGGTGGTAAATACTTTGAAAATCAAAAGATTTATATCACAACAAATGATGATTTACATTATACTTTCCCAGCTTATATCACAGCAATTGATCATTCCCAATCTCGTGGATTCGTGGAAGCACGGGTAGATCACCGTCATGCAAAATGGATTTCCATGACAGATCCCACATTGATTCATCGGTATCTTACAACTGATATCTCATGTACAGTATTGGATGATAACATTTCCAACTTCTTAGATGAATTTTCCAATTCAGATTACAAGATGTACTATAATCCATCGTATGATCCAGAATTAGAATTCTACGATGAAGATTATCCCGATATGTTATCAGTACCTGGGGACCCTGTGTATGTTTACACACATGGGGATTATGTATATACTCGTGTGAATGGCATGTTCCATAACATCATTCCAAATCCATATCCAGATGAAGCACATAAACATTATCGTTTTCATTTTATGGGATGGAATTGTTGGCATCATTACGAGAATGAATTGCCACATATGTGTGTAAAGTTAATGAATGTAAATCGTTCTTTATTAACAGATCCAGAATTGTATCCGATTTTAAGAGATGAACCAAATGATCATAATGTAATCAATTTGGAAAAACTCACATATCAAAAATTGATGGAGAAGTTAGAATCGAAGATTGCAATGGAAAAAGATACGTTACAAGAGTTGCACACACAACTGGTTCAGACATCCACGGTAAGTAAACGTATCAAATTACAACGTCAAATTGAACAATCGGAATTGGATATAAAATCCATGGAAGATAAGGTTTCCAAATTAGCATCCTATTTGGATGAACCAGAGCATGCGACAACGTGGTATAATGTCACATCATATGAAGCTGCACAAACCTATATGACAAATGATCGAACCAGACTTCCCAGAACATATGAGTTCGATGTACGTGACATTCCCATGTCCAGTAAATTGGAAGTGTTGTTGTATAATTGGGATAAAAAGGAATGGATTAAACCATCATCGTATACTGTCAAGACAGTTGCGACTGACACATACACCTATACCAATTTTGATGACACGGATGTATATGATGCTTATCGTGTACGCACGTTCAATCGTGTATATATCGAAGGTATCAACAATGAAGAGTTCCCTGAAGCAGACAGAATCTTCATTTATTTCGCATATCAAACGGCAGATGTATTTGATGAAATCACGTTGCATGATAAAACATGCAATGTTCGTTTCAAACCGATTCTGTCAACAAACAACAATATTCCAGATAATCCGGATGAAATCAAAACAGATGTGTATGATAAGTTATGTATCAGAAAGCATTTGGATTTGGAAGAATACTATCATTATGATGCAACTGGGACATTGGAAGCACACTCATCCAAAGAAAATTGGGAAGCTTATTTCCATGATATCAAACCAGATTTAAATGATGCAGAGACTGCAATGGTATTTAAAATCAAACGGAACAGCTTGCCACATCGAGGAGATCGACCATATACACCAAAACCAAGATTCTGTCATATGGATGTATATCTCAATGATTATGGCAGTGATGGAATCACAATCCATGAAACAGCAAAAGAATATCATGTATTGGTAAAGAATCCATTGATTGATACACACACGCCAATGCCATTGTATCAAAACACATATGTTGCAACAATCATACAGCCAATTGACAATTTCTTATCTGGTGAGGATATCAAGTTGATTTGTATCGACAATCAAAAATCTCAATATGATGGGAATGTATCATCCATCATATTCCATGGAATTGCCGATGTGGATGAAAATCAGAATCAAATCATCAGAATTATCGATTCAAATGTAGACTTGGATCACAATAATTCATATACATGTACAGTGTTACATGATTCCGATTATGGTTGCATCGGTGGTCTCATCAATATTGATGTATCAAAGGAACTGATCACACCAAATTACACAACAAACGATGATTCATGGATTGAGATACCATCGGAATATGTATTGTATATGGAAATTCCAGATGAATTCGTTCTGATTCCGGATCATCCATATTCGTCACCATGTACATGTGACATCAATATCTCGGTAACATACAAAAAAGCATCCGATGATCAGATTACAAATGATGGCACATATATGATGAATCCTTTCGAGTATTACTGTGATGCAATTAACAAACTTCGTTATCCCATCTCCAATATTCGTCATGAGCAATATGATAAGCGATTAACATATCATGGTGGAGGTCCATATTTATCGGGAACCGATCGAGAATACAGGCAAGTGGTTCGTTCTAATCATCTGCATGTATGTAGATATTGTTGTTACAATATTCCCAAGAATGGATTCATTGATGTAACCGGATATATTCCAACACCTCTGTCCAGACGAAGATATGAATTCTGGGTAAACGGTCGTCAGCTCAAAGGTGTTGAGAATCTGATTATCTTATCACCAACATCTTTCCAATTAATCAATTTGGTTTCTTTAAAGAATTTTGAATTGATCGAATTGGTAGATGATGTAAATGACACACTTTTATCAAATAAGAATAGTGTTTATATTGACTTGGAAGGGAATGTATACGCATCCTATCAACAAGCCTTCTTATCTAATCATGAATTAATCGGACAAGACATGCGATATGCATTTTATGGATATCCTAATCATACAAATCTTCAAGACATTAGTATGGGTTTCATTACAAATCCGAATAATGTAGATGTAGAACCAAATATCATGGATACTTGGAATAACGGATATCTGAATGAGGATGAGTATGACGATTATAATGAATATTATAATATCCCCAAAATCAATGGTGTTTCAATTTATCATCCTACGTCAGATGATTTAGGCATGAGAGAAATTCCAAATTATCAGATTCTTCCCTATTTTGATCAAGCATGGAAAAAAGAAATTTTAACAAATCCATTATTCCCCATGACACATTTTGATGGAAGTATGACAACAAACCAATTGTATGTATTACTTCACATCACCGAAAGCCTTGACAAGTTTACGATTCATACAACGGGGACATATACTAAGTTCTTCACACTATATGTTTCCAAGAGTCAGACAGCTTCTATTGCAGATGTAAACAATACAATTCAAATCATTCCATTTATTCATGTCGGAACAAGAGTGATCTTAGACAAAGATGTTCGTGGATATTGGATTCATGCAACTGTGGAAAATTATATACCACAAAAAATACAATAACAGAGCAAGAAAAACGGCTCTCTATATCCAGTCTCTGAGAGCCGTTTTCTTTGGTTATTGATCACAGTCCTTTCGCTGCTCTCAACAACCACTTTTGTCTATGGCTGTATTCACCTTCCGGAATACCAGCCATAAACATTCTCGTTTTCGGATCGTATTTATACAATGACAGAAGGGCATTTTTATATATTTTTAATGCCTGTTCGTTGCCATGACGTTTCGCCAAAACGTTCACAGCAAACGTATCTGCAACACACTCATCGCTTGTGTTGTAGATGATGTGTCCGATCTCGTGCAGTAACACGAGATCGAGAGCAAAAAGAGTGAACCCGATGAAATCTTCCTTCACGAGAAAGACTTCTCTTGTTTGCCGGTAACACCATGCTACCGTGAGTTTTTCTCCTGCGTGCTCTCTTGTTTTTGGATGCTTGTTTATATCATCCCTTGAGATGATATAAATAGTAATGCCATGTTCTTTCGCTAATTTAATTGTGCGAGAATCGAGATTATTTTGAAATTTCATATGAATATCCTCCTTTCAAATTATTATTTATTGATTCATATGATAATATCATATTAATTATATATAGATATAAGATCAAAATAATAGAAATACGTTCGGGGCCCATATGGGCCCCGCATCACAAAATAAGAAAGGAGAAAAAATATGCACAAAGTACATCACACAGATCCTTGCCTCATCTATGTAATGTCAATATGCAAAGTTATGAATAAGAATATGAAACCCTGTTATCGAATATGACTGTCCGTTTCACATTCGACTAATACATTGTCGGTAGTATACAAAAATAAATAAAAAAATATACAAGAAAAACACACCCCGAATGGAAGGGTGTGTTTTCTCCCATTAATCTGCCAGTTCCCGAAGGAACTTGATAATCGGGTAGTGGTAATACTCGTCGGACTGCTGATAGGCTTCCGCCATTTCAGCGCAGTAATCCGATGGAATATACCAACTGCCGTTGAGCTCACGCTCCTCGGCAAACGGATGTGACTGCATGTATGCCTTGACAAAGGCAACTGCAGTTGCCGTGTCCTCTTCGTCGAGCTCGTACTGTGCCCTGTAGCTCAGTGCTTCGACGAAGGCCATACTGATCTCTCTTTCAGGAGACCAGTATTCCGCATTACGGAAGTCCACATAACTTCCACCAAAATTGATAGATAACATCATAATCAATTCCTCCTTTCAAATTATTTTGATCTTGCGATCATTGAATTGATTATTGTTTATCATATTAATTATATATAGATAGAAAATCAAAATAAATACAAAAAATATACACGTTCCACACCCCCAATTGGGGGTGTGTAATTGTGCATTTTTAGAGGAGGTAAACTTTATGAACTAGGGACATTGTATAATGTCCCATCACCCGCATCCGCAGAGCAAGCCCAAATCTGCGAATTATTCATTTGTTCGGATTGGCATTCTTCATTGCTTGCAAGATGCTTTGTTCCATTTGTACCGCACGAGCATCTTTGGTTTTCACCATATTGGACTGATACAACATCTGTTGCTGTTGATTCTGATTACTCGAATACTTCAAGTCATTCAGGAATCCATCAATATCAGACTGTAAAGAGTGATTCAGGTTGCCTTCATTTGCTGCATTCAAATCATCCAATAAATCACCAGTCGTATATTGTTTACCATGAATGATATCATAATATTCAGAACCAGCACCATCTTTCATCCAATCGAATTCGACAGGAGCTCTCTTTTCTTCCATCTTATTTTGATGGAACCAGTTGTTGGAAGGTAATGCAAATCGAGAGAATGTTCCATTTGCCACCTTGATAACGGTAGATATCGGAGTATCCATACCACGTTGATGTGCAGCATACATCTGATTCCATTCATTCTCACCTGTGATGGCAACCTCATACCGCTGTGCTTCCACGGGTAATTTCTTCTTTTTCTTCTTAGATTCATCATCCTTGGTAATCACAGTCGCAGTACCATTGATGATGGCTTTCAATGTTGCTGGGTCATCAATAATGGTTGTCCAGTTCAGATATAATTTCGGAAGCTGACAATATTCAAACTTAATATTTCCTTTATTAAATTCTTTGACCGCTTCCTCATATGTCATCCATGGGTAATCATGTTTTAATGAATATTGGATTGCTTCCATGATAATCTTAACCGCATTGACATAATCCGGCTGGTTATAATAACACTTCTGCAATCTATCCAACTTCTGGAAGATTTCCTTCTTTTCCTCATCACCATATAATTCTTCATCTGTCTTGTGATAAGATAAATTGGGATTGGGACGAACAATACTTGTTTCCATGTCTTTCCTGAGTTGTTCCTTTTCTTTTGGAGACAATTCAATGACTAACACATCTTTCTTCGTCGCTTCTCGTTTCTTTTGTTCCAGCTTTCGTTTCATCAACTCAGCATGGTTTTGTTTGAATTCTTCGATGTCATCCTCGTTGTCCATGATTTCTGATTCGAGTTCCATTTGATACATTTCCAAATCTGTTTTCAGTGCATCATCCATAATGACTGAAATCCCTTTGGATATCTTCTCCAGTATCTCACGCAACTCATCTTTGTCGTAGGTATAGATATACTCATTCTCATCCATAACTACATAACCTCACTTTCATTATTTGTGTATTCCTTTGGTCTATTCCTCTATATTATTATATAATAACAGATTGACCTCCGGTCAATCTAATAATATACATGTGAAAAAAAGAAAAGTGAATGAATGATATGATGATCCCCCGAAGGGGTAGAGACAGGAGCATATTACAGCTCCCATCTCTTATCAAGCTCTTTCTGCGGAATAGTTCGCAGGATTTCCGTTACGAAGAGCTGACATTCATACTTGCCGGCTTCATTGAATTCTTGTACCATTTGGCACAACTCGTCAAATGTATATGTGGACTTTAATGAATCTGCAACAGTTCCACTTGGGATTCCGGCATCCACAAGTGTTTCTATTAGCATCACATCAAGGTCTCGTACCAGCTCTTGAATGTTCCAGGACATGTCCTGGAATTCATCTCTGATGACGGTGAAGAATTGATGCATGTCATGATCAGTACCAGCAGAATTCTCAACCAGTGTTTTTGCACTGATTAAGGATGAATTCAATTCCTCTCTGATTTCATACGCAAATTCCTTCGCAGATTCGGTCAGAGAATGTCCTGTAAGCAACATTATAGCAGAAGAGCCGAGGGTCTCGAGAACCCATGATGTGGCATCATTTTCATCATCGAGATATTCATCCGGTTTGAATACCTTACTGCCACCGATGATGATAGTCGGCTGTTTGTTAGCATCATAGCTAACTTCAACATCTGTTTCACCGACTAGAAATAGATGTTTCTCGTCTGCACCAGGAGTGCAGACTTTGAACATGGGTCCATAGCAGTCTTCAATATATCGAGTGCAGATACCCATGTCCTCTGATAATTTTTCCATTTTAAATTCATATGTTGTCATAAGTATTCCTCCTTTTTGGAATCTGAACATATCGACCTAAATAGGTTCCTATGACATGATATGCCAGATATAATAATATTGATATATTTCTATATCATATTAATTATATATAGATAGAGAGAAGGAATAATAGAATACCCGCCTTTCGGCGGGTTCATTTCATTATCATAACATAAAGGATTTCCTTGGCGGAGTAAATGTATACAATATACTGATATTACTTATATTCATATTCATTCCCCATAGTATACATTGTATATACTATGTATAATATTATATACTCTCCTCTTATCATCCCGTCAATATGTAGTAACAGTTTTTATTATAAAATATTATAAAGATATTAATAAATCCATATATACAGGTACTATATACACCAATCAAACCCAATCATAAATCTTTTAATATAGAATAGAGGTGATATAACATGTCACAATTAATTTATGATCAACAATCATTAACACAGAACCAGATGTACAAATATGATATGTTTTTACATTCCAGATTAACACAGTATACTGGTGATGGTAGAATACTTGTCACATATTACAATATTAACGATCAACAAACCACCACATCATTGGGTATGGAGACACATTATCAGATACTTGGTGTGGATTCTCCATTAAGGTTTAACAAGATCAAACAGTTTGTATTATTGGGATTCTCACAATTGCAACCACAAGAAGGACAAGCCTCACAAACCCAAGTTCGTAATTATGAAATCCAAGGTGAAGCTTTCATTATTCCTGGAACGATTATGCCAAAAGAGAATGACTTCTTTATTCTCAATAATCTACACATGAATCATTTGATGAGAGTGACACAAGTGCAGCAAGATGGTTTAAACACCGACGGGTCATACAAAATTAGCTATGCTTTATACACCACAAATCCAACTGAAATAGATGCTTTGGAGAAACAGGTTGCCAAAACATTGCAATTCGATATGCAAACAATTGGTGGTGAAGACCTCACACCGGTATTGGGGATCGAAGATTATGAATTACGATCCAAACTGATCAAGATGATTGATGATATGGTGGAAAATTACAATGCCAGATTTTATGATCGACAAAACAATTGTTATCTGTTACATTTGAATGGACGATGTTTGTTTGATATGTGTGGAAATTATTTCATGGCGAGAAATTCCGTCATGATTCGAGATAATGCCAACGGTAATATTGTTTTGAATCCAAATAAATGTCGAGATCCAAGATTGGAAGATCTATATCAAAAGTCTCCATATAAATGGATTGAACGAGATGCTCCATTGTCTTATCTGGACACATTCAAATTTCATACGATAAAGGGGACATCGTATGTGGATTCCACATTCTACAACTATGGAACTGATGTGGATGTCATGATTCCAAATGACCCATGGTGTCAATCACCAAATTGTGAAAACTATTTCCCTGATCGCGTGATTGAGATATTGGAGAATGAACAAGATATTCGTCAATGTGATATCACCATGTGTCGAAAATGTTTGAAACGAGAAACATGCTTTGATAAATCTTATCAATTAAAACGATTTGATTATGTTTCTATTTTGCATGATTTCGTACATGGTAAATTAACATCCATTCGCAAATTATCCACCTACACAGGAAATCAATTATTTGATAACACTTATCGACAAGAGATATTCTTGTGGACACCAATTATTATCTATATTCTCAAACGAGTATTAAAGATGCAAACTGAATAAGAAAGGAGTGATATTTGTGATAGAAAAGATATTATACGAGATTGATCAAATAAACGATACATCATATGAATATCAAATGGAAATGTTTGACACGATGAATGCATTGTTTGAAAAAGAATACATGATGATGGAATATGCAACAGATCCAGAATTAACGATACAAGAAGCAGCTGCTACAGCTCCAAAAGAATCGTTTGGTAATAAGATCATCTCATTTTTAAAGAAAGTATTCGAAGCAATCAACCGTGCGATTTCAAAAATGGTAAATGCAATTGTTTCTCTTTTTTCTAAGAACAAAGGAAAGAAAACACCAAATACAATTGCATCACAAATTGTCGGAACAGTGAAACCAACTGCTGCTCCTAAAGTCACAAACAATCCAAATATTAGCACAAGTGTGAAAAGTGGTGTTCGTACATTCACGATCAAGCTTCCAACGAACAAGAGATCCACGGTGAAAGTTCCACCACTTAACATTCCTCAATCTGATATCGAGGTGATCTTCCAAGGGGATAATCAGATCATCTTCCGGAGAGAAGGTAAAGATACATGGGGTTCTCCAATATTTCAAAATGTTTCAGATGAAGATAGAAAGATCATAGATCGAGAACCAAAGAAAGCAAATTCTGTACAAAGTGCAGTTGTGTCTTTGAAGTTGATCTGTAATCGACAAGACCAGGATCAATTCTTTAAGTATCTTGAACAAGTTGTAAATTCTCTAAATATGTACAGTGGAAGTCGTAAGCTGTCCGGCAATTCCAGTTATCAGTTTAGAAAGGCAATGGATTCACTTCATAGTATCTGTAAAGGCGGTACTTCCCGGATATCAAATCCAGATTCAAAGGAATTCAAAACTTCAATTAATGAAATCAAAGAATTCCAAAAAAGATTTGCAAGACTGCATGAACAATTCTTGAAGGTATTCGATACAGATATCGATTTCAGTAAGAATACAGATATCGTCCGTGATTTAACAGATATCGGTGATGATTTAGCAGTTCTCCAAATGAGTTTGAACACTGTCACAAATCAGATTGTACAACAACAATGTTTGAATCCGAGATATTGGAAAACGATTCAAGATCCACGTTTGTTGGCGAAGTTCACAAAGGCATGTATTGATTCTGGTATACCATATAAATTTGTCATGTATAATGTATGGCTTGTATCAGATGATGATTTGCATGGTGGTTTGAACGATTATGCCCCGGTATGGGGACAATCCAGAGGTGTATTCTTCCCTCTACGCGACCAAAATATTATTTATAAAATTGCATTATCCGGATGGGGTATTACTTCAAATAAAACAGAAGCTGATATCACAAAGATGCTCAGTAATACCGGTGATCCCGATGACATTAAAATCATACCAAAGGTGTTGGATTCTTATGAGGAGTATACTTTATTGAAGATGGAACGAATCCGACCAGCAAGGGTTCCATCATCGTCATCTTCTTCATCTTCATCATCGGCAGTTTCTGTTAGTGCATCTGAACTCAGAGAAAGATTTGAACGAGCACTCGATAGATATAATAGTAGACATCATAAGAATGTCAGAATCACAATCACAGATTTACATTCTGCAAATGTTGCATATGATGAAAAACGTAACGGTCCAGTCATTGTTGACTATGGCTGGGGTGAGCGTTATAGATAATTCATAATAAAATAAGAAAGGAAGAATGAGTTATGGCAACTTATCGAGATCTATTTTACAGAGAGCCTTATCCTCCGATGGGACCTCCATATGATCATAGACCAGATCCTATGACAAATTATTGTACGGGAATCAAACCCCTTCCACCTCCCCCGTATCCATATATTGATCCTTGTGTGCAAGACACATATGGACATCATTGTTATCATGAAATGAAGGGATTTCCATTTCCACAAGAATTCCCAGTCAATGGACCAATGCATGGTTCTGCATTCATGTTACTGAATTACAATCCATATCTGTATGATAACACACATGTGAAGTATGGTAATTTGCTTAATATGGCAGAATCTGTTGTGACAAGAATATCTCGAAGAACAGATCCTTCTTGTATTGATCTCTTTGGCACATTTGATCTTACCAAGGGAATCAAGAAGAATACCATCATGTCGGATTATTTGTGTAAATGCATTTCTCAGAAAGCAGAAGAAATGCATAATTACTTCAACATTATCCAAGCTCCACTATTGTTCAGATTATACTTCTCCGTGTATGATGAGCAGAATGCCGTTGTATATACGAATACTGCAACAGCAACCACACCTGACTTATGTTTCCACTTTACCGATATCCGTGATTTCTATGTAGAATCTATGAAGTCTATCTTTATGACAAATATTCCAGCAATGGATTATTCTGGTATCTACAGATTGCATCTGGATAAACTGGAAGTATATGGTACATGTATCAATACTTACGATCATATCGTCGATGCTAATCCATATTATGCATTCACGGATAATAATGAAAAGATTGTATTGCAACATGATACCATTGGAAATACATTGGCTGATCAGTCTGTATTGATTGCATCCACACCGATTGAGCAATCCATTCCATTCCAAGCAAATCTGACAACCAGACTGAAGCTAAACTTTACTGCATTTATGTCCGATTTGATTGCGGTTCCCAACACAGCTCCAGTATACAATGCCATGTATGAACCAACTGAGAATGTGGTTGCTGAATTGAAATCCACAGTGAATGCAATGCAAGAAACAATTACCACAATTCAAGCTGACATTCTCCAAATGAAAGATGCAATCAATGAACTCAGAACTGTTGTCAATACCAATATCCTCAATATCGAGAAAAATGCAAATGATATTGCAGAATTGAAAGCAACCGTGCAGTCTGATAATACTGAATTGGACCTCCGTCTCACATCTCTCGAAACACGTGTCTCCAGATTGGAAGCAATTCCGTTGGCAACATTGTCTTATGCAAAGGATGTCGAATTTGTTAAGGGTCAACTTACATGGAATAAGTGGGGTCAATTATATCAAGTAACCAAGGGCTTCATCGCAAGTGGTAACTTGACAACTGACATCTCCATGGGTTATCTCGTACCTCTGGCTGTAGATGGCGATGTAGAAACAATGTCTGTTGAAAATCGTATCCAGAACAATACAAATGCAATTGATGAGTTGATTGCATTGACAACAACACATACTACAGATATTTCTGATCTGAAGGCAGATATGGAAACAGCACAATCCGATATTGAAACACTTCAGACAGATATAACAACAGCAACAACAAATGCATCTTCCGCATTGGAAACTGCGAATGCAACATCTGCTGCTGTTGACGTACTAATATCGACAGTTGGTTCACTCAATACCACTGTTGAATCACTGAATACTCAGGTTGGTACACTTGATACAACAATCAATGGTGATACAGATACTGGAACAACTGGTATTGTGGGAGAGATTACAACTATCAATACAACACTTGAAAGCAAAGCAGATGCATCTGATGTAACAGCATTGGAAGCAAGAGTGGAAGCTTTAGAAAATCCAAATCCGTAACATAATATGGTGCGGGGGATATCCCCCGCACACTTTAATCTTTTCATGAAAGAAGTTGATCATATGGCAACTGAATTTAATCCATCGAATGCAAATCGTCCCGTGACATTCAATCTCCCAGATGATGATCAAGTAAAATTGATTTCGTGGGGATATGTTTTGGAACGTTTACAAGCAAATTTGGAAACGACATTGGAATATTTATCATCCACAAATACGTATCTATCCAATATTGATACAAGACTGCAGTATTGGATAGATCAACAAGAATAAGGAGTTGATAATTATGGCAGTACAAGGAGATTCTGTATTTGAACAATTAGAAGCGATTATTAAAACACAATCTGAATTGATAAAATCCATTTCCGAAAAATTACAACAGATTGAATCTATCGGTGGTGGAGGCGGTAGTGGTAATGCAGTTATTGAAGATTACGAATCCGGTAAAAATTATGTACGTAACACACTTGTGGTGGATGTTGGTACAGAAACCGTTTATCGTGTATTGAATGCCTATACATCCATTTCCGTAGAACAAGATTGTGCAAATGGTAATTTGAAACTTGTTGGCTTTGAATCTCAGATTGTTACCTTGAATGGTAATCCCACACAATCACAAATCAATGTGCTTCCGGAAGATACACTTGTTGCAATTTATTCTGCAGCAGATACCCCGTATCAACCTGATGCATTAGAATAAAGAGGTGAACATATATGGCATTAGTTGATATTTATGCACGCCATGCCGATGACGGATTTGCATGGATTCCAAAACCAATCAACAAAATGGGTCCATTATTAAATTATGATGCGACATTGGATGAAGTGTTGGAATTATTAACGATCTATCCACAAGTGTGGATTTATGATTCTGCAACCCAAACAATCATTAATCTGAACAACTTATCCAATTATTTCCCTGACTATGATCCAAATCCTGGTGGTGGAGGCGGTGGTGGTTCCACATCTGACACTTATACCAGAGCGCAGATTGATACCAAGATTGCTCAAGTTAATGCAAAGATTACCACAGTAAATGAAACAAAAGCAAATCTATCATCCGTATATTCCAAAACGGAAATCAATAATATGTTTTATAATAAAACAGAGATTGATACATTGTTGGAAGATAGTGGTGGTAGTTCCACATTGTCTAAAGAACTTGTGGCATCTGAGACGATTGGTGTGATCACACCCGGTAAGACATATGCAAAAGGTACTGATTTGGAAACGATTATTCGTGACATTCTTATCAAATATACAAAGCCTGGATGCACATTGGCAATTACACCATCTTCCACATTATATGATGCAGTCACATCTTCTGTTGCACAAGTCACATTAACAGCAGTTGTGAAGAAGAATACAGAAGACATTGTCAATGTGAAATTCTATGTCAATGACACGGTTGTACAAACAATTACGACAAATGTGAAAAGCGGTGGTACATTCACATATGTTTACAAACCCACTATACCAATCAAAGAATCCATTAAGTTTTCCGCATCAGCATCTGATTCACAATCTACAACAACATCGAGTATTAATGTCGTATTCATCGGACGTTCTTACTACGGTACAGTTGGAAGTGATATTTCACAACCAACAGAATCTCAAGTAAAAGCATTGAATGTGACATTGAAGAATTCCAAAGCATATTCTTATTCTGGAATTACAATGGACTATGGTAAAGTCGTTTATGCATATCCAAAGTCGCTCGGTGCTTTAACAAAGATCATGGATAATGTGAATAACATCAATTACACAACAACATTTGCTCGTACAGAATTAAAGATTGACAATATTGATTATTATGTATATACTCAGATTGATCCATCTGCGGCAGATAATATCAAGATTGATTTCACATAATGGAGGTGAAGAAACATGCCTGGAATTTCTATTTTAAATGGATGGGATTATCGTGGTAAAAACTACGACTTCTCCCGTCAAGGATTTGTCACACTTGATGCAATGAAATCTTTCTCTGAGAATTATCTTCCACCATTATACATTGCAACCAATGAAGAAGATGGTGGTGTATATCTGTATAATGTTGCCAATGATGTGGATGATACCACTGGTAAATGGCGTCCACTCAGTGGTAGTGGTTCTTCCGCAGACTTATTGAATTATTATAACAAGACACAAACCAATGCATTATTAGATGCAAAAGCAAATGTGGATGATGTTTATGCTAAGATAGAAACATATACACAAGCTGAAGTCAATGATCTACTTGATAGCAAAGCAGATGTGGGAGATTCTTATACCAAAGCAGAAGATGATGCTTTGTTGAATTTGAAGATGGATAAGACATCCACATATACCAAACAAGAGATTGATGATGCTTTGGATTTAAAAGCAGATAAAACATCTGTTTACACCATCACCCAAACAGATACCTTATTGGCATTAAAAGCCGATAAATCTGATGTCTACACCAAAACCCAAACAGATACTTTGTTAAATAATAAAGCAGATAAGTCAACCACTTATACCAAGACAGAAGTCAATACGTTATTGGATAATAAAGCAGATAAGTCAACCACTTATACCAAGACAGAAGTTGATACGTTATTGAATGGAAAAGCCAATGTTGGTGATTCTTATACCAAAGCACAAGATGATGCTTTGTTGAATAATAAAGCTGATAAATCCACCACATATACCAAAACCGAAGTGGATGATTTATTGGATGATAAGATTGATTCTGCAGATTTGGCAACGGTTGCCACAACTGGTTCTTATACGGATCTAACCGATACACCAACGATTGATGATGCATTATCCAATACATCAGAGAATGCTGTTCAGAATAAAGTTGTTACATTAAAATTCTCCGATATTGCCGATAACATTACTACCGTTGATGCTAAGGTAGATACAAAGGTTGCACAAACAGAATATGACACAAAGATTGCCGAGATTGAACATACATTGGAAATATTAGGTCAATCGACAGCCAAAGTTGTTGACGAGGAGCCAACACTCAATCAAGATGGCACAGTCACATATACCAAAGACGGTACGGAGTATACCGATGAAGAAGATGAGATCTGGTACTACTATGTCGATTCTGAATCAGGACATCTGATGCAATCTATCGTAATTGCAAATACCTTATTGACCATTGAATCTGCTGGCGGAATTGATTTTGATGTTTACTTGAATCGAAATGTGGATGTGGCTCACACTTATGTCGGTGATGAGACGGGTAATGCTGCATTGAAAGTCGCTGATATGCAAGCATTAAAAGCTTTGGAAACCATCATTGATGACAAGTTGGATGATAAGGTGGCCACCACCACATATACACAAGGTCAAGCTGAACAAGATACTGAGATTGCCAAAAAAGCAAACTCCACTGATGTATATACCAAAACAGAAGTGGATAATTTGCTCGATACCAAAGCTGGTACGGATAATGTGTATACCAAAACGGAAACGGATACTTTGTTGAATGATAAGGCTGATAAGTCAACAACGTATACCAAAACCGAAGTAGATGACTTGTTGGACGATAAAGCTGATGTTACAACAACTTATACCAAAACTGAAGTCAATACTTTATTAGATGATAAAGCTGACAAGTCAACCACATATACTAAAACAGAAGTTGATACTTTGTTAGATGCAAAAGCTGGTACGGATAATGTGTATACCAAAACTCAAACAGATGCTTTATTAGACGATAAAGCTGATGCTGCAACCACATACACGAAGACAGAAGTGGATAGTTTCATTCAAACATTGACCAATGACAAGGCAGATAAATCTACTACCTACACAAAGACACAAGTGGATGATGCGTTAGCTTTGAAGGTGGACATATCCGACTTTAATGATTATCAAACAACTGTAACAGATGCTTTAGATACAAAGGTAGATAAAGCCCAAGGTGTTATCAATGCCAATAAGATTCTTGGCACGGATAATGATGGTAATGTCACATTATTGAATCCATCTGCATTGGGTAATTCTGCAGAGAATATCTCATATGACAATGCTTCATTTACAGACTTTACCAATGTCAAATTGGCATTGGATGGTATCTTGGAGAAATTGTATTATGTAGATCCGTCCATTACTTCGTTCACCATGACACCTGCAACAACGCAGTATGAGATTGGTACGGTTGTAAATGGTGTCACATTCGCATGGACGGTAAACAAGGATATCACATCTCAGACATTGACTGGGTGTATATTGGCAGATGAAACGGTTCGTACTGCTTCTTATACAACGGATATCTCTGCTAATAAGACATTCACCTTAGCGGTTTCCGATGGACAAAAGAGTGCAACTGCATCTAAAACCATTTCGTTCTTGCATAAAGTATATTGGGGAAGTGCGATAGAACCCACAGGTGGTTATACATCCGCATGGATTCTGGCATTGTCCAATTCTAAGTTAGCATCCTCTGCAAATGGTAGTTATTCATTCAACGCTGGTTCTGGTGAATATGCATACTTTGCAATGCCACAATCCATAAAGAAGAATAGCGCATGGGTCAATGGCTTTAATACGGATTTGGAAGATTGTGGAAATATTTCCTTTACAAATGCATCTGGAAATACATCGACATTCTCGATTGTTCGATTTATGCAAAAATCATTGGGTTCATTCTCCGCTGAAATCAAGTAAGCAATATGATGAGCCCCCATTATGGGGGCCCATCATATTATTCTTTTGAAAATGCTTTGACAAATTCTTCTTGTTCTGGATAGATGTAACCTTCGTACTTTGTACCATCACCCTTTAAGAAATGACCAACGTGACCATGAAAGAAACATAACAATCTACATTCTATATCGTTGAAACTATGACTGAGAGTGGATTCCAATTTAAGGTGAATTGTTTTCTGTTCTTCTCCGTTTTCGACATACGTCGCATCTATCGATGAATCATTATAATGAATCTTGAAGATATACCCTTTGATCATATCCAATTCAAAAATTATATCAACATTTTCTCGATATTCTTGAGCGAAGTAGATTGTTGCCTCATCAGGTTGTTCTTCATCTCTTTTTTCGAACAAAAATGCGTTTATGATTTGATTAACAGCAAGTGTGACAAATTGAGTTCGTTCTTTGTTTGGGAAAACTTCCATAAAAATACCTCCTTAATACAAGAAAAAGACATCGGAGTGGAACGATGTCTTTTTTTCATTTGGTTAGTGATTGTTTACAAGATAAGATCTGATTCTGTCTAACCGGAATCCGTATTTCGGTTTGTCTTTATCTTTCATCTCATCATGACTGTCGGTGGCGGTATCGACATGGTATTCGTTGAATAACCAGTTTCGATATGTCACATCCGCCTTTACTTCGCCGTAGACTTGCGCCAGCTGTTTAATTGCGAAGTCGTCTGCGTCAGATTCACTATCGTGGTCATCATTCATAAGATGCCCGAACTCATGCCAGATAGCAAATTCTAATTCTTCGATGGGTCTACCGTTGAAATGGAAGCTTTGAATCATGAGTGTTCCAGGGTCTTCGCCAAACATTCCAGCACCATTTAGTCGTTCCCGGAGAAACATCAGAAATGCAATATGTCTGGTTGGATTAACTTTGAATAGGTCGGGAACCTCAAATACATCAATCCCTTTAATACGACAGAGCATGGGAATACGATTGTCAATATTATCGGGAAATACGTACGGTGTTGAACCAAAGTGAATCAAACCTTCAGCTATTGTTGCCATACTAATCACTCCTTTCTATATGAATTAATATATTTCTATATCATATTAATTATATATATTTCGAGGAGCGAAATAGTCGGTCACAAATTTGTAACTTTTTTAATTTAAGAAAGGAGATGCTATAATATGGCTATTAAGTTTGCCGATACGGCAAGACCAAATAACTCTGCCAATACCACATCGAAGGGTACATTCCCCGTTGCAATTGCATCCGATGTTTGGTTCAATGATGGTGATTCATTGGAAGAAAAATGGGCTAATTTGAATTCAGAAGTCCAAACCATTCAAATGAATGAATTACCAACAGCAACCGAAGAATTGTTTGGCACCGTTTATCAATACACCGGTGATACTACCGATGATTATGTGAATGGATACTTTTACCAGTGTGCCATTATAGATGATGGCAGTGGTGGTACTGCATATGGATGGGTAGAAAAGGAAGTCCAGAGTGGTACATTAACAATCTCAACAGAAGAAGAGAATCAAATCCAACAATTGGAAGATGGATTATTTGTTGATTCTTTTCTGAAGGATGTGGAAAACCTTCCAGAAGATACTGATATTAAAGATAAGCTATATCGAGTCTCTGATCATGTTTACCTTGGTGATGATGAGAATGATGAAGCTATTGAACTTGCGAGGTATTCTGATATCGAAAACAATATTATCCAAGTAGCAACTTTACCAACTGCATCATCATCAAATGTTGGTGTGATATACCAATACATCGGTAATACCACTGATGATTACACAAATGGATATTTCTATCAATGTATTGCAGATATGTCGGTATCACCAATTCAATATTCTTGGGTTGCCATTCCTGTGATGGAAGCAAGTAATGCGGATAGTGTCGTAGATTGTATTGCAATCGCAGATACATCTGAAGCACCATTGGATTTCAGTGTTGGACAATATTGTTATAGTTGCAATGATGGAAAGGTGTATAAGATAACAGAGGATCATACCTTTGAAGAAAGTACAGTTGTTCCAATGCATGTTGAAATCACAAATCAATTATATGCCACTTTATCAGATGAACAGAAAGAATCTGACATCACATGGTTTGTGAAAGATAAAGACTCACCATTTGATGATGTGGATATGGTGGAAGCAGCAATTGGAGAGTTACAAACAAATCACACCGACACATCTCCCGTGCTAGATTCTGCTAAGTATGTAACAAGCGGAGGAATTTATAATGCGTTAGCACCACTGAATGCATTATTCAATCCAACCAAACGTGTTGTCGGAGCGGGTATTCGCATGTTTCTTGATACAAGTACTGCATGGACGCATACCGCACGAGTTACCGGAGCTTATCAATTTTCATTAATGAAACAAGGACAAGGTAACACTGTATTCATTTATATTAATAATCAGCTTACGACAAGTTTTCCTGTATGGGCAACAACGAGTGATGGTGAGACAGAATTGGAGCAAATCTCATTTTCATGGACACCGACAATATTCGTGAATAAAGGTGATACCATTAAAATTACATCGGATAATTCAGCATCGAGTGGTGTTTATCGCTGGTTTCTAAATCACTACGCATGTTGGGGAATCGAATAAGAAAGGTTGTGAATCAATATGGCAGTGATTATTAGAAAAGGTCAATATTATGGAACTGGTGATATCACAATGTACTCGACTGCTCCAATTGGAACAATCATGGCATTTGCTGGTTCAACCGTACCAGACACATATCTATTGTGTGACGGTACAAGTTATGAAATCTCAAAATATCCTGAGTTGTATACTGCGATTGGTACAACATATGGTCAAGTTGACGATACACATTTCAATGTTCCGGATTTGAGAGAAACTGTTCTTGTTGGTGTAGGTACAAGAGCCAGCGGTGTTGCAACACACGACACTTACACACTTGGTCAATTTAAAGATGACCAGTTGCAACAGCACAGACACTATCGTTTTTCAGATGATACAGATGGTTCATCATATGCAGGTACAGGTGGGACTGGACCATGGACACCTTCTTCGAACTCTGGAGAATATGGTAGCGAGGTAGGTCACATTTCAGTAGGTCGTGCAGGCACAACTACTCACGGTAAACAGATGGGTGTTAATTACATCATTAAATATAAATTACATCCGAATTCTTCATCATCTGGTGATTCAGAATCTAATACAGATTTGGATTATTGGATCGGAACTCGTGCAGAATGGATGGCATTGTCTGCTCCTAAAAAAGCGGAATATTCTGGAATGATTGTTGCATTTACGGACGAAGCACAAGCTGGATTTGTGATGGATTCTGAAGTCGTACAAGGTTCTGAGAACCCTGTATCTGGTAATGCAGTATATGAAGCAATTAATGCACAACCAGCTGCGCAAATAAATATTAAATCAAGCATTACAAGTGGATCAGTTGCAACATATTTATCGACCTCTTCTGTCAAACTTCGTAAACTTTCGGAATATCATTATCAAATATATTTTGAAGCATTAAGATTCACTGCAAACTATTCCGGTGGATATGCACAAGTTGCAACATTCCCATCATCATTGATCGGTGGAAAAACATTAATTGGAACTTGTGGTAATGTACTTGTGGATATGAATTCTAATCAACCATACTCAGTATATCTTATACAAAACAATGCAACAGTTTCAATCACCGTTAGAACTCCAGCTATTGTGGCGGAAACCGAGTATGTTCTTGATGGTCCTGTAGAGTTGTACGTTAGATAATAATAGGAGTGTGATATCATATGGCAATATACGCATATCAAAATGGTGCATTGAACCCATTGGATTCTACACAACGAACATGGGTTGGTACAAAAGATGCATGGGAAGCTTTAGATGATGAAAATAAACCAAAGAATTGTCTTGTATGTTTTACGGATGATTGGACAGATAATCAGTTTAAGAACTATACATCACAATTAGTTGCAGGAGATAATATTACGATTGAAAATAATTCGTTCTGTTTCGTGCACAATCACATTTGTCATTTTGCAATCTATTTCTATTCTTCTGCGAATAAAGACCCCTATTCCAGAATTATTAAATCTGGAATGCCTCAGATCATTCAAAATACAGGACAAATTGGATATCAGTATCGTTTCCCTATTACAACGAATCCCTACAATAGTGCTCCTGTTTCATCATGTTATCTTGCGGAGAATACAGTTGGAGCACTTCCCCTATTAACAACACTCACAATCGCAAGTTCAACAACACCCTATGTTGTACAAGGAACTTATATGACAAATGAATGAAAGGTAGGTGGAACAAACATATGAGTTTATTTTATAATAATAATGCCGGTGTATTATTACCAGTATCTGGACTAAATGGACAATCTGGTGAACTTGTAATAGGAACAACAGATGTGCGTGCCGGAACATGTGTAATCCCACCACTCACACCAACTGATACTAATCCATGGGAGAGTGAACCCGTCACATTCAGTACTCCAATGTCGGATACAAATTATATGGTGGATTATCAATTGACAGGTTCCTATTGGAATAATGTAATGATATATGTTGGTGAAAAACGAACCACTGGATTTGATCTCAATATCAGTGTCTCATCCAATGGAACTATTCCTCAAAATACATTGCTTGTTAAGTGGAAAGCATTTCAAGTGCATACAGCAACAGATGTTACGACATTACAAAATGATGTTGCAAATTTACAAACTGTCACAAGCACGACAGTTGCTGTTCCCGGTGGTGGCATCCGTCTTTATAAATGTGGAAGAATTGTACAAGCATCATTCCAGATTGTTGGAGATAGTTTAGCCAGCAACTTTACTACAGGTCAATGGGTGAATTATGGCTCTTCCGGTGTCATTCCATCTGCATATCGACCAATATCAACTGTGTATTGTGGTCAACAAATCGTTGAAACACCAGTATTGATGAGAGTCACAACCGGTGGAAATTTGGATTACTACTATTCTGGAGCAAATATCAGTTATGAATATGAATGGACACAAACATGGATTTCAGCAACATGAAATATATGAAAATAAACAATTCCATAAATTTATATGAAAGGCGGTTTTCATTATGGAAAACACAACAAAAACAACAGTTACAGAAACCCCGGCAACTGATGCAAAGGTTGCAACTGCTGTAGTTACTTCTTCTAACAAGAAAGTCGGAATCTCTTCTCCGTGGATTGAAACTTATAAGAAGATTAAGGCTCTCTTTGAAACAGATGAAGAACTTGAAATCACCGATTGCCAGCAGTTGATCGGAGCCCATAATTATGCATTCTCCATCGGTTCTCGTAATACAGCAAAGCTGAAAGCAATCGAAAAGATTCTGAAGAGCGAATATGTATTTGGTAATATCAAGCTATTCGTCAACTTCGAATATCAGGAAAATATGGAAGCTATCACAGACATGGATTACAAGACTGCATTCACTGGAAATGAGGTTCTTTCCGACATTCAGGTTTCTGCCAATCCGATTATTGGTGGTACAACATTTGTATTGTTTGCACCTGAGGTGATCCAGTTCTTCAATGATGACCTTGGTGACTACTATGGCAACTTCAATGGTCTTGCAGAAGACATTGCCAGAGAAATCTTCAAAGAACAGCCGAATGTTAAGTTTGGCACCGATGTTTATCGGTAATTTTAAAAATAAGAAAGGATACGATGATAATGAAGATTACATTAAACATTTACGACACAGACAAAAAGAGAGATTTTATCTTTGATCATGAACAGAATCTAGCAACTCCTTATGAGGGGTATGAAACTGATCTGGATGGTTTGAAACATCTCCTTGCTCATAAAGAGCTCAGAGTATTTGATGCAACAACAAATACATTGATTACCGAAAAAGGTTTGGATAAATTCCTTGCTGAAAGATCTGCACAATCTGCACAGACATCTGTTCGTGGTAAAATCAGTGAAACACTGACTGCCGGAGACATTGGTGAAGATCCCGTCACAATCGTTGAAGGCGAAGGCGATGATGCAACAGAAACCGAATACAAGCCTGTGGATGGTGACATCTTCATCGATGGTGGAAACAATGTCATTCTTACATATGGTGGTAAGTATTATAAGATTGGCTAATTTATGAAATGAACTATGTATATGATAGAGCCCCCATATGGGGGCTCTATTCATTCATATTAATTTTCAATTTTGTAGTATTCCAGCATCTATTTACTACTTGATTCACAAAAAAGTAAACATTTCTTTTTAGAAAGGAGAGAAGAAAAGTTATGGCAGTCATTTCATATGCATACAATGACAAAACACAATTGTCCAAACATTTCAATGTACAAGAGTTTCGTTGTAAGTGTGGAAAGACACATGATATTCTGATATCACAAGAATTGGTATATCAGTTGGAACGTTTGTTTGACACACTTGATTGCTCCAAAATCATTGTATCATCTGGACATCGTTGTTCTGAGTACGATAAGAAGATTGGTAATTCCGGTGTGGGTCAACACATTCTTGGAAAAGCCGCTGATGTATATTGTTATGACCAGAACAACAAAGCAATCTCCACTAAGATTGTGTCTTGCGTTGCCCAAGATCTTGGATTTGGTGGAATTGCAAACATTAATTCTGCATATACTTGGATTCATTTGGATGTTCGTACTTCCAATATTTACATGGGAAATGAAATCATTAACTATCACACATTAACTGATGATTTCTACAAGTATTACGGATTAACCAAAGAAGAAGTATATGGAGAAAAATATAAACCACCTACAACAACAGAAACTAAGAAAGGAGAAACAACCATGAGTACACAATTAAAAGGTGTGGATTTATCCAAGCACAATGGAACAGTTGATTTTGCAACATTATCCAAGAATGTAGATTATGCAATCATCCGTGCCGGTTATGGCAAACTTGCATCTCAGAAGGATGTGAAGTTTGAAGAATATTATGCTGGATGTAAGAAGTATGGTATTCCAGTTGGCACATATTGGTATTCTTATGCGACATCTGTATCTGAAGTAAAACAAGAAGCACAAGTATTCCTCAATGTGATTAAAGGTAAACAGTTTGAATATCCGGTATACTTTGATCTTGAAGAAAAGAGTGCATTCAATACAGGAAAATCCAATTGTTCCGCAATGGTTCGCGCATTTTGTGGAGTACTGGAAGAAGCTGGATATTATGCTGGGTTGTACATGAGCAGAAGTCCATTTACCACATACATGGAATCTGATATCAAAGACAAGTATACGCTATGGCTGGCTGAATACAATAGTAAGCTGAATTATTCAGGAACTGTTGATATGTGGCAGTATGGTGATACTGGTCATGTTAATGGAATCACTGGAAATGTTGATATGGATTACTGCTATAAGAATTTCCCAAGTATTATCAAAGCTGCTGGATTAAATGGATTCCCGAAAGGTAGTACACCAACATCTCAATCAACTCCCACAAAATCCGTGGAAGAAATTGCAAAAGAAGTATTGTCTGCTCAATGGGGTAACGGAGACGAAAGAAAAAAACGTTTGACAGAAGCTGGTTATGACTATGCCGCTGTACAGAAAGCAGTTAATGCATTACTGAATCAGAATGATAATACCACAATTGAACCAGTAGTACAGAAAACTGACGAGAAAAAACAAATCAAAGTGACAATTGATTTTGATGATCATCAGTATTCTGGACTCTTGGAAGAAATGTAATAAATGATGTAATTATGGACCCCCACATGGGGGGGGGTCCATGTATAATTTATATTTTGCAAGAAAAAAGACGCTGGAGTGGAACAGCGTCTTTTTATAAATTATAATTCCCAATCCCTTTCAAAGGGTTTGTTTTTCATGATATCATTGATAAACAATTGGATATCATATTCTCTCATTTCATTAAACTTCATAACAATATCAAGAATTTCCTGATTGTTATGCAATCCTTTGAAATATGCTTTTAAACAGTCCAGTTTGCCTGCATGATAGACAACTTTTATTAACTTTATTTTATTTTCAAATTCCCAGTTGTCATTTAAGACATCCTGTAACTCGTCATCATCCATAAATCCCGACTCAATTAGAGCGCAATCCATAATAATATCGAGTTCTTCTTCTTCAACTTCCTCGAAATTATAGTAACCGATGTCTTCGAGAATATTACCTAAAAATCTGACTTCCCGTTTTCTAAGCACATCGATTACTCTTTCGAGAATTTTATACGTTAGCATCGTCTTAACATGGTCAAGACGATGCGGATATTGAAATTTCGGGTTACTGTATTTCAGACCCGAAACATCCATGGAGATAGTATGTTCATCACCAATTTTGATAACAATTACGTCATCCTTTTCGGTAATGGTAATATCTCCAAATTCGGACACATATGTTTCTTTGGTAATATTACCAAATGAATTACTGAGGATATATGTCCAAATTTCATCCAAATATCTCATCTCATTCACCTCCTTTCCTCATGTAGGTATGTCATCACGACATTCCGCGTTCGGCAGATGTGAAATTAATGGATCATGGGAATCACTTCCTCTTTGGATGTATTGATATATTTCTATATCATATTAATTATATATAGATGAAAAGTTGAATTAATAGGTGTGATATTGTGTTTATTAAAAATAGATTCAGTATTGAACTAAAGAGAATGAAATGTGAACAGTACAAGAAAAACAACGGGGCATATGCCCCGTTGTTAAATTGACGATGCTTTTAATCGAAATAAACGAGTTCTGGAGAACCACCATCCCGCCGGAATCTGAAGTACATTTTGTGCCTGCCCTTTTTGATTTTGAAGCTCCAGTGACACCAGAACCAATCTTCACAGATACTGATTACAACGTCCTTTTTGATACTGCATTCGACAATGAGCTCAACATATCCGCCTCTCCATTCCCATTCAGGACCATAACCGAATCCGGAATACGTTCTCCACGGAACAATTGGGTCTCCCTGGTAAATGTCAATTATTCTGATTGATGGGAATTTTTCTCGCAAATATGTTTTCACAATGTATCGAGATTTATCGAAAAATGCCTTAATTTGTTTCTGATGAGTCATCATAATAATTTCCTCCTCAAATTTCTCAATGCTGAAATTTCATCAGTTTCACAACAAGTCTCTGTCATTCTCACTGCGATAACGTGACCATCCGATGAAGTAGTCGAGTGACACCTTGTAATAGGTGCATAACTCCATCACATGTTTAAGTGGAATATCAGTTTCTCCACGTTCATACTTTCCGTAATGATTCGTAGATACTCCTAACAGTTTAGCAGCATCAGCTTGCGTTAGTTCATGCTCTTTGCGGAGCTCTTTCATTCTAGGGTACATATTCGATTTCCTCCTTTCCTCACTTTCATTAATCATTTTCATCATCGAGTAGGTCCAAAGCTTTGTCTATGATGTGATGATACTCAGACCACCAATCAGCTGCGACCTTTTTACCGAAGCCATTTGCACATTGTTGGTTCTCTTCAGCAACCAGTGCCTGACACATGACGGGACGTTCATCATATGACAGTTTGCAACCAACCTTATCAACGAAGTGAATGCATTCACCGCCGAATGAACGGTCGACATATGGGTTGTCACCATCATTAAGTCCGAACATGTCCTTGAACAGCATAAGTGCTTCCAGACCAAACATATCCATTTCGAACGGGGAACCCGCCCACGGTACATTCGGTTTATGAGGAGGACGAATGAACCATCCATTATCATGTTCTTCAGAATATCCCTCGTAACAGTCAAGGACGTATTCCTCTGTCTTTTTAAGCAGGTTGGCGATTGCTTCCGGGGTGATATCCTCCGGATTATCAAACAATTGCCACGGGCCGTACGCCCCAGAATAATGACGGCAACAACCCCCATTACATTTTGCACACAGCTGATGATTTTCCGCTGTGTTATTATTTTCAAAATGCATGATTACGTTTTCGGGTTTCTTCATAATTAATTTCCTCGCTTTCTTAATTGTGTTCCCTCCCCGAAGGGAGGGATGTGGCATTAGAAATATCTATTAATCAAGTCCTCGTAATCAGGAACTTGTTTGTGAATGATATCGCACATATTTCTGTTTGAAATAGTGTGAATGTTCCGAATGTAGTGTAAATCTCGGAACACCTTACATCTGTCGAAGTTGTTTTGAACAAGACTCTGGCATACCTGTTCAACGTCATGGTATGTCAGCTTGTTTCTTTCGGCAGAACCTCTTTTGCTGAGTCTGAGGTTGCTCAGCCGACAATCTGCACGATTGCCATTATTATGGACTATCACAAGTCCCAATTGTTTAGCTATCTCTTGCTCTTTCCTTGAGAAGAATGTCGACACCATGATTTTATCAACACGGACCTTTTTCGTACCGCGTTTACCGGGGACAGATATCACAGCATCCCCTTCTGTACTAAATTCGTATCCTTTTAGTTTCCGGTTGCCGATGATAATTATGCCTTCTTTATTTACTAATACGGATTCACATCCTTCACCTTTGGCACGTACATATCCATCGGGGGCCTCGAATTGAGGACAATCCTCAGCAGTAGGTTCAGGTTCAGATACGGATACTTTATTGACAGGCTCTTCGGCAACCTCTTTCTTGACATCGATAGCTTCACGGATGATATCCATAGCTGTCAGGAATTCAGTATCATTAACGAGTTCCAGTACCTTGACAGCCTTGTCAAAGTCAACATCCATAATGCTGTTAGCCAATTCCTTGGCGGCATATGCCAAGCGTTCAATTTTATCGAATTCTTTCATAACAATTTTCCTTTCATATTAAATATACATGCTCGGTTTCTTAAGACATGAGCTGGTCTTATAAATTCCTCCACAATATGTTAGAGGGTTACTTACTGTCTTACTAGGTACTGGGCAATATAGCAACCAAGTAATTTGACAGCTTGGACGTCTGTAACAACAGCGTTCTTTGATGTCTTCTCGAGGTCCTTTTGGATTCGGGTCTTCAGAGCCTCGAGTTCATCTTTTGTTACCTTCATTTTTCTCACCTCCCAAAAGAGAAATATAGTGCAAGTGATAGTAGGCCGGCATATGCCGGCCTACATCACAATATACTATATTATTTCAAAATAGTTGAGTGGATTGTATTTTCTGTCATTTGGAGCAGAGAATTCTTCCCAGACCATTTCCATAACATCCTTGTCGGGACAAATTGTCCGCTGCGGTACAAGCGGATTGAATGTCATGTTTCCAAATCTATTGGTCACATCCCCGGATGATACAATACACGGCTCATTAGGAATACTCATGCCATAACAATAATTTTCAAGCGTTTTCTTATGAGCAGCGATAATCAATTCTCTGTATCTATCTGCAAATCTTTCATCCATAATAATTACCTACTTTCTTTTAATTGTTGGGAATTGCGATATATGCTATTTTATGGAACTCCGTTCCTAGCAATCTATTTAATATCGACAAATCTAGTTCATTAATGATGAATGGTTTGTCCAATTCAGTTGTGGTTTTGCCCTCGTCGGTACCGGGGGCTTTACCATTCCAACTGATATCCACATTGGTTGTATTCATTTTATCACTCCTTTAAAATATAATTATAATACCCGCCTTTCGGCGGGTATTTATTATTCTTATTATCCTTCTTTGAAGATGTCAAATTGACGAGCATACTGCGGAAGTGCAGACAAATGCTGAAACAGTTCAAACATATTGTTTATCTCTTTATCGTCAGTGCGATATTGCTTATATAGAGTTATTTGAGAAACTCCACTGATGAGGACATTAAGGTCCATAATCGGACCTTCCGGACTGATGAGACGGGTTTCCGCATTCATCATAGGATTGAACGACCATAAAACACGGAAGAATCTCATTAACACTCCCGGTTTTGTGATATCATTGGAAGTTGTTAATGCCAGTATCACATCTTTGCTCCACTCAAATTCTACAATTCCAAGTGGAATAATCGGTGGAATGATAGTCATGTTTTCCGAACTCAGCGGATTTTTGTAATCGAGTTGTTTCTGTTTATTAACAAGCTCATCAAATTCTCTCGCTTGATATGTCTTGCATGTTTTGTCAGGATGCAATTCTTTGATACGCGCAGTTACCATATCCAAGAGTGCCAATTGTAATTCGCATGCTTTTGTTGTGCGGACAACATATGGGTGAACATGAGTTGAAATGCCCGCGTCCATGAATTCGTAATCTCGATTTAGATATTCCATAATAATTACCTCTGCTTTCATTAGCATTTATATTTAAACAAGGCCCACATGGGCCTTGTTTATGTACGTATATGACTAAGCGTCACGATTTTAAGTAGCATACAAAATCACAGTGTATTGGGATTTGCAAGCTTATGGAGATTTGGTTTATGACGAATGATAGTTAAAGTCGGATATTCGAATGAGTTGATAATGGCGGATGTTCGGCTGGTCTTAAACGGATATTCGAATGCATTCATATTGATATCAAAGATATTTGTTTTCATCATTATTTCACCTCTTTTCTTTGGACGACAGATGTATTGTCAGTCCTTCATTTCAATTTCATAGATACCGAGTTCCTCAGGGCGATAACATTTATCCAGATATATGACATCTCTTTCGGCGTCATATAAATGAACAAATTCGGGTTCCGCTGTCCGAATATCACCTTTGATAATTCTCTTAATAACACGGATGATTTCATGAATCCATGATTCGCCGCGTTCTTCTTTTTTGATTTGTTTTCGTATTCTTTTGAGTTCTGCATTTGACGTTCCCTTTTTGGATTTCGTCTTTCTAATGCCGAGTTTCTCGAGTTCCTGTAGATTAATCTTCAATTCCATGATTCATTATCCTTTCTAAATTGTGACTTCAATGTTTGGATAGTCTTTAAGTTGTTTATGATCAATTTATTTTCATAAGATCCTCCGAATGTCCAATACCCGGAGGATCTTTATTTTTGTGCATACATTTTATCTCTTTCTCTCATGAAACATTTCCAGCATGAGAGGAGCGATTACATGGTCGATATATTTCTCACTCAATCCCAAATTCCTTAATGTTTCTGGGAATCGAGCAATTTCATATATCATATTATTGAAATCGATATCGATGATAACGAATTCTTTCTGATTGATTGAAAATTCCATCATTGCACATGAGTCGTTGATATCAAATCGATATCCTACTGGGATGGGAGGTTCATGTTTTTTACCGGTTGGTAATTCACCATTGATTCGTGTCGTAACAGTGCTGCCATTTTCATCATTCTTCAAATGGAGACTGTTAACGGGATTGATGAATTTAAACCCATCAACATATACCATGACATTTGTGATGGCATTATACCACCAATTGTTGATTTCCCTTTGAAGATTATTTGGAATTCTGATATGGTTGTCGGTCAGTTTATTCAACAATACGTGACGCACTATCTCCATCCTTTCTTCCATCGGAGACATCACTCTTTGTGGGGGTGGTGCTACAGGAGGTACGTTGAAATATCCCACGGGCTCCGAAACTGGAGCCTGGGGAATATTGTTCGCTGTAGAGATGGGCTGATGGTTTGTCGTCAGATTGTTGGACTTTCCGAAGTTATTACTGACCAACTGGTGGGTGGGTTCCGGAGCAGGAGCAGGTTCTGCAACAGGTGTTGGATGATTGTTTACGGGAATGACATCACCTTCCACCATATCAATCTGAATGTCAAGATGATTGTCATTCATTTCAGCTGTCAATTTTTCGACAGCTTCAACGGGGTTTGTGCAGTTCAGTACGACATAAGATTTGCCGTTAATTGTGATTGTATAATTCATACTAATTTCCTCACTTTCTTAATGTGTCCCCCGCCGAAGCGGGGGATATGATTTGGTTTCTTATTTACAGTTTGTATTGTTACGGCCACCATTGAAAGAATCAATGATGATATCGCCGCTAACATTGAACGTGATATTGCCGGAGATATCAGTCATGTCACCAGTTGTCAGACTCAGACCGATGTCACCTGTATTGACATCAAGCGCCTCGATGTCAGGAACATCGATGGACTTCATCGTTGGTACAGAAGCCTCAGGATATCCTACCGGAATCGATACCTGTTTTACTGTCTGTGGCGGTGTGGTAGTATCCTCCGGAGATGCATCAGAATCAGGTTCTGTTTTATCGCTGTCACAATTGTTACTGGGTTCCAGCGGCTGGGCGCCCTCTTCACAATCGAAACAACCCTGACACACTTCCTTGTTTCCTTTGTCATTGCAATTGTTGCAGCAATGCTTTTCTTCGTCAAGCAAGGGTGTGAGATGGCCAGGTTCCGAAGCAGATAATGCCTTTGGCTCGCAGTCCTGGTCAATGATGAGTGTATCAGACAAGCGACTGATTACACCCTCATTTGATATGATATTAATACCACCGACACACCATCTTCTGGTATATCCTAAATCTGTCACCACTCCAGATTCATGGAATTCTTTGAATGATGGTATCCCATCACCCAAATAATCGAGCACTATTTTAAGTGCCTTATTGTGTGATGTTGTCATAACGCCAATCAGGTTTGTAGTCAAACCATTGTTATTGATTTCGACATCAAACATCGTCTTATTTGAAGATGATAATGCCTTCCGAATCTCCTCTGCAGTATTCGTATCGGGCTCCTTGCCAGTGTCGATGACGACATATTTGTATTTTCCCTTCATGTTATTACCCTCCTCCACGTTGTTGGTAGCATCTACGTTGGTAGCATCTTCGATGCTGATGATGTTGACACCGAGTACTTCGGAAATCAAATTGGCATAATCCGATTCCATGCCCGGAAGCTTTTCGGAAGCTGCTTGCGCTTCCTCGAATTTACGTCTGGCAGTATCTAATTTTTTCAGCACAGCTTCATATCCAGAAGCTGTGAAATTATACAGCGTACCATCTACCGTAAAGGTATCATTGGCATTCTGGGTCGGAGCAGCCATCAATCTGATGCTTGTATCATGAAGCATCTTCTCATACTTATCCTGATATGTGCGGAGTTTCTCACTCGTTGCACATGCGATGGCAATGTCGTTTGCCATCATGGCAACTTTAGTACCATCATCGCGACGGTTTCTTTTTGTTGCGGATGCGGATGTCAATGCGGCTGTCAGGTTGTTATTATTGTTTTTCATAATAGATTTTCCTTTCTGAAATAAGTTTGGAATCCTTATTTTACACTCTAACCATTGTGTAAGATTCCTTTGATTTGATACATTCATTTTGGCGAATATTCGAACAAGGGAATACTCAATATCTGTATAAATATTGAGTATCGATTTCAGATTGTATAAATTGCTACATTTCCATCACCCCTTTCTATTATTGGATTTTCTTTTAAGCAATCATACACATCATCCTTTCTCCCGAACCAATATCGGGAGAGTAGTTTAACGACCTGCTCAGGTCGATTTTCATAACCAGATCCCCGGCATATGCCGGGGATTGGTAGTAGCATACATTTTATACTTCGTGATACCTGATATAGGCATCACAGAATTCATCAATCATCCTGTCACGATGCTCGATGATTTTCTTTTGTTCATCTCTCGGTATTAACTTTACCAGAACCGATAGCTTTTCGGGAATCATATGGAATGTGACTTTCACAGGAAGCTTCGTTCTCCATGGAACGCGTATGACTCCAGCCTGGATGTGAACACCGAGCGGATGGTCACGTACATAAACTCTGCGCATTTCTGCTTCCCCAAGGATTGTTCCAGATTCGGTTTCCAATCCGGAAAGATGCCGGAGCACATTTCCATATTCGTCTCGGAATCCTAAATCTTCTGGTTTTTCTAATGCTAAACCGTATCCTTTTATCATTTGCTTGATACGGTATGCTTCGGGGAGTTCATTCTTATCCATTGACAATTTGTCAGAATGAATATATTCATCGCTGTCAATCTGGATGTAGAACATGTTTGCTCGAATAGGTCGAACGAATCTACAGAAGCAGTCATGTCCATTGGTTACACCCGCAGCTTTGAATGCTGGGCTCAGAAATTCATTCTGTATATCTGCCGATGACCTGACCATGGTTGCAAAGATGCAGTTCCTGATATCTTTCGATTCAGGATGTTCTTTTGCAAACATTAATATTGCCCGTATTGCTGCCGGGCACATATTTTTGCCGATGTACCATTCCGCATATCTGTCGAAGTCTTCGACCTCATACTTTTCCAAGTCTCTCATAATTTGTTTTCCTCACTTTCATATTGTTCCCTCCCCGAAGGGAGGGATGATTGTTTTTATTCTGCGTAATAATTTAATGAATACCCAACTCTTCCTTCCGGAATTTCCAGAGGACTAATTGCAATATTGATTTTGTGTCGAAGCAATTCAGACGAGATAGCCTCTAAATGCATCTCATCTTTTTCTTCTTTTACCTCCCACGACAGATTCTTCAACGCCTCATCTTCGTCATACGGGAGCATGTCTGAGATATGATTTGGATATGCTTTGAAGATGTTGAATGCATGTCTCGCATTTCTAGCGGATACCACACATGCTTCGCCGCCATAGTTCCAATTGATTTCGATTGACATTAATCTGTCTTCGGTGCGGCAATATGCCAATCGATTGCCATAGGAGTTTAGATTATGCAGTCCTAATCTCTTGCCGAGAACATCTCTAACCTTCTCGATGTTCTCATCAGAGAGTTCGTCGTTCTTCTCCTGGTGGTGATACCAGTAGTCGAATACGACAATGTCAGGATACAACTGTTCCAACTCATTACAGAGCTTGTCTAATTCCTCATCTGAGAATTTATCATCAGATGAGATAATACCAGTTACAATACAAGAATCCAATAATTCTTTACTGGTAACTCCTGTTTCGGCTGCATAATCAGAAATGGCAAATCCACAGAAGCGGTACAGGCCAGTTGTCTCGGACTCTTTCAGAGACTTCTCACTGGTTAATTCGGAAACCGTCTTTATTTCCATTTCTTCGATGATTTTATTCTCTGCCATAATATTTTCCTCACTTTCTTATACAAACATCTGCATTGAGCAGAAGCTTTTCATCGCCAGATATCTCTTGCCAGCACAATTTACACTGGACTGGTAGATGATGGGATGTTCCTCCGCATTGATTGCTTCACGAGCATTTCTTGCAACACGTTCAATTTCCATAACTGAAACGCGACTCGCATCATTCGGGATTCTGCGAGCTCTTTCTTCAAGATTTCTCTTATCGAGTTCCATCACAGTCCAACTCTCAGAAGTATCCACAATAATGTGAATATTGTTGGACGGCTCACCGAACCCGGCCCGGTCTTTGATGATATAATCAATCCCGGTTGTTCTTCCAGATACAACGAATGCTGATGAATATTTATTGATTCTGACAAGTTCACTTACTTCGAAATCTCCATCGTTGATGAAGGCTTTCCGTAAATCTTTCATTCTGTTCATAATCATTTTCCTCACTTTCAAAATGTGGGCGGGATGTCCAATCCCACCCAGGGTTTATATTCCGAATATTCTGATTAAATTCACTTGATGCGTCTCAGTAACTCTAATGCATCAAGCCAATCGAACTTTTCATTTTTCATGTCAGTCACCTACCTTTTCAACATATGTGACTGACAGTCAAATGATATCTTTGCCGTATTTGGCAGCCAGAGCATCACTAAAATGATTCAGCGCAGATATTTCTTTGTCCTTATCATGTCTATGAATGACTTCATGTGTGACATAGCACCCAAGACCAAGGACTACTGCACCACCAAGTCCAATTGCACCATATTTCAGCACTTTATGCTTCGTACTACTCTTCTTTTCTTGGCGAGCTTCCGTAGCATATTTCAACTCTCTCACTTCGTTCAACAAGAGTTGCATGACCTGCTCTTGTGTCATACACGGATTTCCGTAGTTGACATAATTTGCCACTGCATTTTTAACCGCAGGAGACACATTACCCCAATCAATGGCATACGGATTTCCGCCATTTTGTAATATGAGCTGAATAATCTTTGCCATTGTATTGGCATCAATACCCTGTTGTGCCGGTGGATTAATAATCATTGGTTGTGCTGGAGCAGGTTGCTGATACACAGGCTGAGTCTGGACATATTGTTGCGATTGTTGTACTGGTATAGCTTGTGTGTTTTGTGCAGACAGTACGGCATTTACCGTATTATCAATCATGCTCTGAATATCCTGCGCCGTCATCATTAACGGCTGTCCTTGTGGATTCTGGTTTGCCATATTTTTCTCCTTTCATGAGAGGGGGAGAGCCGACCTCTTGGGAGATTAACTCTCTCCCATCGTTGTGACGTTTTAATCCATCTTAAGATGGATTCAGGATTGTGGATGGATGAAGGCATATCGATATGAGTCTCTCGACCTGAGGTCCCTCGTTAATAGGCACACCATACATGTGAATGCATGGCCATATCGGTATGTATTGCACTTACGGGTTTGCGACGCCTACTACTTGCTCGTAGTAACGGATGATCAGTCCGACGCTTAGTGTACCTTCTCCACAGTTCCTGGTTCTTTTGATTACTTGTGTTTGATTGTTTCCGTGCCATAACGCTGGTCCAAATCTGCAACCATGGCACATGTGCGGATGAATTCGATAGTTGTCATCTTCGCTACATCTTGTGTAACATTGATGATTCTGGAAGCCATTCTAAACTTGTCTACGTCAGAATATTCTTTCCATAACTGCTCGAATTCATGTCTTTCTTCTGCTGTGAGAGGACGATTGCCTACAGCTTCAGCAATCACATTTGTCTTTTCATTGTCCATTGGATTGTACCTCCATATTTCTTTTGATTCAAGATGACGATATCTTAAACATTGATGAGCTTGGAGATGCATTTATCAATGTTATTTTTGACATCGTCCAATGTCAGTTGTTCAATAGAAGACTGATTGGTTTTTGCGGAGCCAATCATGTGTTTGAAGTCCTCCATATTGAACTCAACAATTGGTGAACGACGGTCCATCGTTTCACCCCCTTGTACAAGCTTAAGCTTGTAATTTCTTGATACAAGCATCAATGTTGATGGCAACATCATCGAATGTCAGGCTATCCAATGACGAATGTTCTGGTTCTTTTAAATTGCAAATCTCCAGAATATCATTGATGCTTGTTTCAACAATGGTTGAGCGTTCCATTCACTCACCCCCTTTCATTATGTGTGAGATTATCTTGGCCGCCCTTCGGGGCGGCTTTGATATTCTCTGTTTCGGACCCAAGAAGAAATTCATCAATCCCTTGTGTGGACTGGTGAACCGAGGACCACATTACTCAAAAAGAATAATGTGGTCCTCTCTTGGTTGGACTATATATGAACATACCCCGTTGTTGGTGTGGGGTATGTAAATGAGGTATTTAAGACATTAGATTTCCCTAATGTCATATAAATGATATATATATCAAAAAATAAAAAAATAGCAAATTTTGTATGCTACTGGGAAATGGCAATATAGTACCTGTTGATACTGTCTATTATTTTCTAAATATCCATGTATATTATTAGATTGACCGGAGGTCAATCCAGATATAATAACATAGTAAATAGAAGAAAGAAGTATAACAGGTAAGTACCATCACAGATAGAAAGGATATGAGTAAATATGGATAGACTGAATAAGGTAAAAACATACGGAATTCCAAAACCATTAGATTATCCAGAAGGAAGTATCTTATTTGATGTAAGATATGTTCGCAGACCATCTGAAGAATTCGAGGTTGTATATTGGAACCCTAAAACAGAACGATTGGAAGTCAAATATGAAAAGCCAATCGTTGATATCTGGTTCTTGAAACCTGAGTGTCGAACAAACCAGTATCAGATTGCACAAGCCAAACTTGGAGATTGTTATCCGGTCTATTGTCAACCATCCAAAATTGCAAATGTAATTGCGCAAGAGATAGGTGGAGAATGGGGTCAGTTATTTGATGACATGAAGGATGCTTATGGCGTATATGATTTAAAGAAAAAGATGTGTGAATGCCCATGGGTATTTAAGGCAGATTTCAAAGAGGATGTATATTTTCGATTACGGTGGTTGAATCAGTATGGTCGAGATTTCGATATCTCCAAGGTGAAAGTGGCTTATTTAGATATTGAGGTGGATACCTTGGATAGATCCATCGACCCTCGAGATTATCAGAATGCACCACAACCTGTGAATGCAGTTTCGTTAATCTTAGATGAACAGAAGATTGCAGCATTATTCGTATTAGGTCCACGTGATGAATCTCAGATTGACAAGAAATATCATCCGTTATTATTGAAGCAAAAAGAAGCATTCGCATGGTTGGAACAACATCAACAGGAATTCAAACACAAGATTGTTGACACAGATGAAGACAATAAGAAGTATTTGGAGGGATATGATATCAGATTGCATATCTTTCCATTCGACCAGGAGATATATATGATTAAGCTGATATTTGAATATATCAACAAATATCGACCATGGTTCTGTTTATCGTGGAATGCACCGTTTGATGATAATTATCTCATGAATCGTATCAAGTGGCTCGGATATGACCCGCTCACATTCTTTATCCCCAAGGAATTCAAGACAAGGTCGTTATACTTCTCTCAAGACAAGAATCCAAGTGCGGCAATCCCAGATTCCAAGGACTTCTTCTATTGCTCGTCTTACACACAATATTTGTGTCAGGAACGATTATGGGGTGCGACACGAAAGTCTCAACAGAAACCTCGCTCCTATTCCTTGAATTATGTGGGTAAGATGACAGCTAAGATTGTAAAGTTGACAGATACAAAGAGTGGTAAATTCCGTGAGTTTGCATATACGGATTTTATCAACTTCTTGTTGTATAATATGCGAGATACCGTGGTACAAAAAGCAATTGAGTTTAACTGTGGGGACTGTGGTGCATTTGCCTCTCGGTCATATTCTTTCTGTACCCAATTCTCCAAGTGTTTCCAAGAAACGCATATTGTGCGAGATTCTCGTGAATACTACTTTGAGAAAGAACAATATGTACAAGCTTGTCGTCTGTTAGTACCTCCTGGAATTGATACTGCCTATGAAGGAGCATATGTCGCCGACCCAGCATTGAACAATTGTGTGGGATTAATCATTAATGGTAAGAAAACTAATAAAGTGATATATGGAGCGTTAGATGCAGATGCAGCTTCCTATTATCCATCCACGAAAATGGGTGAGAATCAAGACCCCATGTCATTGGAATATAAAGTCATCGTGAATAACGAAGAAATATGGTTGAATGGTTCTCACAAGAATCGTTCTTTCAATCAAGAATATTGGTGGTTTGATTCTGATGGAGGTAGACACAAAAAGGACCTTAGTGGTCAAATCATCAACTCATATAAGAATGGCAATATCGCATCTACGATGTACAATTGGTTTAATGCACCAAGCATCACAGATGTATTTGCTTATCTTGATGCCAATTTAGTATAAGGAGGAAATATAAGTTATGAATGAAATTCCAGAAGTAGAGATGTACAATCAAGCTGAATATTGGATGAAGCTCTATGGTGTGAATGTAAATGTACAACGTGCAATCCCTGAGGTATATGATGGATTGAAACCCGTCCATCGGAGATTGCTGTACACCATGTTGAAGACGCACGGTAAAGGTCAAACGGAATCCGTGGCAACACTTGGTGGTGCGGTATTGAAATATCATCCCCATGGTGATTTGGGGATGAGAGACATCATTGCAAATATGGCGCAAGACTTCTCCAACAATGTTCCACTGTTTGTTGCACATGGAAATGCTGGTACGAAAGATACCGGTAACAATGCCAGTGCAGGAAGATATTGGAAGGTGTCCGTGTCTGAATTTGCGTATGATGTATTGTTTGATGAATTTGATGGTAAGGTAGACATGAAACCAAACTACGATAATACCTCAGAAGAACCCATTAGGTTTCCGGCGAAGTTCCCCATCATCCTCTTGAACGGAACTACAGGAATCGGGTATACGTTATCATCCGATATCTATCCTTACAATCTTTCGGAGATTGCAGATGCCACGATTAAGTTATTGAAGAATCCAAATGCAAACATTCATCTTGTTCCAGATTCACCAACTGGATGTGATATCATCGTCAAGGATGAAGAATCCTTTTGGATGCAATCATCTTTTGATATCGATAATGTGAATTATACCATCACATTCACTAATACCCCATACAAGGAATTCTTGACCAAGATTAACAAGAAGCTTTGTGAAATTCAAGATTCTAATAATCCCATTCCGGAGATTATATCAGCAGATAATGAATCTGACTTGGTTCATGATAAACTGAAATATACGATTCGTTGTAAGCCATGCAATCTGTATCAGGTATTGAATAAACTCTTCAAACGTGTGGATGGTTTACGAATCGCCATCTCCGCCAGAAATATGTTGGTGGTAGATAATGGTATGAATCACAAGTATAATGTCAAACAGATTCTATTGGCATGGATTCGTGCTCGCATCCAATCCAAACGTGCATGGTTCCTCAGGAAGACAGTTCAGTTGAAGACAGATATTAACATGCTGGAAGGTAAGATGTTTATGTTATCTCCCAAGAATCTCCAGACTACCATCAAGACATTTAAGGATTGTAAAACCAAAGATGATATCGTTCCAGCACTGGTGGATGTATTCCATCCAAATGTATCAACATCACAAGCCAGATACATGATGGATGTGAAGATGTATCAACTCACCCATGAAGAATTCTTGAAGACAGAAAAGAAGATTGCAGAACTGACGGAAGAGCTTAATAGAATTGAGGAAATCGTAAAGGACCCTCAGAAGATTAACGATGAAATTATCAATGAAATCAAACAAATCAAACAGAAGTATGGATATCCCAGAAGAAGTAAGATTATCAATGCAAATACATCTGATGTGGTAAATATTGGATGTGTACAAATCTTACCTGATGGGAGTTTCATCTTAACAGAAACAGAGAATCCCGAACACTTATCATCGGATGTGATTCCCATTCAAGGTGATGAAGTGTGTCTCATTGATGAAAAGGGACAGTTTGTTTGGTTGGATACCACAAAGCTGTCCCATAATACCAAGTTCACATTAACTTCCGTTGGTAAAGTGCAAATGGGGAGATGCATCATGGCAGTCTCCAATACCTCTCACAAGATAGCTATCTTATCCAACAAAGGTAGAATCAAGTATATGCCAATTGACAAACTGCAGGTGAATACGAAGAAACCACTCATTCCATTAGATGCAGATGAAGAGATTGTATCCATTCTGGATATTGCGGATGAACATTGTGACATTCTCATGTATACACCAGATGGATATGGAAAACGATTCAATGTATCCGAACTGAATGAGGTTGCATCATTGGATTCTGTTGGTCAGTTCATTATGAAGGAAGACCATGGTGCATCTGGCATGTTCATGCTCAATCCTAAGAAGCCACTTCTCATGTATGTGACAAGACTTGGTAGAATGAGATTGAACGAATCCAGATTCCTCATATCTGGTAAGAAGTTTGGAAATACACAACCCCTCATCAAATTATCTGCCAATGATGATTTGATTGCGGTATTATGTGTGACCAAGGAACAAACTGTCACGTTGAATCATGCTGACTCCAGAGTCACGACAGTTCACGTAGACAGTATTGACCCAACTACAATGAGCATGCCACCGGTTCGTCCGAAGCATGTACCTGGTGTCAAAGTCATCAGAGCATTCGTATCATAAACGATAGATGCCCGGGATATCCCGGGCATCACACATTTTGAAAGGAGTTTTATTATGGAAAATTTAGTTGAGAAAATGCAGACAGAATTGATGGATTTATTTGATGAGGAATGTGATAAACTCTTCAAAGATAAAGCTATCAGAGAAAGATGTAACAAATATCATCAACAGTTGTCTATCAATATCGAGACAATTGGTGATGCATCTTTTATTCGTAAAGAACGTGACAGACTAAGAGAGCTATATGGGGATGATAAAAAGGATTACTTCGAGAAAGCAATTCTGGAAATGATTGAAGACTATACCGTTCTCGGTCCACAAGCACCAGCCTTGTCAATTTGTCAGTGGTGTACAGCAGTCTTGGATGAAGACCCCGACAAAAAGGAGATTATTGTTCTCGATAGAAATTTGACAATCTATATGTCGATTGACGAATTCTATCGTCAAGCATTTCTGAATCTGGATAGATTGGATGATGTATTAGCATTCAATAAACTGGCACTCCGTCATGAAATGGGTCATATCAGAGACTATATCAGTCAAGTTGGCACACCTATCAAACAATGGAAGAAACAGCATGAAGCTGATGAGAAAAAGAAGAAAGAGGTTCTTGTGAAGTTGGAAGAATTCAAACATCGGATGTTGCCTTTAAGAGACATTATATATGCTTCCAATTTAATGTATCATAACGAAATACCTTCTGAGAAGCGTGCCAATGAACAAGCCGGTTTCACTCCAGAAGAATTGGAGTTGTTATATAACAAATACAATCTGAACTGCTAAATTAGATTTTAATTAGAAAGGTAACTGATGCCTAGGATATCCTAGGCATCGCACATTTTGAAAGGAGTTTTATTATGACAAATCTTGAAATGGTAATTAACGAGATTACCAACTTTATGGATGAACACTTATCCAAAGTAATAAAAGAAGAGCCAATCAAATCTAAACTGAAGGAATTGACTCATGGGCTGACAGTTGACAATCTTATCACATCGGATTATCGGTTTCTGATAGATGAAACAGAAAGACTGCATGATTCACATTATACAGATGAGGAAATTGATGAAATAGTGGCGAGATGGATTCGTGAAAAAAATTGTTTGAATCCAGAATGCTCGGCTAGAACACAGACTACGATTATGGATTGTGATGATGATAAATGCGTAATAAACCATGTGTCAATCTATATATCTTCGGATGCTATTTGCAGAACCATGTGTAAACATCCCGAACGCAGTATAGCTGATATCATCAATCATTACAAGTTGATTGTTCGTCATGAATATGGTCATTTCATCGATTATGTGATGTTAAATGGTACAAGTTATTCTGAATTTGTAAAAAGAGCAAAAGAGGAAGATTCAATTGAAAAAGATGTTTATAAACGAATGAATGAGTTTAAAGAAAAGGCTAATAAAGATGATAATATTTCCAAACAGGATTTGATTTACACATATGACCGGATGTATTATGAGGAGATACCCGCGGAGAAAAGAGCAAATGAATATGCCAAGTTTACACCAGAAGAATTGGAGAGATTATATACAAATGATGGTTTGAACTGACAAATTAGATTTTTAATTAGAAAGGTAGGTGATGCCACGTGAGTACAGGATTTGAAATTAGAGTATATGCAACAAGTGTTCGTATCTATCCTGGAAGAGAGGCTGTTGAGCCTCTCTCTCCACTCATTAACTTATTAACGTATGAGGATGAGTTTCAGGAGATGACAAAGACACTTGGATATATTCTCGATGAAGAACAAGACTTATTGTATTTCCATAAAGGTGTGGATATTTCATATATCCATCGTCTATTGGGGAATGCAAAAGTTGTTCACATGCCAGCAGATGATGCCCGTCATATGCAATTTGAATACGAAGAGATTGTTCCACCTCGTAACAATGAACAGGTCGATTGTATCAATTTCATTATGGGTATTAATCAGCATAAAAACAACGAGAATGACCGGCAAATATTCTTGGTTAAAAATCCTGGCTTCTAGCAAGTCGGGAAAACATTTTGTTCAGGTGTGGCGGCTTGTAGGTATGGAGTGAAAACATTGATTATCATGCATCGAGATTCTTTAAGAAAACAATGGTTGAAATCATTGTATCAGATGTGTGGTTTATCTGAAGATGAAGTTCATGAAATTCAGGACTCTCAAGAGTTATATGATATCGCTCACGATTATCATGAATTTGATTATGATGTATATCTGATGACACATGCCACATTCCGTGCTGGGTTGAAACGAATTGGGAATCTAAAAGATGCATCAAATATCACAAAGAACTTAGGGATTGGATTGAAGATTATTGATGAAGCACATTTGGAATTTCGTGATACACTACTCATGGATTTTGTATTTAATGTGCAACGAAATCTGTATCTGACAGCAACAGATGGTAGAAGTACCAAAGCAGAGAATTCTATCTTCAAACATGTGTTTGCCAATACCACATTCTATCGTCCATCCACATTGTTAACATCCAACCAACCATCCAAATGGGTGGAATATAACATGGTGCAATTAAACACACATGCCAAACAAAACATTGTTCGGTATCGTGTAGAGGGTGGTCGTGGAATGAATCCAGCCACGTATGGGAAATGGGTAATTGCTTATGATAAGAAACAAACACATTTCAAATGTTGTCGAGATATTCTGAAGATGATTTATGAGAAAGATCCATCAGCTAAGGTATTATTGTTTATGCCATTGATTGACTTATGTACCGAATGTTCTTACTTCTTAACGAAGAATCTGAATTATGATGAATCATTCGCATATGACTTGACCATTCGAACAATTAATTCCAAGAATACGAAAGCAGAGAATGAAGAGAACAAACATGCGGATGTGATTGTGACAACAGTTGCATCATGTGGTACTGGCACGGATATTCCCGGAATCACGGATATCATCAATTGTTCTCCGTTTGTATCTCAAGTAACAGCCAAACAAGTCTTTGGTCGAATTCGTTATTGTGGAAAAGATTGTCACTTCTATGATATTTATGATGCTTCTGTCAGAATGGATGGATACTGGATTAAGAGTCGCTCTAAGGTATTTAAGTCATTGGCAACAAAGACGAACTATATCACATGGGAACCTGATGACGAAGAAGATTCCGATAAAACTAAAATTTGATATATATATGATTAATATGATATAGCTATATATCATTCCTAATCATAATATTAAAAAAATAAAAAATTAAAAGGAGGAATTAATTATGTTAGGAAAAATTGCAGCAGGTTTATTCGGTGTGGCAGTCGGCGCAGAGATTGTAAAGGATGCAGTTAAAGAAACATCTAACGACAGAATCTATGTTGTACCTGAAAGCCCCCAACCGCAATACCATCAGGGTGGTAGACCTGTATATCGCGGCACTTACAGCACCACAACGCCGCCTGTACAGCAGCGCTACGTCATTCATCAGGAGACGCTCGACGTCCTTGATGATATGAAGCATGTTTGCAATTTCAAAGCCCATTCTGTGGGCAGAGAGATTGCATACCAGATTCACGAAGGATGTGAATCTGGTTGGCATGGATATTATCCGTGCTCATGCCTTGCCCGCCGTGAACTTCGCGACCTTGCAAGACTTGTAGGAGTATACGGAGTACACCCGCATGACGGTGATGCGGCATATCGCCGCCTTTATAGCCGCATCATGGATTTCATTAACACTAGATGTGAAATCATCTGGTAAATGAAATCAATCACCGTGTAGGTGAACCCGGAGCAATAGTTCCGGCCGCCGATAGGTGAATCAATCATCCGAACATCCACATAGGATGGGTTATCAATCGATAACCCATCCCACAAAGAAAATCATGATCCCATCTGTGCCATGATTTTCTTTTTATCCGAAAGGAGTATTTATGAGAGCAAAAGCAACAACAGCCAATGGAATGTTATCAACTTATAAGTGTATTGGTGTGGCATGTGTGGTTGGTACATCGCTTGCTTCGATGCTGATTCCAACTGAATTGTCAAATCAGTTCAACATTCCAATCACAACAGCGAGAGTCATCACATTCTTATTGACATCGATTACATCATATGGCGTCTTCAGCCATATTCAACAGATTTGGTTGGAAGCATACAATCGTTTGTTGGCTAAAGAAGCATATGATATTCAACAAATATTGAAAGAATGTGGACGTATCGATATTGAAGACATTGATACAGTCATTAAAACACTGCAGATTATCAAGGATGCAAACAATCCAAATCAGAATAAATAATAGACGGGGGCATTAGCCCCCGTTCTTAATATTATTCTGAATCTTCTGTAAATCCTTGAGGTGGAGTATCTGGTGCATCATTTTCAGCATCCATAAATTGTTGAACAAATTTGGGCGGTTTCCTAAATTTGGGAAATTGAATATTGGGTTCCCTCGCTAAGAGTTCTTTCTCCAACCATTCCTGATATCGCATCGAGTCATACACAACCCAAGACATCAATTGGTTAATCTGTGTCTCGAGATTCCCCACTTGCTGTTTCAATCTTTGCTCAAGTAATTCATTTTGCTGACGTAATTCCTTGAGCTCGGCCGTTCTACTCTCAAACTCCTTTTTGTATGTATCCGAAAGCTCCAACATTCGCTTTTGGATATGATCGTCGATCTTGATTTTGGTATCAGCCTCAGCATCTGATACCTGTTGCCGGAGTTGTGCAATTTCTGCTGCATTCTTCTTTCGTTGGAAGATGGTTGTGATGACTGAGCCAACTCCTCCGGAGCCGAGAACCGCAATAATTATAGCGGTGATTTGTTCTGTATCAAACATAAAAATTCTCCTTTCGCGTGAACAATAATGGGTGTTACAATACCAAAATTATCATTCCGTGAAAGGACTATAATTAGAAAGGATTTTAATTATGAATAAAAAGAATAATGTCCGTGTAAAACTTGCCATGATTGGTACAATTGCAATGATTGTTATCGTACTTATGATTATCGGTATCCGTACCGTACTTGTTGGGAATGTGCATGAATCCCCACATGTATATCCCGTCAGAATTGATGATACGGTTGCAGTACGTGATACGAATAAGTATTCTACCACATGGGATGGCTCCCGTGTTATTAAAATCGATGGCAGGAATATTGAAGAAGGTGAAACTGTATGGATTCTTGTCAGCTGAATCATTAACAGTTATATATCTAAAAATCATATGAAAGAGGTAATCAAAAATGGGTAGACACAAAAAAGGTCTAGCAATCGACATTATCATGATTGACAAACTTGGAAAAATGCAGGTCATTACAGAGGATGGCGTTGAGATGAAAACAACTCGTCAAGAACGTGCAATCCTCGGGAATTATAAATCTGAAACATATGAGGAAGACATCAAGAGAATCTTCAACAATCCAAACATCATTGGTGAAGAATTCCGTGTTGTCTATGACGGAAAATATGTATACGGAAAACATGTTTGCTAAATAAAATCAATCAGTGGACCCGGCATATGCCGGGTCCCAACATTTTTAAGGAGGAAATTATTATGACAAAGAACGCAAGAAACCGTATGTGTGAGATTGATAATTGTATCTGCACAATTCCACTGACAGTTGATATCTCTCTTGTTATTATGGAGAGATGCGAAGACATGGTCAGAACATGCTTTTGTGATGACAGAATCTCGTCCATGTATGGATATAATCCAAGATGGACCAAGCTCCGTTATTACAAAGAAGGAGATAAAACATCTTGCTTCATTCAGAGAGATGGCGTAAAGTACGACTTTCTCCAAGGAACAGATGGCAAAGATGACTTGAAATATGTCGGTTAAAAGTCATCTGATTTGTAAAAGTCATCTAATTTGTTCAGCTGTTTACCAACCTGATCAATGCCGGTGGCAGATGCACCACTGCTAATGCCGATAAAAATAGCTTCAACTAAATTCGTCCCCATGTCTACATCTTCCATGAAGTATCCGATAATACCAAGGATCAATCCAAAGAAGATGGAGATAATGGGGATGTATTTTTTGATGTCAAATTCAAAAGTAGTTTTTGCCACATAAATTACGATGTTATTCAACATTGTGACAAACGATGTAATGGTAATGATACTGAATTGCATCATATAAATCACCCTTCCGTATATATAATATTTTATTGATATCATGAGATATTTACATTTTCGTGATACACAATCAAATACAATTTATCAAATAGGAGGAATTCGTCATGAACGAAGAACTGAAAACAACCGCACAGATGCTCGATGAAGCATTGACAGAATCCACAGATACCATCGAGGTAGATGCATCAGATGTGGAACTGTACACACCGGAAGAAATTGAAGAAGAAGCAGATGACAAATTGGAAATCCATTTGGCATCTGGAACCAGTCTGACGATGGAATATTCATCAATGGATTGGGAATCCGTTTGGTTGAACAATGGTCCAACCATGTTAAGCAATGTGCTTGCGATTATGGCAAAGGCACGTGACATGCGTCAAGCACCCATTGGTGATGACAGAACCAATCTGGCGAATGAGATTATCGACCTCGTGCAGAACGCATTCAAAGAGATGGGAGTTCCTGAATTGGATTATTCCGGATTCATCTTTGAAACAAAGGCAGAAGAAGCATTGCTGTATATGGAAGACTATGTCAGATTGGTATCTGAACTCGTGCATGTTGCACAGGTAGAGGTTATCATGAAGCCGACAGATGGTATGTCATTAGATGACATCATTGCGAAACTCTCAGACTCAATGAAGCTTGATAAAACAGAATAATGATATGCGGGGCTTCGGCCCCGCTATCTTATATAAATCAAGTAGCTTTAACTAAAATAATACATGGATTATTCTCCATGTATTATTTTTTCTTATAAAGGAGATATTTGTTATGAGTATTGAATTAATTACCCCAAGTGCCCAGTTTGTTGATGATGTAAACGGTTTTCACATTATGAGAAATCTGGAAAAATGTGCAAGGACCTGTTACCAGTCTGAATTCAAGCAACATACAAAACCGACGGCTGATTTCCTTCGTGGAATTATCAAGAGTGGACACACATCCGTATTGGAACACCAATCTGTCACAGTAGATGTGATTACGTCACGTGATGTGCTTGCAGAATGGACACGCCATAGAATTGGTGTTGGATATTCCGTTGAGTCCACACGTTATGTCAACTATTCTAAAGGTGTTGAATTCATTATTCCTGTAGAATATGATAAAAATGCAAAGGTATTCCCTGATGGAAAAGCCTTGGATATCCGTTATAAGATTTTCCAAGAAGCTTGTGAAACTGCTGCTTACGCATATAATCAGCTTATCAAGAATGGTGCAAAACCTCAGGAAGCCAGGGCAGTACTTCCCCAAGCACTGAAAGTAAATATGAAAGTCACCATGGACATTCGTGCATGGAGACATTTCTTTGAACTCAGATGTGCTTCTTCTGCACATCCGAATATTAGAGAAATCGCAATTGCACTTCTGCTGGAATTCCGTAAGAAGATGCTTCCTTTGTTTGAAGACATCGAATATGATAAAGACTTCTACATCAACCACAAAACCAGAATCGATAGCATTTTCCATGTCTCAACCAAGGTCGGAAAAGCACAAGGTTCCAACGTATTGGATGAGATGGAGAATAATAAAAAATCTTACAAAGAGGATAAGAAATCTATCAATGAAGCTTTCGATGAACTGTGTAATGTGTTCTCAAAAATGGAGGAAGAATATCTGAAATCTAAAGAAAAAGAAAAGATTGACAAGATGACAGCGGCTATGGACCTTGATGAAGATGTGAAAGATGAACCAGAAATTGAACAAATGTGTATTGAGGACTTGCTTGCTATGTTATTTGATAAAAGGGGTTCTGATAAGGAGCAATTGGAGAAACAGTTTATTGAAGATTTGAGATACCTGAGTTCGATGGGTGAATCATACGTAAAAGAAATGTGGCGTTATTATTTTTTTGGGCTATAAATGGAGGATTTAATAATTTAAGAAAGTGAGGAACTCCTGACTTACTTAATGTGTGATAAACAGCCCAGGCGACACTGGGTATGAGCTTACTGTCTGAACACAATGGTGTCCTTGGGTAAGAAACATTGTCGGAAAGTGGATTAGTAATTGATAGAGATTATAATGCTGCTATCAATCTACGTAATGAAGCATTAAGACAAATAAACTCTTGGAGTATGAGAAAATTCACAATCAAGGACATTTGTATGTCGTAAAATAATTTAAGAAAGTAGGTTGTTCCTGACTTACTTGATTCGTGAATATAAACAGCCGTGGCGACACACGGTATGAGCCTATCGCCAAGAACATTAGTTCTTATGGGTAGGAAACAATATGTCAGGATTAACATTATGAAACAAGAAAAAATTACAATCGTAAGTGCAGTAGATGCTGGTCTTGCATTATATGCAAATCATGAAATTGATACCAATGACATCAGAGAAATTGCGATGGTAACGAATCCATTGACAGATGTGACATTCGTTCGTGCAAAAACACATGATGGGAAACTCATCATATGGGAATATACCAGAGTCAGCAAAACTGTCAAGAGACAATACCATCGCACATATCGTTTTAAGATATTTGATTTCAAAACATTTGATGATGAAGTCATGGCAATCAATGTCTTATTTGATATGGGATATCGTGTACGTGAGATTGCAGCATTCACCGGTTATTCACCATCCACGTGTACTCGTCGTAAGAACGCAATCAAGAATGAATCTGCATATCCGCCTGAGAGATATCTCGATTTCAAAGAGAATGCAATGAAACATTTTAAGAAGTAAGGAGTGATCATATGATATGTATTCATCACAATGATGCAGATGGACGTTGTGCAGCTGCGATTGTTGCAATGCAGATTGCAAATGATTTTGAACCAAAGACATTTATCGAATATGGACATCAAAAAGCCATTGAATTAAATGAAGAAGACATTCATAACAAAGAACGAGTTATGATTGTGGATTTGGCATTGGATGAAAATGTGATGCAAGTAATTCGAAAATGTTTAAAGAAAGATTGCGATATCATCCATATCGACCATCACATTGGTGGAAAAGAATTCGAAAAGAACCTGAGTGAACGTGATAAGATTTTGTATGAACGTGTTACAAACTTTTATCGTGTGGATATTTCTGCATGTATGCTGACATATGTTTATTCCTGTATGACAATGGATGAGCAGTTGAATCCCAATTCAGTAGAATATGATTTCACAGAAGATTATACTCATCTGGCATTTTATCCAAATGACAAAAGACGTATGAGAGAATATGGTGTCCCAGATGCCGTTCGTTATATTAACGATCACGATACATGGACACATCAATTCGACAATTCCAGATATTTCGAGACTGCATTAAGAACGCTCGATACACAACCCTTGAACAATGATGTGTGGGAAATGTTGTTATATGAGCGCGATTATAAACAGATTGTTTCATTGGTAGAACTTGGTCGTGGAATTGCGAAATACCAGAAATCGATTTATGAACAAGCAAATCATAATGGATTTGAAATGGAAATCGATGGATTCAAGGGATGGGTTGTAAACTGCCCAATTGGCAATTCTCTATTATTTGGCGATAAGTATATTGAATATGATTTCGTGTGCAAATTCTCATATGATGGCAGTGTTGATAAATGGACATATACCTTTTACTCCAATGGCAATTCACAATTTAATTGTGCCGAAATCTGTCAAAAGTACTTTAATGGGAATGGACATGTGCATGCGGCAGCTGGAAATCTGGAATGCAATTATTTTGATGAAATTACGGATGCTTAATAATGAAGGGGCCGTTGGCCCCTTCCATATAAAACGTTTTCATAACTTATTTAAGAAAGGAGCTATTTATATGGCTAGAATTGACTTAGTTGGGGGCACACGTCTTCAACAAACATCAAATGAAAGAAAACTCGATCTGATATCAAATAACACATATGCATCTTCTACATCTAAAAAGAATCCAGCCGCATCATTTTTAAAAGACATTCCAACACCAATGCGAATTGTCAATCCAGAATTATTGGCAAGAGATGGTAAAGTTACAGTCATCAATACTACAAAATCGACATCGACTTTTTTTGACATAAAATATTTTGACACAGTTGATGATGCAGTTGCATATATGGATTTGTCTGAGAATGCAGATCAAGAATTCACAATTGTATTCTCTGGGGATATGCAGATTACTAATCGTACAACCAGTTTGGCAAATGTGAAACGAATTGTGTTTGGTGATGAATCTGAGACTATTGCAATCAAATATCAAGGTTTGGCAAAATTGGACTCCGTAAAACTTGGTAAAAATATGAAAACAATACCGGCACTTACATTCACATCCTGTGCGCAACTAACAACAGTTGAATTGAATGATAACCTAAAATCTATTGGTGATACTGCATTCAGTGGATGTGAAAAATTGACAACTGTTATTTTCAATGATAATTTACAATCCATTGGAAATGTTGCATTTGCCGAGTGTCCACTTGAAAGTATTATCATTCCCGATTCTGTTACGTCACTTGGAACATCATGCTTCGCTGTCGCTCGACCTACTCAGTTTGATACTGAGGAAAGAGCAGAAGAAATGTATGCAATCATGGATGCAACAAAGACCATTAAGATTGGAACTGGTATTAAATCAATTCCCACGGAATGTTTTTCTGGCAGAAGAGGTGTTACATCAATTGAATTCCCACTTACATTGGAATCGATTGATGGAGCAGCTGCATTCCAGTTCTGTACAAATGTTAAAACACTCGTGATTCCGCCAAGTATCAAACAAATTCATGCTAATGCGTTTGGGAATATGGCCGAGGACCTCAATATCATTGTTTTGAATAAAGAAGGAGCAATTTCCAATGCACCTTGGGGTGCTACGAATGCAACAATCACATATCTTAATATCGATGATGAAAAGATCAATCTCATTAATATGACAACAAATGAATTGACAACATATGATTTGTATTCTGATATGTGTGCGTATCTGGTTGCACACCCAACCAATATGTTCTCCGTTGTGATTGGTGATGATTGCACATACACAGCTACTGGTATGAATGATGAAAATACGGCATTCATCAGACGTTATCCTGATATGTGGGGTACTCAAGACTGGGCTGTCAAGAACATTGTTCTCTATCATATGAACAATGGATTTACTGGATCATTGGGTTCTGGTTGGTTGAGTAATATGACATCATTACAATCACTCACTCTGTCAAATCAGCTTACCACAATAGAACAAGGTGCATTTGAGACGACATCTATTCGACATATCACAATTCCTGGTAGTGTTAAAAATATCACACAATCTGCTTTCCGAGGTCGTACTGTGATAAATCCGGAAATGCGTAATGTATCTGCTGTCACATTAACACTTGAGAATGGTGTTGAAACAATCGATACTTCTGCATTTACATATAATGCATTTACGGAAATTACAATTCCGAAATCCGTGACATTAATTGACAATGGTGCTTTCAATTACAATCCCTGGTTGGAGAACATTACATTCGAAAGTGGTGGTACTGATCTTAAGATAAAGAATGGTGCATTCGCATATTGTCCATCATTAACAAATGTTACAATTCCAGATCATTGCTCCAGCATCGGTGCCGGTGTATTCGAAGCATGTGACGCACTTGAAGAAGTTGTAATCGGTTCTGGAATTACGGAAATACAAGAAGACATAGATGGTGGATTGGATGGTGCATTTAAAGATTGTCCAAATCTTAAGAGAATCACAATCAATAAAGCAGAGAATTCCATTACTGGTGCTCCTTGGGGTGCTCCAGAAGATTGTCAGGTCGTATGGACTGGCTAATAACGCATATCGTTTCATGTATGCGGGGCATATGCCCCGCATATTTTTATTAACTTAATTTCATGAAATAAGGAAGTGAGATTATGTCAAACAAACTCATTGGTTATGATAACCAATTATGGAGAGTAGAACAAGAATTTTTTTATACAGGAACAGATCAACCATTTACGTTAGAACCCGGAACATATTTGTTTATCTGTGAAGGAGCTCATGGTGGAAAGGGTTCTCGTGATATCAAAGAATACGGTGGTATCACATATGGTGAAATTACATTAAATGAAACAACCACATTCCATGCCGTTGTTGGGTCTGATGGTGCTGATTACAACATAGATTACGCATTATGCACCGGTGGATTTAATGGTGGAGCACATGGCGGTATGAGTTATTCATCAACATATTCACATGGACCAGGCGGTGGTGGGGCAACTGATATCCGTTTACTTCCATATGACCCAACCGAATATCCAACATACAGTGATGACGGAAGTATTATATTTCCAACATCAGAAACTCTTATTGATGTGGATGATAACACATATACACAACTAGAATACATCTATGCCATAGGTAGTAATAACTCGGGATATTTTAATACGGAATATATTCCAAAATCGAATACAAAAATTGAAACAGAGGTCGTTTGTTTTGAGAATACGATTCAAGCATATGAGATATTATTCGGTGCCAAAAATTATTCATATCAAAACAATGCATTTGTATTCTTTTCCCGTTTTAATAACAACAATATTCCAGTATATAATAGAAGTGGTGCTGAAACACAAGGTGCTGATTTCTTATATAATGAGAAAATTAAACTCATCTGTTATCAAGATAAAGCAGAATGGTTCTTCGATGATTCCGAAACACCAAATGGAAGTGTAATATCTACTGGTATTGTGAATGATTGCATTTGTCCGTTATTGATTAATACTGCAAATAATGCAAGTAATAATAGTCTTTCATCAGAGGGTAGCTGGGATAAATTTAAATTGTATTCTTTCAAGATATCGGAGATCGATACGGAAACAGGTGATGAGACTGTTATAAAGAATTATGTTCCGGCATATCGTAATGCAGATCACAAAGAAGGATTGTTTGATATCATAAATCATGTCTTCATCACATCAAATATTGGAACATGGTTGCAAGGTCCTCCGAAAACGAATCATCCATCATTAAATTCTCGAATCATGGTTGCTGCTGGCGGTGGCGGTGGTTGTCATCAAATCGAAACAGGTAACTGGAATGACGGATGTTCATATGGTGGTGGACCATATGGGTCTGTTTCTCCCGGTTATAGTACCGGGCCAGATGGATTTTGTGATCTATATCCGTCGCAAACTGACGGATATGCATTCGGTTATGGATGTCATCCCGTAAAACGAACATCATCAAATAATTATTCTGCAGAAGGATGTGGTGGTGGAGGTGGTGGATGGTATTCCGGATATGCATCTATACCACATAATCAAAACGCCACCAATATGACAAAACAAGGTGGTGGTGGCTCTAGTTATGTATTAACAGCATCCTCGTATAAACCTGATGGATATGACCCTGATTCCAAATATTATTTCACAAAAGTATTATTACATGGCGGACAAGCAATGGGAGATTTGTTTTCCAATAATCCGTTAGATTGGAATAATGGTCATGTTTACATTTGTAAGTTAGAAGAGAACATCAAAACAGGTGATATTATTGTTTATCCGTGTACCGGTAATTTAGTATCTCACGATTTACCAGCGGGAAAATATAAATTAAAAGTGTGGGGTGGAGATGGTGGTTCTCGTGCAAGGACATCCCATTGTGTAAAAGGTGGATATTCCGAAGGAATGATCAATACACAAAATGATCATGAGATTTATGTTTATACAGGTGGAAGTGGCGGTCCTCGTGCGGATATTGGATATTCTGATACATTTGCAAATGCGATGGCAATCGCAAATTTACCATCATTAAAATTTAATGGTGGAAAGAGCATGCAGAATCGTACCAGAATTATATCTTCATCTGGTGGCGGAACTGATATTCGTTTTGATGTGGATGATTTGTATCACCGTGTCATTGTTGCCGGTGGTGCTGGTTCCGAAGGTATGGTTGGTGGATACGGTGGTGTTGGTGGTGGTGAAACCGGCGGACAACCTGCCACCACGAATCAAGGTAATAACAGTGGTCCTGGCACACAATCAACCGGATATGCATTTGGTGAAGGTGAAGCAAGTGTAGGTTACAGTAGTGCATACCCTGGAAGTGGCGGTGGTGGATGGTATGGCGGATATGCCACCGTCAGAACATCTAACTATGACTGGCAAAGAGGTGGAGCTGGTGGTTCTGGTTTCACATTAACTGCAAATACACCTATAACTGATATTCCAAGTGGATATGCATGTAATGAAGAGGAATATTATTTGACAGAAACCACCACTGTACAAGGCGGGAATGATTTACCAATATGGCATACCAAAACACAAATTGAAGCAATATCTGTTTTGGCAAAGTGTATTTGCCGTGATGAATACGGATATAAATATTATGATAAAGAAAATGACACATGGGTATTATTAGAAAACCAATCCATTGATATAACAACATTTGAAACATATGGAAGTTCTTTCACATCCGATAATGGTTTATCAGATAATTATAAAATCATATCTTATGCTGAAAATGATGATGTGAATGCAATTCAATTATATGTAATACCATATGCACAAACCATTACAATTGATATTCCAGAAACATTATCCGTTATAAATTGCGATATTGATGATGTATATGACACGGAATCATTTGATCGATATTATAATATCACACATGATGATGAAAAAACCACAATCGAACTCACAGTTGATCATTTGACAAATAACCAAAAAAGATACAAAGCATATTTGTTGCAATTAGATACCGCAAATCAAAGTACTGGAAATACGTATGTAAAGTTGGATGAGCATGGTAGACGTATTTTCAAACACTATTATTTTGATATTGACAACCAAGACAAACTTATTGTGGAAGAACGAACTATGGAATTGAAAGACCCAGAGGATTATCGTGGTGAAGATGGTAGTATCCAGACTGCACAATGGTTATTACCAGTTGGATCAAAACTAGATGTTCCGAGTGAATATTATGATGGATTGGTAGATGGGGATGCGAAAAATTTAACTAATTTCACGATGTGTGAATATGATCGCACATTATATGTTGCATATGTGTCTGAGTCCACAATAGAAAGTGGTCCATTTGTTAAGATAAACGCAATGAATTTAATCGATCATACCGTTCATGGTATTCATAAATTCACGTTATCGCAAGTATATCCACGAGAAAACTATGCATCACGAGCATATCTTGGACCAATGTTGATTGATGAAAAATATTTCTATTTCAATCAATCGCAAGCATATAATAATAATGCTAATTATAATCAATGCTTGACGAGAATCAACAAAGAAACATTCGAAGTCTCCATTACTGCAGCATGTGGTAATGAATCATTTATCGCATATGGTCAAATGACATGGTGGGATGATCATACCATCATTTGTTTTGGACAGAAATCCATATTATTATATAATACCATAATTAATACATGGACAAAATATCCACACACCATCAATGGTACATCAACCACAACTGTTACAGATTGGGCAATTGGTAATACACAAATCATTGCAGTTGGTACAAATGGTAGCAATAAGAATGTTTGTGTTATTGATAAGGATACATTCGCATTGCTTAATACATTTCAATTGACAAAGGCTGATACAGCACCTTGCATTTGTTATGACGGAAACCATCTATTTTATATTGTGACAAGATATTATATCTACGCATATGATGAAGAAACATCTGAAATTGTGAAGACAATCAATATTGGTACAATGGCATATCCTGAATCAGTTCGATATTGTAATGGTGCGGTAATGATATCGCAATATTATAATGCAGCAGATCTATTCATTTATCGAACAGATTTCAAACAATATGATGCTGCTGGAAATGAAATACCGATGTTTACATCTATTTATTTACCTTGGACACATTATTCCAATAAAACATATGGCTCTTGTTACTTGCCTTATGTTGTAAATGATGTATATTACTATGGACATACAAGTCTATTGACAATCCCATATTCTGCATATGCAAAATACAAATTTGGTCCAAGAACTGATAAACATATGGTTGTATTGAATTTATCCAATATTGAACAGATTCATTATGATGAAAGATTTGTGTCTCTATCATCAAGCAACATCCAAGTGCATGAAGGTTATTTACAATATACATTTTCGGCATCTTTAATGGAGCATGTGTATGTAACTGAGACAATCTCCAAATCTGATTATCGATATTTTTTAAATAAATCGGAATTAATTCTAAAAGAGGGGTGATTAATTATGAATCAAAAGATGGAAGATTATCATAAGATTATGACATTTGCAAAAGCCAAATCCCCACATGGTGGATTTGGAAATTTATATCTTGCGAGAACAATTGATCAAGATGGAAATGTGACTTCTGAAACATATGGAATGAATATGATGACTGAATATGGGATGAACCAATATTTTGCAAATAATTCCAAACCAAATTGGCCAAGCTATTTGTATATTGGAAATAGTACAGACCGAAGTCAATCACAAATCAATGATAATGTGACAGGTGGTCATAAATTATTCTCATATGATACAACTGAGCATGACGTTGATAATGCAAGAGATACAACAATCGATTACAAATACCCTATGTATTATTATAAGATTCCCGGGACGAATCCGGAGAATGGGATCGTTACATGTGTTGCAAAATTCCGTAAATGTAAATTTGGATACAGTATTAATGGCATCAGTCAACCAATCCAAATTACCGAATACGGAATTGGTACGGATTTACAACATCTATGGACGCACTCTTGGGTATATGACAAGACCGGTAGGTATACCTACATCACCAAATCTCCAAATGAAGAATTGGAGATTACTATTTTCTTATGTATGTCTTATAAGACAAATGTGATTACAGATGAATATGCAAATGGAAGGTTTCCTGTGATGACAACATTGGAACGATTCATTGGTAATCGCATGGATGAAACAACGTTTGGCACATATGGTCGATATGATACAATAGTAAGTCGAAATAGTGTTAGTAGTGTTTCGCATACAGAAATTAAAAACCATTCACAAACCAGAACAAGGTATTTGACATCATTTAATATCATGAATTCATCTGCCAATGACCAAGGGTATATCGATGGATTTTATTCACACACAAATGGTTTCGTTGTCATTGAACCACAATATCTGAGTGCAAATGATGCAGAACAATTCTCATCGGAAATGCATGATACCTTTGGCAACTTCTATCCATATTCGATTTCCAAGTTATTTGGAAAGAAAAGTGATCCACAAATTCCAGTCACACAATTATCCATCACACCAGCAAATGGTGAAGGTTGCTGGTTGTATAATCGATTTCATGCCACAAATCAAGAGGGATATTCCAATCCTATTTCATATACTAATGATTCTGATTATTGGTATACAGAAACATCCATGCAGTCTAATCTAGCATGTCCAATTTATGTAACTGATATAAACGATACGATTGTGGAATTATATGTTCATCAGAATCTGCATCCAGAAAATCCAATATTACAATTCAACAATACAACGATTGGTACAATTTATGGTACGGATGAATATTGGAATCGTGCAAAATGGACACGTATTGAAAACCCATTCGCAATACCATCCAATTTGCAAACATGTCGGTATTATATCACAAATTCAAATACATCTGCTTTGGAGCCAGTTCGACAAAAACGACCATTCACACTTATTCCAAGTGAAGGTGAAAGCAAAACATATGAATATGCTTTGAGAACACAATCTGTTGAAATGTCATCCCATATGTCATGTGAAAATCATGATCAAGGATACTTTTGCAAAAACAATCTTCTATATGTCCCGACATCAGGTTTGATATACCAGATTGGTATCTCTGGTGATAAATTATCGGAAAGAAGTCCAAATACTGATCATATTCAACATTTCTGTTATGGAAAAATGATTGTGACAACAGAATATGGTACTACAAGAAATCATATCATATTAACAAGCGTTGATGATATTACAGCTCCTGTGAGTGTCAACTATCAAATGATGGGAGTTTCTGAAGGATTTACTACAATCAACAATTGGAACTTGGGTAATCACACATACAAAACAGAATCTAATACGGGGTTGATTTGTTTCCAAAGTTTGAGTGCTGATGAATGTGTTGTTTTGGATTTAACACGTAGAGAACCTGGCTCTGTCAACCCATATGTGAAAAAGTTGTTCCAATCAAAAATTGCATGTGCTATTTTTGATACACGTGCAACAACATCTACAAATCACCATCAACGAATTGCTTATTTGACAACAGATACAACAAATCCTTCTATTAAGATATATGATTTTGATCAATCCAGTGATGTATTGGAATTACAACCTCCCAACAGTAGCGGAACTGCTTTGACAGATATCATATGTATTTGGGGATTGAATGATCATTTATGGGCGTCTAATGGATCTACGTGGACATGGCATTGGGATTTATCATCTGGAGACACTGTTGGTGAATCATGTTTGAATAACTTTAGTTTATTCTCAAATAAAGCAAATTTGTATCGTGCTCGCATTACTGCTGTTAATGATATTATTATGCTATATGATGTGCAAGATGTTAATCTATCCCATGTATACTTCAATCGTATTGATGAAATGCAAACGACAATATTTGATTTGCGAGATTTTGAATTCTCTAAAAGTGGTTATGCTATTAGATCTTATTATAAATTAAAATATATCGAGAATGGGAACACATTGGCATTGATCGGAGATATTTATACTGATCGCTATTATGGCGAAATCTATCATATCATAATTGATCTTGGACAATATGTCAATCCTCCAACTGGATATGACCCCATCTATTCAAAGATATATTACGAATTAGAACATAATTATTCATCAGCCGATAATCATCCATCATATATCACATATGGTGAAAATGTGATATATGGCAAACGCCAAATTCCAATTGCATTGATGATGCCGATACAAATAAAAGGAAAAACAAGAACGATATCTGCTATAAATAATACGAAACATTTATCAGATAAAACCTTTGATGTGACATTTACAAATTCTCCACCAAATGAATGGGATGAAGATAAACCGGGTTATCCACCTGGTGTAATAAACTGAGATGGGGTGATTGTATGTCTAATATCCTTTATGCAAAAGAAATATTAAAGAATGCAAATAACTCTAATACTCATTATGAATCCGGACAACATATGAGAACCATACGTGGGTTATATGTAACGGGGGTCTGGCGACCCCCACACTTTATTGATCGAACATTATTTGTGACAAACATTGGGAGAAATAATAAATCTGCAAGAATTGAATCATTCTCAGAAAGAGAAGAAGATGTACATCTTACAGATTATCTGACAGGATTAACTAATTTTACATCAACAGATTTAACCTTTATTAGATTCACACAAAGCACCGGAGATGTGCACGATACCAATTATCTGACGGGATTAACCGGTTTTACATCAACAAATATGACATTCTTGAAGTTTTCAACTAAGTTTGAAAATGCAAAAGATGTGGATTCCTATTTAACTGGGTTGACAGACATGTCTACCGGAAATATCACAACAACACCATATCAACCAAAACAATCTGTCACAAGTCCTTCTGGTCCACCTTCATTACAAATTAAGAGTTTTGGTGGTGTAGTTGCCAATGTTACAAATGTCACATAAAGAAAGGAGAATGTATTATGAAATATCATGATTTAACGAATGAAATGGTTGATAAAAAGATATTGGATTTTCAAAAGAAGAATCCAAACTTGATTGGACATAATTTGTATTATGCGATTACGGTAAATGAAGATGATACAATTGCAGAAGAACGATATGGTGCAAATCTATTAACCAATCGAGGATTTCGTCAAAAATATTACTCGAGTACAAGTGGTCCAGATAATGGTCAGCTCGGCTCTAACTTACATGAATCAAATCCATATTATTATCAAGACACATGGTTGTTGATTGGTACAGGTTATACAAATGATAATGGTGCAACATATACAGGTGCTCCAAAGTTGACAGATCAATGTATGGATGAATTTGCAGCACGTGCAAGTGAATGTACAAGATCAGATATGTTATCGATTATTGAAACTGGATATGATGATAGAAATACGATGGATAATGGTTTTATCTATTTGAATGCACGAGTTGGTAGAGCCATGTTCAATTATCAACAAGAATTGGTTGCAACATCAGTAACTGGGCATACTGGTGGAACACCTGATAGTGAAACAATTGATACGAGATGGCAACAAGACCCATCCGATGGGTCGTGGTATTTTAATATTACAGAAATTGGTGGTTGCCTTGGTAGCTGGCGGTCTGGGTCCGGAGGTTCTCAACTATTCACTACCGATGATATGTATTTTCAATGTTACACTAGTACTGGTTGGAACTCATATTGGTGTAATTCATTATATCCTGCCGAAAATAGAAATACACAGGATTTTTCCAAAAAAAATCTTGCATATCATTTTTTGTTAGTGGATGATAATAATACTCCAGCGCCAATCAAAAAACGACAGAATCAAAAACTATATATTTATACTTATATCACGTTGGTAGCACCTGAAAAACTAATCATGGATTTATGGAAAGATAAAAAGTATTTATTATTAAATCCGCAAGGATATAATAATGGCAATAACCGGAATAATGTTGCAGTTTATATCGCTCCTGTTTCGGGTAATATGAGAGCTAAAGCATGGAGTAATCAAAATCCAATTACCAATTTCTGGCACGATGATGGTTACAGTTATTCCTATTTGAACATGTACGGTAGTTTTTATGAACACAAATTAACTGAAGAAGGTGAAGGGTACCCATGGGATAATAATCCATATGGAACTGATGATGGTGTATCAATCACATATCAACTTAAAACATCCCGTAGACTCATGGAAGATAAATGGTGTTTTATTTCCCATTTTGTATTTGGTGATACTTATTCGGGAGATATGTATCCCAATAATACAAATTATACCACCGATTTTTCAAAATGGTGTTGGTTAACTACGTTTGATGAGTTGGATGAAGCTGATGAAATTACGACTGAAATTTATTGTAATACCACAATCGATCTCAATATCAGTGACCAATTTGGATTGGTTGCAGATACATCATACAAGAATGGATTGATGCCCATCACATGTGTTGAAAATCCATCTTCTATCACAAAAGCTTATTTGTTCAATTATGATACAAAAGAATGTGATATCCCAATCGATATTACGATACCAGCATACTATTATGGTGGATGGAGAACATTTATTGAGAATATCATATTGAATAATTTCATTTGTCCAGATGGTGTGAAACGTGACATATTATGTTACTTTAATCCATTTGCACATAAAGATGGTGATACTGATTATGATGGTATACATCCTGGAATGATCATATCATCATTTAATGTAACGGGTATTATATTATTTGCTGCGGATAAATATTGGGATACATCGACATGGATTCAATTTGTAAATCTTGGTGATGTGTCAACACAAGAAGATCCATCCAATCATCAGCTTTTGGTACAAAAGAAATATTTTGTAATGTATGCACCTTCTGAGCTGAAAAAACGTATTATTGATGTTACATTTAAAGAAGAATGTTTACCCAAAGTCATTCCCCAAACAGATGTCACATATTTGACAAAACACAATGACACAACAGATGAAGATGATGCATTAACTATTACAAACCATGATATTATTGAAATGATTGGTGATGATGAATACAAATACTTTACAATTGGGAATTATGTGATTAAAATGAAAGGTGAGCCAGGTCGAGGTTCCCAAAATACATTGGAATGTGATAAGCAATATTTTATTCAACATGATAAATTGTTTGTTTCATTATATCATTCTCGAATTGCAAATGGTAAGAATATTGTATATCGTCTTTCTCCATTCAATAAAGTGGCAAGTTACAATACATTATGTCAGTTTATCACATTTCAAGATATCACACAAGAATCCATCATACCTGGATATGGCAATACTTGTGGTTCTTTAAAGAATCATTTCTTTGGACCAAAATATCCAACTGTGGATGCTTATGAAGATCATAATCATCGATTTATGATATTATCTACAAACTCCATTTCAACTTCCACTGAATATTTTGATGAGGAAGGAAATGCTTTAACCAATTATCCAGCATGCATTACCATATTTGATACTAATATTGATGCGGAAACGCAATATCCAACTACGGAATCAAATATCAAATTAATGTTGGAATGTAAATATGCGGACTCGACAGAATGGAGAGCTGTTTGTAATAATGACCATGATTATTATTATAATTATCAATGGATCATGAAAGATGAAGAATATCTTGAAATTGAACAAGGTGATTGTGTTATGTTTTTCACCCAGTTCTATTCCGAATATAGCCCAAGTGGTGGAAATGAATGGTGTGGTATTGTATATGACGAGAATCACAATATCTTACACAATATCAGCATAAGATATACCCCATATGTTATCACACATCCAGATGCAAAATATATGAAAGTTGCAATGGTGAAATATCGTGGTATGGATACAACCATTAGGGATGTTTGGTATACAAATAATAAGAATTATGGATCTGATGCTCCATGTATTAAGAATGCAAAACATGGTATTGTGATCAAAGGATCATCCAATAAAATGATATATAATGACATTTCTGAAGGCGTGGAATTACAACATTGGAATGTGATTGATATGACAGATCCCATAGATGGAAATGGTGATCCAAAAGTTATCGATTCTTTTGAAATTGATCCAAACTTTATCGGTGGAACATATAGTGGTGGAATTGGTTTTTCACATTATGCTTACATTGGAATGAATGACAAAAATAATATATACTCATTTTGGATGTATGATTTGAATGAACGCACCTTAACACAATTATTGGAAACATGGGGTGGATTTAATGATTCCACGACAAACAGGCATGCTTGTTTCGTTGCAAATGATGACGTATTGTGTTATTGCGGGGCAGTTAATAGCAACTCCATCACAAATGATTCATTTAATTATGGATCTGCGATTTATTGTATTACAAAAGATGATCCATCGACAGTTCACACATTGTATGGATATTCTTCATGTTTTACTTCATTGCAATTGAAGACGGTGAATTGGGGAACATCGGAGAATCCCAAAAATCAATTACTATTAGCAGCATATGGTTATAATACAAATGGTACCAATTATACAACGCGGCCGAAAATTGTATTGGATATTGGCAAATGGTTACAAACAAAGAGTTGGGAAGATGGTGAACCAGATGGATTCTTTAATACAGGAAATGTTGGAAATACTGGAGCAAATGTATATTGCTATATATACGATAAAGGTGTAATTGGATTGCGTGATGGTAAGTCCAGTGCACAAACTTCTCAACTTGGATATCGTCCATTAGAGAATTATCTGCCAATGCAAATTACGGTACAATCTAAAACAATCAATTCATTCAATAATCCATTACAGATTAATGAAAAGACATACACCTTGACAAGATCGAACAATTTGGAACACCTTGGATATGGTATAAATTAAATGATTGGGGGCCATATGGCCCCCACAATTGATTATACTAAAATCTCATCATCAATAATATTAATTTCGATATTTTCTTCATCCAATACAAACATCTCCGGAACATATCGTTCTAATTCATTTGTTGGCATATCCTCCAAACGCCTCCACCTCTGCACAACGCTCTGTGTCGTCGAGTCCATATAATTTCCATTTGGATCGTTCTTTTCATTCGTATACCAACCATTGAATTTCAAATATGCCACATTATCATGTGATTCCATACGTTGAATGATATGAGAAACGTAAATGTTATTATTCATCGTTACCAATTGCTTTGGTGTATGCACGGTGGTTAAGCGATTGAAATAATCACGTACAATCAATCTTAATTCTTGTTTTGTATTGGAAGCTAATGCTCGATTGTACAATTTTACATCAAATGAAATTTGAATATTTAGATCCGGCCAGAACAAATCATCACTTGCATAATATTGTTTATCAGAACAATAGCTGTGTGGTAGACCATATGTGGCGACTAGTTTGCAATCCAGATAATGATTGCCTTCCAAACGTTTGAAGATCACCGGTTCAATGGCTTTGTGTACCTGTGTGAAGGTTTTGACAAAGTCTTTGAATTTGTCGGATTTCATCAAAGAATATTCTACAAATGGCATGAGTTGGACTGTCATTCCACCATTCACATTAGATGTTTCGAATACTGTATTGACGATATCTTTGTAATTGCACAGGATTCCATAAATATCTTCCCAAACAATCACATTATCCTGTTTGGTCAATGTACCATCTACAAGTTTGAATATCGTATCCAGACCGTCATCTTCTTTTATCACATAATATACATCTTCAACAGGTGTGAGTTCAATTGTGCAATCTTCATCTTCATATAGTGTAGAATAATTCTTTTCCGTTTCAGGAATATCATCTACATTTACATCCTCAATTTTCTTAACTTCCTTGACATAAACAATTTGTATATTATCATCTTGATATGAGAAATTTTCTATATACTCATCCGCAATTAAAATGTCCAATACATCATAAATGGGCTGTATGTTTTTATCCAACAAATATACATCATGATCTGTTAAAACATTTTCTCTACCTTTGATATCTGTAATCAAAGTTTCTAATTGTTCTTTTACATGATTGGATGTAACAGACAATGCTGCACGTGTTGTTTTGTTCATATTTGTTTTATACAACATCTGGTGTTCTGCAACTGTATAAACATCATATAATGAACCATTCACATTATAATCATAGAATGCCGACATTTCATTGTAAGCATCTACTTGTGCAATTGTTGGCATGCTGGATTCTTGGAAATCCACAACACTTCTCATCTCTTTCAACTCTTGTACCAACGAGAAGTCACGTACATAATATTGATCATTTAATAAATAACCAGTGAAGGTATCTCCAGTTACAATATCAGAAATACGATCTGGGTTTGTATCAGATTTGAATAAGATGGAAATACGCAATTCTGGTTCGATGGCATTGATGGTGACAACCTTACCACTGCGAACAGGAGTCCAGTTGCCACCACCCACATCCAAAGAAGCAATACGAATAATATTATCCACATCCAACATTTCATTCAATGGATACATGTCTGCTTGATATAGATATGCACCGTCAGATTCACGTTGTACTGGTAACATTTCTACATGTCCAGTTTCTACACCATTCAAATACGCATGTAATACCACACGTAAATTATTCTTTTCTAATTCTACCGAAGAGGATTTGATATACAACATCGCTTCATCTTCGGAGAAAGCAGAGAATGGAATCCGATAATAGTCAATTGTATTAGACGAAGGGGATGCTTTCATCGTTGCATAAGCTAAAATGGTACCTTCACTCAAGAATCCTTGGTCACTGCCATCTGATGTAACGGGATATGAGAATTGATATACGCCAGCTGTTTGTGTGGGTTGTGCATTTGTTGCATATGGCAAACATACATTCACTGCATTCTGGATATTGTATACATAGTGGAGTGTACCACCATCTGTTGCATCAATTTCTTCACCATCATCATCGTATTCAATAAATGAATAAGAAAGGTCGATATTTAATGTGACCGTCCGATATGCTTCACCCACATTCCAAATGGCAGCTTCACCAAACTTTTGACGAGAAGTCTTATATGCCGTATCGACAGTGATGACAGCACTGAGGATCTTAATGGGTCGATTCTGTCCTTCGGTATCATCAATACTGATATCCTCTTTCAGTTGTAATGTATAATAATCCGCCGTTCCAGATTTGTTGAATTTGAGTACATCAATCGATTCCATACCATAGCATATGATTCTTGTATCCCCTGTTACTGCGATAGCTTCACATGTACCATCCACGCCCCATAAATCAGTATGTCCATACAAGTAATCCATGTTGGCAATGTCCAAATCGATTTCTTTTACATTATCCACAACAGATTCATCACGAATCCATACATCTCCCAAAGAAATATTTCCATCATCACGAACATATTTATTTCTGACACATAGATATGTCTTTGCAGGATCAAATGGTAATGCACCTTCTGATTTCAGATGAGGCAATAATGGAATGTCTGTTGCAAATATATCACGTGGACGATTGAAATATGTCCAAATGATTTCATTAATTTCTGGGGATGTTGCATTGATTAATAACTGCTTCACCCAAGCTTCCCCATGTACGGTTGTTAATTGTGACAAATCCACATAGGTTTGCACACGATAATAGTCATCTTTGTATGTGCGAGAAATCTCCACATCAATTGGTGTTGCATGATAAATGCGTGAGATATCTTCCGTATTGATATCTTTATAAGAAATTTTATCCACAGAAGGAACTCGTGTTGGCAATACTACTAAATCCACCCATGGATTAAAGTATGCAATTGCAAATGGATCTTTTTGAATCTTTACACCAAATGGATTTGTGAAGACAAATTTCTCATTGATGGATTGTAATGTCTTTGCCGTTTCAATGACAGTAGAACCTTTGGAGACATACGGAACAACAGTCCATGTATTTTCATCACCATATCTCCAAATCCAGCCAGGTGGAATGACAATTTCATTTTGTGTAATGGTGTTGTCGGAGTTGTTGAATAACATATAATATGGAATTTTACCATGTAATGTGTTCGTCCGATATACATTATCATTGTCATCTTTCAATGCAAGATAACCACTCCAAATTCTTCCCCATGGATCATCGCGTCGTTTATAGAAAAAGGGATATAAGATATTCTTGAAATAAAATGTCTTAAACCATTCATCAATATCATGATCTGTGGAAATAACATTTGCGGTATTATATGCTTCGATGGTTTCTCGACGAAGTGTTTCGGTATTCCCAATATCCGTGCCGCCCAAAGAACCACTAATGACAAATGCGGCTTTTGTTACATTTGCATTATTCGGATATTTGGTTGTGGCTGTAATGACACTGGGTTGTACGGATGGAGCTTCCGTGAAGTTAGCAGCTTGTCCATGAGAAGTGTACACCACAATCTCAAATGAAGAGTTCATTTTCGGTACAAAGAAACGAGTTCCCATTAATTGAAACATGAGACGAATCGTTTTTGGATTGTCCATGATGTAATGTACATATGGTTCCATATCCTTTACATCATCATGGATTGCTAAGATATGATCTCTGGATAATGGTTTTCTAACTTCATTTCCATCCGTATCCGTGTAGACATATGTGACATCGAATCCACAAATATGTCTATCTGTTTGAATCAGATAATCTTCATTGGGAATGGCTTGTGTATTAGAATTAATGACGGTATATTTTGTTCTCGTATATTCAGATACCGAAACAAACAAACACAACCATGTGTCTGTCACACGATAAACGATATATCGGTTTTTATTGACAGCAACACAGTTTGGTTCAAAATTGGTATATTGAATATTCCATGCAGGAGCTGCAGCACCATGATTGGTTGCAGTTTCCACCGTTTTGTATTGGAATAAGATGTCATAATCCAATGAATATACATTTCCATTTGGAAGATTAAACTTGGTATCTTTATCCAAAATGAATTCTTTGAATCCGGTATTTGGATTATCAACTGCATTATTCATCAAATCTGACATGCGAAGTTCCAATAATAGATTCGTACAACTAGGAGTTGCAAAAGCATATCCCAGATTAAAGATGGCGGCTTCTGCATAAATGGAATCTGGCAACACTGCTTTTGTGATGAATGATTCATTAAAATAAAAAGATGATGTGAATGCCATCTGTTCAGTTGCTTGTGAAATGTATTCATTAATAATACTGAATGCACCGGTGTTCAACACATTCAATGGAATGTCGTGAAATACACGTGACATCAAGTTTTGCTGGATATATTGTTTGATTCGTGAGTCATCCGAATAGTTATTTAAAACAATATCTGGCATGTGAATTCCTCCTTAAGTGTAATATATAAAGGTGGAACGGACATGTAAGTCCGTGCACCATAGGTGTTCGCACGTTGACGAACTTATGATTTCGTTTTTATATCATATATAATAGAAGGAGATGAGAATGATATGGAGAAGAAAGTGCAATTAAAAGAACAAGAGATTGTTGGACAAGAAGTTGTATTATCCGATATTTATCCAAAAACAGATACCACATCTGTTGAAGATCCTGTGACTGGAGCATCGTTGGATGTCAAGTTGGATTATCTTGTAGAAATGATCAATGACAAACTCACACGTGTTGTGAATTCTGTTAACAATAGAACAGGTGTTGTTGTATTGGACGCATCTGATGTTGGTTTGGGAAATGTAGACAATGTGTCTTATGCAGAAATCAAAGAATGGACAGATGATGCCATCGTCCAAATGTTTGCAAACAAGAGACTCATATTGGCAGATACACAAGCATCATTGGATGATTGGATGGAGAACCATAATGACCCAATCTATGACAACGTATTGTTCTATATACAATCGATTGATGAAAACAACGAATATCGTGGTATGATTGGTTATTTGAAATATGATACAAACAATGATGCATTGTATATATCTGGACACAAAGCCATCAATACAGTTGGTGAAACAGACCAAAGCCTCATTTACCAAAATGGAAAATTGGAAGTAGGTATATCTGCTATATTAGCAAATGTATTATATAATGCAGATGATGGATTATCTGTAGACTGGAATACAACAGGACATTTATTGTATACTTTTAATTCCATCTATGATTTTTCAAATTTAAATAATGCATTAGATGGGTTATTATTGACAGATGATCATTATGGAGATGAATCAGCTCCAAATATATATGTCAGAATTAATGATCGAAATGTGATTAATAAGACAACAGGTCAATCTTTATTTAAATTAAATTATGACAGTATTTCCAATATAGCAGGTTTTAAATTATTGGAAGATGGGATATCTAGTGCATATATCATTATCACAAATAGTGAAAATGATATTGCTCAAATTGAAAATATTGATTCTTTGTCGATCACACCAGAATTGATTCATCATAATACATTGGTTGGTATTTTGAGTCATTCCAGTAACACTGGTAATTGGATGTTAAGACTTATTGCAATAAAGCAAGCAGCATCATGGGGTTTGACAACAGATTCTGTATATCAAACACCAAACACGATTCGACATATCAATGACAGTATTTTGAGAGTGGATACAATCGGCGATACATCCGGCATTCAAGCTTTATCAAAACCAACACAATATGACATTGCAAATGTGGCAAATGATGGTAATTACAATAAGTCTATCCCGAATTCACAAATGAATTGGAAGTTTACTCCAGAAGGAATTCATACAATTTATACAACCGCATCTACCAGACAAGGTGGACTGTTTATTCCGACAGATGCATCATTAATGACATACTCTTATGATGAATATGGTTTAAAACCAGAATTAAAGAATGCATCAACAGAACTATCATCCTCTAGAATTGATAACTGGTTTGCAAATACACCATACCATCTGGATCAAACACAATTGGAATCTCATGAGGGTTATCTTAACAAACCAACATTCATCGGTATTAATCTTGTGAAATGGAAAAATGAGGTTGAAGATGGTGGTGACACTGCAATTACTTTAATCCCCATCTCTGGATTAAAAGTAATTGATGCATATGATGCCAATAAACATGGAGCATTAACATGGGCTGATTTAGGACTAGATGAAACAGTCGATAGTGAACGATTATTGAAAGATGCAAATGTTTCATCACCATTTGACTTACCCTTTACAGGTGGACTCATGGTGAATGTTGGGAAAGGTTTGGAAATCATGCCAACAGCAGTACCAGAACATGGTGAAGATTTCAATACACAAGGGAAAGTGAATGTGCGTATCGGCAATGGTTTGACATTCGATGATTATGGACGTATTGAAATTGCAGATAGTGCATTCGGTGCGGATACCTCATTTGATCGAATTATTGAATTCCAATATGGAGATGGGTCTTATCAATATCTGAATGAGATTGTTAACAATCCAAATCGACATCAAATCATGCATGAAGATCAGTTGCTGGATGGTTCGGAAACAAAAACCATATTCCGTTTGGGTGATGGTTTACGCTTAAAATATATTGAAGAGGATTTCCCACAACTTTTGTTATTCCAATTTACCATGTCACAATTGCGAAATAGTGGAATCTTTGATGAAAATCATGTGTTGGATGATATGACATTTGTTGATTTAAAAACAAGAATTGCAACATTGTACCATTCTACGGATGGGTTGGATTATGATAAATTGGTATCCGATAGCAAATCCATTTTATATAAAAATGATTATGTGGAAAACTTTGTTAGCTATGGTATGTTATTACATCTGGGAGCTAGACTGGGTAAAACCGCAACAGAATTGAGTATTGGATTAACAACGTCTGATCTTGAAACGTTGTATGTTACAAAATATCCAGATTACGAGGGAAAAATAAAACCAGCATAATGGAGGTGTTAATATGCCATTAATTGAATTGAATACGGGTGATGGTTTGTCCACTTCTAAATTACAAGTAAAATTGGATGCTGTCACACCAAATAATGATTTATGTGTATACGCAGATGGATTATATGTGAACGGTAGCACCTCTGATGGTTCTGGTGGTATTAAATTGAAAAAGAAACTCCATTATTATTACATCAATACAGATATGAGTCCATGGGATGCAAACTATAATGGAGATAATGATCAATTTGATAACTACATCTGTTGTGATTGTCAAGCACATCGTTGTTGGGATGCTACGTTTGATACAGATGATGAAGCAACCAGAGTGCCAACTTTAGTATCTGGAAAAAATGAAGAAGACAAATTTCGTCCGGAAATCGATTGGGTATTACCGGGAGATTTCTTCCGTGTCAAAGTAGATGAAAACAGATATGAATACTTCATCATCACGGAAGTATCACCAGGTCCAATAACAAGAACATGTTCTGGATGTGGTCAATTAATCTATCCATATGATGGATATTGTGAACACGGTAATCCAAAATATTATTATAATCAAACTGATAATCCCGCATATGATCCTGAAGCAGAAGGAAATGAAGTAACAAGTGTGAATGAAAATAATTATGAAGCACCAAAGATTTGTCCGATCTGTGGACAACCCATACTAAAACAATCAACCGAAGGTGTTGATGAGTTAATCGGGTTGCCGGGTAATAAGCCAGTATCTTGGGCTTCTTTAGGAATTGCAGGTGATTGGTAATGCCAGTGATTGAAATTACAACAGATACATCATTGGTATCAAATGATGATGGTTTGTCATTACAATTATCCAAACGATCGGCAAATCGATTGGAATTTAATGATAAAGGTGAATTGACATTAAAAGAGATAGAGGCAACAGGTTATCTACCATTGAATGGTGTCATTGGAGAATATGATGTCCATCTAGAACAGATTGGCGCTGATTCCTCATGTACACGTTTGGCAAACTGGAACGATACAAATGGTGACGTGAAAGAAACTGGAGCAACTGGAGTGGAAGGTAGAGACGGTGTTAATTTGATTGGTCTGTTTACTGAACTCATGACAAATGATGGATATGATTTGAGTGTTACTTTTTGGCCAAAGGAATCTTATGCCAAAAATGAAACATACAAAGGAGAGTGGAGTTAATGCCATCGATTGATATTGAAGCTGGAAAGGGAATCAAAATCACCGATGATGGTGAACTCACTGTTGCATTGGATGCTTCTAAATCAACAGAATTAAAAGGTTCTGAAAATGGGATTTGGGCAAAAGGTCAGAAGACACTCAGTGACCAATGTACGGATGAATGGAGTGTGATCACCAAACCAAATGAAACTGGTGATGAAAGAACCATTTATGGCAATGCCAGAGTTGTTGGGAGATGTTATGTATTTTGCATGTTGCGAACAAAACGATTGTGGTCTTCTGATGATGCAGATGATCCAGACCGTGTTCGTATCCTTCGTACAAAAGACCCATCTGTTGCAACTGCAGATGATTTAAAATCCGCAGATGATTTGGTTCGAGAAATCAATTTACAACGCTTTTATGCAGCAAAAGAATCTGATGGTTCTTATGCCGCATCTCGAGTAACCCCGAGACCCGGTTCATTAATTGCATTTTCCGATGTGGTCTATGGAACGACGGTTGGTTCAACAAGAATCTATGAAGACGGTACCAGATTTCCTTGTTTGACCACTTATACAAAAAATGGAAGTACCATTGAGAAGTTGACCGCTCCACAAAAGATTTATGCATTGTTTATGGTTACACGTGCACAATATACAGAAGCTGGTGCAAACAAACAGAATTATTCCAAATCAACATTTCCGGGTGCAACACCATCTACTTATCAATGCTTGATGAAGATTCGACTGAAATGTTTGTGGAGCGACCAAACATCATTCCCGATATTCGCAAATAGTTATGGATGGACAAAAGGTTCTTATTTACTAGGAACTCATGATTCAGCATCAAGGGACTATGGTCAGTGGGATTTAACTAACATTTATGAAGACAGCGATTACAATATTTCATAATAACATTTATTGTAGGAGGAATGCAAATATGCAAAAAGAATACATTGCAAATGAACAAATGTCATTCAAGGATAAATCGTCATTAGCTGAAGAAAAACATGGCCTTCGTGGTGTCATTCAGATTTATCGTAAGAACAAAGAAACTGGTGAAGTTTCATTCTGGGATGAAAGTGAGAACACGATCGTACTGGGTGGGTATCAATGGATATTGATGAAGATGTTCGGTTTGTTCTTGGACAGTTCTCACGGTAAAGTGACAGATGATTTGACAAGAGATACCACATTGGCAATTCCAGATTTGAATAACAGAATGCAAATTGGTGTTAATCCCGGTGAAGATACACCAGAAGGAAGTGCATCTGGTTCAATCGATGGATATACCAGAATGGAAGATAATATCGCCGTAAATCATATCTGTCAAGGATTTATGATTGGTAATGGTGGTGCTGGTGAAGATTCTGTTACCACAAAGAATACATCTTATTCCTTTATTAATCTTCGAAATCCGATTCCATTCCGTGAAACAACCTCTACCGACACAACAACCGCTGGTAAATATCTTGGTTGTTACTTTGGTAATGAAGATGCGAATGTTGGTAAAATTGTAAAGGCGGCATACATTAAGAAGTTTGATTCCACCCCACATATCTATCATTCTTGGTGGGTAGATGATCAGAGATGGGATTATGTCGATCCAGTTACACAGAACTATCTTGGTCCTGATACAGATACAACTGTTTGGAAGACAAATCGTATTGAGACATATGTGGAATGCAAATTATCCATTTCCGATACGGATTGCCAAGATTACTTCAAGCATGCTGGTGTTACCAGTACTGCACAAATCAATGAACTCGGGTTGGTTGCATTTGATACTGTTTTGGGTGAACGTTCTATCATCGAAACATGTTACAATCAAAAGATTTATGATTTCTTGAAGATTGTATATACTGCAAAAGGTAATAAAACCCCAACATCCAATCAAAATAAGATGTTCAAGTTATTAGCAACCGAAATCAAAACGATTCTAAGACCACTTGCATCTACAATCAGTCAAAGCAATATTCAAGCATTTATTGAAGCAATTCCTGACTTTACTGCAGAAGATTTGGAATCTGATGAATATCCAGTTGAGAATTATCAGTTGTTGCAACAAGAATTTTCCGCTGATAGTAATATCGGTGCACAAGCATTCTATAATCAGGATGACACCATTCAGTATGTGGAAGATAATTTCTTGACTAAATTACAAGATGCTGATACTGTAAACTTGACATTGGATGAAGCACAGAGAATCAAACTGGTCACATATTATACATTCAATAGTATTCCGATTTCTCAAAACTGGGAAATTCTGATTAACTATCGAATCTATGCGAATTAACTATGAGGAGGTGATTTCGTGTCTGATGTAAATCATGAAAATGAATTGAAGATGCGAGAGGAATATTCTAATTCCATACTGAATAATGTTGCAACTGTCATTGGATACTGGAGCCATATCGGTTGGTCTACGGTAAAGATTGTTGTAAATAATGAACCAAAGCCATCCCAAAGACCCAGGTTATCTGGATATCGAGTTTACGTTCCAGGAGCATACAAAAATGCTGCCTTTTTCAATAAGAACGTATTACCCAAGCTTGGAGATCTATGGATTGATACACCATGTAAGATGAATGTTGATATCTACGCAAAAACACCAACATCTTTCTCAAAAGCACAAAAGTTATTGGCTGAGATGAAAATACTTCGCCCGTGGGCACATACAGGTGATATTGATAACTACTGTAAATCGGCGATGGATCAAATACAACCGAACAAGAAACGTGGTCATCGAGGTATTCTCGCAGATGACTCATTGGTGATTGAATTAAATTCCAACAAGTATTATTCAGCTACACCACGATATGAAATCACAATCACTTATATGACAAAAATTCCAGAATGTATTAAGAATATTATGAAATTAAGAAAGAAGGATGATTGATATGCCACGTGATGAATACAAAGATTGGATATCACGAAATGGTGGTCCGAGTGATGAAGATTATGAGACTACCATGGATACGATTGGTAATACAAAAGATTTATATAAATCTTCACTTGGTAGATTTCAAAAGGGAGTGAAGAAAGCGAAAAGTACCAAATCTATTATTGGTATGGCTTCTCGTAACACCTTTGATTTCCCAGTTTTTATTTCCAAGAGTGTACCTCTGGATTATGCGACTGCAACAACAATGTTATTGGAACAATTGTATGCGGCATATGTACAGATGGCGGTATCTCAGAATCCATATGTTGATGCAAAGAGTGTTGAATGTGGTGGTCTATTAGCCAAGTTCAATACCAACATCACAAAGTATGTTGAATATGTTGCATTAACAGACACAGAATATCAACATGATGCTTGTCATAATGAAATCTACACGGAAGATGCAGAATTCGTATTTGATATGATTGATGTATCTGATGAAGATGCGGAAGGTATTCTACAAGAAATGAATTATGAAGCATTATCTGAATTCGATGACTTCTTCCAAGAAGGCGGTGGTGCTGGCGCAGGAGCCGGGGCCGGAGCAGGTGCCGGAGCTGGTAATGGAGGAAATGGTCAAAATCCTATTCCAGCTGCAAATGCAAGAAACGTACAAGCCCGTCAGGATATTCAAAATGTAGATGCTCGTGGAAATCGTGTGGATTATGATGCACATGGAAACATTGTTGGACGTCATCAGGACACTCCTTTTGAGCAGTATAACAGGGACGTATTCCGTCGTCGTCTTAAGAACAGAGCTGATTCCGAAAAAGCTGTTGCCGATGCTGAAATTGCTGCACGTGATTTGAAGAATTACAACAAACATGAACGTGAGAACACAGAAGGACATCGTATGAAGATGATGAATCGTTCTCCTGAAGTATTGAAAGAGGAAGACATGAGAAAGATGAATTCCATGAAACCTTTATTGATGAAACTTCAGATGAGGGTTACTCGTCCAGGTCAACCAGATGATCCACGTGAATTTGTAATCGGTGTACACTGTCATGCTCGTTTGATTGAACCATCTACTTTGCCAGATGTTGTTAAGTTCCCATTGAAAGAGATGAATGCAATTGCTCGTCGTGCAAAATGGAAAGCTGGCGAATTGAAATTCATGAGAGATATCGTATTCCAGATTAAAGAAAGAAAACAAACCGCTGTTGATGCAAAGGATCCAAAACGGAAATGGTATCGTCGTTTATATGAATTGGCACATTCCAAAGGTGATGCAAATGTGTCTGGATCTGTATCTGGAAATGGTACAACTGGTCTGATTCCAAATGCAACCATTATGATTACAAATGGAGATGTGGAAAATATTAAATCTCAAACCAAACTTGATGTATTGAAACCATCATTGGCAAAGAGATTGTGTAATGAATTATTCCTCATTTCATTTGTGGTAATTGACCAAGATGCAGAATCCATTAAACTTTATATTCCTGAATTATATAAAGATTGGGAAATCCACTCACTCGCAAGTGTTGAAAAACAACTTGCTGAATTATCCACTGCAGGTTCTAAGACAAGAGACCTGTTCAAATTGATTAAGTAATAGGAGGGTTGATTTATGAAAGAACCTGAAAGCAATTTAAAAGGAAATCTGTCAGATGATCAAATTCAAAAAGCAATTGTAAATGTGATGAAAGAATTAAATGACATTTATAAGAATAAAAGTTCCGACGAATACAAGATGGCAGGAGACATTACCAAGTCTCCTGTCTATGATGGAATTGAATCTGCTGTTGCAAATCTGAGCACATTAAAAGGTTTTCCAAAACAAGATGTTTCAGATTACCAGAATCTGTTTAATGCATTGCACAAACCCATGTACAAGAAGATGGTTGCTGAATATCTGAAATCTCCGAATGAACAGAATACTGCATTTACAACAATCTTCACACTTGGTTATCGTACGTTATTGGGAGATTTGTCACGTATCTATGCAGCAACGGAAGCCACAGAAAGTGGTATCGTATACCATCCTGACCAAGCTGCAAAACAACGTGCATTAACAAAATCCTTCATTAAAGCATTCAATAAGAATGTTGATGAAGAGTACAACAAAGCTGTTCGTAGAAATGGAAACAAACCCAAAATGCATCAGGAAGGTGCTTTGTTCTCCGCAATTGGCTCTGGTGTTACTGCATTATCTACATTCTCTCGTGCACATGAACTTGGACCGATTACCGCATTCTTCCGTGACATTTTCAATTTCATCTTCGGTGCTCGAAAAGAATTGAATCCGATCTCCTTCATCAGTCATCGTTTGACCAAAAGTTATGATTCTTTGGTAGATCGATTTGAAGATACACAGAAGATGTATAATGCAACAAAAGAAGCTTATGAAGAATATAAGAATTCTCCCGGAAGAAAAGATATAGCGATTGAAGGTAGATATATGAGAAACCTCAAGAAATACAACATTGCCATGAAAACATTACAAGCAAAGCTTGCGCATTATGACTCTCGTGCACAAGCAGAAGCGGAAGAAAAGATGTATAAAGCAAGAATGGAACAACGTCAGAAGATGAAAGAAGAAGCGGAAAGAAAGGCTTCTGAAAGAAAGGAGAATACAAGACCAGCTCCCAAACCAGAACCGACACGTCCGACTTCTTCTATTCCAAAGCCAACAACATCTGTTCCAAAAGAAATGCCGAAGCCAGAACCTTCCCCATCTGAACAAAAACCGACGGAAGAGAAACCCAAACCACCAAAGGTTGACACGGGAGATCTCGATTTCTAAAATGATATAATGTGAGGGCCCATATGGGCCCTCTTCTATTATTTTAATTTTGTATCTATATATAATTAATATGATATAGAAATATATCAATAATATTATTATAAGACCAGCTCATGTCTTAAGAAACCGAGCGATATTCCAAAGGAGGAATTACTATGTTTGAAATCGATGAAATTGAAGAAGTAGAAATCAATGACTCAAATAATTCCAATGCTGGATATATTTATACCAGCGAAGAAATTTGGAAGATGGGTATCGACACCATTAAGGCGATGAATAACGATACCTGAAACCCTGCGAAAAGCAGGGAGGTGAGTATATGAATTATCGTATATTGACCTCTCTGCTTTTTTCTTTTCTTGTACACACATATTGTTTAATTGAGGGGGTGATACAATGATATTGTATCAAGCAATACAAACAAGTGCAATGATGTTATATTACTACTACTTGAGTTATAAACGGCTTCCATTACACTTAGACCAAGATGTGTTAAATCAATTTACATCACACATCATACAATTGTTCAAATGGAAATTCCCAACAATGTCATTGACAGCTGAAGAATTCAATGATCCGGATTTCATATTATTTGATGAACCATTTGATGAAGTATATCAATCAGATACTCGAGAGAACATGTATTCTTCTATGTTGCATGATTTAATTGAATTTCCATTAAAGCATTCGCTTATCATAACAGATGATTATACCATACTACAAATACTACCGATTCCATTTGATAGTTTGGATATTACACATGGTATGATAATAAACTTCTTCACTCCAATATTGGATAGGTCAATATGATAACGTAGGCAGGTGAATATTATGACATTTAACATTCAGATTCTAGATATCAATCACAACCACATCGCAGATGCAATGAATGCATCCATGGAAGATGTATTAAAGTTCCTGAGAAAAGGAATGGTTGTGATTAACATGGCAACTGGATTGGAAATGAGTGAATCCGAATTACTCAATACAGTCGGTGTTGCTGATTGTGTTATGCCAGGATAAATAAAATAATTTTGGCATATATAGTATTACAGTGTATTAGAGATACAATGTATCCTAATCATAAATTAATTATTTTATTACAGGAGGTAATCTATTATGATTACAACAGCAAATCATTCGTTAGCCGCCATCGCTGAATGGGGAAACCAGGCATTCAACAATGTGAATGGAACTACTCCCGAACTTCAGCAAGCTTTCCGCCAGACTTTGAAAGCTGGTATTAAGAAAGCAAATTATCCGAGCTGTGAAGCAGAACTCGGTATCATCGATGAAATCAATGACTTCGATGTGACACCGATTGCCGAACAGATTCCCAATGCAGTTGCCAAGTACATGGCTGAAACAGGCCGTGCACTGAATCTTCCCGCACCAGACAAGAATACAGCACCTGCAACACTCAAACTCATTCACAAGTATGAAACTGTCAATACAGGTATCATTCAGATGGGTGACAAGAAAGGTCAGCCATATGAATCCAAGGTAGCTGCTCATGATGAATACAAAATCAAGAGCAACAACAAACAGTTCAAAGACTAATCAGTATCACAACAATATCCCCCACATATGTGGGGGATGACTTTATGGAGGTTTTTATCATGGAAAATAATGTATTTAAGATGCTCAAAGAACAGATGATTCCGGATATCGAATTCGCATATGATGTATTGGCAAAAATGGTTGACAAATTATATGAGACTTATCCGGATTTAAAATTGACAGTGAAAGGTGTTCCAAGCATGATTAATATCTGTGCTACCTTTAATACTGGCGGTAGAACATTTGAATATGACATGCGTATCATTCCGCAGGTATATGCAAATGGAACACCTGTTGCATATATCGGAATAAGTGAAAAAGCACAATCAGCTCGAGAACAATCCCATCGTATTCCGAACGGATACACATCAAATTTGGTAAATAATCCATCCGTGAATGTGCAAACAAGTCCATCTCCAGTAGAATTGGCTTCGACTATCAACAGTATTTGTTTCATCGATTATGGTAGAAAATATAAAAGTATCATGAAACATGACAGAGCTATCAAGCGGTTCAACAATGAAGCAATGTTTGATTGGATTTACAATTTAATCAAAGACCTTGATAAAGAAATGGATGATGGTGGAATTCCAATTGACATGCAGCTGGAATCAAAAATGAGATGCAATGAGTATGATGATGAATATTAATCACACAATGAACAACCGGGGCATATGCCCCGGTTGTTTTTCTTGTGTATTAAACACCTTTTGCAAGACGTTGAATTTGTTTTGGAATATTGTTATCTGGGAAAGCATTCTGTGGTGTTTGTTTTGGAGTTGTGGTTTGTTGTTTGCCTGATAAGTTATCCATTTTATCCAGAATCTGTTGTAACAGAATTTCCACTTGTTCCGCACGAACATTGTACGTATGATTCATCATACGATCTATCATTTCATCTTCTGCTTTAGAAGACTTTGTGACAATCACATTCGTAGTAGATGCTTGCGGAAGTTCGTTTGTATCAATCATTAGATTGGATAGATCATTTGTACCAACAGTTTGCATGATTTTGCTTTGATCAATTGGTGGAATCGGTATCTCATCACCGCTACCAGTAATGGCATTGTTTACAACACTACTCAATCCAGCATACTGTGATGCATCTACATAGTTTGCAATACCACCAATAGATCCAAATGCATAGTTGGAGAATCCTTTTCCTTGGCCACTGTTACGTGCAATGCCTGTATAGCCATATGTCTTAGCTGCCCAGTTTACTGCAGTTGGATGTTTACCAACTTGATATCCACTTAATGCCAATCCAGTACCGCTGGTACCACCAGTTGCTGCAGATACAGATAATGGTCCAGATGGGCGGATGACGTAAGTATAGTTTCCTCCCAAATTTTCCCCATCTTTCATAACTTCAGCAGATGCTTCACCATTTAACATACGTTCTGCGATTTTTTGTGTGTTTAAGATACCATCAGTATACCCATAGTTCCAACCTTTTAAACGGCCATCGATCATTCCATAACCGACTTCACCATGTCCATCATAAACCAGTATATCTCCAGGTTGTACACCTTCTTTACCAATTTCACTCCATTTGTATGCTGTGAAGTCTGAAGAATCCTCTTTATCTTTCTTAATGGGGTGATTGCTTTTATCAGATGCACTGACTAATGCACTAGATTGGACATTTCCAGTATCATATCCGAGATAATCAATTGCATATTTGAACATGCCTGTACAATCGGGTCGACCATGTAATGTCTGACCATCCAATGTGATTGTATGTTCTACTTGTGCATAGTCATGTAAACCTTCCAAGTCGGTTTGATGAATGACTTTATTTAATGCATTAACCCATACAGAATCTTTTGGATCTGTTGGAATAGTGCTGGTACTATCAAACTGACCACCGTTTACGTCAACCACACCACCATTTGTTCCCTTGAATTTATCATATGCTTGTTGTGCACGTTCACGACGTTTAGATTGTGCTTGACCATTACAACGTTCAAATTTATTCATCCATGTGTCTGCAGCTGCTTGTACAGAACCAACATTTTGCATTGCGGAGTGTGCACTCTTTTCGCTACTTTCCAATTCGCTCTTCATGAATTCCAATTGCATTGGTAAGTCAGCAATTGACTTTCCGTCAGATGTGGCTTTAGATAGCATGCTTGTTCGACGACCACTAAGCCATTGTGCAATACCGTATGGATCATTTGTACCAAGTGGCCAACTATGTGTGGAATCAAATTTGTCAACCAAATCTCTGTTGAAGCTATCGGGTTGTGAATGGTCGGATCCGCCTTGTACATAGACTGCCATCGGATAATATGCACTTTCTGCGGAAAGGTTACCCATAACACCAGCAGATGCCTCTTCGGAATATCCCAAGTTATTTCTCAGATAATTCCAGATAACACCCATATTCGTATCTTGGTTGGAATATGTGGAATATGCATCAGGACCACCAGTACCAGTTCCGATTTGTGAAGCATTCTCAGCATAATTGGTTTGTGCATTTGTTTCATAAGATGATGGCGCAACTGCATAACCATTTCTCAATAACCAGTTATAGACACCGACAGCAGTACCAACATTCTCTGCCAATCCTTTTGTGGTATAAACTTTTGGAGGTTGCAAGTCGCCTTGATAGAAGTATGTGGAACCTTCAATCAAATCAGTATTCAATTTATCTGCATAACGATCACCAGGGCTAAGTGTAAACCCAGCTCTACCAGTTGTTTGTTTAAAGACAGATTCACCGCCCCCTTTCACAATATCATCACGATATGTTCCTGAAGTGGTTTTACCATCCATTGGAGTCATTCTCCAATATCTATCTTTAATATACTTCAATTGTTCTTCCACAGTACTTCCAGCAACACCTGATTCAACCCAGTTCATGATACCTTCAGCACGTTGACCAGATCCATCATATGTTGTTGCAGTTAAGCTCTTTGTGTTAACCAGTTTTTTTGCACCATCTTCCCAGATACCTGTGGAAATGATTGTTGCAATTTCAGCTGGAGTCATACCAGCGGCCGCACCTTTTTGGATAAATGCTGGCCATTCATCGGCATATCTTGTTGCATAAGTGTCCCAAACGTTACCACTTTCAAGTGAACCTTCAAATGGGATTTCACCTTGTACCGTTCCCGTAGATGCAGCAGGTTGATGGTACTTAAAGTATGTTAATGGATTAACCCATGATCCATCTTCATTACCATGTCCAGGTGGATTGATTTGATAGTGGAGATGTTCTCCAGTTGACATACCAGTTGTACCAATCACACCAAGCAGTTGACCAGGCGTAATGGTATCACCCACATTGACCGTCGGTTTATCACGCATATGTGCATAACGGTGGAAGTATCCGGCAGCATCTTCGAACTGTACGGAGTTGCCCCAACCACCATCGCTACCTTGGTTATATGGGGAATTCGGATTTCCCTCATTAGCATATCGAACGTCGATTACTTTACCACCTGTGATTGCATGTAATTCAGACTTACCAGCTTGCATAATCGATGCAGGATATGTGAGAATATCCACACCCTGGTGAGAATCACCAGATGAACCAGTACCACTAGTATCCGGATCAGAACGTCTGGTGTACCAGTTATTATTCTTTGAGAATGAGTATTCTGATTCACTTGCACCACTTGTCTTCAAGAAGAATTCATGAATGGGAGATTGTGATTGTGAAACACCACCATCTTCAGTGATGTTTGTATCAAAGATGGTTGGCTGATATGCATCCGTCCACATGACAGCACCACCATCAGAAACAAACTTGCCAGCGTATGGGTCATTATAAGAGGATTCTACAATACTGCTACCTTGGCCGAGAGCAGCATTTAACATACCGCCACTCCATGTACCGGTCTCGGCATCATATTCACCATAAATAGAAGACATACTACCTTCAGATGCATCCATCATGCCATTAACTTTCATAGCATTCATGATGTTAGCATTGTTCTTAGCAACAGCATTCAAGTATTTACGTTTTGTGGATTCATTATCCCATAGAGCCTTAATTCTAGCATTATAATGATCATCTGTTTCAGTTTCATATTTTGGATTATTCTGAACTAGCAATTGATATGCTTGTGATTCATATTGTTCATATTCTTCATTACCAACTGCTTCACGAATTACTTTTTCAACACGTTTTTCTTCTGCTTCATTCACTGATTCTTCTACTTCGGAATCTTCATTTGCAGAGAACATTTTCAGAATATTCGAGAAGATACCAGTGAGTCCACTCATCGCATTCTTAATACGTTCGGAGAAGCTATCACCTTCGATTGTTGGTATCACACTTGAATTTGAATCAGCAGAGAGTTTTTGTTCTGTGCTAATGTATCCTGTACTACCACCAGGAGCTGCGGTGATAGTAGTGCTGGCTGTTCCAGCAATTGTGCTACCTGTATAATCAGAAGATGTTGCATCATCGATGGAATCTTCGATGATATCTGTTGCAACACTAGTTAATCCATATTCTTTCAGATAAGAACCAGCCATTGTCTTGAATAGGTTTGCCCAATTGACCGTGTTAATATTAATATTCTTGATATGGTTTGCAATCCATTTCTTTAATGTCGGATATGGTGGTGTAGAGTTTGGATTTTTCTGCATATATGTTGCAAGTTCATTTTGGAAGTTGGCGTTGACAGCGTTGTATAATGTAGAAGATTGTTTTTGCATTGTGCTAATTACCCATTCTGCACGTTGATCTGCCGACATATTACTCCACCACTTCAAACGAGCAGAATCAGCATCTGAAGTATTAGCAATATTTGATCCAGTGGTATTAGTGACAGATGATGTTTGTTCATTAGAAGAAGAGGATGAAGGTATATTCAGTGTGTTAATAACATAATTCTGTCTAATCCAATTTTTGATTTTTTGAATCAATGTTTGATAATCTTTTTCCGCTAATTTTCCATTTGACAAATATTGTACATTGAAATATGCTGCATTCCATTCATTTGCGAGCCACTTGTATTTGCCAACAGAACTTGTTGTCATTTTTGCACTATACATGCTATAGAGGCTATTAATCGCGTCTCTCTCCGAATCTGTTAAATTGCCTGCACCAGCACCATTCAGCCACCATTTTGTTCCAGAGTATTGAGTGGATGAATCGTCAAATTTGATATAATTGTAAACAGCTTTGCTCCTATTGGCAAATTCTTCATTTGTCAATGTAGTAGTTGTTGTCGTTGGACCATTCCCATATAAACCATACAATGTACCATGTGTTCCACGAACATCTCCAGAACCATATAGACCAACAACAGAAGAAGATGCTAATTCATTTGCAGAACGACGTTCTACTCGACCACTTAATGGATTGGATACATAAGCACCACCAGCATGGTCTGTACCAACGACGTTGATGTAGTGTGTGTTTCCAGAACGTGTTCCGAATCCAGCACCACTACCAACAAGTGTAACAGGGTTATTTGGAGTTGCACGATTCAAAGATTGTGATGTCACACCACCGACCTGATATCCCATACCCATGGATGCAGCTGTATCAATAAATCCACCAACACTTGTACCACGAGAAGAAGAATAACTACCAGAGGATGCCATGCTACTTGCTAACGCACCAGCATTTACATTTCCACCACGTCTGTTGGCAGCATCCGCTAGTGCAACAGGACCACATCCACGTTGACTCATGTTCAAATAAGATCCATATCTGCCTTGTGAATCACCAGAACCAAAGTAATCGCGATAACCACTCACTGGTGTTGTCGTAACCGGTATTGTTGGGATTGTCACAGTTGTGTTAGTATTAGTATTAGTAGGATCATTAGAAGTTTCATTGGCAACTGATGTATTATCTTCTGCAATCTCAGAGGATGTTGTTGTGTCAGTAGCATCCGGATACAATGATGAAATATAGAAAGGCTGTCCTGTTGTAAGATACGATACTTGATTTGCTTTCGATGTAATACCTTCAGCTTGATATGCCATACCAGAAGCAGACATACCAATTGATGTTTGGAATAAAGCTGCACCAGCAGCAGTGGATCCAGCAGCGATCAATTGTAATGCATCAGCAGCAAGTTGTTGTCCGTAATAAGCTTGATCATTACCAATCGACAATTTTGTCAATGACTCAATCGATTCCAATGTGGGAACAACATCTGCCTTGAATGATGCATACATCGGAATGAATACCTTAGACGCCATCATCATTTGTTTATTGATATGCTTGGTTACATTACCCAACATCATTTCTTGATATGCATTACTATTTTCCATCGACGGTTCTACTGTTTCTTCTTGAACAGTTCGCATCTTGTTCAATTCATTCCAAATCGCTTCCATGAATGGACCAAATGTTTCGATTGGATTATACCGTTGATCCTCACTATAGGTATCACCAGAACCATTGATAGAATCCATCGAACCACCAGTTGATGGAATAGGTGTTGCAATCGCATTCGATTGATCGGCCTTTAATCCAGAAGCGGACGCATCAGATTTGGTTTCTTTATTTTTACCAGTCAATGCGCCAACCGACGAATCAATCTGTTCTTGTGCACCTTCAAATGTTTCTTCCGAAGCACCAAACATGTCGATTCCCGCTTGTTTAATCTTCTTACCGATACTTCCCGTAAATGGCATTAAATCTATGACAGTACCAATACCTTCTAAGATTTTACCGAGGACCATTTGGATCGCACCAACTGCACCTTGTATACCTCCTGCGAGAATACCAAGAACATTTGCAACCTTTGTCAAGAGCCATGTTGCATCATCAATGAATTTGCCTAATGGTCCATCTGTCACCAACCAATTGATTGCTAATGTCGTCAGATTTAATAATGGATTGAGAATTGGCATTAATGCACTTATTAAAGCACCAGCAGCTTGTAGAATTGGAGTCAATACCCCGGTTAATACTTCACCGATTGATTCAACGATCGTACCAACTGACGTAAGAATCGGTCCGACAACATCCATGACAAGATCCAATATCATGTTAATTGGTCCAACCAGCACATCGATTAATCCTGTTAGTACATTTAAAATGGGATCAAGCGCTCCTATGATTCCACCTAACAACTCACCAACTAGATCAACCAATACATTTAGCACGGGCATTAACGACTCAACTAATTTAACAACTAAATTTGCAACATATTTAATGGAATCGCCAACAGCTTTTAATAGCTTCTTAATGGTTCCTGTCAACTTCTTAAATGCTTTATTTAATGGCTGAACTGCAGTTGTCAATGTTTTTTGAACGAGATCCATGATGACTTTCACAGCAGTTAATGATGCAATTGCAGTCAATATCATTTTACCAAAACCCTTTAAGATATTACCGATTCCTTTTACAGCCCTCAGCACACCTCCCAATGCTCCGCCTTTTCCGGACGCAGGTGCACCAATTGTTGGATCACTTGTTGTGGTTCCGTCTTCAGAATCACCTTTCTTTTTAAAGAATTTATTTTTAATATTCGAGAAGAAGCCTCCACCACCGGACCCTCCATTTGTGCCTGCTTTCACACCTTCTTTTGCACCCTTTTCGGAACCTTCACGTGTGCCTTTCTCTGCAGCTTTTGATAATGCTTTTGCTTCTTTTTCAGCCCGTTTTTGTGCACGTCTCTCGTCTCGTTGGGCTTTCTTTGCTTCTGCACGTTTCTCACGTTCTTCCTTGCGTTTTGCACGTTCTTCTTCCGTACCCCAGATTTGTGTCCATCCTTTTTTCACATCATCCATACCGGATTTCATTCCCTTTTTCACCAGATTCAATGCTGGTGTGAGAACCTTCTGTCCGATAAGTCTAAATGCTGCACCTATTTTCTTTTTAATCCATGCACCAATGACTCCAATTGCCGGAAGAATGTATTTGGAAATCGCACTACCAAGTGGGGATTTATTAAGAGCTCCTTGTACTTTGTCCTTGATACCATTCTTCATGTTGGTACCCCACATGGTGAACATCTGGCTCAGTTTGTTACCCAATCCTTTATTTTTCATTTGAGAGGTGATTCGTTTTAAGAACGGTAAATCACTTGCGAGATCACCATCAGCGGCTTGTGTTTGTGCCATCTTTGTTGCAGTATCAGAAATGATTTCATCTTCTTTGGAAGTTTCGTCTCCTTCTTTTTTGTCATCACCACGACCATAGATGTTATTTAAGATAGAAGGAATATTACCACCACCTGTTGTATTTGTCACATTAAGATGGTTAATAGCATTGATGATACCGTCTAGTCTTCCAAACAAATCTTTTTCGAAATTTGCACTAATACCAACAGTTTCTGTTTTAGAAATCTTTGTTGCATCAATGTCTTCACGAACAATACCTGCCTTTTCACGTTGACTCTTTTCTATTGTTTTTTCATCTTTGACATACTCTTCCATTTTTTTCATGCTCTTGGTAACCATTTCCTCAAGCCACTTCTCTGGATCTTCTACGGTCCCTCTGGTAAATTTACTTTCATTTGCTTTATTAAATTTTTCAAGTCTCTCTTTGTATTCTTCCGTCTGCATATATTTTTCACGTTCTTTAGCACGTCTTTGTTCATTGTTGGTTTGTGCAGTACGAACAGATTGTCCTTCTTCAAAATATCTAATCGCGTCAGCCTCTGTTAAATCTTCACTCAAACGACCCATGGAAGCATCATCATTTTTTCGTTTCATATCAGCTTCATTTGCAGCTTTTAATGAATTAAATACATCATTCATGAATTGACCAGGAATTGTACTTGTATCATCAAATAGATTTTTCCCAAGAGATGGATTCATTATGGCAATTTGTAATGAATTAAACCATGAATTGAAATTCTCTCGTTTCTTAGCTCCATTTGCACCTTCCAATGATTTTTTCATAATATTGAGACATTTCTTTTTCACAGCCGACCAACTGAATGTTTTCTTAAATTCATCAACACTTTGAACTTCAATTCCATCACCCTTATAAACAATCAATACAGCAAGCTTGAATGCAGATTCAAAATCAGCCGTATTCATTTTTATTTCTGCAACAATCTGTTGGGCTCTTTCATTTTGGATTTCGCTACGCATTTGCTTTTCTGCATCCTTATCAAATGCGGCTCGTTGATAGGTTCCCCCATTCTTTGTTGCTTCAGCTTCCAATTCATCTTGTTTTTTATTCCATCTATCTTTCAATTCGGAATCATCGATATTTGTTTTGCTGGCTCTATAAGCAGCATGTTTATTAATAACCGCATCATGGTCAGAATTTTTCATTGCACTAATATTTGAATTATCTACAGCATCTAAGATTTTATCTTGAGATTTACGGGAGCTGCCATGTTGTGTGACATGTCCATTTTTGTGATCCCATGCGACACCCGTCATCGATTGTGCAATAATCTTTAAATAACCCGGGATGATTTCTGTGATAGATTGTCTAGTGATACCATCAAAGACAGCTTTGTCTCTCGTGTATTCATTTTTAATTTCAGCTTTATAATCCCCAACTGTACCGGATTTCAATGTTAATCCTTTATTTAATGCTCCGGATAACATATCACCAAAAAATGGAATCTTACTTAATGCATCATTGAGTTTCTTATTTCCACCCAACAATACATTGGAGATTGCATTACCAATTATATCATTGAAACTGTTTCCGATTGTGTTGAGTGAATTATTTGCAAACTTTTCAGAAAAATTGGTTTGTTTACCACCAATCAATTCTGTAAGAAAGTCAATACCACTACCAACAGCTGCTCCAACTCTACCAGTTTTCTTATCCTTTGTATCACTCAATAACATACTGATGATACCTGCTGGTGTTAATGCATCTTTTCCCATCGATAACATTTGTGCAACGATATTGTTTGTTGCAGCATCTTTCACATTGGATCTCATTTGGTTAAACCATGAACCCAGTGTCACACGTCCATTTGAATCAATTGCTGATTGATTCTGTGCTTTCATTTGTTCTTCTTCAATTTGTGTTTGGGTTTGTAACAACTTACCCAATGCATCAATCTTTTCACCAATACCAATGATAGATTTGTTCATATTGTTTAATGATGTTACAATTTCACTTGCACGACCATCAATATGGGATACGATTTCAGCAGCATTGATCATGGATGCTTCTGCTTGTTTTGCACCAATTTGGTACATCGCATTCACTTGTCCACGAGCAATGTCTTTCATGCTTTCTTCATCCGCAATTTTCGAACTCGGAGATTCTTGTTCGCCGTCACCATCACCAACTTGGAAACCAGCATCAAAATCAGAATCATTACCTCCGTTCAATAAACCATATTCATCAGATTCATCGGAACGTTGCATGAACCAATCTAATGCTTTCTTACCACCATTTTGTTTGATATCAGCAACAATATCAACTACTTTGGATTTTCCTTGGGTTAATTGATCACCGACTTCCTTTGCATCATTGATAAAGGTTGTGATGTTTTCAGTATAATCACTAAAATAATCCTTAGCAACTTCTTTACCAATATAAAGAATCTGTCCGGGAATATTCGGAATGAAACTACTACCTTTTTTTGCCATATATCATCGGCACCTCCTTTAATATATTTTATAATATAGATACAGCGGGCAATGCCCGCTGTATGACGATTATCATTAATAAGTTGGAACGTTAAATGGCATATTGAAGCCGTATGTGCCATCATTTGAATGCCGCATTCGATCAACACGTGCTTTATTTTCTTGATCAAATCCTTGGTCGATTTTTGTTTTAATCTGAGAACCGATATTTTGTGCTGTTTGATTAATATCGGATGTAAGATCAGAGCCAGCGTTAGAGCTAAGATATTGACCTGTGTCTCGGAATCTTTGCCCAGCATCTTGTTGCACAAGACCATTTCCATTGTCAGCTTGTGCAATTTTCATCGTTGCCATATTTGCTCTGAAATTACTTTCATCTTGATTAACTCTCTGATTTAATTCATCTCGTGCATTCTGGACACCTTGGGCTGTATTTGACATCATGTCTTTGAATGCATCCTTAGTACTCTTCTGACCAGCTCCGACTGTAACAAATGTTGTTTTGATTGGTGGTTCTTTACCCTTGTTTTTATTAGGATCCGCTCTCCAATTATCCATCATTTGTTTCTCCTCAGGTGTCATTTCAACTGGAACTTCTTCACCCATCTGATTCTGAACAAGTTTCATTTCTACTTTATCACCGCGAGTTTCAGATACAAATGCTTCCCAAGACTGAATAAAGCCATTTAAAACATTGGAGACAAAGGATGTGCACCATATTGTTAGTGTATTTAGACCTATCATCATTGGTATCAGAAGTTTAGATTTGCCAATAAATCCAACTGCCAATCGTGTCCACATACTATGTCTTTGTTCTAACTTAACGCCTGCTTTTTTGTCAGAATTAATTTTTAAACCAATCTTCTCACCATTCTCATTTGTTAAAGTTTTCATCACACCACCGGAGAAATCCAATCCACCGGAGAAATCCAATCCACCTTGTGTGGTTCTCTCTACAGTTCCAAGATTCTGAGTTCCTGACAATAGATCAACCATGTTACTTGCAAATGTATCCGGTTTAGAAAATGCATCATCGATTTTATTGACTATCATTTGTAAATTTCCCAACAATCGATTTTCGTTAACACCAGCGTACACTTTCGTTTGTAGCACGTGCATTAGCGTGTTTGTCGGATTGGTATTTTCACCATTTTGATCCATTCCACGGAAAAAGTTGTCCAGATTGTTTAAAGCATTTTCTGCTTCTTCTATATCTTTAGAACCATTTACCTGTATTGCTTGATCAATTACGGTATTACAAGCTTCTGCTGCAGAACAAAATACATCAGCAATGTTCTTCAATGATCTTGTACAAACATTAACAACAGCTGTCGCTGCATTATCATTATTGCTCGGCTCTTTCATTCTACGATATGTTTTTGTAATAAGATCCAAAATAATCCATAGCCATGGCAATGATGTAACTGCACTTGTTCCAGGAATTTTTCCACCAAGTAAATCAGACATGCCTGCAAATACCTTTTGAATTGGTTCAGGTATCGGGAGACCAAAAAGCGTTAATGGTGGCCCGATCACAAATATCTGATCCATAGGAATTGTAGATGTACCATCTTTTGTTTTTGATAATTCTTGGATAAATTGACCGAGATTATCAATTTCAGCACCATGCATCTTTAGATTCTTCATAATGTCAAGCCATCTGATATTCGTTGTCGCATAAGCGAAACTGCCTTTTGCACCAACTTCATTATCCATGTTTCTCGTACCATCCATCACATAATCACCAAGATTGCTGACATTTAACACACTTAGTGACTCCATCAATCCGATGAATCCCTTTCCTGTATCCGGAATGGGAATAACTCCCATGTGCTTTTCAGTAATCTTTTCGACAATAAATTTGGCGGCATCTAATACACCTTCTTGGACAACTTCGTCACCTGACTCTTGCATGACCATCTCATTTGGTTCTGCATATTTTATAAATGCCGCTTGCTGAACTGTTGGTGTACTATTGGAATTCGCACTTTCATTTGCAAATGCTTCCAATCCCTCAATCAAATCTGGATGTTCATCACCAGCCTTTTCAATCGCAGCTTCATTCTTTTGCTCAATTGCAACGGATGTTTTATCCATAATCCTTCCCATTAATTTGGAAATTCCTTGTGCAATATCATGAATCAATTTTTTTACAAAATCAACGAATTTCTGCCAATTCGTTTTTGGAACCTCACCATTCTGTTCTTGTTGCTGTTGTTGATTTTCGGCTTCAGCTTGTCTCTCACCTGGGGTAGGTTGCTGATTTTGCGGCTGTTGATTTTCTCCAGCATTAGGCTGCTTTACATCTTGTTTTAGTGCATTATTGGCATCGGGTTGTTGTACCACAGCAGGTGGTTGTTTTTGTTCAGCAGATGCATCAGGTGCACTATTTGCAGAAGAAGTGTCTGGTTGTGGCTGAGGTTGGGGTTGCTGTGGCTTTGGTTCAGGCTGTTGCGGTGTCGGATTTGGCTGAGTTTCGCCATCTTCTTTAAAAATAAATGCATCATGATATGGATCCACTTCACATCCATTTTCAAATAGATACGATTCCATTGTGATTTGTTTATCATAAAACATAATCAATTTTTCAAGAACATCCATCTCCGTGTAAAAAGTCTGGAGTTCTATATCCTCTTTATATATCACATTTCTCACCTTCGATCATATTATGTTGCATTAGCAGAATTGACACCATTCACAACAGTTTGTATTACATCTCCACCAATACGAATAATGTTTATGATATTATTTACAACCGACATGATTCCTTGACCAATCTTGGTTAATACACCTAGAATCTTTTGTAACAAACCTTTGCTTTCTTGGTCTTCTTGTATTCCCATTTCCACACGGGCTTTTTGTGCAATTCCTTGTGCGATTCGAGCGGATGTCTGCATTCCAAAAATGGGATTGCTTGGATCATTAAACCAGTTGACAAGTTGCTCAGACTTCTGTTTTAATTGGGTCAGTAATGGGTTCATGGTTTGATCATTCATATCTTTTACGAAACGTTCACATTCTGACATTGCTTGATCTTCTTCCGGTGTAATGTTTGAGACTTGCGTTTGTTGTGGAGTTGCAAATAATGCGGATGACTTCACAAATTTCTCATACCACAAATTCATCACACGAATCGTTTGTTCCGATTCTTTATCTTCAACCAATGTGAAGTTTTGTAAGATATTTTGTAATGATTGTTTGATATCCGGTTTTGGAGCATTTGGATCTGATTTGGGGATACCTTGTTGAAGCAATTGTATTTTTTTGGAAAGTTCTTGGTCACTCGATTGACAAGCTTTTTCGATCAATTCATATCTTGGAAGATGTGTGATTTTATCTTTATCACGAGCATCTTTAATTTTGTTACTAACAAAATCCCATAACTTTCCAGCACCAATACCTGCAAGCAAACCAACACCTGTTAACACGATACCGCTTCCACCAAGAGCAGTAGCTCCGGCAACCATACCAGCTTTTGCCGCAGTCGTTGCAACCTGTTTTGCACTATTTTCTACCATACCAAGGGAAGACCTTTTTGCAAGTTCTGCATCTGACAAATTGTTTTGACCAGTTGCAGAAGCCATAACATTTTGTCGTGCAATTTCATTACTTGCCGCAGTTCTTGCACCTTTCGCTCCCATAGCAACACCGAATGCAGTTCCCAGTTCTTGATAAATTTCATCAAATGAACGGAAATCATGTATGGAATAATCCACCTTTGTTTCTTCTCCAGTTGGCACGGTTGAAGATGGTTGATCAGCTACAGGCGTTTGTGTATCCGTTGTCAGTGGTTGACCATCGCCTTGCGTTCCCTTCTTGGCTTCAATCTTCTGTAGCAATGTATCAATCTCTTGATCTGACATATTGTCAACTATATTTGAAAATTCCTGTTTACTTTCAGCAAGTTTTTTGTCAACCATTTTCTCAATACATTTCGTAATCAAATTTGGAATCCACATAAAAATCTTTTTAACAGTATCGATGATTTTTTGTAAGAATCCTGGTTCTTGATTATCATTATTTTCAGCATTTTCGTTGGGTTTATTATCATTTGACACAACAGGCTTTTCTTCAGTTTCAGGTTGTTGATTATTATCACCAGATTGTTGTTGTACCAGAGCAGGTGGTTGTTTTTGTTCACCCTGAGATGGGGCACTATTTCCTACATCAACCTCAGCATCTGACTGTTTGTTATCAGTTGTAGATGTATTGTCAGGTGGTGTTTCATCTTCCATGTAGTAACCCATATTCTCCATGTAGATTCTCATTGACAATTCTTTCTGATAGTATTCACATAACTGAAGAAGGGATTCTGTATCATAAAATACCTGTGCATCATCAATTTCACAAATTACATTATTTAGATTCAATTTCTTTCACCCTTTCTGTATTAGAAGAATTGAACCAATTCCAGATCGTCATAATGGAAAGACTGTGTCCATTTATCAACAAGCTCTTTACGTGCTGCTTCTGCGCCACTCCAGTCATCAATTTTAACATTAATTTCTTTAAATGCAGAACCAACTTGATTCATATTCTTTAATTGATTATACAGAACTCGTTGCACATCTAATACAGCAAGTTCCATGAAAGACTCACGACAAGATTCTGGAATCGTTTCGCCAGTTAAGTCATGTTCACATTTTACCACAAATTTCACAAAAATGTTTTCGGGAAAATTGAATAATTGTATCTTATTATAGCCCAGCCATTTGGATGTTGGAGTGGTTTGGGTAATGCCTGCATATTTATTAATGGCAGCACCTGTTTGTGTCGCGTTTAGAATATCTTGTGGATAATAAGAACCAAATCCGACAAACGGTGATCCAACCGTAAAAGCATTTGTTAAAATCTCTCCATCTTGATTTGTAGCAGACGCCACGTAGGCGTCTGCATAAATCACTGGTGTTGTTGTTAATGCTTCAGGCACATAATAGATGCAATTCTTCTTTGCAATATCATCCGGAGAACGAAGTCTCTTCTTTTCTTCAAATCCTTCCTTGATCAAAGGTTTAAATTGAGAAAATGTCCGGATCGATACTTTTAAAATTTCTCCGATCACATTCTCTGTGGAATCTTTATATGGTAATGCAATTGTATTCAAACCCAATGTGAGTTTGATATCATTTGTTACATCGGAGATATTCATATTACATCACACCTTTATTGTGAAAAATTAACCACGTTTTGCAGCTTTTCTTGCAGATAATGCATCGGCTTTAGCCTTTGCTCTATCTGCAGCTTCTTGCGCTTTTCTTGCTTTTTCTTCCAAGTCTGCTGCTTGTTTTTCCTTACGATCAGCTTTACGACGTTTACCATTTCTGATGTCATAATAAGCAGTCGCTTCATCATGTGCTTGATCAAATTTGTTGCTATATTCTTTACCAAATTCTTTACCTGCCATCTTAACAAGTCGCTGAATTTCTTTCTCACTGTAATCGCCAGATGCGCGAAGTTTTTCTTCATAACTCTGTTGACCAGCTTTGATCGTGTCTTGTTTACCCTTGGACATCACATGGTCACTTGTGCCAAACAATCTCTGTCCTTCAGCACCTTTATGTTTTGCATAATTTGCATCAGCAGCAGTTAATTGAATTGCTTGCACTTCTTGATTCACAATTTTTGCCGCATTCATAACAGCTTTCATCGGACCTGTCATTTGACCAAATGCCTGATCGACTGCTGGACCTTTTTCTGGATCAGCATATAATTGATTCATTGTCTTCTGTAAGTTGGAAAATGCATCGTTCATTTTTCTGCACATACTTCCAGCCTTAAAGAAATAAGCTTTCCAAACAGAAGGAGGGGATTGTACATTTTGATTCAATGCTTTCATCAAAACTTCTGAGCTCTGATTCAATTGTTGAATCATACCATTTCCTTCTGCGGTAATCTGTTGTGCTGTATATCCCTTTAACTTTGTTGCAATCTGATTAATCAAATCAGTCAAAGCTTGCATCGCATTTACACTGTCTTTTGACATGTGGGTGGGAATGTTTCCTTCTCTGAACCAGATTCGATAGAATTCCTCCAATTTACCAGTATCTACATTTGTTGGTTTTGAAGATTGTGAACCACTTGTTGAATCATCCATCGGTCCTTTGAACATACCACCGGATTTATTCTGCCAATTTGTCATCATTTGAGAAATGAATTCATCTTCAGACATACCACTGGATCTGGCTTTTTCAACAACTTGTGTTGCCTCATCAACAATTCCCTCTGTTTGTTTACCAGTGAAAAATTCACCAACCTTTTTGAAGACTCCAATAATTGCATCAAAGATTCTTTGGAAAATGTTCCTTTTCTGTGTTGGATTACCACCTGAGGGTTTCATTACTTTTGTTTGAGCAGATGTCGCACCGGCACCTGTAGCACCAGCCTGTGGACTCGGAATGGTGTTTCCAGAAGTTGGTTTAATATTTCCTGGAGCATTTGGATTCGGAGCCGGTGCTGCAGCTGGTGCTGGTGCGGGGGCACCTGCTCCACCACCAGCTGGTGGTTGTGAACCAGCGGGAGCTGGAGATATGGGAGATAATCCTTCAGAATAATAAGATTCTAGAAGATTACATTTTTGGGCATATTCAAGAATTGCAATACATGTATCAAATTCACTGGAATATTTTTCTAATTCCAGTTCTCTCATCATAAAATCGGTCATATTAATACCTCCTTAATCAGTCTTCCGGCATCTTTTCACTGTCGTTGAGTTGACCACGTTCATTTCTTACCGCAGTGGAGAATCCAACTGTTCTTGGGTTTTCGACATTACCACCAGCCTGTTTGATCATTTCAATAATGAGTTCGCAACAATGAACAGTGTAATCCAGACCTTCAGATGTCATAGCAACTGCTTCTTTCATTTTTGTCATTGCTTCAGCCAATGCTTTCACACCACTCATATATGCACCTTGTGCACGAGGATCAATTTCAGCATCTTTCTTCTGCAATGCCTTTACAATTTTTGCAAGCTGAGAACTTCCAGAACCACTTACTTCATGCTGAAGATTTGTGAGTGTATCATTCATATGGTTCAATGTATCGGAAATTGCATCATATGCTTCAGTCAGTTGTTGACCTGTAAAGCTTGTATGATCTTCACTCTTAATGGTTTCTACCATTTTATTATAGCACTCACGAAGTTTATTAGACTTTGTCTCTAAGGAACGTGCCCATCCCTGTGCTTGATTAAATCCGATTGTGTATTTATCACCATGATCATTGATGTGACCACCGCCTGAAGTAACCTTATTATCAGCTCTATCAAGTCTGCCACACCAGTCATTCAAATCGTCAAGTGCTTTGCTTGCATTATTTAATGCAGAAACAAATTTCTTATTAAGAATTGGGAGACCTCTGAATTTACCAGTAACAGCTGCATCAACAGCAGTCTTTGTGAATTTTTCATCAACGACTTCTTTTACTGTCTTTTCTTTCTTAAGTCCATCAGTAGACTTGGCCTGGTTTGCCCAGCTTTCAAAATTACCTGATGAAACATTTGCCGGAGGCTGACCGTTACCTTTATTTGAACTAGTGCCTCCACCCGGAAGCTGACGACCCGTTGTTGCACGACTTCCGCTACCAGCACCACCAGATGGATTTGATCCATTATTGCTTCCTTGTTTTGCACCACCCGGAAGCTGATGGCCTACAGACGCAGGTCTTCCATTTTTATTACCAACGACAAATGTACTTCCAGCTTTTGGTGTTGGTCCAGGAAGCTGATGACCACTGCTGAGTGCGGCTTTTGTCGCAGATGACAATGTACTACCAGAGCGAATGTTTACGGTGAATGTCGTAGTATTCCAGGAAGTATTAATTTTATTTTTAGTTGCAGTATTTGCTCCAGCTACAGCTTTTGCAGCAGTGTGTACAGTATTTCTACGACGAGTCAATCTGCGAATCAACCATCTAAAGAAATTGATAATCGCCATAATCAGACGAGGTAAGAATAGCAGGAATCTTGTCAACATTTTTTCACCAGGACGTCTTGCAAGTCTATCATTCGCTTGATCAATTGCACGGTCTGTTTTTACACGATGTTCATACATACGAGCTCTCACTCTTGTCCCAAATCCGGGACCATTATTTGTTGTAGCAGCTTCCATTAAGAACTCCTCAGGAATCATAGATTCATCGAAATCATATTGCTCCAAAATTGTAGAATTCTTAATACAATCATTCATTAAATCATAAGCTGCATCCAATTCAGCAGATACTGCATATTCATTAATAATATCAAACATTGTTTGTGTCATGATAATCAGTCTCCTTATCTATTATATTTTGAATTTGCTTTATGCATCACTGGTGTGGTTGGGTCATTATAATATACGCGAAGTTCTGACGAAATGGATTGATTTGTGGTCAACCACATGTAGATTAGCATATCATCATGATTCACCTTTGCCAATTTCTTATACTGTTTTTCCGTCACTCTTGCGACATTTAATGTTTCATTATCCACACTTTTTTTCATCGCACGAATAAAAGCATTTAGTTCTTTGGAACGTTCGATGAATTTATAATTCAAATCTGGAAATTCAGATATTGTGATTTTCTTACGATACTTATCACTCTCAAACATCTTGTTGTAAAATGTATAGGTGGATTCCAATACTTTGTGTTTATATGTCTTCTCACCCGAGCTTTTGTATTCACGATATCCTTTGAGATACTTAATCATCTCATCCAGAATTTTTGTGTAATTCAATATGGTGTGTTCACCGATTCTCGAATTACCCTGATTACGATGGGAGGAATCTTGTACCGCAGTAAACAAATCACGGTTCTTCAATACATAATCTTGTACAGCTAATGTATCTTCCATACTCAACCCCTCCATCCTTCAGGATAATTTACGCCAACTTGCCACATACGATCTGTACGATTAACCGGTCTCATACGAAGAATTTCTTGGAGACATCGATTGAGATCATTTTGCATTTGTACCAGATATTGACGATTGTGTGGCACAATGTATCGATAGTCATGTGTGTCCAAGCAGTTTAAATAGAAATCAACCAATTCCAGTTTAGAACAACAATATCCAGCAATCATAGATTGGTCATTTGCATCACGAATTGCATTTTTCTGTGTGATAATATAGGCAACTACTTCACGAGGAATCGGTTTCAATTTCTTCGGTTTCGCCAACATTGCACCAAACTCTTGATAATATTCTTCTTCATCATATTCACGATACCGTTGTACATATTCCTTTTTCACTTGCGGAATATCCTTCTTTGGAGAAGGTGGATCTGGATAAGATGATTTACTGGAAGATGCACTTGCTTTTGAAGGCATTGCATCATTCGATGAGGATATAATTTTATTATTCGTTTCAAATGAAGATTTCTGCGAGGGCATCATTGGTGGTGTGGTACCACCAGCACCAGCAGTTGTACCAGCACCTCTACCATGAACAACAGTTGGTTCATAAGAACTATCACTTTCTTTGGCAAAACCAACATCTTGATCATCTACATCCTCGATGTCAATATCGATGTCTTTCTTACGACCTTTCAAGAACTTCTCGATCGATTTCTCTTGATCGGAATCCTTGTCATGATCGTTATCATCGTCTTCTTCATTAGATTGCTTTTTATCATCGTAATATTGCTTTACTTTCTTAGCACCTTTCTTAACGACTTTCTTAGCAGCTTTCTTGGCAGCATACTTTGCACCTTTCTTGACTACCTTCTTAGCAACCTTTGATCCGATGTATGCACCCATGATACCATTTTCATCACCGGCATCTTCTTCAGAATCCTCTTCGTCTTCCTCGGCATCATCATCGTCTTCGTCATCTTCGGATTCCTCATCCATTGGTTCCTCATCCGGTTCTTCTTCATCCGTTTCATGGTCTAAACCAATTTCTTCATAATCATTTTCATCAACAGTATCTTCTGCTTTCACTTCTTTGATTTCCTTGATTTCTTCGGGAACTTTTGCCAAAGAATGACGAAGTTCTTTAGGTGCACCTTTTCCTTCTTTGTCTTTGATGTCAAGATAGTCGGCAGTTAAATCCATCACAGATGTATCTTTTTCATCACCATGCTTTGTCAAATCCATGGTATAATTAGAACCATTCTTCATATCTGTGTCAGAAGAACCAAAGTGTCCATCTGGATTCATGGCGCCAACCACCATACCAATTGCATGATGCATTGCATGTGGTTCATCAATATGTTTATGCATCATTCCCAAGTGTGGTAAATGTGTCATACTGATGTATTTCACTTTGTTATCAATGTCTTCCTTATCATCAAATAGAGAACCAGATTCAATTGCATCAACAACAGCATTCTCCACATACACATCCATATCTTTGGGAATTAACATTTCAATCGAGTTACGTTCACCAAACAAACGAGGCACGTCGCCATCATATTCCATGATCAAACAATTGGAACATTTCTTTTCCGGGAACTGAATCGTTAAGACTTGATGCAGCATGTTACCGTCACGATTGTCAATTGCTTTCTTGATTAGATCTCTCGTTAGATTCACATCTTATCAGTCCTTTCTATTAAATTATTTTAAAGGAGATGCTTATTATGCATATCACATTTGATTTGAATTCCGTTTTCATCATAATTGGAATTCTTTGTTGTTTCGTATTTCATCTTGTCACATGGTTGCATATTGATAAAATGCAACGACAAATGAATCAGTTTGCCACGTTACTATATCGCATTCATCAAAAGTATGATGATTGTCGTGATACATTATACGAAGTAGATGAATATACCAAGCAGTTACACGAAGGTTTTTCCATACTTCAGGCGGCATACAAAAAGGTTTATGGAGAAAAGCATATGCCAACCCCACAAGAAGCCGAACAGATTGAATCATCCATACGGGATCTATTAGCAATTGAAATTGTCTTATCACAAGATATGAATGTACCTAGAAGAGATTCTGTAAACAATGTGATTTTATCTACAATTCGAACGTATCCAAATATTAATGAAGAATACATTATTAAGAAAGCAACAAGTATTATCACACAATTTGTCAAAGACAATCAATAATTGGAATAAGATGTGCGGGGCATATGCCCCGCAATCATCTTATTCTATATAAAATTCTTGGAGGAATCGATCATGTTAGATATTAGCCGCCTGTACCGGATCCACCAGAAGCTGTTGTTGTTTGAACCAGACCAGCCTTGATATCAGGAACAAGCTTGGTATTCTTACAGATTACCAGACCCTGAATACCTTGGATTGCGATTGTTCTGTACTGAGAAGATGTAGTAACCAGTACAGCCTGACCGCCAGGATTGTTGATATCAGCATAACCAGCATTTTCAGGAGAGTTGGTGAGGTGACGTGCAAATCTCAGATGCTTGTAACCAATATGGAATTTATCCATCGGATATGCAACAATTCGGAAGAAGTATTCACGAGATTTGTCTGTTGTAGCAGCACCATCCTGATATGCATCAATTGTCATATATGCATCAATTCTGTTGGATGCAACAACACGAATCGGGATTTCAGAATCAGTCATAACACCAAATGCATGGTTCATCATGATACCACCGATATTGGTAGACTTGGTTACTGTCCAAGATACAAACTTCTTGAGCAGTCTGGTAGCCTTCGGGTTTGCATAGATAACAAAGCCGAGGTTTTCCAATTTACCTCTGTCACAGAGTTCATAGATCAGAGAATTGATTGCATTATGAATTGCATTGGTTCTGTATTCCCAAGGATCTCCAGCAAAGCTATTGGAAATGGAGCAAGGATCCAGATCAACATATTCAGTATGTGTATAAGAATCCAGTGCATATACATCAGATTCATATCCATCATATTTTGCAAATTCATCTTCCAGGAAGTCCAGAATGTACTGGTCTTCGAACATTTCCTGAGCTGTTACGAGTTCCTGAACCAGTCTGTTGTAGAGGTTGAAGTTGAGAGAAGCGTTAGCTTCAGCAAAGTCTTCTACGGTAAACGGAAGCTGGAATCTCATACCATCGGAAATGAGGAACTTACGAATTTCAGGATATTCACGGAAACCAACAGTTCTCAGGTTGGTTTCATTGGACATTCTACCCTGAATATAGAAACCGGTGATCACACCACATGTAGATGCAGTGACATAACCCTTTACAAAGTCAACAATACCTGCGAGGTAGTCAGAGATACCAGTTACAGTCTGTCCAGTCGGCAGGTTGTTTGCATCAACAATCGGAAGAACCATTTCTTCAGTGATTCTACCGTTTTCGAATACACCACCGTTCTGTACGTCGATTGCGATACCAGCACCCGGAAGCTTTACTTTAGAACCACCAGTGATCGTACCGGTCTTCTTATAGTATTTGCCAGCTTCCCATGTAGGAGCAGATGCACCAGTTACAGCAGTATATGTTGTACCAGTAGAGGTATAGTAATTTGTATATGCAGTAGCCCAATCACTCGGCTGAGAAGTGGTGAGTGCATAAGTATCAATATCAGTGCCTGCAGTACCAATCTGCACATACTGGATGTTGAAGTCGTAAGATAGTCTGGCTCTTAGATTGGATTTTCTGTCGATAGAGAAATCATTGCCATCATCATCCAGAAGCCATGTATACATATCAAACTTCTTGTTCGGAGAAGCCTGAATTTGGGAAATCAGCAGAGGAGCATTGTCCTTGATTCTGTAACCCTTACCTGCATTCCAGAGTTTCTTCCACAGCGGCTTACCATCTTCATCCTTTACGAACCAGATCTTTGGTGTTTCATATTCTTCACCAGTCTGATTGTTTACCAGATACTTTACGAAGATACGCTGTTCGATATTTGTAGAGTTTGCAGTCTGAACAGGAATCAGTTCCTTACCGAGGAATCTCACATACTGCTTTACGAGAGCCGGGAAGTCCAGAGTTGCAAGCGGTAGATAGTTAGATACGTTATAAGATTCCTGTACCAGGAAGGACTGTGCAGAAGAATCCCATGCTTTATCAATCTGATCGATGACAGATTCCAGATGTACCTTTTCAGCTTCCACTTCTGTTTCATCTTTCAGAGCTGTCAATTCCTGAATAACCGGTTCAAGCAGCATCTGCTTGTATTCTTCCATGATGGCAGGATTCTCCATCATTCTCTTTGCGTCCTTCATTACATTGACGCCGTTATATGCTCTTTTCAGTGTTCCAACAGTATTTTCAAAGTGTCTATCAAATCCATCAGACAAGTTGTCAAGTTCTGTCTGAGATGCGGAATTGATCATTGCTTGCTGTTCCTGGAACCATGTGCCATGTGAGGCAGCGGAACGTCCGTATGCCATAGAAAACATCTCCTTTGGTATCATATTAATTCAATTGATTATTCTCGTTTGAATCTTTTAGCTTTTTCAAGTTGTCATTTAATTGCTGGATTAGCATTGTATATAAAGCATCGAGTTTTTGAAAGAATATTAAATTCTCACCATATTTTGCACCAACAAAGTTTCCGATCAAGTAGGATTTCCCTTTATCAAGTGCAGCTTTTAATCGAGTCATATTATCATCGTTTTCTCTAATTGCTTCATATGGAAGTAATGGAATTAATCGGTTGATACTTTCAATTGTATCTTCAATTTCTTGGTTACGATCCATCATCTGTGTGTACAATCTCTGATTCAAAATTGAATTTGCTTTATCAGATAACTTAGCACCGGGATTCTGGGTACCTTCTTCTTGTTGTCCATCTTCTCCAGCGGCTGGGTCTCCACCCATATCCATTCCATCACCTGCGTCGAATGCCATGTCACCCATGTCCATTCCACCGCCATCTGGTAATGCGGGCGGATCACCCATAGAGGCATCGGGCGGAGCACCTGCTGAAGCATCCATGCCCATGTCTGCTCCACCAGCATCAAATGGTTCTGCAATACTGCCACCGGCTTCCATCACCATGACAAAAAAATTGTCTTCTTCCATTTGATTGCGTCACCTCCGTACATTTCATAATTAAATCCATCCACCATAATCATATCCATGACGATTCATGGGATGTAATGGTGCGGCTTTTTGCAACGAATTCGTTGTCACATTTGTTGCTTTTTCTACCATCTTACGACGGATTCTCATGAGTTGGTATTTTTTCTCATGCTCGCCTTGTTCATTGGCTCGACGAATCTTGTCATCGATAATCTCCAATTCTGTTACAAAATCCTTTTGTACTTCTTTCTTCATACGATCACGGTTTGCAAATTGAATTGCTCCCCGACCAAGTGCAAGACATCCAATCAATGGACCAAGTGCAAATGCAACAGTGTACATACCAAGATCCGTTGCAATACGGAAAACTTTACGAACGAGTGTTCGATAATTTTTATCTTCCACCATTCGTGCTTTCTGTTCGTTTTCATCCCGAGCCAGAATTGTGTCAACTTGTTTGGTGACCCAATCACGTGTTCGTTCAAAGGGTTGACCAATTGCTTTCGCAGTATTCTGAGCTTGGATAAATCCTTTCTTGGCTTTTTCTTGTTTATCCAGTAACTTACGATCGAAATCTTGTGCTTTTACCATAAGACTTTGATGAGGTTTTGGATTATAATCGGGAATTAATCCCATATCAGCACCAAATCCACCGACAAGAGAACCGGCGACTTTGGAGGCACCTTCTTCAACTAATAGGGGCTCTTTGGAATTTAACATATCAAATACTTCTTGAATGCTTTTGCCGGTGGAAAATGTGGCATCATTCATTTGGTTCTGATCACTTGTATCCATAAGATTAGAGGAAGATGTGTCATTATTATAATTGTTTGATCCCCTGTTTTGGTGGGGGTCAGATCCACGTCGATAACGACTGTTTGAAGTTCCACCTGTCGTCTTATTAATGGATCGATCAACTGTATTGGTGGATGTACCACCCGTTGTTTTATTTTGAGAACGATCGGTTGTGATGTTGTGAGAATCCGTTGTGTTGGTAGTATTGTTGGAGTTGTTGTAGTTGTATGTGATGTTATACACGATATGTGAGTTTTGGTCTTTTGGTGTGACTTCGGCAGTTGCACCAAATCCATCTTCCAGATTCATGTCACCATTCTCGTCAGGTTGTACTTCGTCCACACGATCTTCAATAGAATTGATTAATGTGTTAATGTCATTTGTGGGAACACCTTCTGGAAGAGGTGCTTCTTCTACATCGATATCTGGTTTCTCTGTATTTTTAATACGGTCTTGCATGTACGCTGGTACTTTACCATCAATCTCATATCCAAGTGATTCACCAATGAATTCCAATAAATCATTTTCACACAATCCAGCATTGTATGCTTTATCTGGTAATGTGGAGATATCCATGTGACAAGCTTCTCTGATGACTTTACCAATATATGGATAATCACCCATATCAAAATCCCCAAGTGATTCAATCATGGTAAGTGCTTGTTCTGATACTTTAGATGATGTGAGTTTCACCGGTTTCATTTTGTCATCATCCTTTGCTTTCGCATAAGGTGTTGCTTTATTGGAATTATCATTGATACGAGCACGGACAGATTTCACAAATCCATCTTCGGTTTCAAACTCATCTTTCTTCTCAGATTGGGGCAATACATTATATAGGATATCCAAATAGATGCGAGAATCAAAGATATTGAACAGGACAAGCAATGTGTGATTGGAGATATATGCTTGTGGATCAGATACCAGTCTCAGTGATAAGAAGTCTTCCAAGAATTTAATGGTTCCTTCTTTATCTGCTTTGAATGTGGTAAATAAATCATAATCCTTAAACCGCTTTACATTCTTATCTTGATCAATGATGGAATCGTAAGAATCCGTATATTTCTTCAGATTCTTTTCATTGAATAAACGATCTCTGAATAATGTGGGATCCATAAACACACGTGCAAGAATCGATGGTAATACCATGGATGTATAATCATCCGGATTTACATGATTCTTACGATCATTCAACCAATTCTTTACATCCTCTGGTGTATTGCATTCACGTAATCCTGCAATCAGTTTCTTAATCACAGAAACAAACTGTTGGGATGGTTGAAAACGATTCTGATGATAACGAATATGATTGGGATTAATCATGGAAAAGAAATTGATTTCTGCTTGTTCGTTAAAGGATTCTTCTTTTGTAATCTCAACAGAGATATCCCGACGTTCTTTAAAACGTTTTAGTTCAGATTCCAATTTCATTGTTTTCGGCAATTGAATCTGATCCGTACGGAAGATTCCCTTGACATATGTTTCTCCATCAAAAATACGAAATATATTTCTATCACCAATAATATCACGAATATCACTCAATGACAATTCAGAATCAAATATCGATAATGGTCTTTGATAATGCGATGGTGTTGTGAATAATGTCATATCACATATGCCATCTAACAATTGATTGAATTCCGTTTTGTGAGAATCAATGGTTTGTGTCATTTGATATGCGATATATGAATGAATCTTTCCCATATCCGTATCATCATTCTCATCAGACAAGGTATCCATCACATCTTCGTAGTTACCAAGCTTTTGTGGGATATCTCGAATTTCATCCAATGCTTCTTCAATACGAGATCCATCGTGAAACCACGATGGATCAATGCGATTAAACCATTTTATCATATTAAACAGAGATGGCTCCAACTCTTCATCATTATCTTCATCTAGATCGGGGAAATCTTTTGTCTTAAATCCAGATTGTACAAATTTACGAATGGCATCTGCTGCATCTTTCATTTCTTCCATATAATCCGAGTCAACATGCATTTCCAATGTGTTTTCAGTTATTGCTGCCATTCATTACACTCCCCTTAAAATAGATAATGCTTCACGACGAATATCCGTTGGTAATGGAATCCACATTTTTGTCATGTCATGTTGTTCCACAACAATGTTACCGTCTTTAATTCCCATGATTTCATCATTGGAAATTTGGAATGATTCACAAACAACCTTCAGTGTTTCAGATTGGTCATGACAATAATCCGCAAGATCTTTGAGGAATAGTGTTTCTGTTGCGGCTTCCATATACTTTGCTTCAATATCCGCATCCGCACCCACATGAGATGGGAAGTCAACCATATCCCATGTGATGACCTTTGTGACTCTCATGTTCGGCTGATTACGTGGTGCATTTGGAATCATATTTCCCAACAAACGTACGGAGAAGGAAGGTACGATTCCCAAATCAATGACTTCAGAAGATGCACAGATTCCGGCCTTTGTGCCGGGATGTGTTGTAATTCTTCCTTTGTACTTGGAACCTTCCAAACGGGGATGTGAAATAAAGTGTGAGGAATTCAATGGTTCAGGAATCGTCATACGAATATCCGAATATTGTTGTCCTTTGATATCTGGATTGGGGTGATTGAGTTCACCTCTCCATTTATTCTGCTTCAACAATGTTTGGATTCTTTCATCATTATCAATGACAGAACAAACATTGTGTGCATCATATCTTCTACCCATTCGATTATAGCAATCAAATGTTTGTAGTGTTGCTTCAAAGATACAGAAAGGCTGTCCAGTTGTTGCTTTCTTTACGATATAACCATCCTTCTTCATTTCAGAAGATTGTGGTGATTCTTGAATAAAGCATGCTGTATTATATTTAGAAGAAGCACTTTGTGTAGATTTTCTCATAATGGGTTCTCTCCTTTCTTTAATTTCTAACTTGATTAATTTTTAGAATGATAAATGTTGCTAGTAAACAAATATAAGCCTTCGCCAATAAATCAGAACATTTATATTTCTTACAGAATGGATCGATTACCGGTTTACCAGGAATGGCACGATCAATTGCCGTTGGCATTTTCGTGATACGAGAGATGTATGCTGTTGAATTGATATCATCAATGGAATGGTGTTCTTTGACGATAAATACATAAAAAATCAAATCAATGATATTGGCGATGTCTTTGGTTTCTACACGTTGTGCCAATTCGTATAATTCATCCGCACGAACATTCTTTTGTTCTGCGGTGGCTTTATACAATTTGCTCTTTGTCCGATAATCTCGGTCATTCGTTGTAATCAAACGAACCAAATTGTTTCGGAGTGTTGTAGTATTGGAAGTGGTTACATAATCTTCGTCACCTTTTAAATCATCACCAATCTGATGATCTGGGTCTTCAATATCTTTATAATATCGATTTGCCAAGGTTCTCATATTTTGTTGAAATGAGGTTCGTACACGGTTTAAGAATCCAACCATGATATTGATACTCATCTCCAATGTCATCTTGGATCTCCAATATGCAAAACATGTTTCGGTTGTCGTACCAATCCAGTTCATAATATTCTCACTCTTCACCAATCCCCATGAGTTATCCAAATGCATATACGTATATGTCATAACCGGAATCGATGGTTCCGAGTCTGGGAAAGAATGGTTGAATACCAAACCATATGTTGTCAAACCCAATTGTTGTTTTGCGGAATCACGCAATTCACGATGCAATACTTGGTCTGCATATACTAATGCGACGGCATGAATGATATTTGTTGGAGTTGCTGTTAATGTTTTGAAGTCTGTCTTATCCGAGACTTCTTTCAATACATCTTTAAATGTTTCTTTCAAAGAAGCATTGGTGAATCCAAATAACGACACACATCTATCAACATATAATCTTGGATAAGAAACTCGCTTTGTTGGGAATTCTTTCGCTAACATATTTGCATTTGCATCCAAGAATTCCGTACCCAATGCAATATATTCTTTTCTACCTTTCGGGGTTTCTAACACTTTCACAATTGGATTCATAATTTCGGTACAGAAGGCAGACGATGTGTCTGCCGTTTCTTGTAACCATATTGCCATTTCATGTTCGGTGTATTCTTGTTCCATGAAATACATGAGAATCCCACCTTATCTATTTCTTTTCTTTTTCTTCTTATAGTATGTCTGAGGTTCTGCTTCGGTAGTTTCTTCAATTGTGATTTCTGGAGTTTCATACGGCTCCTGTTCCACTTCTATCACATTACCAATTTTCTCAGATGTAGATGTGACTTCAACAACGACATCTGGTGTTTCGATTTCCAAATCTGGCAATGTTTCAACCATTACTTCAGGAACTGTTTTTTCAATGACCGGTTCTGGTACTTTCACCACTTTCTTGGGTTCCACCTTTTTGGGAACCTCAATCGGAGTTGTCAATTTGGTCACTTCTTCCGGTTTCTTGAAGAAATCGTTCACGTTTTTCTTTGTAATCAATAAACCGGTGACAGTATCACCAATTCTGAGTCTTTCAAAATTCACGAGTCTTCTGATTTCTGTTTCAGAAAGTTCCACATCATATTTTGGTGCAAGTGTGCCAATTCCAGGAATGACACCTTTGCCTAAGATATTTACTTTCATGAGATTACCTCCTTCTGTTAATCACGTCCCATGATGGAACGCACCTTATCAATTGAATAATATGCTTCTGATACAAGGTCTGTTTTAATACCCATGCACATGAAATACACATCCGCTTTTAGAATGGATGGTTTATCATAAACACCTGTCTTACAATCTTCCAATTTGCAATTACCCGTTTCGGCAATTTGTTGTAACATGTTATCGTATTCTTCCACATTATCCGCACGAGCACCCAAGAATTCGGACATGACAACATCCGCACCCATTCCCGCAAGAACTTCATTTTCAATTGGTGTCATCACACCACCCTTGGAGTCACCTTTCAAACGACCTGTGGATTCATCACGATCTTTATCATCATATGTCAAACCAGTTTTCTTAGTAACCATTTGCTGTACACGTTTGATATTCAGATATCCAACCAATACAGGTTGCTTGGAACGATATGGTCTATTGGGATCTCCAGATACATGTGGTAAGTAGATATATTCAAATATGGGTACTTTCAAAAACTCTGCAGCTTTGGTAACGTTCTCGAATTTTAAAATTCGAGAACCATCACCAAATTCTTCAATATCCAACCGGAAATTAGACTTCTCATCTTTCAAGAAATCCGTAATCCATTTGTTGAATTGTGGGTCTGACATACCATTGAACATATCTGCATATTTCTTTGCGTTAATATTAGTGGGATCTAATAGCTGCATGGTTTTGATAATAAGATCTTGTATCTTTTTACGTTTGTCTGTCATACAGTATCACTTTCTTTCGTGATCAACGAATGTCATTTGGTTTAATTCCAGATTGTGCATGTTGGTTAATAAATGTTTTAACTGCACTTTGAATCTTATTACAGCTAATATACCAGCGCACGATTCTATTATTATCATTCCAATATAATTCAATACGGCATTTTGAATTGTCGTCCTTATCTTCGTCTCTGATGATTGCATCAATACCATTTCTTGATGCAGGTTTCTGTGTGAACACATTATCCAGCTCTTCGAAAAACCGATTTAATGTCAAATTCTCAATAATCGGACGACGTTGATCATTACGACTGAAAAGTGGTGATGCTTGTTGACGTGCACCACCGATCAACACATTCGCAATTGTTTGTATAATTCTCATTTCTTCCACAAAACAATTTCCAAGAATTGTCATAACGTGTGCATATTGTTGTGCCATATTTCGAGAATCTTGGAGTTGTTTCTCATCCAATTCCGTATCACGAATGACACGGATGGCTTCTCTTGACTTTACCAAATTATCATACACATCATTGATGGCATAATCAATGATATTATCAATGATTTGATCAAGAATTTTGAGATTTTGTGCAACTGGTATCATCCGAACATTGTTTGCTGTCATTCTCTGATATGCACGATGTAATCGATCCATATACTGATTTGCCGCTGTCACATGACCTGCTACATTTCGATCATATGATGTTTTTACATGACCATCTGTGATCATCTTAACAAGCTGGCTGCTGTTGAAATCGTAAAGCACATTGAGTACATTTTTATTCAACCATGTCATGTCCCAAAAGATGGTACTCATGTGCTCGTCTCCAGCCGGTGTATGTGTATTTGTATATCGAGAATCTTTCTTCATCTTTTCCAAGCGTTTCTTTGCACGAGTCAATTGTCCTTTACGAATCCATCCAATAAATCTCGTGATGACTCTGGAAAAGAAATCAGCAGCTCGACGAATAATATTGACAGGCTGTGCAGCTTCCATGGTATATTCAGCCAATGCCATTTCTTTAATCAAGTTATTTCCCATTTCCAAAAGAACATTCGTTGCATAATATTCTTCCATTGTCTCAATATTTACCATTTATCACACCTCCTTTAATGAAGCCGGATTATGGTCAGGACCAAGTGTCCATCTCATCCACTGTAAAATGATTACTTGAATTTGCGTTACATACATGAATGCACGACCAAGATCTGTCATAGCATGCACATACGCTTCTTGACGACGCTGGATATCTTGTGAACGATTTAGATTCTGGCTCGCTAAATTATGCGCTTGCTGTCTCATTTCCGGAATGCCTTTACGAATCAAATCTAATGACTCTTTAATCACGTTATTTGTTACGATAATAGAATCCAGGAAGACATCCACGTTACGTGCATCACCACGTTTTGCATGTTCTTCTTTTATTTTAAGAATTTCACCTTTGTTATTATGATCTACATAGTTTCCATTGTCGCCTCTGATTTTTGCAAGTTCGACATCCACATCACTGTCCTTGCCAATATCATGACGATGTTTCAATGGACCATGGCTATTAATGCTACTTAGATGACGAATTTCATCATAAGAATCTTGCAACTTCTCACGAAGCTTTCCGATATTTCTTGCAATTTTTACGAAATCAGAACGCTGATCAAAAACCATTACATTTGCATCAACTCCGTTTGCGCGTGCAACAGCGTTGTTCGGAACAAATAGTATCATATAAAACAGCAATGTGCCAGTTGCTGGACCACCCATGTGAGAGGTATGCACGTTACCGCCAGCAGACAGACGAGGTTGTCCAAAATTAATTCCACTGCCATTTGTATGATGTTTTCCGATATCATTTAATCCAATCACATCTGATACATTTTCTTTGTACCATTTGTAATCGACCATGATTCCTTCGAATACATCGTTCTTTTTATAATTATCCAGATTGCGAATACGTCTGGCAAGTTTGTCTGCATGTGCACTGAGAAAATGGGAACGGATTCTGTTAATGATACGGGCAAACCAATCAATGATACGATTGATGGTTGGGACATGTCCGTCATCTTGTACTGTTTCATGACGACGGTTGTTCTTACTACTACCGCCTTCTTGGAAGATATCTGCTTCTTCCATATAATATTCTTTTACTAATTGAATACCCAGCTTATCCAGTGTCATCAATTCAGATTCCAACTGGATATCACCAAGGTCTTCAAGTGTTGTTAAGATTTCTTCCGTCATGTTAAATCACCTCTTTAATTAGATACTTGATATTTTCGGAGATATAATCGATTCAGTTTGTCATATGTGATACCAATAATCACTTCTGGTATTTCTGTATTTGCAGTAATGTAATCAGAACCTTTAATGACAACACGTAACTCATTGCAAGATTGGTATGTCTTATTGATATAGACATCGATTTCAATTCCAGTTAATTCCAATCGATTACATTGATCATAGATTGCGTTTTTTATCTTTGTCGGAATTGTATTATCATCAGAATATTCAAATAGATACTGTTCGATATCAATTCCCAATTCAGGTATACTTGGATATTGACCCGGCTTCATCATCAGTAATGTGACAATGACATTACAACACATTTCAAATGTGGAAATGATTTTTGGTTTATGAAATTCATCAATATCCATGAGTGCGTCATATCCAAGTAACTGAACTGTGGAAGGATATCTAGCATTGACTTCCGCCAAAGTGATTCCTTTTGTATCAAGCATCTACATCATCTTCCTCAAGATCTTTCTTACCAAATAACTTGTGACGTTTCTTCTTCGGTTTGAATTCTGGTTCATCATGATTTGATGTCATCTCACCATCATCTCTACCTTTTCCATTTGCAAGAGCAGATTCTGTTTGTTCCAAACAACCAAGATATGTTTCCATGGTATTCATGACATATTTACCAAGATCATCGATGGAATCAATCATTTCCACAAATGCATTACATGTATGCTGTACAGATGTATTCAATTCTGCCAAGCCCTTTTCTGTATCAGAAGCAATACTGATATTTCCTTCCTTCACAGCATTTTCCAATCCGGTAATCTTTTCCAAACCCTTCTCCAGTTTCTTTGTTTTCTCTGTCAATTTGGATGCGAGTTCTTCATAGAAATCCGCAATCTTAACAGCACCGGATTTTGCATTAAAGATAATACCAAGATTCAATTTACCATCTGGCATGTATGTTTCTTCCATCTGTTTAATCTTAGACAGATAACCAGATACACAAGATTCATCTCCACTGCGCACACCAAGTGCAACACCTTCTGCAATATCAGCCCAATCATCGATATCATCCATCATCTTGGAAATACCATTCATGTTCACGAGACCTTCCATGGTGATTTTATTTTGATTCATGGTAATTACAGGCTTTGCATTTTTACCCATTTCTGGAGTTACCTTACCAACCTTATCTTTCCCTTGCTGGATGGCTGCACGAATTTTTTCAGGAGATTCTTCAATGGCTTCAGCCAATCTGGAAGTTAATGCACGAAGCATCGTATCTCGACCAAGTTCTTCCACTAGTTTAGCACCTTCAGAGGCAATAAAGTCTGTCGGCTTCAAAGGTAATGGTTCACCTTTCGCAATACTTGCAAGTGCAGCGGTTGCATAACCCGCACCACCAGCCAATGCCATCTTCGGCATATTTCTTGCTCTCTTTCTGATCTTGGAAATTTCACGATTGATTTTCACTTCAATACCAATCAACAAGCCTTTGTATGCAATAAAGGATTTTGTTTTGTGATAAAGTGTTTGTACAAGATTCTTGATGACCAGGAATGGCCAAGCCACGAGCTTGTATAATACACCGCCCTTTTTCAAATCCTTACTGGTACGATGTACAACGTTACGAATGATTCCTTTACGAGGAACACCGTTCTTGAAATCGAGAATACGCTTTGCACCTTTTGCAACAGGCTTTACCAAACCAGAAGCGGTTTTGCCTGTACCACCGAAGAATCTTTCCTGTACAACTTCTTCACCATCTTCGATGGTTTCTTCATCAGATTCTACGACAACATCTTCACCATAGAAATCAGATAGCATGTATTCCTTATACAAATCATCAATCATGGATGTCATGATCTGACGTTCTGTTTTCAATTGATCTTCGGAGATCTGGTTCAGATAAGATTCCAATGCATATTCTTTTACAGTGTCATCATGTTCCACCATTCCAGGCTTCGGGGAATAGGAGGAAGCCACTTCTTCTTGTGTCAATGCAATTCTTGCTTCTCTGATTCTTGCGGCTTTGTCTGCACCAGACATATTAGCTGAAGACTGCAACTTGCGAGCAGCATTTTCACGTTGCTGTTTCATCTTTGCAAGTTCTGGATCATCGATATCTGCTTTCTTCTTTTTCTTAAAGACATCAAAGAAACCCTCTTCATCGAAATCAACATCTTCATCGGAGTCATCATCGGAGACACCCTTTTTCTTGGATGATTTCTTTTTGGGTTTCTTGTCACACTCGTCATCATCACACTCATCGTCATCGCATTCATCGTCATCGCATTCATCATTATCCGAATCGAAATCATCTGTATCATCATCTAAGTCAACATCTGTATCTGTTTTCTTAGATTTCTTTTTCCTGGATTTCTTTTTGGGTTTTTCATCGATGTCTTTGTCGAATTCATCAACATCGTCATCATCACATTCACCGTCTTCGCATTCTTCATCATCATCGAATTCCAAATCGGTATCCTGCTTCTTAGATTTCTTCGGAGTTGCTGCTTCGGTTGTTGTGTCGATATCAGATGAACTGGAATCATCATTTCCACCAGCATCCATATCTTCAGCTGTGTCATTTGTATCATTTGCTGTAGTATCTGCGGATTCTTTTCCAAATCCAACTTTAGTACCACAACCATCTCCACATTCTTCTACATCATCTACAACATCTCTTCTTTTGGATTTCTTTGCAGATTCTGTTCCAAATGTAATGCTCTTTCCATCTTTTGAACCACAACCATTACCACATTCCTTGAAGTCATCAATCTTTTCATTGTTGGATTCTTGGAAGATGCTTTCATCATAATCTCTTCTTAAACGACTCATGATTATAATCTCTCCTTTACTCAGGTTTATTTGTATCGGACTTTACATAGGTCTCTAAGAATTCATCATAATTCTTATCGACAATCTTAATGTAATTGATACTCGTCTTTTTCATCTCCACTTTCATTCTGGCATCTTTCAAATATTCAATCTCACGAGCATGTTCCATTCGTGGATGGGTGTTATCTGATTCCTTGATTTCCACTTCTAATGATAAAGAAGGAATAAAAAAATCAGGAATGTAAAGATGGGTTGACCCATCTTTCCACTTGTACCAGTAATTATTAGGAGAAGGTGCGATAATGTCATCAGGAGACCAGTCCAAACTTTTCAATTGATTTAAAAAGTCTGACTCATAAGTTCCGATAACATGAAATTGATGTGTGTCATCCCAAACATAATCTTTTGACATAGGATGATTATGAATCATCTTACGTTGCATCTCTGCATCATTGAGCAAATGCTCTTTCCCATATACATTCACCATACGTTGTTTCATTTGATGAACATACGCTTCTTTACATGCGGGATTGTCACACAACCTCTCATACTTCAATGTCTCTTTATTAAAGTGAACCTGGTTCTTTCGACACATCAAACATAATCTTCCCACTGGCTTGTGAACCAGTAATGAATATGCAAATTCCAATGGTTCATTTTCATCTGGGATTTGGTCATTATGTTGATATGCGATATGATGGCAATATGCATGTTTGTCATCAAAGATTCGATTACAAAAAAGACATCTTGTGTTACGCATAATGCGATCACCGCCTTTCCATTCGTAATGAAAGGTTTTAGCTTTTCGTTGTTGAGAAATATAAAGAACCTTTTTGATATAAAATAAAACAGATGAGGTGGGCCAATTGGCCCACCAAACGAGATGTTAACTTTGTCCATATACCTTTTATATATGGAGAAAAATTATGTAGTAAAGGAGATTTATCATATGCAATTAAATGAGATAAAGCATGATGCGAAAAAGAATGAGCCAAAACGTGAATTCGCATTCAGTCAAGAATTCCCGAATGAGATTGAATTGGCATTAAAAGCATTTGATCGCGTCTTTAAAGAATTGACATCCATCTCCAATGGAAAGATCGAATTCTCCGAAGAATATGGTGTTGTCAATAACTTGTACAAGTTCCGTTATATCACACCATCTGATATTGCAACTTACACTTCTAATCTAATTAAGGTATTGAAGAATCGTATGATCTGTCCACATGTGACAGATTTACAGAAGTTTTCTGTTGTATGTGCAAAGCAATACGTGGAAGATCATGGTTGTGTTCCAATCGAACATTCTTCCATCTATGGTTTGTACAATTACACTACCGACAATATGACTCTACGAGATTTGTTGGTTCTTTGTGAAAATGACTTCTATCATACCACTGTTGTTTCTAGATTTGAAATGCAAGAACGTGTGAAAGTAATGAAGGAAGATTATAAAAAGATTGCCGACATGCATTTCAATGCCAATATCATGAAGATTGTAGAGGGTTTACCGAAACTCATCACACAAACTGATTTCTTGGAATTGACTTATGTGGAACAGAAAGCAGTTCAAACATTCATTGAAGAATTCATTCTGTTTACGATTATGCTGAATACAATCATCATGAGCAACATGATCTTCTTCTGTGTTCCGAAATCCACATATGATACAAAATTCATTGAAAAGAAAGAGCACGTAGATTCCAACACATTATTGGATGATGCCGATATGGACGATGGCGGATTGTATACGGAAGCAGTTGACACATCGAAATATAAACCGGTATACATTGTTCTGATGAGTGGAAACGGTGCCATCTCAAAAGCAGTACAGAAAACAACACTGAGTGCTATATCACATGCTGGAATTTCATTTGATTCTTCTATGAATCGAATTTATTCATTCGGCATGTTCAATAAGAATCGCACCGAAGAAGCTCCGCGTAAGAATGGATTCCGTATTGATTCTTTCTTTACGGAAAATCACAAAGATGTCACCATGAGTGTATATGCCGGATACATGTCCAATGAAAATTATAACAAAATGAAATCTTTTGTGGAAGATAATTATGTCGGTGATAAAAAGACGGATTATTCATTAGGAACGATCTGGAAGCAGTTGTGGCATTCTGATAAAGAATCTCATAAACCAAAGGACATGGCATTTGTATGTTCCACATTTGTGGATCGTGTATTAAAAGAAGCTGGCGTAAATGTTACTGGAAAACACCTGCCATCCCCACAAGACTTCGACAGAAGTATGGCAAATGACATGGTACATTTCGAACGTGTGTTCAATGGAAAACCCGAGCACTTCGACGAACAAGACATGTTGGATCGTGTGAAAAACTTTGCAAAATATAAGAAAACCAATAATGCAGATGATGTGGTAACAGAAGCTGTTGATACATCGAAAACAAAACCGATTTATGTCGTATTGACAGAGGGTGTGGAATTTGTATCCGACCAAGTAAAACGTCATACTCGTTCTCGTTATTCCCATTCCGGTTTGTCATTTGATGATTCCTTACACCATGTTTATTCATTTGGCTTACAAAATCCCGTGAATGAAGACACAATTGTTCGAAATGGTTTCCGCATGGATGATATGTTCTCTGACCATCACAAAGGTATTCGATTCACTGTCTTTGTTGCATTTGTTTCCAATGATAAATGGAATACGATGAAGAAATATGCAGATCATGTGAAGAATAGTCCCAAGTCTAAATACTCACTTGGTATTATTTGGAGACAATTGTGGAATGATGAAAAACCACATAAGAGTGATACTGCACCAGATCATGAACTAAAAGAAGTTTGCTCCACCTTTGTCAATAGTATTCTGAAATCTGCGGATATTGATTTGACAAAGAAAGTACTTCCAGCACCTGCTGACTTTGAAGCAAACATGCTTGTGAGAATGAATCAATTCAACCAAGTGTTCTCTGGTACATCTGATCAGTTCAAGATAGAAGAATTCCGTTCTCGTGTAAAAGACTTTGCAAAACGTGAAGAAACCAAGAAACTTGCAAAAGGTGATGTCATCACAGAATGCTGCTTGTTAAAGACCAATCGTTCTCGTCACTTCAACAAGATTCCTTTTGATATCAATATGAGAAATATTGTATTACAAGATATGCATCCAAAGTTCAAAGATACGGTTGCAGCAATCGAATATATTACAAAAGACACACGTTCCCCATTTGCACAACTCATTTATCGTTACGGCAATCCTTCCAAGGTATTAGATGGAATGGATGGTATGATGATTTGTCGTATGTTTATCAACGATCCATGTGCAAGATGTGAAAGTTATGATGAATATGCAAATAAACTACATCAAGCCGACTTCCATACAGATGTATGTTGGTTGGATCGTATTGCATTTGGTAACAATTTCCAAGATGACAATTACAGAACCGATGCATTAGGATTGGAACATCGTCATCCGATTAAACAAACATTGGAAACTTTGTATCACATGTTCAGTGAAACAAGACTGAAGACAAAGGAAGAATTGTGCAATCATATTCTTAAAATCGCACATGTGATGGAAGGCATCATTCAATGTTATGGAAGCGATGGATTATACAATTGGGAACTCGTACGTGACATCTTGGCTGTTCTTGGTGAAATCATGACAAGAAGCATGATCAAACTATATGACAGACATATGGTTTTGGTTGTGTCTGATAACATGGATGATGTGGATGCTCCCGGATATATGTATACAGAAGCATTTGTGTTGGAAGCAGATGAACATGAACCAAAGGTTGTGGAAACTGGTAATGACGGGAAACCGACTGGTGGTGGAAATGGCCAAGTGACATCTGCACAAGCTGAACAAAAGAAGAGCTGGTGTAAACGGATGCTTGATGAATTCACCAAATGGGTACAAGGTACCTTGACGAAAGTTGCTGAAAAATTCAAAGGTAATTATAAAGCACAAGTGGGTTATGTTGCTGCAAATAAGACAATGAATGAACAGATCAAAACAGATTTGGGAAATGGTTCATTCAAACCAAAAGTCGAAGACTGGCCGAAATATAATATTCCCATCAAAGAGATTGGACAGAAGAAATTATCCGAGGTCATCAAACCTTGGTTGGATGGTACAGCAAAAGAACCACTTACAGCACTTAGTGTGAAGAAAGCATTCTATCCAGAAGCAGTTGCAGCTGTTATTACGGAATCCTATGTATTGGAATCTGGTCAAACACCACAAATTCAGGCACCACAAGCACAACCCGCAAATGTTGGAAAGGCAGCACTTACAGCAAAAAATGTGAAAGCAAATGTAAATGCAGCATTACAATCCAAAATCGATGCTCCAAAGAAGTTTGAACCAGACAGCGAAAATGGTAAGAAATTACAAAATTTCTTCTTATTCGGTAAACCGGATGCATCCAATGCTAACTATTCCAATGAATTAACTCCGGAATTATGGCAAGATACCATTAATAATATTATCAACTGTGACAAAGCAGTTACAGTTGGTATCAAAGAAATTACTGCAGATATCAAATCAACGAGTGATGAATTGAAATCGAAATTGGCTGCCTTAAAAGAAGCAAATGCAAACGCCAGTGAAGCACAAGGTGATGCTGCAAATGCGAATAATACGGGTAATGCAGATATTACTCGCTTGGAAGATCTGATTAAGATTGTTACCGAAATTTCAAATGAATATAGTATTGGATTTGCTCACAGTATGCAAGATGCATTTTTTGTGACTTCTTACAAATTATATTCCGATATTATCAAAAAATACAAAGATGCTTCTGGTAGCTTCGAGCAGCAACAACCAAATGCCAATGCACAACCGGCACAAAAACCGGCAGCTCCTGCTCAGCCAGCCGCAAATGCACAAGCTCAACCCGCATAATGAATGAAAGGAGAATTCTCCATGTTGAAATATCAAAAGGAGATTGTCAACATTCCCGAATTTAATCAACATGCAAAACAGAAAGTGGAAGAAATCATATCCGGTTCGCCGGATATGATTACTGCTTTGGAATGCGTTGGTGCCATGTATGGTATTCCACCCACACATTTCACTGTTGAGCCAGAGATTAAAACATTACGAATTGTTGATGATCATGTTATGACACCACCAGATGTTCGTCCGAATACAAAAGCAATCGTATGTAGTATTGGTGGTGTATTAGATCATATCTCACAAAGAGTCAATGATAAATTAGACGAACGTCATGATGCAGAAACGAATGAAGGAAGATTACATCCTCATGTTTCTCAAAATGCAAATCCCAATAAAGGAGAAGTCATCGAACGTCATGTAGATGCAAATGGTGATGAAGTTCTCGTATATGATTCCGGATTGATGGACCTTCCCAATACAAAAGAAGGACATCTAAAAGCAGATGAATTACGTGAAAAGAATAAAATACCAGAATTCAAACAAGATGAATTCAATAAGAAAAAAGATGATTACTTCAAAAAAGAAGATGCGATTGAATTAGAATTCATGGCAAATATTGATTTGGATTTGGCATGTGATAATGAACCACGTCCAACTGATATGGCAAAACTCATTCAAGAAAATGCATTTCATTTGGATTTAATTTCTCATTATCATGATACGGATTATCTTGGTTATGAACTGTTACAAGAACAGGGATTTGATTATGTAAAACCAACAGAATCCTTTGCTTTGGAAGCGGATGTGGAAAATGAAAAACCCAAGGTCAATCCAGAAGATATCAAACATATGAAGTTTGACAATACCCATATTACAAATGCAATCAAGTGTTTCAATATGGCACGTGACGAACAAGCCGACAAAGAAAAAGGTATGTTTGATTTGGATCAATTCACATCTTCTCAACATTACAAACGTGGCATCAATGAATTGGAGAAACAGTTTGATTGTAAACTCAGTGTGCATTTCAAAGATAATGTAAAAGAAGCGGATAAAACCAATCTGTTCACATTAGTATTTGATCATCAGCATTCTGATAAGATTTATGTCTCCAAATCCAAAGGTTTCCAATTAAATGGATTACCCATCACAATTGTTTGTGTAAATAATGCAATCGACGAAGAGATGACAAAGAGTGCAGATAAGGATTTATTTGGTCAATTCATGTGTGCTTCCTTGTGTCATGAGATATTCCATAATGTTGTAAATGCCATCAGATGTAAAACAAACATGTTTATTTATACATCTACAAGTGCAATGGCAATGGCTTTGAATACAACAGATGCTAGTACACGTCGAGAGATCTTTTCCAAGTTTGCAGATACCGTTGTAATTCAAGGAAAGAATCTGAATGATATGGAAAAGAAGAAGCTGATCAAAAAGCTTTGTTACATTTCTGCATTGTCTGATAACCAACAGGAATTGACGAAGATTCAGAATGCTTTGGATCATTCTAATTCCATCAGTGATGCAGATCAGCAAGTGGATGCATTGATTGCTCGATATGAAAAAGCAATCGCACAATATCAGAAGAAGATTCCACATGCTACCAAGAAAGGGAATAAGTACATCAGTAATCCAAGTGGTTATAAAATCTTAAATAAGATTGCAACTGGATTAAGTTGTTCCATTATCGGTGCTCCGATTGGATTGCCGATGTTAAAGCTGTTACCAAACAGAAGTGACGCTGCATTGGCACAAGCGTATACGGATTATCTGAATCATACCAACAAAGAAGAATACTATTGTGACATGTTTGCTGGCATGTACAATCTTCCATTATCATTCACCTATGGCTATACCAAACGTGACTTTGCCGCAAATGATATTTCCGATGATCGTTTGAAGTATTTACAAGATTTGGAAAAGCAACTCCGTCAGTTTACCTTATCACCTTATCCAACAAATAGTGAGCGGAACTATGCAGCTTACCAAATTGCAAAAACCATTATGAGTGGGAAAGAAAAGATTTCACCCGAGGTGAAACGGTATTGTGAATGGATTGTCAATAACTATTCCAAGATTAGCAGTGCTGGTGTGGAAAATAATTATAACAAGACCACATTTGATCCAAAGGAAGCACATGACTTAGATGAACATGTACAGAATTTAATTCTGAATAATAGCATTCCTGTGACGGAATCATATCAAATGAATTGAGGTGACAAATATGACATTGAATGATTATATTCTCGATCAAGTAATGGAAGCAAAAGAAAATGAGTTGGAAACAACACAAAAGGTGTTAGAATATCTTGTGACAGAAAGTATGAAAGAATGGGAATATCTTGATCACTGCATTACCTATCACAAAGATCCAACACTCGTTCAAGAGTCATTTTTAAAGAAAATACACACAGGCGTGAAAGATACTGCGGGAGGCATCCGCAGTATCATCACAAGACTTCGTGCATTGACTCGTCGAAATCTTGTGGTATTGAAAACATTGTTTTCACATGTAAAAGATGTTACTGCCGGTTTCAGTGGTAAATTCCGCAAGAGTGGTGCTAAGAAAAGTGCATCTCAAATTGCACATGAAAATCTTCGTAAGAAATTGGATCCTGAGAAGAAGATGGCAGAATCACAAGCACGTGTAAAAGTGCCATACGAAGGAGACATCAAACAAGATGAGATTGAATTGATTAACTCTGCAATCTTAATCAAAGAATTTGATGATGATAACAATTTCGAAGTGGATTTGATGGGTGTAAACTATGTGAAGAATGATCGTGGTAAAGTGAGAGCTGTCTCTGATAAAGGAGAAGGTGTTCCTTCATTGGCATCTCTATTCGTTTATACAAACTCCATGATTTACTTCATCAAACATCCAAGTGAAATGGAAACATTATGTGAATTGATTGCATTGGGATTCAAGATCACAAATGGTGAACAAGAAATTGCACCAGCCGAATATGCCAAGAGAGTTAATAAATTGAGCAGTGCCGCATTCAATAAAGCAAATGGTATTGCTGCTGGTGGTACAAGATTAACCATGCAAGAACTCACGACGTTCCAATCCAAATTGAATAAGTTGGAAGAACAATTGGACTTTGCGCAAAATGGTAATAACAAATTGAATGATGTGGATACAAGTGTCATTCAAGCTTTGAATACATTGGTTCATATTACAGAACATTTTCAGTTTGGATTATCTTCCTTATCGAATGCAATGCAAAAGGTACATCTGATTGATTTGAAATATATGAACTCTATCACTGACAGAAATGTGTTGTCAAAGTTTGTATATGATTGCATTCAGAATGGTATCCCGCCCAAGTATATCGCGTACAATACATGGTTAATCGCCAATGAAAGCATTCGTGGTAGTGCATCCAGATATAAACCTGTCGGTGGTCAAACACGTTGTGTATTCTTCCCGAATGATAATAAAAAGGAAATTCTTAAAATTGCCACATCCGGTATTGGTATCACATCCAATAAGAATGAAATTCGTTTCTCAGAATTCTTAAAACGTTCCAAGGAACAAGAGATGATTGATATTTCCGCACTTGTTACAAATACTTATGCGGAAGATGCCATATTGGCAATGGAACGTGTTGTCGATAGAGTTGGAAAACATCCTGACTTACAGATTCTGAATGATATGAAATCAAAATATAAAGCATTTACTGATCGACATCCTGAATTGAGATTGGTTGTTTCTGACTTTAATGATGGCAATGTCATGTGGTCGAGTGATAAAGATCGTTGGATCTGTATCGACTATGGTCTTGGTAAACGTAATACACAGAAACAAGAAGTCGTTGACAAGAAGGCAGATAAAGCCATCAAGCAATATCATAAACAGAACGAAACAAATGATGATGGAGGAGAACCAAAGTCATTGAAGAATGTTGCAAAAGAATAAGGGGTGATACTATGGAAGAATTAGAATATTTCTGGGAGTGTATGGTGGAATCCAAACAGAATGTATTTGATGCAATCGTTGCAGAAAATGAAAAGGAACATATGTTGGTGGAACAATACCTGATGAAACAAGCAGAAGGTAGAATCACATTGGAAAGTTCTGACATGGGAATTCGTCTATGGCAATTGCTTAAGAAAACAAGTAAAGCCACAAGTGGTATTGCCGATCATGCAGTTAACTTGTTAAAGGGTATCTTCCATGTGAAAAATGGGAGTAAAAGACCAACAAAAACTCCAAATGCAATTGCACAACAAGTTGTACCGAGTTCCAAACTTCCAAAAGCACAACAGGAAGTGGAAAAGAATTTGAAAACACCATTCAAAGGAAAAGAGAATGTGGTATTAAGTGCAACTCCTATTTTTATTAAGGAAATTACACAAGATGAAGGTTTATACATCGGATTATTCGGTGTCAACTATATCAAGAATGAAAAGGGGCAGTTGGAACATGTTTCCAACTCCCATGGTATCAAGGGACTGGAAGACAATACCATCATCTACAAGAACATGGTGTATTATATCAAACATCCAGAAGCATTTGAGAATCTTGCAAGGATTGTGGAACAAGCCGGTGATTTGGTAGATGGTGGAAATGTTGACCAAGCAAAGCTTCGTGAAGCCATCAAAAAGACGGTTGCGAAGAGCCATGCTCCCGGTCGTGAATTCAATGCTGGTGGTACAAGATTAACCATGAAGGAATTGACAACATTTGCTGCTAAAGTGAATCAGTTAACAAATGCAATGGACAAATTCCAGAATGGTAATAATCACTTGAAAGGTTTTGATTCTGAAACAATTACGGCAATGAACCAACTGGTCCGTGAATTGGAAACTTGTCAACATGGTATCAATGGTTTGGCAAATGAAGTTGGTAAGCTGTACATGATCAAAGCACAATATGTGAACTCCATCACGGATAAAAATGACTTGGCAAAGTTTGTGGAGATGTGTATTGATGCTGGTGTACCACCAAAGTTTGTTGCATATAATACATGGCTGATTGCAAATGAAGAAATCCGTGGTGATAAGGTAGACTTTAATAAAGTGCCAATGGGGCAAACCAGAATGGTACTCTTCCCGAAGGATAAAAAGATCATTACCAAGATTGCGTTTAGTGGTCGTGGATTAACTTCCAACAAGAACGAAGTGAGAATGAGTGAATTTATCCAGCGGAGTAAAGAAGAGGACATGATCAAGATTGCTGCTCCGATTGTTGGGAAATATGGTAAAGACTGTGCAGTTATTGATATGGAACGTGTTGTCGATAAAGTTGGGAAACACCCCAATCCAAAAATGTTAAATCAAGTAAAGGGACAGTTCATAGACTTTGTACAACGTCATCCTGAATTAAGATTGGTGGTTACCGACTTTAATGATGGAAATATCATGTGGTCAAGCGATCGTGATTGTTGGGTATGTATTGACTATGGCTGTGGTCAGCGTGATAACATTTCTGAAGAGAAACTGCAACAACGTGCTGAGAAGAAACAGGCGGCATACAAAACTCGCACTGGTAAAGATAAAATATTAGATGTTACAGTGGGTGATGATAATGACAACGATTGATGAAATTGTACAAGAACAAGAGAGAGAAAAGTAACAGATACTTCAAACAAAAAATCAAAAATGATAACATCAACATTATTCATGTATATCCCCCGGCATATGCCGGGGGATTGCAATGATGATTAGAGTCCGAGATCCTTGTCTTTCGATGCAGGTGAGATAGGTGTTGCAACCTTATAACCTTTCTTGGTCACAAGGTCTTCATACACCATCAATTCATCCTCGATATATTCGATTGCATCTTCGAGAGTGATTCCTGTCTTAATGCCGTGCTCAAACACGAGCTCTCGTGTTTTGATGTCGACCTCTTTGAGCAAAAACATTTCATCGAGGTCTTCTTCACGCGGGAGACCTGTCCACTCATCACGCGGAAGACGAATGGCAATCGGTGCCATTACGATGTCAGAGATATTGCCGTCATATACCCATCCGGCAATCAATGTGAATGTTTCGGCTCTGACATCGTAATCATCCACTGCAATTACGATTTCGCGCTTACCTATCTGGGAATCAAGAAGGGAGAAATGAATTCCTACCTTGTTTTTGAAGTACTCATAATGAGTATCCGTGATACCAGTGTCCGGCAGTTCTTCGCACAGGATTTCATGGTCTGTGAGAAGATTGACGATTTCAGCCATAATATTCTCAAGATTGATTCGTGCAATCTCAGCCTCGGCCTTAAGGTACTGCTGCCATGCCGTCTTCAGACGAGCAGATGTTTCCATCTTGGCGATTTTAATGGCTTCTGTCAGTGTTGTATTCGGTTTCATAATGAATTCCTCCTTTGGAATATCGCTCGGTTTCTTAAGACATGAGCTGGTCTTATGTTTACGATTGAGCAGTTTAACGACATGCTTGGGTCGGATGAAAAAGCATCTGTTAGACGCTTGGTAAATTAAGAACATAAATTTGAATACGATCTTAATTCATATAAATAATATATATATCAAAAAATAAAAAAATGCAAATTTTGTATGCTACACGGGAAAACCGGGGATTAACTTATATTTCGAAAGGAGTTTATAGCATGGATCATATGATAAAAACAACCCAACAATGGAATGCAACATCTATGACAGGGTATATCATTCCAAGTGGTACATTATGTATTGAGATCGTGAATGATCAAGATTTTCGAGCAAAGGTTGGTGATGGTAAACGATCTTATCGGAATCTCCCATATTTAACACATAGCTATTATCAAGAAGAAACTATTTTTTCTAACACGGAATCTTCATTAAAACATCTGGAATCATTAATTGGTGATAAGGTTAACAATGACACATTCAATGATGCAATCGCTTCATTACAAGAAGAAATTGCAAATATAGATTTTTCAAAATATGCAACAGTTGAAAACGTAGAATCGTTAGAAGAAATAGTTTCACAATTGAATGCTGAATGTGATGATCGATATCATGAATTAAATGATAAGATTGACAACATTGATATTGATTTATCGGATTATGCAAAGAAAGAGGAATTGCATAATCATGATAATAAACTCATATTGGATGAAACAACAGCATCATTTACGATCGAATACAAAGATATCTTGGATCATCTGGATATTAAGATATACACAGATTTTACCGGTGCAACATCAACGACAGATGGCACAAGTGGATTAGTCCCAGCTCCATTAAAAGGTGATCAAAATAAATTCTTGCGTGGAGATGGCACATGGGTGTCGATTGATATCACACCACCGACACCTTCTGGAGATGCCATCACATATATCAGTGGACGTGATATTTCCATTACAACTGTCAGTGATAATGTAAAAAGAATCGATTACACAGGCATTGTTAGTAACTATACCGTCAAACGAGATGATGTATGGGTGTTAGAAAAATCGAGTTCCAACCAACAAAAAGAATCATTAGATTTATTACAATATCTTGATGTGTTAACATTAAATGTTGGATTTAATGAAAATGATACGAACCCATAACATTTGATTACAAATTAATTATTTCCAAGGAGGAATTATTTATGGAAGAAAATAATATCATTGAAACAACAGTTGGTGAGGATATCAATTCTCAAACTGAAGTTGAAGAAGCAACAATTGATGTGGCACTGACAAGTGGACAAAAGGAATCTATCAAAATCCAATACCAAATCTCGGACGAAGTGGTACAGAGAGTCATTAATGAATCTGACCAGCTTGTACAACTGTATTTGGATTATAGAACATTGGATGTTGATGCAGATGAATTTAATGACACATCAAAATCCATATACAATACATGTTTGGGATATCTGGTGAATCTCAAAATCAATATGTTTCGATATGCTGGGTTGTCAGTTGGAGGATGCTTTGAAAGAGTTGTACTGGATGCCATTATCATTTCCAGAGCGATTCGCAATTTCATTATCAACAAATCACAAGAAGAAAATCACGAATAATCAATATAAACCGGGGCCATATGGCCCCGGTATTATTATATCATTCGTTTGTTGTTTCATTGTTGATATAACTATCAACTGCATCAATGATATCTCCAAATAGTGCAAAGATTGCATTCCGTTTTGCACGAGGCATCGTAAAATAGTCTTCCGAAATGGAACCATCCACGGTATTGATATTTAGATTTGCATAACGAGTGTTTGTTGTTGTATCATCAATATACACATAGATTGCACCATTTCCGTAGTTCATATCTTCATTTGTCTGAATCACATAACGAAGACCACCTTCTTCTACGCGGAATTCTGATACACCACTGAATGTCGTTGTATCGATACTTTCATCGATGACTGTTACAACCAAATCGAAGATTGTATTTTGTTTTGTTGAGAATGCGATTTGCTCATTCATTCTCTGTTGAATTTCTTGTCTCATATGGAGACCTCCTTTTTTGTAAATCATTATATTCGAGTTTAAATCATGAATGAAGCATCCATGATGTAGACCGCAGCAGTTGTATTACCGGTAAATGTAGTTGAACTATTTGTGTACAAATTCATTGTGCCAGCGGTGTTTATCTGTAAATCGCCAGTACCAGCAGAAGGAGAACCACCGATAATCAATGGACTGTATGTGATATGCCGTAGTTCATCCGTTGCATAATATCCATCTGGCAATACAGCCATTGGTGTAATTGTACCTGTTGTAGCTGTAACGCCAAACATTCCTCTGATGTAAACAATGTTTCCTTGTTTTCTACATTTTAACACACTCGCACCATTTAATTGGCTCCCATTTGTTAATGTTACCCATTCTGGATTATCATTAATACCGTATAATGTAGCGACTTTCGAAACAACTTGACCAGTGGTGGATGGTAACGCATCTTGTCCGCCGGTATTTATATAATCAGATAATGTCCAGAATGGACCCCACACATTACCTGCTCGACTGACATCATTCAATGCAGTAAATGTCCAAGATTGATAATTTGCGGCAACTTTTACCCATAAATCATATACAAACGATGTTCCTGATGTAGTTGTATATGTGGCAACAAAATTCGATGGATTGATATCATGTGTTGTAGCCCAAGCTTTATCTGGAGCAGATGTACCAACAGGCGTTTGTAATCCATTTGTAATGTAATCCCAACTTAAGGAAGCTGTATGCAATGTTCCTTTTGTCGAACCGGTGCGGAAACGACAACGCAATATACCGTGACCCTGATAAGCGGAAGCATAACCATTTGAAACCAACAATACTAGCATTCTGTCATCACTTGCAGCTGTCGATGTACAAGTTGCAATTTTAATCCATTTATTAGTTAATGCAGTTTCATTCTTCGCATAACAATGTCTAACATAATCGGATGCACCTTTGAATGAATCACCGTATACATTTCTCCATTTGTAAGAACTTGATCCAAGATCATAGTTGCTTGTTATATTTGGCCTAAAGTTTGACCCCTCGGCTTCACCTTGTGTCATAAAAATCAATGAACCAACGATAGAAGATGACATTGCTGCTGATGATGTATATAGTCTGATATCATAGTTATTGGTTGAACCATCTGTTGCATGAAAATCTAAATAACGTCCAATTTCCATTGATCCATTACTATAGACACATGGTATCGTTTCCCATGAATCAGTACCGTTTTTATTGATTGGATAATCATTAAATTTATTTGCATAAATTGTACCAGTATTTGGATTTGCATATATCGAAGCATTTGTATATACCTGATCTGTTGTAGTATCTTGTAATGTGGAAGCACCTGCAGTGGATGAATATTTACTACCCATAATCAATGGTCTATAATTATTACCAATAGCCGCAGATTGTGTTACTTTGGTATCCACCAAATCAGATGTCAATGCAACTGTACCCGTTTTATCAGGCAATGTCCATGTTCTTGCAGTTGTTGTTGCGGCAGATGTCAATGTGCTCGATGTATGAGAATCATAGGTACCATGTCTGAAAACAACATTTCCTCCAATTGCTAAATTGAAATTTGATCCAAATCCAAACACCTTTCTATCGGCAATTGTATTTCCGTTTGTTATAACATAAACATCACCGTCAGAACCAATGTATGTTTTTTCACCAGTAGTATTATTATATGATTCTGCGGCAAATTTTGTTGCATTATAAAAATTCGTGGGAAATTCCCCGCTACCAATGATCATGTTTCCACCAGACTGAATCACCATATTCATACCAGAGGTGTCACCGGGATAACACTTGATACCCGCATTATTACTATTATATTCAGATTCAGATGTTGTTTGTTGAAATTTTAATTGTGGAAGATCTCCTGCGATATTAATAAAACTGGAATACATGTTATCAATGTAAGATGTTGAAAAATAATATGTTGAAGTTCCTAATTGTGAATGTCCATCGCCACGAGAACCAGATTGGTATGGTATGATTCCTTTTGATGTCGTACGAATCCAGTTTGTGTCAGTGCCATCAGGGTCTGCCATTCCATAATACGAATTTCCAGACACGATAGTTGCACCAAGATAATTAGAGTGTGTATGGTCAGATGCAGAAATCCCCAATCCAGTAATATCTGATTTCGTAATAGAGGAAGAACCAGTAATGTGTCCTTGTGCATCATACTTCACTTTCAACATACTAGCTGTTGTAACTGCAGTGACGGAGTTAGCATGATTGATCGTTACAGTTTGTGGTGCATCTGATGATGCTCCAGTTATTGCAACAGAAATTCCAGTTCCTGATATCACATCTTCTGCTTTTAAACAATAAAGATTTTTGTAAAATGTCCATTCACCATTTGCAAGTACTACGCTTGTGATTACATTTCCATCCCCATCCCAATTATATCCGGAAATATAATGTTCACCGTAGATATTTGTTACAGTACCATTAATTGTGATCGTACCAATTTTGTATGCATTTGTTGCATTACTTGATATATTAGGTGAGAAAGATACGACCGATTTTGATGATGCTAAATCATATGCCGCTTTTACAGCATATGGTGTTGCTGCTAAATCAGCCGAAGTGCTATTTGTTGCTGATGATAGTTTTGTAATTCCATAGGCACCCGTTGTTGCCGTTGGTATTGTTGACGTAGTTGCAGTTCCTGAAGATGGAGTTAATGTCGTCACCCAAGTATTATTATTAGAGCCATATGCTCCAGATAATGTATATGGCTCTAA